CACCCTGCCGGACGCAGAGTTCTACGACGTGAACGACGAGCTGGATGAATCGGCTGGCACGTTCACCGAGGTCGTGGCGAAGCTGCGCATCCTCGCTGGTGACGTGGACGTCGACAAGTTCCTGCAGGAAACCGAGTCCGACACGAACGATCAGCGCGCAACGCAGATCGGTCTGAAGGCGAAGGCGGTTGCCCGCAAGTTCAAGCGCACGATCGCCCAAGGCGACGCGACGGCCAACGCGAAGGAGTTCGACGGTCTGCCGAAGATGGTGTCGGCCGCTCAGACGCTCGACGCAGGCGGTGCTGCAAACGGCGCGGCGCTCACGCTATCGATGCTCGATGAGCTCGGCGATGCGGTCATCAACGGCGCGGACGCATACGTGATGCGCCCGGGCACGATCCGCGCATACCGCTCGTTGCTGTATGCAACCGGCGGCATCCAGCCGGCGATGGTCGAAGTGCCGAACTTCGGTCAGGCGATCCTCGGCCACAACGGTATCCCGATTCTGCGTAACGACTTCCTGTCGAACGCGGAAACGAAGGGCACCAACACGAACACCTGTTCGGTGTATGCAGTGCGCCTGAACGAACTGGATGGCTTTCACGGCCTCTGGGGCGGCAAGCAAGCGGGTATCCGCGTCGAGGACATCGGCACGGTGCAGAACAAGGACGCAGACCGCATCCGCGTGAAGTGGTATTGCGGTTCGGCGCTGAAGAGCACCCGCTCGCTGGCGCGTCTGCGCGGCGTGACGAACGTCTAAACTTCGTCTGCGAAGGTAAGTCACCCGTGACTTACCTAGCGTAAAATAAAGGGCGTGGGCTTCGGCTCATGCCCTTTTGCACATCAGGAGTCACATATGAAGATCAAGATGGTCCAGCCGGGCTACGAGCAGTTCACGGGCAACTTTGGCGGCGTCGAGTTCGTCGATGGCGTCTCGGTGGTCGATGTCGCGCCGATGATCGCGACGCGCATCGCCAACGTCGTGCGGGTCGAGAACGCCGAAAATGGCGTGAACCCGTCGGCCTCGCAAACGGCGCTCGACAGCTACTCGACGCCGATGGCGTTGCGCCCGCAAGATGTCCCGGCCGCCAAGCCCCAGAAATACACCGAAGCCGAGCTCGAAGTGATCGCCAGCAAGGAAGGCATCAAGGGCGTGCGCAAGATCGGCGATACGTTCGGCGTGAAGGCGACCGGCATCGCCGAGCTGATCGCGCTCATCCTGCGCGCGCAGGCGCCGGACGAGAAGGCCGACTTCCTGGGCGAAGTGCCCTCGGACGTCGTGAAGGCAGAAGAGCCGGTCGTCGAAACGCCGGCCCCAGCCGCGGAGTAAGACATGGAACGGTATCTCGCCGCAGCGGACGTGAGCGTGACGATCGCGCTCGTGGATAGTGCGGGCAACGCGTTCACGCCGTCCTCGGCGAGCTACCGCGTGCTCGATGAAGAGGGCACGGCGCTGCTCGAAGCGGCGCCCGTGCCTTACCTGGACCCGAACGGCGGCCCGCTCGGGATTCTGATTGGCGCCGATCTGAACGTGCTGCCAGCGGGCGCCGTGCGCGCGCTGCGCGTGGTGGAGGTCATTGCGAAGACCGACGCCGGCACGCGTCTGGTCACCCAGAGCTACATGATCGAGGCGAGCGAGCCGCTCGTTGTCGGCGTCAACTCGTTTCAGACCATCACGAAGGCCGAATTCGTCGCGATGGACATTCCGAACCTGCCGGGCTGGACGGCCGCCGACCGGGCCGCGCGCGCCGCCGCGCTGATCCAGGCCCGTGAGAACCTCGGCCAGCTGCGCTACCGTTACCGGTTCGACGACAACTGGATGAACTACGTGATGCCGGAGTTCGCGCTCTACTCGATCACGACACTCACGCCCGAGGAATACCTGGGGCTGCCCGCGCCGTTTCGCCGCAACCTCGAACGCGCACAGGTAATCGAGGCCGACGACCTGCTTAACGCCGACCCGGTGCTGGAGAAGCGGCGCGCGGGCATCGTCTCCGAGACGGTGGGCGACTCGACCACCTCCTTTAACCCCGTGCGACCCAACCGCGGCCTCGTGTGCCCGCGCGCCATGCAGGAGATGACGCGCTACGTGCTGCGCCGCACCCGCCTGAGCCGAGTATGAAAAACGTCATCATCGACACGATGGGCGAGTTCGCCGCATCGCAGATCATCGGATACCAGAGCGCGCTCGCGGGCCTGGTCACCGAGGCCATGAACCCGAACCCGCAGCCGCGGCGCGTGCTGCTCGCGACCATCCAGCGCATGCAGGCGACTACGCTCACGGCGCTCGCCGCGGTGTTCGACACAGCCGTCACCGATGTCGCGCACAGCGCGGTCGTGAACGCCTACCCCGACACGCCCGATCACGTCGCGGCACAGGTCGCGACCGACGCGCGCGCCACGCGCGACGCCGCGCTTGGCACCGTCTCGCAGGCGCTCGCCCGGGATGCAGAGGTCGCGCACGGTCGGATTCGTGACTTTCATCTGAAGGTTGAGATGCTGCTCGCCGCGGGCGGACGTGGCTACAGCTCGGCGGTGATTGCCGCGGGCATCAGCGAGCGCACGCGCGGCATCACCTTCGGGCAGACCGACACGCTGGGGCGCCGCTGGAAGAGCTCGCAATTCGTCTCCGCGACGCTCAAGGGCGCCTTGCAGGGCATCTACGCAGACGCGTTCGTGCGCGCCGCCGCAGCGCACGGGGCAAGCTCGGTCGCGCTGCAGTATGCGGACCCCGAGCACGAGGGTCACGGGCAGATCATCCCGTTTGCCGAGAGCGACGACGCGCCCGGGTATCTGTCCCTGCGCAACGAGCTTTTTCATCCGAACTCGCGCGCGACGCTCGCGCGGGTGGAAGGGGGCGGCGATGTTCCGGGGCAATAAAAACTGCCAGATCGCGCTGGCCGGCGAGCGCAACCTCTACGGCGAGGAGACGCCCGGCACGAGCAAGACCGAGCGCTGCGCGGTTGTGGAACTCGTCCAGAAGGTGTCGGTGACCAACCAGCGCTCGCAGATGGCGGGCTCGATGGCGCACGCCGAGGATCTCGGGGTCACCGCCAAGATCAAGCTGGAGCCTGGCACGACGGCCGTGCTCGGCGCGCAACTCACGGTCGATGGGGTGGCGCTGCGCATCGTCTCGATCACGCCGAAGAACACCACCTTCGGGCGCCTGGACCACTACGACGTGGAGTGCGCGCCGTGGGCCTAGTCAAAAGCAACTTCAACCCGGAGCTGCTGGCGGTGAAGCTGAACCGCACGGGTGACACTGCCGCGCGCAAGATTCTCGCGGTCATGCGCGAGGAGGGCGACCGTATCGTCGAAGAGGCGCGCGCGAACGCGCCGGTCGATGACGGCGAGCTCGAGGAGGCCATCGAAGCGGTCGAGAACCGCAGCGGCGCCAACGGCCGCGTGGTGGTCACCGTGCAGGTCGATCCGAGCGCCGTCGATAGCAAAGGCACGCCCGTCATGCAATACGCGCGGGTGATGCACGAAGCACTCGCGCCCTACGGCACGGGCGCATTCAGCCTCGGGCCCGCCTCGCGCGCGAAGGATGGCGGCGGCGGGCGCGTCGGGGGCAAGTTCATGGAGCGCGCGATGCGTTCGCGCATTGGCGAGATGGGCAAGAGAGTCAAGCAGATCGTGAAGGAGTCGGCGTAATGCACCTGGAACCGATTGCGGCGTTGCTCGAGCAGGAAGGCATCGGCACGCGCGCGAAGACGATTTTCATCAACACGATGCGCCTCGAGGACACGGGCATCCTCCTCAAGCCCGACTACCGGGGCACGGCGATCGACCCGGAGCTGCCGGGCTACTTCAAGGGCAGCTTTGCGCTCGTCGTGCGCGCGAAGAGCTACTCGGCGGGCGCGGCGCTTATCAAGCGGGCGATGGACGCGCTCTGGATCGAGGGCGAGACGACGCTCGCAGACGGCATGCTGGTCAAGTGGTGCCGCGCACGCACGCTGCCGATCAACTACCCGGTGCCGGCCTCGGGCGTCACCGAGTTCGTGGCTAACATTGACTGTTGCTATGTCGAGCCTGTATAGTTAAGCTACGAGTTACTTACCGTAGCTTGGTCCTCTTTGCAAAGGAGTTTTGAGTGGCAAGCGATACAAAGAACGTAAAGATGGGCGTCTGCCTGGTCTATTACAAGGGCGTGGATCTGGGCTACACCCAGGGCGGCGTCCAAGTGACCGTGACCACGGAAACGCACAAGACGAACGTGGACCAGTTCGGCAAGACCACCGTCAACGAGCAGATCATGAGCCGTGACGTGTCGGTGAAGGTGCCCTTGGCGGAAACCACGCTGGAAAACCTCGTCACGACCATGCCGGGCGCGACGATCAGTGGCACGGGCTCGGACAAGAAGGCGATCGTCACGACCGGCGTGGGCGTGTCCCTGCTCGATCTGGCGGGCGAACTGCGTCTGCACCCGAAGGGCATCCCGGCCGACGACTACAGCGAGGACTTCGTGATCCCGCTGGCGGCGACCTCGGGCGGCCTGAACTTCGCCTACGAAGTCGAAAAGGAACGCATCTTCGACGTGACCTTCCAGGGCTACCCGGACCCGGCCACCGAAGAGCTGTTCCAGATCGGCGGCGCGCCGACGCCGTAAGAAAAAGTTACGCGTTACTGACCAAGGCCGGCGAAACGCCGGCCTGCCTACATCGGATACCCATCATGAGCAACGTGAAAGTCCTGAATCTCGACACTCTGCCGACCAGCGCGCCGCAGCGCGTGGTGACCATCGGCGGCGTCGAATACCCGGTGAAAGAGATGGACGTCGAGGGCTTCATCGAGACGAACCTCGCCGCCGACCGCCTGAAGGATCAAACCGACCCGAAGGTGCAGATCGAGGAAATGATCGCTTCGATCAAGCGCGCGGTGGAGATCCCCGACGCGGTGCTGAAAAAGCTTTCGCTGGAAAAGCTCGGCGTGCTGGTCGCCTTCCTGCGCGGTCTGTTCGACCCCGACAAGAAGGACGTCGAGGGCGCCGAAGGCGGAGAAGCTGAAAAAAACTGACGCCGCCGGGTGAGGAGAAAGAGCAGGAGCTCGACTTTAGTCTGCTCTTCACCCGGGTTCAGCGGCATTACCGCATGACGTATTGGGAAGTGATGAGACTTCCCATTCGCGCTTTCTGGACCCTGAACCGCAACATCAACCGGCTGCTCGCGGAAGAAGACCTCCGCGCCCTGATGCTGCACACGGCCCGCCAAAGCCGAGAGGGCGCGCAGGGCCATGAAACCAAGCTCCGAGCCGAGCTCTATCAGACGGAAGAGAAGCGATTCGATCCGCTGAACGAGGAAAGAGACGAAACGGGCTTCGCGGAGCTTAAGGCGATGGTGGCCCGTCCGACAAAGTGACACAGGACGAAGATGGCAAGCAACCTCGAAAACATTGGCTACAACCTGATTCTTGACGACTCGGGTTTTCGCGTCACGGCTCAATCGACCGCCGCCCAGCTGAAGGCGCTCGAAGCGCAGTTCGCGACCACGGGCCAGGGCGTGAAGGCCATCGAGGCGAAGATCAACTCGGCCGGGGTTGCTTTCCATCAGTGGGTCACCACCATCGGCGCGGTCAAGTTCGCGCTGATGGACATCGATAGCGTGTTCCTCTCGCTGCCGCGCTCGATCATGGACACCGCGGGCGAGCTGGAGAAGCTCACCACCGTCCTCAAGGGCCTCTCAACTGCTGCGACCGACGCCGGCCGTAACGCCGACGCCGCGCTCGGCAAGCAGTTCATCCTGAACCTCGAACAGAACGCGCCGTTCAAGCTCGGTGCGCTCACGGACGCGTTCGTCAAATTCAAGACGGTCGGTATCGACCCCACGAAGGGGTCGCTGGAAGCGCTCGTCAATCAGGTTGCCAAATACGGCGGCGGGTCCGAGCAGCTGAAGAGTGCGTCGCTCGCGATTCAGCAGATGGCGGGCAAGGGCACCGTCTCGCTGCAAGAGCTGCGCCTGCAGCTGTCGCAGGCGATTCCGAATGCCGCACAGGCAATGGCGACCGGCATGGGCATGTCGATGGCCGCGCTCACCAAGGCGATCAGCACGGGCTCCGTGCAGTCGGCGGGCGCCATCAACAAGATGCTCGCGGTGTTTCAGAACGACTCGATGGGGGCGGCCGCGCAGCAGATGCGCACCTGGCAGGGCGAAATCGAAAAGCTGAACGTGCGCTGGGAGCTTTTCAAGAACGACGTCGCCGAAGCTGGCATGTTCGACGCCGCGAAGGCCGAGCTCGAAGAGCTCATGAAGCTCTTCGGCACGCCGCAGGCAAAAGCGTGGGCGACCGACCTGTCCGCTTCGTTCACGACCCTCATCGGCCTCTTTCACAGTGGCCGGGAGGCGCTCACTGAATACCTTCCGCAGTTGGTGACGCTCGGCAAGGTGCTGCTCGCAGTGTTCGGCACGAACATGGTCGGGAACTTCCTGGCCGGCATGCGCAATGCGCTCGTGGGCATGAACGCATCGTGGCGCGAATACGCCGCCAACGCGATCATCGCTCAGGATGCGGTCGCGGCCAAGCAGCTGACGGTCACCGAGCAGATCCTCGCCGCTGACGCGCAGCGCCGCGCGAGCATCGCGCAGGAAAGCGAAATCCGGCAGGAAGCGCTCGCCAAAGAGATCGGCGACAACCAGAAGCTCATTGCGGCCAACGCCGAGCGCTATGCCGCCGCCGACGCCGCGCGTCACGAGGAGTATGCGAAGGAAGTCGCCAACAATGAGGCGGTTCTCGCGCAGAAGATTGCGCTCTTCGAGGAGCTGCAGGCGCGCGAAGTCGCCGCCACGCAGTTCGTTGTCGCCGAGCAATACAAGCGCGCCCAGATGGGCATGGCGAGCAACGCTGCGACCGCCGCCGAATACGCCGCGCAAGACGCCTATACCGCCAAGCTGGAACAGCGCCTCGCCTCGATGCGCGCGGAGATCGCGCTGCTCGAGCAGGAGACGGTCGCCATCCTCACGCGCAACAATGCGCTCAAGCAGGCGATCGCGCTCGAGACGGAAGCGATCGTGGCGACCAACGGGCTGACCGCGGCCACCAGCGCTGAAAACGCCGCGCTGGTTGCGAAAAACGCCGCGCTTGCGACTGCAATCACCGCCGAGCAGGCGGCCGTCGCCAATATGGCCGAGATGACGCGCGGCGCGGCGATGCTCGAGTCCGGCATCATGAAGCTCAAGTTTGCCTTCAACGCGATGGGCGGCTGGATCACGGTCGTATCGGCCGCGATCATTGCCGGCATTGCGCTGTGGGAAAAGTATCGCGACACCGCCGCGCAGGCCGCGCGCGCCGCCGTCTCGGCTGCGACGCTCAACAAGGCGATGCAGCAAAACAAGGTCACGCAGGGCCAGATCGACGACGCGGACTCGGGCATCAAGAACAAGAAGGCCGAGATCGGCAACATCGACACGCAAATCTCGATGCGCAAGTCGGGGCTGGACGAGCAAGGCAACTGGGTCGGCCGGGTGGGAGACGACGACCCCGAGATCAAGGCGCTGAAAGCCAAGCGCCAGGCATTGCAGGGCGAGGTGAACAGCCTCTCGGACGTGCGCAAGCAGGCGCAGAGCTCGCTCGACAAGGCGAATTCGGTGCTGGAGAGCCACGCTTACGCGCAAGGGCTCCAGGAAAAGTCCGACGAGGAGCTGCGCACGCTGTCGGCTGCGCGTGCGAAGCGCATCGCCGACATTCAAGACGATTTCAAGGATCGCCTGAAGACGGTCAAGGTCGGCTCCGACCAGGAGAAGGCGATCCTGCAGCAGCAGGCCGACCAGTTGAAGGCGGTCGAGGTGGACATCACCGCGCAGCGCGTGGCAACGCTCACGCAACGCCGCGACGCGATCAACGATCAGATCAAGAAGGGCTTCGTCGGCAAGGATGCGCAGGCCCAGATGGCTGCGGCCGCGACCGAGCAAAAGCGCCTGAACGACGAGATTTCGCAGGCGCAGTCGAGCATCGACGCGCTCAACGCGCCCAACCAGATCGGCACGAAGGGTAAGAAGACCGGCAGCGCGAAGCCGCCGACGGACCTCTTTGCCAAGAAGAACGCCGACATCAGGTCGCAGCTCGAGCAGGCGAAGGCGCAGCTCGCCCAGATCGTCTCGGGCGCCTCCGAATACGACCAGATCCGCACGCAGGCTGAAGCGAAGATCCGCGCGCTCTGGGAAAACGGCGAACTCGACACGAAGGGTCACGGTAAGGATGCGAAGAACACCCGGCCGGACTTCAACGGCTCCAAGGTGCAAGGGCTCATCGACGACGAGACGATGCTCCAAATCACGGAGAACGCCAAGCAGCAGATGGAGTCGCTCAAGGGCAAGCTTGCGCCGCTCGCCGAGCAGTATCAGGAAAGCATCACCAAGCTGATGAACGGCGACGTCACGACGCCCGACTCGGACTCGAACAACGGACGCGGCGCAATCAAGTTCCTCGAAAAGCTCGCCACCAAGTCGACCGAAGCGGCCAAGGAGATCGCGCCGATCGTCGACTACATGAAGCGGGTCCAGCTCGCGGCCGACCAAATCGACCTCGTGAACTTCACGCGCGACATCGTGAAGAAGGACCAGGAGACGCAGGCGGCGCTCATCGAGAACGCGCGGGACCGCCTCAACGCGCAGATCGCGCTTGAGAACGACGCGTGGGAGAAGGCGGCCAAGGCGCGGCTCGACAAGGTGAAGGCCGACGGCAAAGACCCTTCGCAGGAAGAGGGGCTGATCGCCGCCGCGCGTGTCACGCGCGACCTGGACAACATGAGGAAGCTGCGCACGCCGATGCAGCAGCTTGCGATCGACTGGCAGGACACGACCGAACAGATGCGCAAGAAGACGACCTCGTGGTCCGAGTCCACGATCGACGCCTTCGTGAACGTCGCCAAGACCGGCAAGCTCAACTTCGGCAACCTGCTCGAAACCATCGGCACCGACATTCTGCGCATTGGCCTGCAGAAGTCGATGGGCGGCGGCCTGCAGCAGCTTTTCGACGGCCTCACCAATAAGGTGACGGGCGCGTTCGGGGGCAACGGCAAGAGCGATGCGGCGTCTGCCGCCGGCGAGGGTGTCGCGGGCGCGCTGCCGGCGTTTATTAAGGGTCCGCTCGAAAAGGTGGGTGACCTCTTCACGTCGCTCTTTGGCTCGGGTGAGAAATACAGCACGACGCTCGAAGACAACGTGAAGAACCTGATCGTCGGCCAGACGACTCAGACGAGCACGCAGAACTCTCTGGTCACGCTCGGCCAGGCGGCGCAATACGTCGCGGCCGCGCTCGCCTCGATCCAGGCGACCTCGGGCGGTGGCGGCGGTGGTATCGGCGGGGCGCTCGGCTCGATCGCGGGCGCGCTCGCGTCCGCCTACTTCGGCGGCTCGGCCACGGCCACCGACGGCATGCTCGCGCAGACCGCCTCGATGCAGTCCTCGAGCACACTCATGGGCGTGCAGGGCGGCACCAACACGCTCGGCAACTGGAACTACACCGGCGGCCAGATGAGCAACCAGTATGCATTCGCGGACGGCGGGATCATGACCCAGCTGGGACCGCTCGCGCTGCGCAAGTATGCCAACGGCGGCATCGCCAACAGCCCGCAGGTCGCGGTCTATGGCGAAGGCAGCATGAACGAGGCGTTCGTGCCGCTGCCCGATGGCCGCAGCATTCCCGTGACGATTACCGGCGGCCAACAGCAGCAGAGCGGCGCGGCCGCAGGCGCCGGCGGCGTGACGGTCAACGTCATCAACCAGACCGGCCAGTCGGTGTCGGCGCAGCAGCAGGGCCAGCCCCGCTTTGACGGCAAGTCGATGATCCTCGACGTCGTGCTGACCGCCGCCAGCCAGCCGGGCTCCTTCCGCGACGGACTCAAAGGCGCACTTCGATGAGCTACACGACACTTCCGCACAACGACCTGCTGGACTCGAGCAAATTCCAGCAGGAGAAAGAGAACCCCGCGATGGCCTCCAAGATGGACGGAGGCTACGTGGTCACGCGCCCGAAGCACACGCGAAAACCCCGGCGCACGTTCACCTGCGGCTTCACCGACTTCACCGACGCGCAGCGCGCCGACATCGACGCGCACTTCGACGCGATGCACGGCGGCAGCGCGATCTTCTACTTCGTCCACCCGGTGAGCAAGGAGACGGTCTACGTGCGCTTCTCGACCGACTCCACGCTGCAGTGGTCGTATTCCGGCTCCGGGCGCATGCCGCTCTGGAGCGTCACTTTCAAACTCGAAGAGGCGTAAATGCCAAACCTGATTTCCGTTGCGAGCATCATCGAGAAGAACAAGATCGGCTCGGACGTCCCGTATCTCGCCTTCATCGACGTAGGCGTGATCGACCCGACCACGGGCGACGTGTCCGAGACGCTCTACTACGTGAACAACACCGAGGCGGTGGTCCGGCAGGGCATCACGTATTCGCCCATGCAGTTCTCGCTGGAGCTCAAGACACAAGCGGGCGCCGCGCCCCAGATCACCGTGTCGCTCATCGACTACACGCGCGCGGTGATCGAGAAGATGAACAACTACGGCGGCGGCACCGACTTCCCGGTGACAATTCGCGTGTGCCAAACGGGTGGGCTGAACGACACGCCCGATGTCGAGGAGCACTTCGTCATCACGCAAGGCGCGGTGGACAACTACGTCGTCACCTGGACGCTTGGCGCCGAGAACGCGCTCACCAAGCAGTTCCCGCGCCGGCTGCAACGGCGGGACTTCTGCCAGTGGGTTTACAAGGACGGGCGCACCTGTCGCTACAACGGCTCGCTTGCATCCTGTGACCGCACGCTTGCCGGACCACTCGGCTGCCGCGCGCACAACAACGTAATCAACTTCGGCGGCTCGCCGAATCTGGTTTCAAGCAACCTCGTTGTCGCGTAAAATGGATAAGTCACCCATTACATATGTTGACCTGATCGGGACACCCTTTCGGCGCGGCGCGCGCGGGCCAGACGAGTTCGATTGCTACGGCCTCGTCAAGTTTCTGATCGAGCGCGCCACGGGCCGCGAAGTGCCGGATTACCAGAGCCCGACGGACAGCGGCGCGACGCACGCGCTAATGATTACCTCGCGCGAGTTCTGGCACCGGCTGCCCGGCCAGCAGGTCGGCTCGATGGTGTTCTTCCGGATCGGCCGTGAGGTCTGTCATGTCGGATATGTAATAAGTAACGGGTTATTCATTCACGCGTGGGAGCCATCGGGCGGCGTAACGATCGAGCGGCTCTCGGAGTGGGAAAAACGGATCGACGGGTTCTATGAATACATCGAAGGCTAAGGCGGCACCGCAATTCATCAAGGTTCGACGGATCACCAACCCGTTCGAGCCGATGCGCGACGTGCGCGAAGAGCAATGGAAGTGGCGCAAGACCTACACGCTTGATCGCTACCTGCCGCTGGTCGAGGCAGCCGACTGCGTGGTGTCGCTCAACGGCCGCGCGATCGAGCGCGAGAAGTTCGCCAAGACTCGCCTGCAGCCGAACGATTTCATTGTGATCTGCCCGGTGCCGCGCGGCGGTGGCGGCAAGGGCATCTTCCGTATCGTCGGGATGATCGCCATCGCGGTCGCCTCGGTCTACACGGGCGGGCTCGCCGCGATGGCCTATACCGGGGCGGCAACAGTGGGCGCCGCGACCGCGACGATGGGCGGGATGATGGCGATGGCCGCGGCCTCGGCTGCCGTGACGATCGCAGGCTCGATGCTGCTCAATGCGATCCTGCCGCCGGCGGTGCCTACTGTCTCGACCGGCAGCGGCCTGGCCGCGAGCTCGACCTATGGTGTCGATGGCGCGAAGAACACTGCCGACGAGATGCTGCCGAACCCGGTGGTCTACGGCAACTTCCGCATGGCCGGCAACGTGATCGGCGTGCATACCGAGGCTGCCGGCAACAGCCAGATCCTCTACATGCTCATTAATGCCGGGGAGGGGCCGATTGCGTCCATCTCCGACATCAAGATCAACGACCGCGCCCTCTCCGAATACACGGAAGTTTCGGTGCAAACGCGCCTGGGCGACGCGCAGCAAACGCCGATCGACTGGTTCAGCTCTGTCATCACGCCCTATTCGAAGCAGTTGAAGCTCCCGGCCGACGGCACCTACCTCAATTTCACGACGCAGGGCAACGTCGAGGCGGTGCGCCTCGACTTCAACTTCCCCTCGGGCCTCTTCTCGGTCAACACGAAGAACGGCGACATCCAGAACAACTCGGTGGCGCTCGAAGCCGACTACCGGGTGGCGGGAAGCAACTCTGCGTGGACGCCATTCTCGGCATCGGCCCCGCGCTACGTCACCGCGCGCGTGCAGCCGATCACGAATGTCGGCGTGGGTAACGTGCCCGGCGCGCTCTACGATGGGATGACCTACCAGTTCGACGGCACGCAGGTCATCACGGACCTCAACATCACGACCAACGACGGCCAGGTGCTCGACACCGTGCGCGCCGCGGTGATGGCGAAATTCGGCAGCTACGTGGGCCAGCAAGTGAGCGAGTGGCCGGTCGCACAGGCGGGCGCGGTGAGCATGACCGTGAGCATCCCGGCCGGCACCGCCGCGCTTGTCGTGACCGAAGCGCTGCGCTCGACTGCGCGGCGCACCTATCTCTCGCCGCAGCTGCAATCGGGCAAGTATGAAGTGCGCGTGCGGCGCAATCCGAACTACGTCGACTACTCGTCCAACTCGAGCGGCAAGAAGATTACGACCGACACGAGCACGACCGCCTCGTCGGACTGCTACCTCGGCGACCTGAACGAGGTCGTCTACGAAGGCGTCGGCTACAACCACACGGCGCTGCTCGCGATCCGCGTGAAGATGGACGACCAGATCAGCGGCGTGCCGACGGTCACCTTCAAGCACGGCGGGCGGGTCATTCCGACCTACACGCGCACCAACGGCGCGGTAAGCCAGATCAACCAGGCGAGCAACAATCCGGCATGGGTGTTGTGGGATGCCCTCACGCACTGGCGCTACGGCGGGGGCATCGACCCTAGCCGCCTGGACCGCTCGGCCTTCTTCGATCTGGCCGAACACTGCACGGCGAACAGCTTCACCTTCGACGGCGTGTTCGATACGAACATGAACATGTGGGACGCGTGCCAATACATCGCGCGCGCGGGCCACGCCCAGCTCGTGCCGGTCGGCACGCGCTACTCGGTCATCATCGAGCGCGCGTCGAACCCCGTGATGATGTTCGGCATGGGCAACATCGTCGAGGGCACGTTCAAGCAAAGCTGGATGAGCCGCACCGACCGCGCGACTGAGGTAGACGTCACCTTTTTCGACCAGGACGACGACTACAAGCAAAAGACCGTAAAGGTTGCCGACGCGTCCGCCGCGCTCGAAGGCCGCCCGCAGAACGCCGCGGCAATCACCGCCTACGGCGTGGTCGACATTCAGCGTGCATACAAAGAGGGCGCGCTCCAGCTCAACATCAACCGCTACCTCACGCAGACCTGTGAATGGCAGTCGCCGATCGAATCGATCGCGTGCGCGGCGGGCGATGTGGTGCTCGTGCAGCACGATCAGCCCGCATGGGCCGAGTCGGGACGTCTCGCGCCGGGCAGCACCTCCACCGTCATCAAGCTCGACAAGACGGTCACGATGGCCGCCGGCAAGAGCTACAAGCTCCTCATGCTCGCCAACACTGCCGTGCGCGGCACAGGCAGCGTGCGCTCGATTGGCGATCAGTTCATCGGCGTGCTGGGCACGCCCACGAACTACCGCGTGCGCCGCATCCGCAATTCGGCAGGCGTCGAAACGGGCGTGACCGCGGTTGTCTCCGATGGCGTCTATGTCGAATCGACCGCGGGCTTTGCCGTGGGGCAGGGCGTCACCTTCTACGACACGGACGTGATCGAGGATCACGATGTGATTCTGCGCACGGGCGACACCGACACGGTGACGCTTTCGAGCGGCCTGTCGTTTGTGCCGGACGCATTCACGAACTACATGTTCGGCGAGACGACGAAGGTCAAGAAGCCCTTCCGCATCACCGAAATCTCGCTTGGGTCGAGCGATATGCACCGCGCGATCAAGGCGCTCGAGTATATCGAGGCGGTCTATGACCTGTCGTCATACGACGAAGTGGCAACGGGCCTCACGCCGCCGGCGCTCGACCCCTCGCAGGCGGCGATCGGCGTCGTGCAAAGCCTGACCGCGTATGAGGAAACCTACGTGCAGGGCGCGCAGATCCTCTCGCAGGTGCGCACGACGTGGGCGCAGCCGGTCGCTGGCAACTACGCGGGCGCGAAGGTCTTCGTGCAGAAGAATGGCGGGGCATTCAACCTCGCGGGCACGGTCCGGGCCGACACGAGCTTCATCGTGCCGGGCGTGCAAAAGGGCGACCAGCTGACCATCAAGGCGCAGGCGTTCGACATCTGGGGCAAGGACTCGTCTTACGACCAGTCGCCGATGGTGAGCTACACGGTGATCGGCACGGTGACGGCGCTTTCGACCGCCGTCGTCTCGGGCGCCGATTACCTCTGGGCCGGGCGCGACTGCAAGCTCTTCTGGCGCTACAACTCGGTGACAGCCTCGTTCGAATTCGGCAGCGAGCCGAATGGCGCCGATTCGGGCGCGCGCGACCCGCACTTTCTCGACTACGAGATCCGCGTCTATGAGAAGCCCAACTACGGCACGAAGAACCAGAAGCTCCTGCGCACCGAGCACACGACGGACAACTCGTATATCTACACCTACGAGAAGAACTTCGCCGACGGCCTGCACCGGGAACTTGTGTTCGAGATCGCCGTGCGCGACCAGTTCGGCAACATCGGCAAGGCAGCCGTGCTCGACTGCTACAACCCGCCGCCGACCGTGCTGACGGCGTCCACCAGCGCGAATTTCGAGAGCATCACGCTCAGCTTCACGCACAGCGACGACACGGACTACGCCGGCGCGCGCATCATGCTGCGCTGGTCAGGCGACGTCGGCGCGCCGACTACGCCCGCCTACGACGGCCCGGACACGACCGTGCTGCTCTCGGGCCTGATGTTCAACGCGGACTACTACCTCACGATCATCCCGTATGACGCATTCGGGCTGGACAAGACGATTCCGTCCAACGAGATCCACGTCCACACGCCGTTTCTGGACGTAGAGGCGATCGCCGAGGGCGTTCTCAAGGACAGCCAGCTCATCCCGGCGCTGAAAACGCGCATCGATCTGGTGGACGCGCCCGAGTCGATCATCGGCTCGGTCAACCAGCGTCTCGCGGACGCCAAGTCGAAGCTCTCGGGCGACCTGACGGCTGCGATCTCGCAGGAACAGCAGCTCCGCCAGGGCGCGGACAACAGCATGGCCGCGCAGATCACGACGCTCGTGTCGGCAAGCAACGCCAATACCGCGGCGATCATCTCTGAGCAGACCGTCCGCACGACCGCCGACGCCGCGCTCTCGACGCGAATTGACACGCTCGCGGCGAACACCGGCAGCAACACGGCGGCAGTGCAGGCCGAGGCTACTGCGCGCACGAACGCCGACGCCGCGCTCGCGACGCAAATCAACACGGTCGCGGCCGCCTACGGGGTGGATGCGACGAACCTGTGCGCGAACCCGGTCGCAGCAGGCGGGCTAAACACCGGCTGGAGCTCGGTGACGGCCCTCGCGGGCACCGCCGGCGACGTGCCGCTTGGGGCGCCTGCCGCCTACGTGTTTCGCTCGAACATTCGAGACAACCCCTACTCGACACGCACGGTCAACGTCTCGGGCGGCCAGTCGCACTATCTGGAGATGCGCGCGGCGACCCCTGTGGCAGCCGTCAACATCTCGCTCGGGCTGAAGTGCTCGGGCGCCGGCAAGTCCGATACGTGGGTGTGGGCCGGGTCGCTCGCGGCGACTTCGACCTGGACGCGCCTCGCAGGCAACGTGACGATCCCCGATGGCTACACAAGCGCGCAGCTTTACGTGCTGATCGACTTCGGCGCGGGCGTGAACAACGACAAGAACCGCTGGTATTTCACGGACGTCGAGTGGCGGCCTGCCTCGCAAGTTCAGCCGGCGATGGCGGCGATCAGCGTCGAGCAGACCGCGCGCGCGAGTGCCGACGGGGCGCTTTCCACCCGCATCGATAGCGTGAACGCCTCGCTTGGCACGACCAACGCGAACGTGCAGACGGAAATCAACGCGCGCGTGTCGGGCGACAGTGCGAACGCGAGTTCCATCACGCAGATCAACTCGACGCTCGGCGGCCACACGGCCTCGATCAGCACGCAGCAGAGCTCGATCAACGGCCTGAACGCACAATATTCCGTCAAGATCGACAACAACGGCTTGGTGACGGGCTTTGGCCTCGCGAGCTACCCGATCAACGGCGGCATCGTGTCGGAGTTCGCCGTCCACGCGCAGCGCTTCTCGGTGTGGATTCCGGGTTACCCCGGCATTCAGCCGTTCACGATCGGCGTGGTCTACGGGCAGCCGCGCGTCATCATCAGCAACGCGCTGATCGGCGACGCCTCGATCGACAACGCCAAGATCGGCGACGCGCAGATCAACGGCGCGAAGATCGCTTACGCGGCGATCAACACCGCACACATCGGCGAGGCACAGATCGATACGCTGCGCATCGGCCAGAACGCCGTCACGACCGGCGTGTTCGCGCAAGGCGGCTCGAACCTCCAGGTGAGCTACTACTCGTCGGGCGGCTCCTGCACGATTCACTTCTCGGCGCCATTTTCGGCGGTCACCCTGTCTATCGACGGTGCGCAGCGCGCCAACTATGACACGGGCGGCGTCTCGGGCTACTACGCCGCCTATGTCGCGGGGTTCTACGTGGTTACGCTCGCGCCGGGCTGGCACACGATCAAGACCTCGGGCAACCAACTCGCTATTTTTGAGGCAAAACGATGAACGACATGACGCAAACCGCCTTTGTGATGGCGGACGCGACCGGCAAGATCACCCAGCGCATGAGCATGCCGCGCTGGATGGCTGAGCACCAGGCGCCGCCGGAGGGCGGCTGTCTCGTATTCGAAGACGGCGACCTCGACGCTGACTACGTGAAGGAGGGCGCAGTCGTGCCGCGGCCCGCCAACTCCGCGACGCTCTCGGGCGCGACGCTCGAAAACCTGCCGGTGCCGTGCACGGTGACGGTCGAAGGGGTCGAGCACGCATGCGAGGAGAGCACCGCCGAGCTCTCGTTCAGTCACCCGGGAACCTACCCGGTCACCGTGTCGGCCTGGCCGATGCTCGACGCCACGTTTGAGGTGATCCAGCCATGAAGATCCACACGAAGATCGATGTCGCGCCACGGCGCGCCGCCGACTACATGCCGATTGGCGAGCAGCTCGATGCGCTGATGAAGGGGTTCGCGGCGCTCCAGGAGGCGGGCATCGCGCTGCCGGCCGAGACGCTCGCATGGATCGAGCACTGCCAGTCCGTGAAAAACGCACACCCAAAGGCTTGATTAGATTGCCGGTAAGTAACCCGTGAGTTACAATCGGAGAGATAACAGTCTCTCCGACAAGGGTTCCTGCATGGCACAGCTCAAGCAAGTCTGCACCGTCACCAACGGCTCGCAGACGGTAACGGTGATCGGCGTGAATGTCGCCTACCGCATTCGCGCCAACAATATTTTCATGGTGTCGCCGGACCTCGTGCCCTACACGGTGGCCCAGGACGCAACCTTCGACGGCACGAACACGGTCGTCCAGCTCACGGGTGCCTATCAGGGTGCAACCGGCGCGATGGCGCAGGGCGCGTTCGTCACCGACTTCACGTCGCCGGACAATATTCCGCTGATCTCGCAGGGCGACGTCGGCACGGCTGCGGTCTGGACGAAGGCGATGTATCAGCTGCAGGACATGATCGGCAGCGTCACGCCGGCCGGCCTCACGGCCTTCATCGCCCAGATCAACGCCACGCAGGCGGCCGCGACCGCATCCCAAGCCGCCGCGCTCGCCAGCCAGAACGCGGCGAAGACCAGCGAAACGAATTCGAAGACGAGCGAAACGAACTCGGCCACTAGCAAGACGGCAGCACTCGCGTCGCAAAATGCCGCGAAGACGAGCGAAACGAATTCGAAGACCAGCGAAACGAACAGCGCCGCATCGGCCACCGCATCGGCGACGAGCGCAACGGCATCGGCTAATAGCGCGACGGCCTCGGCCGCCTCAAAGACGGCGGCCGCCACCAGCGAGGCAAATTCCTCGAGTTCGGCCGCCGCTGCCCTTGCTTCGAAAAACGCCGCCGCGACCAGCGAGACGAATAGCGCCGCGTCGGCCGCAGCGTCGCTCGCCAGCAAGAATGCCGCGGCGACCAGCGAAGCAAACGCCAAGACCAGCGAAACCAACGCGAAGACAAGCGAGACAAACGCCGCTTCCAGCAAGACGGCGGCGGCTGGCTCGGCCACGGCAGCGGCAAGTTCGGCGACGGCAGCCGCCGGCTCGGCAACCTCGGCCGCGGCTGACCGCGCGACGGTGCAGGGCATCCTGACGACCATGAATGCCCTCTATCTGGGCAACAAGGCGACGGCGCCCACGCTCGACAACAGCGGTAACCCGCTCGTGCAGGGCGCGGAATACTTCGACACGACCAAGCAGCTGCTCCGCGTCTACACCAGCACCGGCTGGAAAGACTACGACGCGGACGCCCAGACTCAGGCGGTGAATGCGACCGCCAGCGCGTCGGCTGCCGCCGGTAGCGCCTCTGGAGCCGCAACTTCCGCCGCGAACGCCCATACGAGCGAGGTGAATGCTGCGGCTTCCGCCGCAGCCGCGCTCGTCTCGCAAAATGCGGCAAAGACCAGCGAGACGAATTCGAAGACCTCGGAAACCAATTCGAAGACCTCCGAGACGAATTCGAAGACCAGCGAAACGAACTCCAAGGCCAGCGAAAATGCGGCCGCAGCCAGCGCCGCGCACGCCGACCAGGTGGCCTCCACGATCGGCAATCCAGTGTCGAAGAACGGCGACACGATGGCGGGCGACCTGTGGGTGGGCGACCCGGCATCGACGAGCGGCAAGACGCTTGGCACGAACTACCGGATGGGTATTGCGCGCAATTCGCCCGGCAACTACCCATATGCGGTGATTGCCAACGGCACACTGACTGTCGCGTCTCCGCCGGCGTCGCAAACGACGATCGGGAGCTTTTCGTTCCGATGGGCCTCGACGACCTCCGACGTTCTCGCGGGCCAGGGCGCGGCCGATGTCTATGGCTATGCGAACGCGGACGGCTCGGGCGATCTCGGCCTCTTTGCGCGCAACGCGGCAGGCTCGATCACGGGACAGTTTCGCGTGCTCGGCAATGGGCGTGTTCTCGTCGGCACCAGCACCGACAACGGCGCCGACAAGTTCCAGGTAAACGGCACGATCCGCGGGGTCGCCTCGACCGGTGCGCTGCGCGCATCGAACGGCAGCGGCACAGGGCAGACCGGCATTTTCGTGAAGCGCGAGGACGCGCCGGCCGATGAGAAGACGTGGGAAATCCTGCACGCGTCCTCGGGCAACTTCGTCATCCGCTCGATGAACGACGCCTACTCGGCATCGCAGAATGCGCTCGTGGTCACGCGTCCGACCGGCGGCGGCATCGGCATCACGACGATGCAACTGATGACTGGCGGCGGGCGTGTGCTGGTCGGCACCTCGACCGACGACGGCGCGACCTTGTTGCAAGTGGCGGGCACCGCCAAGGCAACCGGCAGCATCACGACCGGCGGCGCATTCAACGTCGATGGCGCGGCAGGCGCGGGTCGCTCGATGTATTTCAAGACGGCGGGCTCGAACCGCTGGGAGCTGACTACATCCTCGACGGCGGAAGGCGGCAGCAACGCTGGCTCGAACTTGCTGCTCAACCGCTACGACGACACCGGCACCTGGATCGACTCGCCGTTCTCCATCACGCGCTCGACGGGCGTGCTCGCGCTTTCGCAACGCCCGACCTTTGGCGGCTACACGCCGTGGGATAGCGGCAACGTCACGCCGTTCGACAAGGCACTCGGCGGCACCATCTCGGCCGCCACCTTTATCGACGCGACGCCGAGCGCGACGACGGCACAACTGAACGTGCGCGGCGCGTCGGGCGCGATCAGCCGGGAAGGGAAGATCCGACTTTCGGGCACCTTTGGCTCGGGCACCGATCTGGGCACACGTATGGTCGCCTCGCTGCGCGCGGGCTTCAACGGCGGGACGTGGGGCAAGGAATACCTCGACTTTTACCTGAACTCAGCATCGAACGATGCCGCGAGCGACGCAAACCAGGCCCTTGTCATGCGCCTGACGTATGGCGGTCGCGTGCTGATCGGCACGGCGACGGACGACGGCGCCAATAAGCTGCAGGTGACCGGCGGGGCAAACGTCGTGGGCACCGCGCTGCTCGGCGCGGGAACGATTCGTGCCGCGATTAGCTCGGACTCATCGAGCGCGCTTTTCTATTCGACCGGGAATGCATACGTCGGCTCGAACGGCACGGGCTACCTCGCGCTTGTCTCCGGCAACGTCGAAGGCGCGCGCCTGACAGCGGCCGGCCGCATGCTGATCGGCACGCAGACCGACGACAACACGAACACGCTGCAAGTGGCTGGCACCGGGTTGTTCAAGGATTTCGTGCTCGTCAACGGTGTCGCGTCCTCGTATAAGGGCATGAAGCTCACATCGGCTGGCGTCGCGCGATGGACGGTGGGCGCGAACCAGACGACCGAGACTGCCAACGCGGGCGCCGACTTCAGCATCGACCGCTATAACGACGCCGGAGTGTGGCAAAGCGCGCCGATCCAAATCACACGCTCGACCGGCTTGGTAGGGATCAATAACGGGCTGACTGTTTATTCCGGCAGCTCAACTTTCGCCGGCTCGGTGTTCGCATCGGGCGGCGTGATCGAGCTTGGCTCGATGAGCTCCACGATGACGCCGTTCATCGACTTCCACAGCTCGGGCACCGGCAGCGACTACGACGGGCGGATCATCGCGACCGGCGGTAGCTCGACGTCGGGCAATGCCTCTATGACGTATTACGGTGCGCTCCACTCGTTCAATGGCGGCGTCCAACTGAACAACATCGGGCAGACCACCTACAGCAGCGCCATCAAGCTCAATGCCAACGGCTACGCGCCGTTCATCCGTTCGAACAGCGTGTCGCAGAACCTGGAAGTCGTCAACAACGCCAACACGGCGTTGAACTTCTGGGTCAACGATACCGGGGCGATCGGTTCTCGCGCTGGCTTTACCGCCAACGGGCTGATCACTGCCAACGGCGGGCTTCAGAACTACGGCACGCTGTATGTGATGAATCAGGCCAGCATCCAGCTTCACACGACTAACTACTCGGCGTTTTTACGGGCCGATCCGAGCGGGCAAATCGGGTTCATCAACCAAGCCCAGAACAACTGGAACCTTCAGCTAACTGACGCGGGCGCCCTCACAGTGCGCGGGATCATCAATGCGAACGGCGCGCAGGCAATGACGTGGTCGGGGGCCTACCTCGGCGCGGGCGGTGCATCCGGGCCTGGACAGAGCGCAACGTGGAACTTCGGCATCAACTGCGGGCAGGCGGGCCTCGCCAATGCGTGGGTCGCGAACTCGGACCGCCGCCTGAAAACGGACATCGTGGATGTAGCGGAGGAAGAGGCGCTCGACTTCATCACGAAGCTCGCGCCGAAGCACTACGTGAAAGAGGGCCGCCCCGAGTATGGCTTCATCGCGCAGGACGTCCTGCGCGCCAAGGGTGAACACGGCAACCACGTCGTCGCCTTAGTCCCCCGTGAGGACATGTTTGAGGAAGACGAGGGTGACGGCCTCGTGTCGCCAGCAGGAGGCATGTATGCGATCGCGCATGACCAGTTCCACCCGTTCACCGTCAAGGTCCTGCACAACCTGCTGCGCCGCGTAGCAGAACTTGAAGCAAAGCTGGAGAGAAGATGATGTATGCAGTTTTATTCGACGTAACAGGCAAGACAGTCGGCTCAACGCAGTTGCCAAGCGCGATGCAGATGTCGCCGAACATGACTGAATGCACGGCCGACCAGGCGGCGAACTATGCCGCCTACCGAGTGGATACCTCGACGACACCGCCGAGCGTGGTGCCGCTCGACCCCGTGCTCGTCCTTAGCAACCTGAAGACCACTCTTGCAAGCGCGATCGATGCGCGCGTGGCAGACATCTACTCCACCTGGATGCGCTTCTCTCAGGAATACCTCTCGCGCGAGGACGCAGCACGCGCCTACAAGGCGGCCAATTACACGGGCGACGTCTCGGTCTGGATCTCGAGCTTCTCCAACGCAGCCGGCATGAGCACGCAGCAGGCGGCCGATCTGATCATCACCCAGGCCGACAACCTGCACGGGGCGCTCGCCGCGCTTGGCGCGCTGCGCATGCGCAAATACGAGGTGCTCTACGCATCGGATAGCGACGCGGCGACTGCCGCGCACGCAGCCATCACCGCCGCGATCAACACGGTTGCGGCAGCCATCCAGTGACAGGAGCAACGATGAAAGTAGCGTTTTTTAAAGGGCGGCACCCGGGCATCAAAGGCTGGCTGGGTGTCATGACGAAGTGGTGGACGGACGGCCCCTATAGCCATGCGGAGCTGGTGGTGGGCGAGACGCCCGACGGCAAGAGCATCTGCTGGAGCTCGACCTACCTCGACCGCGGCGTGCGCCAGGCCGAGCTCGAGCTGAACCCGGCCGACTGGGACGTGCGCGAGTTGCGTCTCACGTCCGCGGAGCAGGCCGCCGCGCTCGCCTGGTTCGAGCAGCATGCAGGCGAACCGTATGACGTGCTGGGCTTGCTCGGCTTCGTGTGGCGGCGGGAGGAGGGCGCAAAGAGCAAATGGTTCTGCTCGGAGGCGGTCGCGGCGGCTCTCGGCTGGCCGGAAGCCTGGCGCTTTGATCCGAACACGTTCGCTGCGATCCTCAAGCCGGTGCAAGTCGAGCCGCAGGGGGTTCCGGCATGACCTACGCGATCCTGACACTCGTCAACCTGCTCTTCACGGCGCTCGCGATGGTGCTCGCGCCGGTCGTCGCGATCTTCTGCAAGGACGACGGCTACCTGCCGAAGTGGCTGTCGTGGTTTCAGACTTTCGACGCGCCGCTCGACGCGGGCACGCGCGACGCCTACCCGGGGTTCGATCCAGGCAACTCCCGCTGGTGGAACCGCACGAAGTGGCTCTGGCGCAATCCCGCCTATGGCTTTGCTTACTGGCCGCTCGGGCAAGTGTTCGACCCCGCGCAATGGATCGTGACCAAGTTCGAAAGCGGTGCCGACTACACGAATTTCCATGCGCGAACGCGCGACGGCCGCCTCTGGTGCGTGAGCTACAACGGCGCATTCGGGCAATGGAAGCTCGGCTGGAAGGCGTGGAACTACTTCGACGGCATGGACGAGCACGGCAACGCCAAATGGAAGGGCGCGCCGTGGGGTCCGGAGTGGCGCGTGCCGATCTGCTTCACGCCGAACGTCGTCAAGGCCATCACGCGGCTTTTCTCTAAGGCGTAGATAAGTTACGAGTCACTTACTATAATGGTGGATAGGCGGTCATCCCGACGGCCCTCCCACTTCCCACATTCACAGGAGCCATACATGGCAATCAACAAGGACATCACCCAGGACGCTACCGGCGTCGTCGTCGGTTTTCACGTCGTCCAGAGCGTCACGCTCGACAAGGCCGGCCAAACGGCTACGGCCGCTGTGGTGAGCTACGTCTCCGCCGACGCAAAGGCTGCGGGCAAGCAGATGGTCGGCATGCCGACGCATATCACCGTCGCGGGCCTGCCGGGCGACAAGGAGAACGCCTTCAGCTTCGTCGAGAAGCAGCTGGTGGCCTCTGAACCGGCCGACGCCGACAAGACGAACCTCGTCTACGGGTTCGGCGGTGCGCGCTACATGTTCGCCGACGGCAAGGTGGTCGCGGACGTTTGAAATAAGTAAGCGGTGACTGGACAAAGGCGGTGCAGAATTGTTAACATCGCCTCTTCACACCATTCCGCGAGAGAGCGACGGCATGAGTTTCGACCCGAAAGACCAGGAGAACCTGATGACCATCGCCCGAGAAGTTGCCAAGGCGACCGTTGATGAAATGGGCCAGCGCCTGGACGAACGCGACAAGAAGTTGCGCGAGAGCATCGTCGAGGACGTCCGAAAGGAGCTGAAGTCCTACTTTGGCGACCAGTCGGCCTCGCAGCACATGATCGAGCACTCGCGCATTGCCAAGTTCCTCACCTGGGTGGACGGGCTCGGCAACAGCTTCTGGAGCTCGGTCATCAGCAACGTCATCCGGTCGGCCATCGCCGGCGCATTCGCGGTTTTCGTCTACACCAAGTGGAAAGGCTAACCCCATGCGTTTTCTGAACTCTCTCAAGACCCTGCTGGACGATCGGCTCGTCATCATGGCGGTCCCAGCGTTGCTGGTCCTCATGACCGATCTGCCAGTGCTCTTCAGCTTGGGCTATGCAGTGGCGATCGTGGTCGCGATCGTCGCGGTGGCCCACTCTCTGCGCCTCTTGATCCTGCCGCACATCAAGATGGGCGAACTGGTCGGTTCGGCGCAGATGTCGCCAATGGCCTCCGCAATCATCTTTGCCACCGTGCTCAGCTTCATGGGCTTGATCGTGCATTCGATGGTTGCCTGGATTCAGGCCGCTGCCGGCCATGTTGCCTAAGCTCGCGTCCCTTTACGTGCCCGTGCTCGCAGCGCAGATTACCGCGCTGTGGCCCACGATGCCCGCCCCGTCAACGCTCGCCGCGCAGGTCGAGCAAGAGACATGCGTCTCGCTCACGTCAACCCGCTGCTGGAACCCCAAGACCGAGCTCAAGACGAGCCGCGAATACGGGTTCGGCCTCGGCCAGCTCACCATCGCCCCGAAGTTCAACAACTTCGAGGCAGCGAAGGGCTGGGACAAGTCGCTCAAGACCTGGAAGTGGGAAGACCGGTTCGACCCGACGATGCAGCTCCGCGCGCTCGTCGCCTACGACCGCAACCTCTTTAACTCGATCAAGTTCGGCGCGACGCCCGACGACCGCCTGCAGTTCACCTTCTCGGCCTACAACGGCGGGCTCGGCGGCGTCATCAACGACCGGCACGTCTGCATGGCGACCAAGGGCTGCAACCCCGAAAAGTGGTTCGGCAACGTCGAGAAGACGAGCCTGAAGGTGAAGACCGCCGTCAAAGGCTACGGCCAGAGCTTCTTCGAAATCAACCGCGGCTACGTGCGCTCGATCTGGTTCGATCGGCGCCAGCGCTACACCTTCATGGAAGCGAAATGAGAAACGCCGCACTGATTCTCCTCGCCGCGCTCGCGGTGTTCCTCGCCGGCGTCATGGCCGGCATGTCGCATTCAAGCACCTCGGCGCTCAAGCAGGAAGTGAAGGCCGAGCACGTCACCGCTCAGCAGAACGCGACGAACGTCGCCAAGGCCCAGGACGCGAGCGTGAAGGTCGAGGCGAAGACCGCGGCCACGGCGGCCGCCGTTGACACCAACAAGGTCCAGATCAAGAAGCGCGTCACCGCGCAGATTCAGCGGCAGGCCGCTGTCACCTCTACGGAGAACCACCCCGATGCTGCAAGTCCTGAAACGAGCACTGCTGGCAACAGCTGCGGCTTTAGTCTCGACGTTGGCACTGTGCGCATGCTCAACGCCAGTCGTCAAGGAACCGCTTTTGATCCCGCCCGCGGCGGCAATGAAGCGAGCGACGCCGCTCCAGCCCTTTGCTTTACCGACTTCATCGACGCCGACCAGGACCTGACGAAGCTCTACCTCGATTTGTCCGAGCGCCACAACGCGCTCGTTGATTCGGTGGAGCAGTTCCAGTCCGAGCAACGCTCCCGGCTCGGCATCAAGGAACAGAAAGACTGAGCACCGGCCCGGCACACGTCGGGCCTTTTTACTTCCGAGGAGCACTACTGATGGCAAAGCAACCCCGACGCGCCGAACAACAACCGCGCAATTCTAAGCGCCGCACCGAGACGATGCTGAACGAGCTCGAGATGGAGCAGAAGGTGCCGTTTCGCGCGCCGCCGCCCTTGGCGCCAAAGACCGACTCGCAACGCCGCTACATGAACGCCATCAAGCACTTCCGGCTCGTCTTCGGCACGGGGCCGGCCGGCACAGGCAAGACCTACATTGCGGGCGCCATCGCCGCACAGCGCCTCGCCGACAAGGAGATCGAGAAGATCGTGATCACCCGGCCGGCGGTTGACGCGGGCGAGAGCCTGGGTTTTCTGCCGGGAGAGCTCGAGGAGAAGTATGGCGTCTACATTCAGCCGTTTCGCGACGTGCTCGATGAGCGGCTCGGCAAGAGCTTCGTGGACTACCTGCTGCGCACCGGCCGCATCGAGGCTGCACCGCTCGCATTCATGCGCGGCCGCACCTTCAAGAATGCGCTGATCGTGCTCGACGAGGCGCAGAACACGACGCCCACGCAGATGAAGCTGTTCCTCACCCGCATCGGCGAGAACTGCACCGTGGTGGTCAACGGCGATTTGAAGCAGAAGGACATTTCCGGCCCGAGCGGCCTCGAGGATGCCCTGAAGCGCCTCTCGTTCATTCCGAGCGTCAAGGTGGTGGAGTTCGGCCGCAAGGATGTCGTCCGCAGCGGCCTGGTTCAAGAAGTGGTGGAGGCGTATGAACAAAACGAGGCACTCGCCTATACCTAAAAGGCACGACACAGCGCAGCTTCGGCATCTAAGGCATCGTTGATCGCTTTGCAGGGCAGCGCGTCAAGCATCAAGACGCGCCGGTTCGCCGGGCGCGACCGTGCCGAGCGGCTGAGTATTAAAGGTATTGACACCAGTGTCGTTATCTATCGTTACGGCCTTGTAGCCTCCAAACAACGAATTAGAGAAATGTGATGTCACTGATACCTTGTCCCGAATGCGAAGCTGAAGTCAGCACCAATGCCGCCGCGTGTCCCAAATGCGGGAATCCTTTGGCGTTCAAAACGGCAGAGCCGCTGAAGAAAATGCCCAGTCGGCTATTTGAGGTGGTCCGTGGAGCGGTAATAATCCTCCTTGCGTTCATCGCAATTCATTTTTACGTGGAATACGCAGGCAAGCAAACGACTACGAGCGTCGAACGCGAGCCCGCCGCGCGACCTGCCGTAACAGTCACCGCGGTCAGACTGCTGCACGACTACCAGGAGAATGAAGTAGCGGCTGACGACTACTACAAAGGGCGCGGCGTGTCCGTGGACGGAATAGTCCAAGGCATTAAGAAGGATTTTAGGGACAACACGTTCATTCAACTTCGCACCGCAGAACGGTTCTCACCAGTTCACGCCTACATTAAAGCGAGCCAAGGGAAGGTCGCGGCAGACCTTGAACGAGGAGATAAGGTTCACGTCGACTGCACTGGAGCTGGAATGATTGTTGGCTCGCCGATCCTGAACAACTGCGACGTATCGCGCTAAACCACTTCAGGCACCGAACCCTCCCCGGGCCGCGTGATCTTGTAGGAAGGAGGGGAGTGGAACACTTGGGGCTCGGAAGCGCGTCCCTCTATATCTATCCCATTTTCAATTCTTTCTATACTGATAAGTAGAAGCTTATTTTAATTTAGGGAACCGCGAGGAAGCCCCAAGTGATCCACCACACCACGTTTTACGGCAAAGAACTGACGGTCGCGGACTGCGAAATCCTCGCGCTGACCCGCGTCGATCCCTCGCTGCGGGCGGCCGAGAGCCTGCTTTTCGGCCGCAAGTGGTTCGACTACCGCGTCTTCCACCCCGTGCAAGCCACCTATCTCTTCGCCCACGAATACGCGGAAAGCACCAAGCGCGCATACGCCCGCCAAAAAGACATTCGCACAGTCGCGGGCGTGCAGGGGTTCGATGTCGAAAAGCTTTTCGAGAACCGCGAACTCTCCGCGATGTGGCGGGCACGTCAATCCTTTGATGCGATCGGCTGCCGCTACGACTTCGCCATCGACTTCATCATGAGGCGATTCTGTGAGCGCGGCTGGAGAGTGTGCCCCCGGCCCAACCAGCTCTACGCGGAGGAGGTCGTGCTCGACGTGCGCGACGCCTGGCAGCGCGAGTGCAAGGCAAAGATGCAGATCGCCAAGCAAGAGCGGTTCGATGCGCGCCGCTACACCGGCCACCCCGACCAGAAAGCCTACCAGGCGTGGCAAGTCGATCAGGTCAAAACCCGCGGCGGCAACCGAGCCATGCTGCTCGGACGACTGCTGCAGGAGAACGTGCTCGCCGAAGCGGTAGTGAGCGCGGCATTCGGCGAGGCGACCCTCTTACAAGCACGCAAGTTCGTTGTCTCATCCAATAAGTAATTCGTTACTATACTGGTGAGCAGACGACCTAACGTCTCATTCAATTCAACCCGGAGTTTCACATGAGCCTTACCCCCGAACAAGCCCGCGCCGAACAAGTCGCATATGGCCGCTCGACGCTGCGCGCCAACCCCGACTACCCGCGTCGCATTCAGCAACCCGCACGCGAAGGTTACGGCTCGCGCCCGCCGCTCGCACGCAAGCCGAACACCGGTGGTCACGACGTGATCCTGAAGGCGATGCAAGAGGGCGGCCAGAAGGCGACGATTATCACGCAGGGCGACGGCGTTGCGTTCGAAGGCGTCATCACGGGTCGCGACAAATACACGATCACGCTCAAGACGGCGCACCCGGACAAAGAGCGTGCGGCTGCGGGCGAGACGGTTCGCCGTGTGTTCTACAAAAGCGCCATCGAGCAGTTCTGGGGCGAAGAGGTCCGTCGCAACATTCACGACACCGAGCGCGACGAAGAAGGCTTCCGGTCGCTCGCTGAAATGACCAAGGCGGTGAACTGATGACCGCAGCCGCTCCCGCACTCACCGTGGTGCCGGCGGCGAGGGCGGTCGAGGAACCTCCCAAGTTCAACTTTGACGCGGAGTTCCAGGCACGCATCGCCGCGCTGACGCTGCGCGACACGACCTTCAACGGAATGGTCGACGGGCTTATCCGTCCCGAATATTTCGAGTCGGAGATCGAAGCCTACCTCGTGGGCACGACGCTGCGTTACTTCGGCAAATACAAGAAGGCGCCCTCGGGCTTGCCGATCTACGCCTCGCTCATTCGCGAGGACATTGATTCGAAGGTGCTGCCGAAGAACCTCGCGGCTGCCGCCATCGGCCGGCTGAAGGAGCTTTTCACCGAAGACATCTCGGATCGCAACTACGTTGTCGATCAGATCGCTACCTTCGCCCGCCACCAGGCGGTGCAAGAAGCGATGTTCAAGGCGATCCCGATGCTCGACAAGGGCAACTTCGATGCGATCTCCACGCTCATGCGTGGCGCGCTCGACGTGGGCGCGACGACCGGCGACGACGAGTATGACTACGGCGCCGAGATCGACAGTCGCACGGCCACGCGCTTGCAGCGCGCCGCGGGCACCGCGCCGCCGAGCGGGATCACGACCGGTTACAAGGTGATCGACGAGCTCCTGTATCACAAAGGCTGGGGGCGCAAGGAGCTGCAGGTGATTCTCGGCGGCCCGAAAGCGGGCAAGACGACGAGCCTGATCGACTTCGGCCTGAACGCATGGGCCGCTGGCTACAACGTGCTGTATGCGTCGTGCGAAGTGGGCAAGGACGTCATCAGCGCCCGGATGGACGCGAACGTCTCGCAGACGCTCTTCAAGGAGCTCGACCACCACACGCACGAAGTCCGGCAGAAGGTGTCGGACTACGTGAGCAAGTGCCTGCGATCGGACGGCACGAAGTCGGCATTCAAGGTCCACGAATACCCGACGGGCGGGCTGAAGCCTTCGGAGCTGCGGCGTCTCCTCGAGCGCTACAAGGCGAAGGGCGTCAAGTTCGATCTGGTGATCGTCGACTACGCCGACATCATGTGCCCGGAGCGGCACACCGACAGCGCCATCGAGAACAGCAAGTCGATTTACGTGGACCTGCGCGGTATCGCCATTCACGAAGACTGTGCGGTGCTGACGGCAACACAAGCGAACCGGGTAGGGGCGAGCGCGAACGTCATCAAGATGGATCACGTCGCGGACGACTTCAACAAGGTCCGTATTGCTGACCTCATGATTTCGATTAACCGCACCGACGAAGAGCGCGCAGCGGGCCGGGCCCGGTTGTTCTTCGCGGCGTCTCGCAATCAGGAGGGTGAATTCACCATCGAGATTGAGCAGGCGCTTGACCGCATGAAATTCATCACCCGAGTCCTCGGGTTCGTTTAAGGAGCACGTTGTGAAAGAGCGTTCGTTGATCCTGATTTACCGCGACTGGACAGCCCTCAAGGCGTTTCGTGATACGCACCGCCTTTACGGCGCAATCCCTGCACGCGCCGATCGCCTGCAGACCGACCTGATGGGTCGCATGGCGTTCGACTTCATGCTGGTGGACACCGAGCTCGCGCCGCACTGGGAGGACGAGCTCAATCGCCGTCAGTGCGTGCATGTGGTGCCGGTCGTGCGGCTGCGCTACCGCATCGTCGAGGCAATCGCCAACACCGTCGAGCGCGTGCTGCACCGCATTATCGCGGCCTTCTGCGTCGATCGCTGCCGGCGCGTGCGGGTGGTGCGGTGAACGACGATCTCGGCGAGCTCCTCGAGCGCGTCGACATGGCTGCCTATCTCGACCGCGAGGGCATCTCCTACCGGGAGACGCACGGACGGTCGGGCCAGCAGTTGAACATTCGCGAGTGCCCGCTGTGCGGCAACAGCGATTGGAAGGTCTACGTCAATGCTGAGTCGGGCGTGGGCAACTGCTTTGCAGGCTCCCACCCGGCTGAAGAGCGCTTCTTCACGAAATACAAGTTCATCCGTGCCCACCTCGGCTCGCCGATGGGCGGTAAGGTGGTCGATCACATTCGCGTGTTCGCGCGTGAAATGGGCTGGCGGCCCGCGCGACGCGTCTCAGCCAAGGTCGAGAACGCACCGGGCGCGTGGGAGTTGCCCAAGCACGTCACGCTGCCGCACAACGGGCAGAACATGCCGTATCTGGAGAACCGCGGGATCGACTCGGAGCTCGCCGCCTATTTTCACCTCGGCTACTGCGCGAACGGGGCGAGCTTCCGATACCTGTCTGAGCGTGGCTGGGCCTCGCAGGACTGGTCCCGTCGCATTCTGATCCCGGTCTATGACCTCGACGGCAAGATCGCGACCTTCCAGGGGCGTGACGTGACGGGCCGGGCAGAAAAGAAATACCTGTTCCCGCCGGGCATCGACGGCTCGGGCGTGCACCTGTTCAACGGGCTGAACGTCCGCGACACGAGACGTATCGTGGTGGGTGAGGGCGCATTCGACGTGGCGGCGACCAAGATCGCGCTCGACGGCGACGCCGAGCTGCGCGACGTGGTGCCGGTGGGCACCTTCGGCAAGCACCTCTCCTCGGGCAGCGAGAACAGCCAGCTCGCAAAGTTCCAGACGTTGAAAGAGCGCGGCGTCGAAGAGGTAACGCTCATGTGGGACGGCGAGGTCCAGGCCACCGACGACGCGATTGTGGCGGGCCTGCTGCTCAAGTCAGTCGGCTTGCGCGTGCGCGTGGCGATGCTGCCGGCAGGGTGCGATCCGAACGAGGTGTCGGCCGACGTAGTGCGCCAGGCGTTCTACCAGGCGAGGCTGCTCGACCGCCGCTCGGCGCTGGAAATCATGACGCTTCGTCGCAAAATGAATGGATAAGTTACGCGTTACTATACTGTTACATAACGATAAATCAGGGAGGGCGAAATGCCAGGTTGTCAGATTCGCCGCAGGTTTTCGCACCACAAGCTCGGCACGAAGGCTTATCAGGTATGGGAAGTCCAGCACAACAACGCCGTGGTCGTGGTCTTCCAATACGGCTCTTTCACGATGGGTCGCGACGCGGTGACGATGGGCGGCACGATCGACGTGAACGAAGCGATGCACCCGATGAACGCCGACATGTTCGCGACGAAGAAGGTCACCGAGAAGAAGCGGCGCGGCTATGAGGAGTGGGTCGTCGAGACGTGCCCGTGCAGCGGCTACAACGACTTCCGCGAGATCCTCCAGACGGCATTCGGCAGCGGAAAGGCCAGCACGATCGTCGCGAAACTGGATCAGTTCAACCTCGCTGTCGGGTCCAACCCCGCGCCAACGGTCGATCCCGAAAATGATGACAAGGGCAAAGCGAAAGCGCCCGCAATCGAAATCGAACAATCCTCGCCCGAATGGGGCAGCTGGTAGGAGAGAGAGTGATGACCACCGAAACCGCCGTCGAAGCAAAACCGATTCTGCCGCCGTCCGTGTCTGCGGACGCGAAGCGCAACGCCTTCTACACGAAGTGCCCGGAGCAGCAATCGACCAAGCCCTACGCGATGTGCCAATACATCGCGGCCAATCAGGGCGACGACTCGATCAAGACGCTCTACGGCGATTGTCTGAGCGCGATTCACCGCGGCCGCTGCGTCGCGGTCGGTATGCGCGAGGAAGAGGAGCTCAAGGGCCAGGCAATTTACTTCGTCGAGCGCGTCAAAGGCGAGGCGCTGGTCGCCGCGCAGACGACGTGGGCCGCAAGCGCGCCGAAGCGCGGGTATCAGCGCAACAAGTATTCAGAGGGCGCGAGCTTGCAGCCCGCGCCGCGCGTCGCTATCCCGCGCCCGAGCACGCCTGCGCCCGCACCGAAGAAACCCGCGTTCGAGTTCGACGGCAACATCTACGCCGCCGCGCTAAACGCCGCAGTGAAGAAGGAGCGCAACGCAACTAACGATCAGGCTACGCCTGCAAAGGTGACGCCCGCCGCTGCCGCGCCGGTCGCACCGACCCCGGCTCCCCAGCCGGAAGCCGCACCCGCACCCATCAACATGACCAGGCGCGCGGGCGAGTCGCCTCTCGAAATGGCTCGCCGCCTTCGCGCACAACAAGGGAGTAAGTAACACATGACTTCGATGACATCCTGCCAGGCATTCAAGGCGATCGAGAAAATCGCCGCGACGTCCCGCAAGAAAGACAAGGAGGCGATGGTCAAGCAGTTCCTCGCCTTCGACACGTTCAAGCGCGCGATCATCGCCGCGCTCGACCCGCTCGTGACCTACGGCATGCAGCAGGTGCCGGATCGCATCGACGGCGCAGCACCGGGCGCCAACACGTTCGAGAACGCGCCGATCTGGGAGACGCTCGACAAGCTGGCAAAGCGCACGCTCACCGGCAACGAAGCGCGCGACGAGGTGCAGCGCCTGATGACCTTCCTCACGCCCGAGTCGGCCGAGCTCTTCAAGCGCATCATCCGCAAGGACTTGCGTGCGGGCTTTTCCGAATCGACCGTCAATAAGGCATGGAAGGGCCTCATCCGCGAGTTCCCCTACATGCGCTGCGCGCTGCTCAAGGATGCGAAGCTCGACACCTGGACGTGGGCCGAGGGCGTCATCTCGCAGGAGAAGGCCGACGGCATGTTCATGAATATCGACCACGAGGAGGGCGGTGTGGTCCGCATGACTAGCCGGCAGGGCACGCCATTCGATGTCGATGCGTTCGGCGAGTTTGCGGATCGCGTGCGTGCGCTGCTCACGCCGGGCACGCAGACGCATGGCGAGATGGTCGTGTTCGTCAATGGCAAGCTCGCTGCGCGTGAAATCGGCAACGGCATTCTGAACCGCGTAGCCGCGGGCGGCGCGTTCGGCCCGGACGAATCCCCGCTGTTCTACGCATGGGATCAAATCCCGCTGGCTGCGGTCGCGCCGAAGGGCAAATACGAAGTCGGTTATCGCGATCGGCTGGTCGCGATGGCGGCGGGCCTGAAGAAAGGTGTGCCCACGCTCCAGCTCGGTCAGGCGATGATGATTCAGGTGATCCCGACGAAGCTGGTCAAATCGCTGGAAGAGGCGATGGTTCACTACCGCGAGCTGCTGGCGAAGGGCAAGGAAGGCACCATCATCAAGAACGGGGCCGCGATCTGGCGCGACGGCACGAGCAAGGAGCAGATCAAGCTCAAGCTCGAAGTGGACGTCGATCTGGTCATCACGGGCATCGCACCGGGACGCGTGGGGACGAAAAACGAAGGCCGCGCCGGCGCGTTCAACTGCTCGAGCTCGGACGGCCAGCTGCGCGTCGATGTGACGGTCAAGAACGAGGATCTCCGGACCGCGGTTGACGCGAACGGCGATGACTTCATCGGTCGCATCATCGCAGTGCGGGCGAACGCGGTGATGAAGCCGAGCGAGAGCAGCGAGTTTCATTCGCTCTTCCTGCCGCGCATGGTCGAGGCGAGCTACCGGACGGACAAGAGCGAAGCCGACAGCCTCGAGTCGATCCTCGCACAGTTCGACGCCGCGGTCGGCGCGTCGCCGGCGAAGGTTGCGGAGGCCGCCTGAGATGGAACAGCTGACTCTCCCTGCGATCCTCGCAGCGTCGCCGGCGCCCTGGACCTCGCAGGTGAACTTCGACGGCATCGGCGGCTGCCGCATGATTGATGCGAAGGGTGCCGAAGTGCCGCTGCTGTCTATAATCGCGTTCGCGGGCATTCTCACCGCGACCATCGCCATGCAGAAGGCTTCACAACAGCCCGCGCAGGCACAACAGCCCGCATAACACAGCGCGTTGCACCACAGAAAGCCCGGCCAAGAGCCGGGCTTTCGCCGTTGCGGAACGTCGAAGCGGGGCCGTATCATGTGCGCAATTCAGGAGAAAGGGCACATGACCTACAAGACCTTCACGCTCGGCGACCTACGCACGCTGCTCGCGCCGCTACCGACCACCCGCAAGCAAGCAGTTCTCTACACGCTCGACACGCGCGGCACGCTCGACTACACGACCGTCCTCGGCTGGAAGGAGGCGCTGCGCACGCCCGCGAGCGAGTTCGCGAAGGACATCATTCGCGCACAGCCGCGCCACCTGCGCCTGGACTACGTGTTCTGGGAGTATCACGAGACGGGCCAGGCCGCGCCGCTTTTCGGGCTCGAGGATAGCCTGCGGGAAGTGACGATGGGACGGAGCTTTGGCGAGCTGCAGGAGCTCTACGACCGAATGATCTGGATCGACAGCAGGGTGGAAGCGGAGCACTTCGTGCACACGCTGCTCAAGGAGCTGAATTAGAGATTGCGCCGGCGTGCGTGCAGGACGTTCAAGATGTCGATCCGCTTTAGCATGATGCGGTAGACGACGATGTAGTTCGGCAGAACGACCATCTCTCGCGTGTTCGGCCTGCGGCCCTCGCGATAGACATAGGGGTGATCGGGAAGTGTGGCGGCCGCAGCAAGGATCGTCTCTTGCACGAAATCTGCGGCGTCGATGCTGTCTTTGCTTATGTGTTCGTGGATTTCGTCGAGTCGGCGTTCAGCACGCGGGGTCCAGTTAACCACCACGCGCTTTTCTCCGCTCTGCGGCACGCGCGCGCAGGTTCGCGACAACCTGATCGTGCGGGATCAACTCGCCGCGATCAGCTTCAGCCAGGCCCGCTTCGACCTCTTCACGGAACCACTTGTCGTAGGCTTCAGCCTCTTCCTTCGTGTCATGCCCGCTGACGGCGGGTTCGGTCCAGATATTTCCCATGAGTCACCTCATTCAGATGCCTTCATGATAGCGCGTGCAGCTTGGCACGTCACCGCGTCGTCTGCGGCGTGAACCCCTACCTGGTCGTGTTTGTTGATCATCGTTCTTCCTATGTCGTATTGATCAGGAGAAACGTGCTCGCGCTTGACGAAGCCACGATAGAATAAAGCGCACCCACCGTCGCGGCCACGTGAGCCGTATGTTCAGCAAAGGCAGATGACATGAGCGTTGAGGAAGCAAAAAAGAGAGCGCTGGCAATCGTTCGGGAAAAGGGGCTGGACGTCGCCCTGATAACCGCGTTCCTTGAGACGCGGCATTACGCATCGTGGAGCAAACGGGACGATTTCGCCAAATACAATATTGGCCTGTCGAACATATCTGGCGGACCGATGCCCGTGACGGTCGGATTCGCGAGCGGGAACGGCAACTCTGTGACAGCACAGCTGGACGGCATCGTGTTCACGCTGCGGGGCGTGTGGTATCTGCCTATGTCGTTTGATAGCAGTATCGCGACCGACATCTATGAAGGCGTCGAACTGTTGCTCGGTAACGATGTCGTGCTTGCTGGGGTGTATCAGGCGCGTGACCACGACGCGTGCATCCCGGCTCAATTTTCGCTGGTCAGCGTTGAGGGTTACCACTCAAGTCCGACGGCGGAACAGCTGCTCACGAAAATTTCAGATTTGATCAAGGCACACAAAGCGAAGCAAGCGGCCGAGCGCCAGGCCGCGGAAACGGAAAAGTATCGTGGCAAGTTCTCCTTTGACTAGGAGTTCCTCTGCGGTTTTCTTTTCACGCCTGCACAGGCTAGTTGACATAATACAAATTATCACCGTTTTGGGGCCAGATCATTTTTTGTCGTCCATGAGCTGGACAAGGCCGGGGAAGCATTAGCGTTATTTTTGCTTGTCCGGTTTCAGTTTTATGCCTTGCAGTATGCACATAGCCTCCCTAAGGTCGTCACCTTCTCGTTTCGGCCGCGCTGCTCGCGCTGCTCGCGCTTCTGGGGTGCACACATCCGCCGAGGTCAGCTTTGTCGCTGAGGCGGGAGCGGGTGCGCTTGCTGGTGCGATTGGGGGTGCGCTTGCAGTTGCGGGTGCGGTTGCAGTTGTGGGTGCGGGTGCGGGTGCGGGTGGAGAACCTACAGCCTTGGGTGGTGGACCGGGAGACGGCTCAGCCGGCAGCAACCTATCTAACATCGCCATATACAACTCGGCCTTCTTATCCTTGTCGATGTTGTCTCTCGACATCATCTGGCAAAAGAGATAGAGCAGTCGATACTTTACATTCGCCTGCTCCGATGTCGGCACGTCGGCGAGATTTTGCGTCACCTGACTCATGTTCCTCTCAACGTTCCCGCCGATGTCTACAATCTTGTATAACGTTTTTGCTCCGGCGCGAGCCTTTTCCTCGGACCTCTGTGTGAGTTGGATGCGCGGGTCGAGTGGAGAGCAATCGTAGACGGGATCGTCGGCCAGCGCTTCGGTAGGACAAGCGACGGCGAAAACCGAAAACGCCGCAGCCGCGATGGAACGTTCCGTGTTCTTCAAATGACGCATGATGTTTGCCCCTGCTAACTGGCATTGCCTGTCGGCAAAAAAAGACTTTACGCCACCCGGCACCACCATGATTGAGCGTAGGCAGTTCCGTCCACAAACTCAATGCCAGTCAGCACAAACCCGAGCGGACCCATCCATGACAGCGCTGCGTCGTGCAGCGGCGGGAGCGGCTGCGGATCAGCTGCGCCGCCGGTCTGAAAGCGCGCGATGTTGGTGTAGCGGTTCAGCGCCGAGGACTTTTCCTGGCCGACCACCATGTCGCCCCGAACACCGGGCGCTCGCTGGACGTCGGCGTGATCTTGCGCCTTGCCGCGCACGCGCATGGGTGTAGCTTGAATCAGCATAATTACCAGATGCGTTGAATTGCTGTGACCAGCGTGGCCGCCGCGAAAATAAACGCGTAAAAAGCAATCATGGCTTTGACGATGCCAAGTAAGTGCCGGGTCGCGCGGCCCGTTCGTCGTGCCAAAATTTCGACGCCAGGGTCGACGGCCTTCTCCTCGGTTGTCTTCTGCTCAATTTTTGCGAGAGTTCCGTCAATGAGAGTCTGCTGCGGCTCGCTGACCTCCCGTCTTAACTCTTTCAGCTCGGCTACCAACTCGTTCATGTCCTTCTGAATTCTCGCTGCTTTCTCGTCTCGGAGCTTCTCAATCTCCAGCAGCCCTTTTTTGATCGTTATTGCACTAGAGAGGATTGTCGCAATTCCGACCAATGGGACGACGATTGCCGCTAGCACTTTAAGGACGTCGATCAAGCTATCGGGCATGGTAACAACTCAAAAATTCGATTCCAGCCATGCCCTCGCCCACGCGATCCCGCGCTCGAAGGCCGCGGCCTCGGTGTCGAAGTAGCCGATGTCGGTGAAGTGGAAAATGTGCCCCATGTCGTCCTCGCCCAACGAGCCTCGCTCGACCTCGACCCACGCGTGCCAGTGATGGCCCTTCTTTTGGGGAACCGAGTGGATCGTCCACTCGTGATGCTCGACCTTCATTGAAAACTCTCCACAGGCTTACCCACCGTTTCTGTGGATAAGTCGATACGTTCGGGCCTGACAGTTAGTTGCATCAAAGCGGCAGCGTGCCTTGGGGATTGCGCCGGAATTCGAACCGAATGTCCGTCACCTTGCGCCCCTCCTTAATCGGCGACCACGTAATGTCCCATCCGTCTTTCTCCTGCAACTCCTTCACGGCGACCTCGATGATCTGCTTGCGAGCGTCCTTGAAGTTCTGCAGATGGCTCGGCTTCGCGTCCATCGCGTGCAGGAAGTCCTTGATGGGCATCTGACGCCAGCCGGTGTCTTTGAACTGCATGAGGAGCTCGAGCAGCCGCCACGAGTAGATCGAGCGAAGCTCCGACGCCTGGCGCAAGAGATAGGTCGTGTGGTTGCCTCGCAGCACCATCAGATACGGCGTCGCTTCCGGCGAGAAGCGCAGCTCCACCCACCCTGCCCTGTCCACGTAAGTCGCCCCGCTCACCCACCGATCCTTGTGGGCCGCGATCGCACCGCGCTGCACCGGCTCGGTCCAGGTGATCCATCGCTCCGCGAGCCCCTCGACGCCGGACTTCAGTTGCTCGTAGGCGGTCGTGGGATCGAGATTGAATGTCTCGGCGTATTCCTTCGCTGTCAGTCGCACCTTGTAGCGGTTGTGACTGTCAAGGCGCACACTGTCGATCTTCGCGGCGCACGACTTGACGATGCGCTGCTCGGCAAGCGTCTTGAGCCCATGCGAGGCGACCAGGAGGTCGTTGTGCATGGAGACGTGTCGATCAACGAGACTCAGCCCAGGAGTGGCGTGCTTGAGCTTCATTGGGAGGAATTCCGGTTTCGCGGGAGCGGCTTATTGGGAGTGATCGGATTTTGCACCCCCTTTTCTCCTTTGTCACTGGGAGGATTTCCGATTCAATGGGAGGAAAACCGGGTTACTGGGAGGATTTCCGGGTCCGGGAGCCTGTGCATAACCCTACTTCGACCGGCTTTTCTCCCAATGCGTGACCGGTCGCCCTCCTACTTTGACCGGTCGCCCACCCATTTAACCCGGAATCTCTCCCATTACCTGCCTGCAAACCCATGCTGGGTAAGGCTTTGAGCCGTATACAAACGTTTAAGAACGTATACAAACCACGCGCGAGTAGGCTGTGAACAACTTCTCGCATCTCTTTGATTACCCGGGATTCCTCCCAATCCAAATATCCCGGGAATCCTCCCAATTCGCGTAACCCGGAAATTCTCCCAATAGGACAAGTCCTAAAAGGCAGTCTGCAAAGGGGTGGTCAGTCCATGCCCAGGCGCTTCTTCTCGCGCGCGACTTCCTTGGCTACCGCCTCGGCGATGAAGTCGTTCTTGGTCTTGCCGAGCGCGAAGCAGAGCAGGTTCAAATCCTCCTTCAGCGCTGGCGGGATGCGAACCGGCTGCTGCACCGGCGTCTCCTTCTTCGGCAGCGCCGCGCGGATGGCCTGCAGATCCACACCTTTACCCACGCGAACCGGCGCCCTCCTCTCTGCAACGACCACCGGCTCAGGTGCTTGGTCCTCTATCTCCCCCGCCTGAGCTGCGGGCGCCGGCTCATCAATGGCCGCCGTCTCTGCATTCAGGCTGTCGAGCCACGCTTTGCTTTTCGGTGCGCTCATCGGGTCTTTGCTCATGAAAACACTCCAAGGTAAAGGTCTTTCATTTCGTTGGCAGCGGCACTATCCCAATCCCGGCCCGAGAGCTCGGACACCGCCCTCCCCTGCGCATTGGCGAACTTGTAGGTTTCACGCGTCGCGACCAGCTTCGTCAGGACCGGCAGCTTGTCCTCGAACGGCTCCAACTGTTTGATCATCGACTTGGTGAAGCGCTTGCGCGGATCGGCCTGATTGAGCACCACGCGAATGTCGATCTGGCGTTTGTAGCTGCCGACCAGTGCGTGTAGATCGGGCACCGTGTCGAGGTCCATCTGCGACGGGATCAGCGGCGCGAGCACCTTCTCAGCGACGGCCAGGCCGTAGCGGAAGCCGTCCGAGTCCTTGCCGCCGACGTCGATGAAAACGTCCTGATACTGATCGGTGAGACGATCGAGCACCTCGGCGAATTCCTGCTTCGTGATCGGCTTGCGCGGTTCCCACCGCTCGACATGGACCTGCGGAAGAGCCGGGTCGTTAGCGCGGCGTGCCGCCCACTTCGCGGTGCTGTTTTGTCCGTCGAGGTCGAATACGGCAACCGTGCGCTTGAGCGATGCCCGGATCGCTGCCAAATTCTGGGTGAAGGTAGATTTGCCCACGCCTCCCTTCTCTGTTCCCACCATAATTACGGCCATAGAAGCCTCGATTGAATGTGTGAATTGTGCGTAGAGTAAAGGCTTGCGCCCCACACTTCAAGTAGATTATGAGCATTTGGAACTACGTCGGAGCAATGCAAGCCACTATTCAACCGAGGTATCAAGGTATGTTGGTATCAAGATACCAACCGAGGTATCAAAATACCGCCGGACGGAGAAACGCCGTTGTAGCCGAAGCAAGGTAGATCGGTCTGAGGCGAGGCAACGCGCAACTAAGTTTGTTTGGTCAGTAGGTCGGTCTGCCGAGAGCGAGCGTGAGACGATTCTCTCTATTGTGCGAGCGCGCACACAAGCCCCAACGCTACAGAGAGATCAATCGATGGCCCTAAGAAGCTGGCAAGGTGAGAGTAAAGCTTGATCGGCAGAACGCGATCAAAGAAGGGACCAGCCAAACAAAAAACCCACGTCTGAGCGTGGGTTCATATCCAACAAGTATGCGCCAATGGGTGCTCCCTTATTTGTCTGTTCGCTTGTTGTAATCCTTCAGAACATGGCGAATTGCTCCATTGAACTCAGGATCGTCAAAGTCCACGTCAGCACCTTTGAGCTCTTCCGAGACTATCCGCTGGAAGTCTTTCTGCGATTTCGTCACGAACTTGTCGCCGAGCACCTCGTCGATGACCTTCCATGCATCCGGCATGTATTCGTTCATCACGAGCTTCAGTAAGTGCGCCGGATCGACTCCCAACACGATCGCCATTGCTCGGACCTTGTTGATCGGCAGCTTGGTCTTGCCTTGCTTGAACAGCGTGATGACGTTGCGGTTCGGATATTCGAGCGCATCGCATATCTCAGCCTGCGTCTTGCCGCTCAAGTCGATCGCGCGAGTGATGTATTCCGCCACCGAGAGTGGCTGCTGTTTCTTCGTGGTCATGTTTCCCCCAGATTGTTAGTAATTAGTGACATACAGATTGTGAGAACAAATTGGTAACCGCTAACTTTCCCTCATGTGTTTGATTATAGAACGCAAAATTGGTTGCCGAGAAAAAAACACTGCCGATGCTGATGGCGATGCTGTTTGCTGAAGTTGCATCGTGTTCGGTCGCGCACACTACAATATAAGTTAGACGTTACATAACAAGTGACGTAATTCTAACCCTACCGAGGAGTTGCCTGATGTTGCAGAATTTCACCATCGTGTCCCTGAGCCAAGACCAGGCGATCGTTCTGTTGGCCGAGACGATCGAGGCCGGGAGCACGTTGGATGGGGGTTCGGTGCAAACGACCGTATGCCGTCATCCCGCGATTGGCGAGCTCATCCTGGTCCAGAACGCACTCGGGACGTCTGCCGTAGCACTCGACAAAGCCCAAATTCCTGCGTTAAGTGATTGGTTATCTCCTAGTCTGACCCATTGAGCGCCAAGACGCGACCGTTAGACTTTTGTCTATCGAATTAAAACCGTTGTTTTTTCTCAATAGGGGAATGACCATGCAGGTGAACAATCGTGTCCTCGTGATGCGCGAGGCGATCACCAAAATTGTGCCGATGTTAACTCAACGCTCAGTGCGCGTGACGCAGCAAGGCACGCAAGCATTCGTTGAATACCACGGGACCACGCTGGAGGTGAAGCGCGTCAACCTGCCGTATATCCCCGAAGACGCCAGCGACCAACTGCTCGACGCGACGCAGGGCTTCCTCGATCACGAGGTCGGCCACGTCCTGTTCACCGAGCAGCGCTTTGTGAAAAAGGCCGCGAAGCTCAAGGTCCACTCGCTGCACAACATGGTCGAGGACACGTTCGTCGAGCGGAAGATGGGCGAGAAGTTTCCGGGCTGCGGCTCGAACCTGACGCGCATGCACGGGTTCTTCCTCACCGAATACATCGACACTCAGCTCGCCGAAAAGCCCGAGCACTCAGCCGCAATCCTGATGGTGGTTGCGATTCGTGCATGGGCGGGCCAGCCCGCCTTCGTCGACTACATGAAAGACAAGTGGGAGTTGATGAAGGACGTCGTTGACCGTCTCGGTGCCGACTTCCCGAAGATGGTCCGGGGCGTAGACAGCACCGAGCAGGCGCTCAAGGTCGCGATCGAAGCGAAGAAGCGCCTCGAACCGAAACCGCAGCCGACGCCGCCCGCGCCGCCGATGACCCCGCCGCCGGCACCGCCCGAGCCGCCGAAGTCGAGCACGCCGCCCGAAGAGCCGCAAGAACCGCAGCAGGGCGGCCAGGGTGACGGCGAGCCCGACGAGGAAAACGAGAACGACGAGCCGCAGCAGCCCAACGACATGCCGAACTTGGGCGAGCCGGAACCCGAGCAGAGCGCGCCGAGCACCCCGCAGCCGGAAGGTGACGACGAGGACGACGAACCGAAGGGTGAGGAAGAACAGGAGCCCAACGGTGAGGAGGTTCAGGAGCCGGAACCCGAGCCGACGCCCGAAGCGGGTGACGAGGAAGACGAGCCCGCACCTGCGCCGAGCAACGAAGCGGGCGATGAGTCCGACGAGGGCGAAGGTGACGACAGCGACGACGAGGATGAAAACTCGAGCGGTGGCATGTCGGGCGAGGAAGGGGAGAACGACAGCGACGCCGAAGACGAAGGTGCACCGAGCGGCGCGGGTGACGGTCTGCCCGGCGGTGAGCAGTCTGAGGACAGCGCCGAGAGTGACTCGGGCGACGCAGGTGGTGAGGACGAGAACGGGGCCGGTCAGCAGGACGCGGGCGACCAGCACGGTCACGGCACGCCGGAAGCAGGGGAGGGCGATCCGACCGGTGGGCGCGATCCGAACGACGATCGCGACTTCATGAAGGAGCTCGAGGACGCTGATATCAAGGAGTTCGACGAGGCTGCGGCCGAAGCGCTCTCGAAGCAAGCCGTCGAAGCGACCAAGGGCGCGGATTACACCGTGTTCACCCGCGATGAGGACGTGATCGGCGTGCTCGAAGTGCCGGAGGAGTTCGGGCAAGAGACGGTCACGCACATGCAATCGAAGGTGGACCACATGATCGGCCCGCTCCAGAAAGACCTGCAGCGCGCCATTGCTGCCCGCTCGCAAGCAATCTGGACAGGTGGGCACCGGCGCGGCCAGCTGCACGGTGCCTCGCTTGCCCGCGTGCTGACCGGCCGCGAAGACGTGTTCCGCCAGAAGCAGGTGTCGCGCACGAAAGACGTCGCCGTGTCGCTGCTCGTCGATGGCTCGGGCTCGATGTGGCAGCACGGCAAGATCAAGGTGGCCTCATACGCCGCGTATGCGCTCTCGGCCGTGCTCGACAACATCGGCATCACCAACGAGGTGCTCGCCTTCAGCACGAACGAGTTCAGCTACGGCACGCTCAAAGCGATGAGCGAGGAGGCCAGCCAGCACCGCCTGCGTTACTCGCGGGGCGCCGCACTTGAGATCCGCATCCTCAAGTCGTTTGCTGAGCGCATGACGCCGATCGTGCGCCGTCGCTTCGCGCTGCTCTCGCAGGGTGATGCAATGATGCAAGAGAACGTCGATGGCGAGAGCGTGCAAATCGCGAACCACCGTCTCCAGCAGCAGCGCGCGACGCGCAAGGTGATGATGGTGCTCTCGGACGGGATGCCTGCGGTCAACGGGCACCGTGCCCCGATCCTCGCGAAGCACCTCAAAGAGGTCGTCAAGCAGATCGAGAAGCGCGGCACCGACGTCGTAGCGCTCGGCATTCTCGACCCGTCGGTTAAACAGTTCTACGACCGCGCGCTCGTCCTGAATTCGGTCGAGGAGCTGCCGTCGCTGGTCATGAAGGAACTTCACCGCCTCCTGGTGCAGTAAATCTTCCCGCAGGTGAATCACTTTGCCTGCATAGGATAGTAAGTGGTGACTTGACGTAGCCAAGAGTAACCACTTACTATTTCACCTGTAGCGAATCACAACCAATTTTAATTTTTCTCTGCATCGGAGGATTCAATGAGCGATACCGGCGACAAGATCTCTTGCCAGGAGTGCGGCGCGCTGACCCACGCGATCCAGTTGCACCTGCCGGAAGCCCACCCGGGCATGACCCTCGCCGACTACCAGGCGAAGTTTCCCGAAGCACCTGTGCTGTCCGAGCGCGCGAAAGCCGAGCTCGAGCGCCAGCGTGTCGCAAAGGCCGCTGCAGCGCCCGCAGTCACCGCCTCGATGGCCGGTAGCGCGCTGCCCGCTAACGTGGTCGCGCTGAACCCCGACGGCAAGACGACCGCCGCGATGCACGAGATCTTCGGCTTGGTCGATGGTCATGGGAAACCTGTCGCAGCTGCCTTGAGCTCGCGCAAGGAACCCGTGCCGGTCACGATCTTCGCCTCCCCGCGCGACGCCGACATGGTGCCCGAGATCGACGCAGGCTTCATTTTCGACATCGAAAACCTGAAGAATGCGCTGATGGCGATCGAGCTCCGCAAGAACCTCTACGTGTGGGGTCACGCCGGCACCGGTAAGACGACGCTGATCGAACAGGTCGCGGCGCGCACCGGGCGTCCGGTCATTCGGGTGCAGCACTCGATCGGCACTGAAGAGTCGCACGTCCTCGGTCAGTGGGTGGTGCGTGGCGGGCAGACCGAGTTCCAGCCGGGCTTGCTCCCGCTCGCGATGCGCAACGGGTGGACCTACCTCGCGGACGAATACGACTTCGGTAACCCCGCGGTCCTCGCGGTCTACCAGCCGATTCTCGAACCGGGCAAGAGCCTGGTCATCAAGGATGCGCCCGACGAATGGCGCGTCGTGAAGCCGCACGAGAACTTCCGCTTCGTCGCAACGGGCAACACCAACGGTTCCGGTGACGACACGGGCCTCTATCAGGGCACGCAGATTCAGAACGCCGCGAACTACGACCGTTTCGGGATGGTCCTCGAAGCCGCCTACATGAAGCCGGAGCTCGAGTCGGCGATTCTCGTGCAGCGCTGCCGGATTCAGAAGAAGAACGCCGACTCGCTGGTCGATTTCGCAAACCGCGTGCGCGAAGCCTACAAGAACAAGGAGATCGGCAGCACGATCTCCCCGCGATGCCTGATCGACGCGGCCGACATCGGTCTGCGACGCGCGAACTGGCGCGCGGGCGTGACGCTCTCCTTCATCAACAAACTCTCTGCGGTAGACCGCGCTGTCGTCGACGGCGTTGCATCGCGCATCTTCGACAAGTAATCGGATAAGTAACAGGTAACTATCATGCAATTGGCCCAATCGACTGTAACGAATGCCCGCACCTCCACGCGCTACGAGGACCACACGGGGATGCTGCACAAACTGGCAAAACGCGGCTGGGGCCGGTTGCAGGAGGCAGGGCTCTCCCTGCCTTACGACGACGTGTTCCAGCAGATGTGCGAGTCGTTCGTGAAGTGTCAGGCGACCTACAAGGCTGACACCGGCTTCACGTTCTCGGCGTATTACGGTCGCTCGATCTGGAACAACTTCAACAAGTGGGCCGAGCGCCAGATCGAGGAAAAGCACACGCTTGGCCTCGTCTCGGTCGAGTCGCTGTGCGGCGCTGACGATGAAGGGGAGGGCGACGCCTACGAATTCATCGAGCAAGAGGACGAAGACGACACGCCCGAAGATCGCCTGGCCGCGCGTCAGGAGAGCCACCGGCTCGCCCGCATGCTCTCGGACGACGCGAAGCGCATGGTGGCGCTGCTCGCGCACCAGACCCCGGCGCTTGAGCGCTGGATGGAGGAGCGCAACGCCCGGATGCTCAAGAAGACGCATCACATCAATCTGTGGCTGCTCGGCGAGTTCCTCGGTTTCGACCGCAACAAGACGAGCCGCCTGCGCCTGGAGCTCGAACGCGTCTACGGCGTGGAGCTGTAATGAGCCACCCTAGCTGCTTCGGGCTGCCGTCGGTATTCGCGGCCGGCACGCAGACCTGCACGGCGTGCGCCTCCCGCGCGCTATGCGTGCCCGCCTGCTACTCGATGCTCGTGTCGCTCTCCGAGAAGATCGATGTGGCGGCACCGCTCGCGCAGCTAGAGCGCACGGCCAAGGTTGTGACCGCGCAGTCGATACCCGCGCCCACGGTCGAAACGACGATCGCGGCGCCCGCACCTGCCGCGGTGCGCGTGAACCTGGAGTGCGGTGCGCGCGAGCAAGAGTTGCTTGCGAGCCTGCCTGTTCGCGCGCAGAAGGTCATGCGCCCGCTTCTGAAGCGCGGCGGTGACGCACGCGCACGCCTCGCGCTCGCGAAAGGGCAGAACCCCTTCGACGGGCGCGGCCCGCAGTGGTTGCGGCTTGCGGGCGAGAAGCTCCTCGCCGGCGGCTTCACGAAGGGCGACCTGCGCCGCGCCTACATCAACGAATACGGGTGGTCGGAAGCGACCGCCTTCTCGCGCGTGTCCATCGTGGTGTCGGTGATTCCGGCGCTGCGTCTGGGCCGCGTCGCGGGCGATACGGTGCTTCGCACGCCAACGCCCGCCCGCGATCATTGATACATCAACCCATTCACCGCAGGAGCTCAAGTTGAATATCAAGCATCTGCTTTCCGCGAGGTCGGACTTCTCGCTCGGGGAGTCCACGCTGCAGGTCGGCACCCTGATCGAAACCGCGAAGGCACAGGGTTACGAGACGGTTGCGCTGGTGGACAACATGTCCATCTCCAACATGGTCGCGTTCACGGACAAGGCGAAGAAAGCGGGGATCAAGCCGATCGTGGGCTGCACGATCCGCATGGTCGACGATCCGACCTACCGCAAGCCGCCGAAGGCGTCGGGCGAGGTCGAGCGTCCGAACCCGCTCGTCATGCTCAAGGTCTACGCGAAGACCGACGCGGGCCTGCGCAGCCTCATGAAGCTGCTCTCCAAGGGCAACAGCCCGGAATACTTCTACTATCACTCGCGGGTGGGCCTCGAGGACGTGCTGCAGCTGGAAGAGTGCGCGGTCGCGACCGGTGACTTCTACGGCCTGTTCCATCACAAGCGGTGGGAGGAGATCGCGTATCGCCTGAGCGAGAAGTTCGGCCGCGACTTCTGTGTGGAGTTCGTGCCCGGCGCGACGCCGCTGCACAAGACGCTCAACAAGCTCGCGCTCACCTGCCTCGACCGCTTCACCGCGACGCCGATCGGCACCTGGCCCGCGCTCTATGCGACCGACGATCAGGCCGACAGCCTCGACGTGCTGCGCGCGATTCTCGGCAACAACAAGATGACCGACCGGTGGCTGAACAAGCCCTACCTGCGGAACTTCTCGGTGCGCGCGCCGGGCGATCTGGTGAAGGCGCTCGTCGCCGAAGGCTTGCCCGCGAAAGAGATCATCAAAGGCAACCAGGCGCTTGTCGATTCGTGCACGTTCGAATTCAAGAAGCTCGACCCGTGCCTGCCGAAGATGGCAGAGGACGAGTTCAAAGCGCTCTGCGCCGAAGTCGCGAAGGGCTGGGCGCAACGCTTTGCGGCGCCCGTGCTCGGGCACAAGCCGGAACCCGAAGAGCTGCCGCAATACAAAGCGCGGCTCGCCTACGAGCTCGACGTGCTCCGCAAAATGGGCTTCTCGGGCTACTTCCTGCTCGTGCAGCACATCGTCCAGTGGAGCAAGCAAAACGGAATTTTGGTCGGTCCCGGCCGCGGGAGCGTTGGCGGTTCCCTCGTCGCTTACCTGATGGGAATCACGGACGTCGATCCGATCCGCTTCAATCTGCTGTTCGAGCGCTTCATCAATCCGGAGCGTCTCGACTTGCCCGACGCCGACCTCGACTTCATGTCCAAGCGCCGGCACGAGGTGATCGATTACATCGCCACTCACTTCGGGCGCGAGAACGTCGCGGGCGTGTCCAACTACAACACGATGGGCGCCGCGGGCGTGATGCGCGATACGTCGCGTGTCCACGAACTCAACCCGTTCGACTATGCCTGCTCGAAGCAGATGGAAAAGCAGCACGGGGTGTCGCTCTCGCTGGAGGAGTCGGCCGCGATCGTGCCAGAGATCGACAAGTTCAAGGGCAGCTTCCCGGACATTTGGAAGCACATGGTGAACCTCGAAGGTGCCGCGCGCGGTCTTGGGCAGCATGCAGCGGGCGTCATCGTCGCGGGCGAGCCGATCGTCAACCGCGCCGTGGTCGAAACCCGCACGGGCGGGCCGGTCTGCAATTGGGACAAGCGAACGGTCGAGGACTTCGGGCTCATCAAGATGGACATTTTGGGCTTGACTAACCTCGACGTGATGAAGCTCGCCGCCGACTACATCAAGGAGCGGCACGGCAAGACGATCGACTTCCTGCGGCTGCCGCTCGACGACAAGAAGGTGCTGGAAGCATTCGGGCGGGGCGACACCACGGGCGTGTTCCAGTTCGAGTCGCCCGGCATGCGCCGGCTCTTGCGTGAGATGGCGCTATCGGGCGCGGTGACGTTCGACGATCTGGTGGCGGTGGTCGCGCTGTATCGCCCGGGTCCGCTCGACGCGGGTCTGTGCGACGACTACGTGGCGATCAAGCAGGGTTCCAAGCAGCCGTATTACGAGCACCCGAACATGGCCCCTGCGCTCAAGGACACCTACGGGGTGATCGTGTATCAGGAGCAGGTGATGCAGATCGCGCGTGACCTGGCGGGCTTCTCGATGGCGGGCGCCGACCATCTGCGTAAAGCGATGGGTAAGAAGGACAAGGAGAAGATGGCCGAAATGCGCGACAAGTGGGTGGCCGGTTGCGTGTCGCACTCGGGCATGACCGAAGGCTCGGCCAATGCGCTCTTCGACAAGATCGAAGTGTTCGCCGGATACGCCTTCAACAAATCGCACTCAGTGGAGTATGCGGTCATCAGCTGGTGGACGATGTGGCTGAAGGTCAACTACCCGGCCGAATACTTTGCGGCCTCGCTCACTGAGATCGACAAAGAAGAGAAGCGCGAGCCGCTCGTGCAGGATGCGCGGCGCATGAGCATGCAGGTGTTGCCGCCCGATATAAACCGGTCAAGCGCCCGGGTAGAGATCGTGGGCGAGGATAAGCTCTACGCCCCGTTCCAGGCGCTCAAGGGTTTATCCGAGAAGGCGGCAGGCTACATCGTAGACGCACGCATAAAGTGGGGCAAGCCGTTCGCGAACCGCACCGACTTCGACGCCGCAATGAAGGCGGCAGGCTACACCGGCCGGCACATCAACCAGGCGGTCAAGGACAAACTCGTGCTGATCGGTGCCTTCGCCGAGTGCGAGGGCGACAAGGTGCCCGCCATGCACCCCGATCGGCTGAAAAACCGCATCGAGCTACTGCCAGGTTTCACGGTCGATACTGTGAAAGCTGACCGAACGCTTAACGCTGAGCACCTCGCCTTGCTGCAATTGGTGCGCATCGGTGAGGAGACGCGCTCGTGCGAGAAGTGCTCGCTCAAGGGCGGCTGTCACCCGATGCCGCGCATCGGGAAGACGCCGAAGTTCATGGTCGTGTCCGACAACCCGAACTGGCAGGAGGAAAAGGCAGGGAAGCTCCTCGAAGGCGATAACGCGAAGCTCGTCATCAACGCGTTGAAGGAAGCGGGGCTCTCGGCACAGGACGGGTATTTCACGACGCTCGTGAAGTCCGGCAAGCCGAAGGATCAGAAGACGCTCACGAACGAACAGATCAACGGTTGCTCCGAATACCTCAAGCGCGAGCTGGAGATTCTCAAGCCGCCGGTGGTCGTGACACTCGGGAGCAACGCGGCGCGCTTCTTTGCGCCGGGCGTGAAGGGCGGCTCGATGGAGCTCGCGGGCAAGGTCATCTTCGACCCGAAGCTCGACGCCTCGATTGTTTTTGGCATCAACCCGGGGCAGATTTTCCATGACCCGGGCAAGTATTCCGTTTTGCAAACCGTGGCCGCGAAGGTGGCCGACCTTATCACCTGACACTCAAGGAACAAACATGAGCACCGATACGCTCTCGATCGAAGAAATGGCTGCCCTCGTCGGCGACCTGGAGAACCCGCCCGTCGCCGGCGCGAACGCCGCAGTGACCACGCCCACCGTAGCGGCTGCCGCCAATGCGCCGGCCGCCACCACAGCGCCGGCGCCCGCGGTCACGAAGTCGGGCCTGAAGGTCTTCGTGGACGTGGCGCAGCTCAAGAAGGATCTGCAGGTCAACCCGAACGATCTGGACGATGCGGTCATCAGCCAGGCACCGATGTTCGTGCATTACGCGCAGCAAGCCGCGTATGCGCGCCGCCAGTATGAGAAGGCGAAGCTCGCGGCCGACATCCTCGAAAGCCAGCTCGATAGTGCCTGGCGCAAGAAGCTCGCGGAAGACGGCGGCAAGGTGACCGAGAAGATGGTCGAGAACGCCGTCAAAGCGGACCCGCGCTATGCCAACGCGCAGAACCAGATCATCGAGGCGCGCGCGCTTTTCGACATCGCCAACGATGCGCGCGAAGCCTACATGCAGCGCAAGGACATGATCGTGCAGGTGTCGGTCGATCGCCGTCGCGAGCGTGAAGGGCAGCTGCGCATCCTCGCCGCGAAGGAAGGCGAGAACGCTGTGCAGTCGGGCCGCGAAGCCGCGCTCGCCGCCGAAGCCGCTCGCCGCCAAGCCGCCTGAAGGATCTTTCAACCTTTTCGAGGTCCGGTAAGTGACGCGTTACTATACTTGACGATGCAGGGCGAGACGGTGACGAAGCTGTCACAGCCTCGTCCGCAAAACCTGTGACTTACTACCTCCAAACTCTGACTAAGGAAACAAAAACCATGTCTACTCAAGCTCTGATGGAACTGCTGCAAAAGCGCAAGGCTGCAACCGGTGGTCAAAAGACGATCAAGCCGAAGGCTGGTCGCAACCGTTACCGCATCCTCCCGGGATGGCGCACGAACGGTGACCCGACGTTCTTCCATGACTTCGGCCAGCACTTCATCAAGGACGCGGCGGGGCAGGTGAAGGCGGTCTACATTTGCGCGGACAAGACCTTCGGTCGTCCGTGCGAGGTGTGCGATGCGGTCGCGCAGGGCATCCAGATGTCCACCGACGACGTGCAGAAGAAGCGCGTCGAGGAAGCGAAGTCGAGCGGCCGCGTGCTGCTCAACGTCCTCGAGCTCGACGGCACGCAGCCGACGGTGCCGCAGATTCTCGAAGTCGCGCCGACGGTGTTCAACGGCAAGAAGGGCGTGGGCGGCATCATCGCGCTGTTCGACGAATGGCCCAACATGCTCGACCCGAACACCGGCAACGACATCATCGTCGAAAAGTCGGGCGCGGGCCTCGACACGGCCTACAGCGTGCAGATCGCGGGTGCCTCGAAGCCGGTTCCGGCCGAAGCGCTCACGAAGCTGAACGATCTCGACGCCTACGTGATGCAGGAAAACGCGCAAGCGCAGCAGCGCGCTCTCGCCTCGGTGCGTCAGGTCGCGGGCCTCCCGGCCCCGACGCAGACCTACCAGCCGGCCGCAGCACTCCCGGCAGGTGCGTCGAACGTCTACACCGCGCAGGGGGCGACACCGTGGGAAGCCGACGAGACGCTCGACATCGGCACGCTCGCGAACCCGGCAGTGGCCGCAGCAGTTGCGACGCCCGCTCAGCCGGTCGCAGCAGCGCCGGTGCAGCCCGCAACTGCCGAAGTGGCAGCGGCGGTCGCAGCGGTCGCCACGCAGGTTGCGCAGCCGGTGGCAGTCGCACAGCCCGCAGTCGCGACGCCTGCACCCGCAGCAGTGGCCCAGCCCGCAGTTGCAGCAGCCCCGGCTGCCGCAGCAGGCACGGGCGACCCGGAGCTCGACGCTCTGCTCGCGGGCCTGTAATCGAAGCCTGATGTAACGACCAGCGGCGGGGCTCACACCTCGCCGCTTCTCATTGAGAGGTTTCGATAGTGGCAAACACATTCCTTGTTGACGCGAACTCCATCGGTCGCGCATCGCATTCCGGCACCGTGCTCACGGTCGGCAAGTTCCAGACGCAGGCGGTCTTCGGGTTTGTGCGCTCAATGGGCGCGCTGTATCGCGACTATCCGGCGTTCGAAAAGTCATTCGTGCTGTGGGACGGACGCGCGGACTTTCGTTACGCGATCCACCCCGGCTACAAGGGCAAGCGCAAAGACGCGCTGGTCGATCCGGTAAAGGCTGCTGAGCGCGCGGCATACGACGCACAAGTGCCCTTCATCAAGAAGGCGCTCGATCTGTTGGGCGTGCCACAGATGGTGAACGCCGAGCGCGAAGCAGACGACCTCGGGGGCTTTCTCGTGCCGCGCTTGACGAAAACGGGGAAGGTGCTGCTAGTCACGGGCGACACCGACTGGTGGCAGCTCGTCGGCCCGAACTGCGATTGGTTCGATCCTCGCAAAGCGGGCATGTATGTGTCGCTCGAAGACTTCTTCCAGAAGACCGGCTACTTCACCCCGGACGAATACATCGAGGGCAAGGCGCTGATCGGGGATACGACCGACGACATTCCGCCGGCCGGCGGCATCGGTAAGAAGGGCGCACCGGAGTTCATGGCGCAGTTTCGCTCGATGCAGAAGTTCCGCGACATGTGCGACGCGGGCGAATTTCAGCCGAAGCTCAAGAAGCACGTCGAGCTGTGGAAGGGCGAGAGCCGCCGCAACTGGGACAGGAACATGCAGCTCATGGACCTGCGCAACGCGCCCGCACCGGACCCGGCGAAGACCACGATCACGCAGGGCACGCTCAACGAGGATGGGTTTCGCGCGCTGTGTGAGCGCCTCGCATTTCGGTCGATTCTCGCGCAATGGGATCACTTCATGACCCCGTTTCGCCAACGTTACCAGGCGCGTCTCGCGCGCGCCGCTTGAAGGACAAAGAACATGGACGACATTGTGATTGAAAAGCACGTCCCGCCGCCGAAGGCAGGACACGGTTCATGGGGCAGCGTGCTCGCCCGCATGGAGGTCAACGACTCGTTTGTCGCTGACGACGAGAAGGCAGCGCGCGGGGCGATTCGCACCGCGGCCGCGCGCCTGAACATCGCCCTGACGATCCGCAAGGAAGTGGACGCAGACGGGAAACTTATCGAAGGAAAAATGCGCGTGTGGCGCATCGAAAAGGAGCAAGCAGAATGAGCATCGCAGACGATCTGGCAAAAGCAATCATGGGTGCAGTGGGTGAGTCCGACGCCGAGCTCGAGGTTCCCGGCTACATCGACACCGGCTACGAGCCGCTCAACGAGATCCTCTCGGGCGACCCGAAGAACGGCGGCATCGCGATGGGTCGCATCTTCGAAATCTTCGGCCCGTCATCGTCGGGCAAGACGTGGCTTGCCACGCAGCTCATGAAGCAGGCGCAGGTGATGGGCGGCATCGCGCTGTTCATGGACCACGAACTGACCTTCCAGCAGCCGTTCGCTGAGAAGTCGGGCCTCACGACGGAGTTCCCGTGGTTCATCTACAAGCGCCCCGATACGTGGGAAGCCTCGAACACGATGGCTCTGCAAGCGGCCGACGCGATTCGCAAGAGCAAGAAGCTCGATCCGCTGGCGCCCATCGTAGTCGTGTTCGATTCGGTCGCCGCGATGATCCCGCAGTCCGTGTTCGAGAAGGGCATCACGGACTACAACATGAACGACACGACGGCGCTCGCTCGCGTGTCCTCGACGACGCTCAAGTCCATCAACCAGCAGTCGGCGAAGATGAATGTGACGATCGTCTACCTGAACCAGATCCGCACGAAGCCGGGCGTGGTCTACGGTGACCCGACGACGACCCCGGGCGGCTCGGCGTTCGAGTTCTATGCCACCGGCCGTCTCGCGTTGGGCAAGAAGTTCATCAAGGCGAAGGTCAACGGCAAGGACGAGATCGTCGGACAGCTGATGGGCATCGAGACGAAGAAGAACAAGCTGGCTCGCCCGCGTCAAGAGGTCGATCTGCGCCTGCAGTTCCTCGACGATGGCATGACGACCGTGAACCTGACGCTCTCGCTGCTCGACCACGCGGTCGCCGTGGGCAAGCTGAAGAAGCTCTCCACGGGCCGCATCGAGTGGATCAACGGGTCGAGCTACCCGCCGGGCCAGCTCGCGGACATGATCGACAAGGGCGGCCTGAAGACGGCGCTCCTGCACGTCATCTACCCGAACCACTACCCGGCGCCCGCAGTCGCCCCGGTCGCGGCAGCAGCCTAACCCATCCCGCTCCCTATACTCGAAAGCAGGTCAATCGAGATAGGGAGCGCGCGATGGAACAACACGTAATCGAATTTGCGCCGCCGGCCGAAGGGCTCGACGGCGTTTCTGTTTTCAACACCTTTCGCCTCGGGCGAGTGTGGCACGAACGTCTGAAAGAGGGCGACGAGGTGTTCCTCATGTGGGCGAAGAAGATGCAGGTGTTCGGGCGCGCGACGGTCGGCCCGGTGCACAAGGGCAAGCTCAGGGAGCTCGCCGAAGCGCACGCGCGGTTCAACCACAACCAGACAGCGAACCCCGACACGGCGGGCGCTGCGGATCGTCTGATCGCCAACATGACGAAGCGCTATGGGCCACACATGGTTCACGACAATAAGCTTTCGACAGTCATTTATTTGCAGAGGATCGAATGATCGACATTCCAATCGAACTACCCGCGGGGTGGCGGGCATCGCGCTTTGACGACGACTGCATCATGGTCTGCGCGCCGGGCCTCGGTCGCGTCGCCGTGACCATCAACGTGAAGGAGCGCTCCTTCGTTCTGGGCGCGCTGCGTCCGCGTCGCACCGTGCTCGGCGTGGACGTCTATCGCGGGCGCGGCTGGCAGGCGCAACTCTACACGGCCGCCGTCGAAGCATTGCAGAGGTCGCTCAATGGCTGAGCTCAAGGTCAAAGAGTGGAAGCCCTCGACCTGCGGCAAATTCCAGTGCGCCAAGGTCAAGAAGGGCCACAGCCTCTACGGCGAGATCCGCAAGTATCCGAACGGCATGTCGATCTACTGGGCCTTTCGCAAGCCCGACGAGGTGTTCGTGGAGCTCGACGCCTGGGCGGTGGATACCGAGACGATCTCCGTCATGAAGAGCCGACGCGTCACGCACATCGGCATTCTGGTGAGCAACGGCGACCAATACCTCACGCGCATCGAGACGATGACCGACAAGGACAAGGGCGCCGTGGTCCTGAACTACAGCAAGCACAAGGGCGCTCGCGGCAAGTTCGGCGCGCGCCAGTGGTATCTGCCGCGCTCGCAGTTCGTGCAGCAACTCGCGCCGCCGGAGTCGACGCTGGAGCAGATGAAGATCAGAGGGCGCAGATAAGTAAGCCGTTACGTGTTTGCTACAATCGGTCATTCTGAAATGAGGGAACCAACACGATGATTCTAGCCAGTGCTCTGCTGTGCCTTACTTTGAACGTGTATCACGAAAGCCGGGACCAACCCATCCTCGGGCAATACGCCGTCGCCGCCGTCACCATGAACCGCGCGGGCGACGATCCGGCCAAGGTCTGCGAGGTCGTCACGCAGCCGCATCAATTCAGCTGGACGACCACTAAGCTCGCGCGCGACCGCAAGGGCTGGCGGCTCAAGACGGCGGGCGTGCCCAAAGACGACTTCGCCTGGATGATCGCGAGCCGCATCGCCTACAACACGCTCACCGGCAAGAAGATCGACCTCACGCGCGGCGCGACCTACTTCCACACGAAAGCCGTGCGCCCAAGCTGGCGCGAGAAGTTCATCCGGGCTGTCACCATCGGCGACCACGTTTTTTATCGCGTCACGTAAGCAACGGGTTACTATACTGTCACCTGTAGCGCACAAGTTTCTCACCTTTCAACCACTCAGGAGTCACACCGCATGTCCATCGCCTCGTTCTTCTCGAAGCTCTTTCTGCACGCCGCCTCATGGGCGGTGCTGCTCTACGGCCTGCTCGCCCCGGCGCACGGCTACGAAAATCTCGCCGTGTTCGCGTTGGGCATGATTTCGGTCATGGGCCTCATCAGCACGATCGTCGGCGGCGGCGTCAGTTCGCTCGACGTGCCGGGCAGCTTCTTCGGCAAGCTCATGTTCCGGGCCTTCCAGATCTCGGCCGCGCTATTGGTCTTTGTCCTCGCCGAGCACGGGCACTTCGTAGCCGCCACGCTCATGACCCTCATGTGGTTCGTGCGACAAGCCGCTTTCCGTGAAATGCGCATGCGCGAAAAAGCCTTCAAGGAGATTCTCAAGGAAGCGGCCGCCCGGTTCGACGAATTCGACGAGCAGATCCGCGCCGGGAAAGAGGTCGAGCAACCTGCATTCGGCACGAAAGCGACCACGGCCCAGGTGAAGGTCAATCCGAACGCCGCCCGTGACCCCGCCTTCGGTTATCCGTTCACCCCGAGCGACATCGCCGCGACCAGCGCGTAACGCATCACCAGCAGTAGAAACAGGGGCCGAGTGCCCCTGTTCAGCTTCCAGAACTTCGTCATGAAAATGACGCAATCGAATTCAGAACGAGGGAAACCATGCAGCCATACGGGGTGCTTTCCGATTCACATTGTCACGACTGGTCCGCATTCGCGACCGAAAACGACGACCTGATTAATACGCGGCTCGCAGTCATCCTCGACGAGATCGAGCGGTGCGCGGCCGAAGTGCACAAGGTGGGCGGGGATACCGTCTACCACGCGGGCGACCTGTTCCACGTTCGCGGGCGCATCGCGCCGAGCGTGCTGAACCCGACGCGGGATCGCTTCGAACACATCTACCGGACCTACGGCGTGAAGTTCCGCCTGCTCCCGGGCAATCACGACCTGGAACACAAGCACAGCAATCGCGTGGGCAACGCCATCGAGGCGATGCGCAGCCAGTGGGTCGAGGTCGGCCACGACACGCAGGTGTTCGCCGAGCACAACGTCCTGATGGTCCCGTGGGTCGAGGGTGTCGCGGATCTGAAGAAGCGCCTCGAGTTGGAGCGCGACAACCTGCTCACGCAGGGCGAAGACCCGGCCAACTACAACCTCATCATCCATGCGCCGATCGACGGCGTGATCGAGGGCTTGCCCGACCACGGCCTCACCGGCGAGTGGCTCGCAGCGCTCGGCTTCAAGCGGGTGTTCAGCGGCCACTATCACAACCACAAGGAGATCGCGCCCGGCAAGGTGTGGTCGGTGGGTGCCACGACGCACCAGACATGGGGTGATACCGGCAGCAAAGCGGGCTTCCTGATCGTTTCGACCGAGGACGTGAAGTGGCACTGCTCGCGCGCGCCGCACTTCGTGGACATCGAAGCGGGCATGGACCCGAGCGAAGTCGCGCTGCGCTGCGACGGCAACTACATTCGCGTCAAGGTCAGCAACGCGAAGCCTTCCGAGGTCAGCGCGATCCGCGATGGTCTGATGAAACACGGCGCGCTCGGCGTGAACGTGAACGTGGTGAAGGTGCCGACGACGGGCCGCGCATCGACGAGCACAGTGAAAGCGGGCGCATCGGTCGAGGTGCAGGTGACGGATTACATCAAAGCGGCGGGCTTCGAGCACGCCGATCTGGTCGCGCAGGGCGCGATCAGTGTTCTCGCGGAGGCAGTGTAAATGGAAATTCTCAAACTTCGGGCAGTCAACTTCCTGACGCTCGGCGACTCGGGCGACCTGTTGCTCAAGGACCGCGGGCTCGTCCTCATTCAGGGCGTGAACAAGGACGACACATCAACCGAATCGAACGGTGCGGGCAAGAGCTCCATCGCCGACGCACTGTGCTGGGCGCTCTTTGGCGCGACCGCGCGCGAAGAGTCCGGTGATTCGGTCATCAATGAGAAGGCGAAGAAGGGCACCTACGTGTCCGTCGTCGTGCAGGACGGCGAGACGATCTACGACATTCGTCGCCACCGCAAGGACAAGCAGTTCAAGAACGCGACCACAATCACGCGCTGGAACCCGGCCGTCGAGTATCAGAACGGCGCGCAGGGCGAGCGCATCGAGAAGGGCACCGAGAAAGAGATCCAGCTCCAGATCAACGAGATCGTCGGCTGCAACTACGACGTGTTCAAGTCGGCGATCTACGCGGGCCAGGAGGACATGCCCGACCTGCCGAAAATGACCGACAAGCCGCTCAAGATGCTGATCGAGAAGGCGTCGGGCATCGAGCGGCTCGAATCGGCCTACAACATCGCGAACCGCAAGCACGACGAGGCGAAGGCGGCGGTCGAGTCGGTCAACACGAAGATGGGGCTCTTGGAGAACCAGATCGTCAACTGGAAGGTGTCGGTTGCGCAGCTGGAGACGCAGCACGCACAGTTCGAGGCCGCGCGCCCGAGCGTGCAACAGCAGTTCCTCGACCAGGCTGCGGCTGCCGCCGATGCGCTCAAGAAGAACTTCGCCGCCTATCAGGGACTCAACGAGGCCGCAGCAGCGAAGGAACGCGACGAGTTGCAAGCGATCCTCGCAGATCACCGCAAGTTCACCGACCAGCGCGACCAGCTGCTCAAGGCAGAGCATGCGGCGTCGCGTGCGTATCACGCCCGGAAGGGCGACTTCGAGCGCGCCCGCGCGCAAGTGTTGGCAGCGGTCGAAGCGGTGAAGAACGCGCCGGCTGCGATGGAAAAGCCCTGCACCGAGTGCGGCAAGCCCCACACCGCCGAAGAGAAGGACGAGTTCGTCGCGCACCAGACCAAGCGCGCGAAGGAGCTGAGTGTCACCGCCGGTCAGATCCAGACCGAGGTGACGGAGCTGCAGAACGTCGCGGCCGCCGCCGGGAAAGAGCTCGAAGAGTTTACGGCGACGATCCCTGACGTGTCGGCGACCAGCACCCGGCTCGCGCAGGTGCAGCAGACACTCACCGCGTGCCAGCAGTTGAAGAACGTGATCCAGCGTCAGAAGGCCGACCACGATCGTCTGAAGGAAGAAGGGCAGAAGGCGCTCGTCGCGGTCAACCCGCACCAGTCGGCGATCGACATGGGCCGGGAGAACGTCGGCAAATGCGAGCAGGCGATCGACAAGCTGAAAGCCGACGCGGCCGAGCGCATCAAGGCGGCCGAGGTTGCCGCGAGCGTCGCGAAGGTGTTCAGCCCCGGTGGCGTGCGCGCGCAGATTCTTGATACGGTGACGCCGTTCCTGAACGACCGCACGAGCGACTACCTCTCCGCGCTCTCGGACGGGAACATCAGCGCCGTCTGGTCGACGCTCACGACGACCACGAAGGGCGAGCTCCGCGAGAAGTTCAACATTGAAGTCGAGAACGCCACGGGCGCAAAGTCGTTCGGTGGTCTGTCGGGCGGGGAAAAGCGCAAGGTGCGGCTCGCGACGATGCTCGCGCTGCAAGACTTGGTTGCCTCGCGCGCGACGAAGCCGCTCTCCCTCTGGGTGGGCGACGAGATCGACGATGCGCTGGACGCAGCGGGCCTCGAGCGCCTCATGACCGTGCTGGAGCAGAAGGCGCGCGAGAAGGGCACCGTGCTCATCATCAGCCACGAGTCGCTGTCCGATTGGTGTGACCAAATCGCCACCGTCACGAAGGAGGGCGGGCAATCGACGGTCAGCGGGGCGCTGTCGGCATGAACGCAAAGATCGCGGCGGGTCTGAAAGCCCGCCAGTTCAGCAACCGCGACGAGCTCATCTGGACCCCGCCCTCGAAGCCGCAGACCGTGGAGGAGTTCCAGAAGGAGTATATGACCGTGATCTCCACCCCGCGGCAGTTGGGCAAGAGCCACTTCGACGAGGAGTTCAAGAAGTTCGCCGTCGAGCAGATTGAGAAAGCGACGAGCAAGGCGCTCACGGGCGCGACGCTCACCGCGAGCACGATCACTGTGCCTCCGGTCACGCTCACCGCGGAGGAGCTCAAGAAGCAGTATGAAGAGTTGCGCAAGCTCGCGATGTCCGGATCGCCGGCACCGTGGGCGCCACCGCCCGCAACCGGCGGCGGGCTGCTTCGCCAGCCGACCGTGTTGGGCGCCGCGCCCGCACCGAAGAAGCCGGGCGTGCTCGACAGCCTTGTTACGAGCGCCACCGAGTTCACACGATTTCAGGAGAAAAACCAGATGACAGATGCAGAGAAGGAAGCGGCGAAAGCAGTCGCCGCAGCGATCAACGGGCTGCTCACGCCGTCGGGTGCGGGTCCGTTCAAGCTCACCGGCCCGGCGCAATTGACGATCAAGACGCGGCAGGGCCAATACAAGAAGAAGGCGTTCATGGGCGATGAGGAGATACGCCTCACGACGAGCTATGCAGGCTCGCGCGACGGCGTGATCTGCGTGTTCAAAAACACCGTGCCCGTCGAATACGCCGCGATCGAGATTCCGCTGATGGAAGCGCGCGAGCTTCTGTCGGGCTTTTCGAAATACGTCGATTCGCTCAACATTGCGGACATGGACAACATCGTCGCGGGCATCGAGCAGAACATCGCGCAGGCGGTCGCCGTCGAGCGCGAAGAGGCAATGGCTGTATCCCCCGAGTTTGGTAGCTGGTAAAGGAAAAGAACATGAAACTGAAGATAGTTGGACTCGATCCGTCTTTGACCCACACGGGCATCGCGATCATGGAATACGACACGATCACGGGCACGCTCGGCACGCCGGAGCTGCGCCTGATCGTGACCGAGGGGCAGGGCAAGAAGAAGGTGGTGCGCCAGAACTCGGATGACGTGCGTCGCGTGCGTGAAATCGTCAAGGGTGTGCATGACGCCTGCAATGGCGCGCTCTTCGCCGTCTCTGAGATGCCCACGGGCGCGCAGAGTTCGCGCGCTGCGTTCGCGTTCGGCATGGTGATCGGCGTGCTCGCCGGCTTGCCGGTGCCCATGATTCAGGTCAGCCCGCTCGAAGTGAAGCTGGCAGCGGTCGGGCACAAACAGGCCGCGAAGGAAGAAATGATTGAGTGGGCACACCAGAAGTATCCGGCGGCGAACTGGCTGCGTCACGAGAAGAACGGTCGCGTCAAAACCAAGCTCGGCTTCAAGGAATGGAAGGCGGGCGATTTGGTGAACGACAACGAGCACCTGGCCGATGCCATCGCGGTCGCCGAAGCCGGGTTGCTCACCGACCAGTTCAAGCAGGCGGTGGCGATGCTGTCCTTCGCGAAGGCAGCTTAGTCCCGGAAGCGGGCAGCCAACCTATACTGAAGAGGGAAGGGGTCGCGAGCAGCGGCTTATTTTTTGGCTTTGCTGTAGAGTAACCACTGACTTACAATCCATTCCCCCTCCGAACGAACCCGAGAAACATACATGCAAGTTATCAAGCGCGACGGCTCAAGTGAGCCGCTGGACATTGCCAAGATTCAAAAGTGCGTCGAATGGGCCTGTGCGGGCCTGAACGTGTCGCAATCCGAGCTCGAAACGAGCGTCGGCGACATGCTGTTCGATGGCATGAGCACCCAAGACATTCACCGCGCGACCATTCTCGCCGCCGCGGGCCTGATTTCCCTCGCCGCGCCGGACTACACGTTCGTCGCCGCGCGCCTCCTGAAGCAACAGATTTTCAAGGAGTCGGTGGGCTCGATCGCCTACCCGCATTTGTCCGACTACATCGGCGAGGCCGTGCTGAAGGAAAAGCTGACCCCGGAGATGACCGACGGCCGCTTCGACCTGGAGCTGCTCAACGACGCCATCGTGCCGGATCGCGACTACCAGTTCGACTACCTGGGCCTGCAAACGCTTGCCGACCGCTACTTCATCCGTGAGACGCCCGACGGCCGCATCATGGAGATGCCGCAGCACTTCTTCATGCGCGTCGCGATGGGCCTGGCGCTGCGCGAGGGCGACCCGACCGAGCGTGCCATCGAGTTCTACACGGTCCTCTCGCGCTTCGAGTTCATCAACTCGACGCCCACGCTGTTCAATTCGGCGACGCTGCACCAGCAAATGTCCTCGTGCTACGGGAACATGGTCGGCGACACGATCGTCTCGGACGCGGATGACCACCCCTACAACTCGATCTACGGCGCCATCACCGAGTGCGCGCTGCTCTCGAAGTATGCCGGCGGCATCGGGACCGACTGGACCCCGGTGCGCGGCAAGAACAGCTACATCAAGGGCACGAACGGCAAGTCCTCGGGCGTGGTCCCGTATCTGAAGGTCTACAACGACACCGCGGTCGCCGTGAATCAGGGCGGCAAGAGGAAGGGCAGCTTCGCGCCTTATCTCGAAACGTGGCACCCGGACCTTCCCGCCTTCCTGCAGCTGCGCAAGAACACCGGCGACGAGCATGCCCGCGCGCACGACATTTTCCCGGCGAACTGGATTCCCGACCTGTTCATGGAGCGCGTCGAAGCGAAGGGCAAGTGGCACTTCTTCGATCCGCACAGCTACCCGGAGCTGCATGAGCTCTACGGCGACGCCTTCAAGGCGCGCTACGAGGAGCTGGAAGCGGCCGGCGCATACGTGGGCGAGGTCGAGGCGCTCTCCCTGTGGAAGGACATGCTGACCGCCTTGTTCGAGACGGGCAATCCGTGGATGACGTTCAAGGACGAAATGAACCGTCGCAATCCGCAGAGCCACGACGGGGTGATCCACAACTCCAACCTGTGCACCGAGATCGCGCTGAACAACTCGCCGACGGAAACGTTCGTCTGCAACTTGGGCAGCGTCAACGTGGTGCGCGTGAACCCGTTCGACCACCCGAAGCGCTTCCGCGAGGTCATCCAGACCGCGATGCGTATGCTCGATAACGTGATCGACATCAATTACTACCCGAGCGACCGCGCCAAAAAGTCGAACCTGCGTCACCGGCCGGTGGGTCTGGGCCTGATGGGCTTGACCGATCTGATGGCGCAAAAGGGCATCGATTGGGAGTCGCAGGCGTGCCTCACGATCAACGACGAGTTGCTCGAAGCGCTGTCGTTCCATGCGATCAACGCCTCGGTGGACCTGGCGGTCGAGCGCGGCGCATACAGCACGTTCGTCGGTTCGAAGTGGCATCAGGGCATTCTTCCGATCGATACGGCGCGCGACCAGTCGCAATCCGGCGTGTTCGATTGGGAGGCAACCCGGGCACGCGTGAAGCGCCTCGGGATGCGCAACTGCAACACGATGGCGATCGCACCGACCGCGACGATCAGCAACATCATCGGCGTGACCCCGTGCATCGAGCCGAACTTCGAACTGTTTTTCTCCAAGAAGAATATGGGCGGCAAGTTCCTCGTGCTCGCACCGTCGCTGCGCTACGCGGCGCCCGGCTACACGGTCAAGACGTGCTTTGACATTGACCCGGACTGGATCGTGGACGCAGCAGCGCGCCGCCAGAAGTGGATCGACCAGGCACAGTCGACCAACATCTGGATCAAGGCGGGCACGAAGGGCAAGCGCCTGTCCGACATTTACATCGGTGCGTGGAAGAAGGGCCTGAAAACCACCTACTACCTGCGCAGCCAGTCGGCAGAGGACGCGGACAAGCAGCCCGAACCGACCTACTCGACGCAGCCGGTGGTCGACGTGATGGAGCAAGACGTCTCGGCGGGCCTGTGCTCGATCGAGAATCCGGACTGCCAGTCCTGCCAGTAACCTAAAAGGAAGGGCCGGGAAACCGGCCCTCGTTACCTATGAGCAATGTCATCGACCTCGGCGCGCGCCGCGCCGCCAAGAAAGCACCCGAACCTATCGCCGAACCCGCAGCACCGTTGCCCGCGGCAATGGAGCAGGCGATCGAGCAGAACTTCGCGCAGATCGGATTTGCGCACTCGCTCGTCGGCCAGGCGCTTCAGTTCTACGCCAATCAGGGCTTCGATCATGGTCAGCGCGCACGGACTGCGCTCGCGGCGATGCACGGCGCTATCGAACTCGTTCACGGAGAGTCACAAGCATGAAAACCGCAGTTCAGATCATCAACGAACGCCGGCTCGCCTTCGGCCCACGCAGCGAGCTTATGGCAATCTCGCCGGCCAAGCACAAGTGGGCGCGGGACGTCTGGAAACAGATGCTCGCAAACAATTGGGGGACGCACGAGACGGACCTGACGGAAGACGGCCCGTGCTTTCAGCGCCGGCTCACGGAAGGGGAGAAGTTCGCCTACGAGAGCGCGCTCGCGTTCGCCTCGAACCTCGACGGGTTCCAGCTGCACTCGCTCGCCAACGTCGAGGCGTGCATTACCTCGCCCGAGGTGGAGATGTGCATCAAACGCCAGATGTTCGAAGAGGCGCTGCACGTCGATGCCTACAGCGAAATGGTCGAGACGATCTCCAGCGACCCGATGTCCGTCTACATGCGCTTCGAGCGCGACGGCATGCTCGCAGCGAAGAACCAGCACATCCTCGAGCAGAACCATATTCTGAAGGGTGAGCAGACGCCCGCGCAGTTCGCCCGGGCCATCGTCGCGAACATTGCGCTGGAGGGCATCTACTTCTACAGCGCCTTCCTCGTGTTCTACGCGCTCGCGCGCAACGGGAAGATGACCGGCTCGGCCGACAGTGTGAAGCTGATCCACCGCGACGAGCGCACGCACCTCGGCTTCTTCAAGAAGATGCACGAGACGTTCATGGCCGAGAACCCGGAAGTCTACGACGCGCAGTTCTGGTTGGACGCAGAGGCCATCCTGCGCGGCGCTGTGGACCTCGAGGCGCAGTGGGGCGGCTATATCGTCAGCAAGGGCATGCTGGGCCTCACGCCCGTCATCGTGCGGGGTTTCCTCGAGACGACGGCGAATGAGCACGCGGTCGATATTGGCCTTGCGCCGCTCTACCCGGATGCGAAAGACCCGGTGCCGTGGTTCGGCCCGTTCTCGCGTGGCGAGGAATCGAATTTCTTCGAAGCCAAGGTGGGTGACTATGCTGTCGGCACCCTCGATTGGGATTGATCCCCGTCACGTATAAGTGACGCGTTACTATACTTCTCATTAACCGCCCGGTCGCACGGGCGTTCACTGAAGGAAGAGCATGAGAAAGAAACTGTTGAGCATCCTGGGCCTAGCTGCGCTGTTCATCCTCACCGCGGCGGTGCTCACAAGCTGCGGGCACCGCGACGACTACGCCTATCAGCAGCCCGTGGTGCAGCAAGCGCCGGTGGTCGCCGCCGCGCCCATGATGGTCGCGCCCGCTCCGGTAACGGTCGTTGCCGCGACGCCTGCGCATGACGGGTTCCTAACGGGCATGTTGATGGGCCACCTCCTCTCGAACGGCGGCCCGAGTTACCACCCGCCGGTCTACCAGCGTGACATTCACCACAACACGACGATCGTCCAGCGCAATACCACGATCGTGCGGCCCGCGATTGCAGCGCCGCGTGCCAACACCTACGTCTATCGCCCATCCCGCAGCACGACCTTCGGATCGTTCAAACGTCGATAGTCGCGCCAGCAGTCTGATTTGAGAATGTAGGTCGGGCGCAATGCCCGACCCAATCGAGAGGTTCCATCGACGTCGCGCACCGGAAGGTGGCGAGCTCAATGCAGTCTTTCAACCAGGAGCACACATGCAAGACAACGCCATCAAACTGTTGGACCACGGCCACATTCGCCTCGTCGAGTCGATGGGCTCGGACCTGTCGATCGTCCGCAACGCCCGCGTGAGCTACGACGCCGAATGGCGCACGGGCGAGGACGCCGGCAAAGATGCCAAGCTGATCGACTACCTCGTCAAGAACCGCCACACCAGCCCTTTCGAGGCCGTGACCTTCACCTTCGACGTGAAGGCGCCTATTTTTGTGTTCCGCCAGTGGCACCGGCATCGCACGGCGGCCTACAACGAAATCTCTGGGCGATACGCCGAGCTGCCGGAGGAGTTCTACGTCCCGATCCTCGCTGACATTACGGAGCAGTCGTCGTCCAACAAGCAGATGCGCACGGACACGCAGCACCCGATGGCGCAAGAGTTCGCCGACATTATTCGCTCAACCTGCGAGCAAGCCTTCAGGCAATACCACTACCTGATCGAGAACGGCTGTCCGCGCGAACTCGCGCGCTCGGTGCTCCCGCTCGGCACCTACAGCCATATGTTCTGCACCGTCTCGCTGCACAACCTTATGCACTTCCTGGGCTTGCGTCTGCACTCGCACGCGCAGAAGGAGATCCGCGTCTACGCCGAAGCGATGCTGGAGCTGATCGAGCCGGTCGTGCCGGTGGCGGTCGCCGCATACCGTAAGCATCGCATCGCCCATTAAACGCATCGGTATTGCCTCACTATACTGATAAGTAACCCGTTACACACGGTGCAAACCAAACAACCACAGGAGTAAAACACATGACGCAAGCCGCAAACACGCTGGACAACGCCACCTACCGCACCGAAGTCCTCTCGACCGAATCGAAGCCCGAGTCGATCAACTTCGGCCCGGCCACGCTGCTGATGGCGCTGAGCCTCGCGGTGCAAGCCGGCAACCTGCTCGATCAGGTGAAGCGCGCGGTGTTCTACGGCAAGCAGCTGGACCCGAAGGTGACGGGCGAGGCGCTGCAGGCGATCCCGGCGATGGTCAAGGACATCAGCTTCCCGCTCGCCACCGGCCGCTACCTCGATCCGCGCGACGTTGACTTTTTCCCGGGCATTGAAGGCGAAGCCCGCAAGGCACTGTCGCTGCAAGGCGTGGACGTGCGCCTGCTGCACGCAGCGGTCGGCCAGTTCACCGAGTCGTCCGAGTTCATCGAGGCGCTGATCCCGACGTTCTTCGGCACGCCGGTCGACAAGGTGAACCTGCTGGAAGAGCAGGGCGATAGTTCATGGTATGGCGAGATCGCGCTCGACGCGCTCGGCTACAGCCGCGAGCAGTGCAATTTCACCAACATCAAGAAGCTGAAGGACAAGAAGGCGGGCCGCTACCAGAAGGGCGCATTCGATCCGAACGCTGCGATCAACCGTGACACGACCGCCGAGCGTGCGCTGCTCGAAGCAGGCGCTGATGCACCGGCGGCCGCCTGATGATCGGCCTCGCGGGCAGCCAAAGGGTTGGCAAGAGCACGCTCGCGAAGGCGTATGCGGAGGAGTCCGGGGTGAAGTTCGTCGCCACCGGCGCCTCCGCAACGTTTCAGCGTCTCGGCCTGGACCCGAAAAGGGACTACGACTTCGCTACGCGCCTGCGCATTCAGCGCGAGATCCTCGCCGACTGTGACCGGTTGTATGAGAAGAGCGGCACGCGGTTCATCACCGACCGCACGCCGATCGACTTTCTCGGTTACACGCTCGCCGATGTCACGCGCGAGAACGTGCGCGGGAAGCTCGACGCGGAGCTGCGCCGCTACATCGTGGATTGCTATGCGTGCGCCAACAAGCACTTCACGGTGCTGGTGCTGGTGCAGCCGGGCATCGCGCTGATCGAAGAAGAAGGGAAGGCTCCGGCCAACCCGAGCTACATGGAGCATCTGAACGCGCTGATGCTGGGGCTGATGGCCGACGACACGCTGCACTGCGACCACTACAAGATTCCGCGCCGGGCGATCGAGCTTGAGGTGCGGATCACTGCGGTCGAGGAAGCGGTGCGCAAGTCCGCGCAGCGCCACATCGCGAAGATGGAAAAGTTGCACGAAGACGGGCTGGTGCTGCACTAGCCGAGAAAGGGAACCGACAATATCAATCAGTCGGTTCCCTTTCAAATCAACCAATTACACGAGGACAACATGACGCAGAACGTCAAGCTCACGAACCATATCCGCGACCAGATCATCGACAACGCCTTGAAGGGCGCATTCGAGAAGGAACAGAAGGCGAACAAGGCTCGCCTCACGAAGTTCGCCGACAAGTGCTACCGCATGGTGGTGAGCGCGGCGCAAGAGAAGGCTGCGCGCCAGGCGCCGGACGAGTTCCTGAACCTCTGCAACATCGCGCGCCTCAATCTGAAAGACGATCAGGGTTACAACAAATTCACGGCCTGGAGCGTGGATCTGTCGCGCGTGGTTCCGTTCCCGAGCGGCAGCACGACGCTCACGATTAAGAGCAATGCGATCGCCGAAGAATATCGCGCCATCGACGCAGAGAGCGACGCGCTGACCGAAAAGCGCAAGCAACTCAAGGAAAGCCTCAAGCGCACGGTCTACAGCACGTCCTCGCTGAAGAAGCTGATCGAGATGTGGCCCGAGGTGGAAGGATTCCTGCCGGAATCCCTCTCCGCGCCGAAGCCGATGCTGCCCGCGCTGCCGGTGGGTGATCTGAATGCCGCGCTGAAAGCCGCCGGCGTCAAGGTGGGTGTGATCGTCGCGCCGAAAGCAACGGGCGGCCTCGTGGCCGTAGCAGCATGACACCCGCCGAGCTCGCAGTCCTGCAAGGGCTCAACAGCGAGCCGCCGACGATACGCGAGGAGCTGGAGCGCAAGGTCACGGAAGAGGTCGAGCGCGTGATCCTCGCCGTGCGCGCGGGCAAGATGAGCACCTACGGCTACCACCAGGCGCTCGAAGGGCTCTGGGGCGGTGTGGCGGGGCTCGTCTCGAAAGAGTCGATGGAGCTCATCACCGAGGCCCGCCGCGCGCATACGGCCGCGCCGAACATGACGCTGCGATCGGTCATCGTGATCGGTGAGGCGGTTGCCGTCGTGAAGTGGACGGTCGGCAGCGATACGGTCGAGACGATGGTGAAAAAGCCCGGCACACCGCCGACGCTCGTCGCCCGCAAGGTCGAGGACGGCTCGGCGCTCACCGCGCTGCGCTACTACGCAGAAGCCAACAAGAAGTTCCGGGGCATGCCCGGGGCACAGGAGTTTTGAACGTGACGAAAGACGAGAAGTTTGCGATGGCTGGGTTGGCAGCAGCCGAGTGGCAACAGGTTCTCAGTGAGACGGTGCGCAACGACACGCCGGGCGCCGGGCTGTTCACCGGCAAGCTGGTCATCGACCCGGCCGTGTTGCAGCCTTCGGTCACGTTCCGCGCGCAGGGAATGCAGACGATTCTGCATGTGACTCACGACGGCGCATTCAGCTGGCACCCGGACGCGGACGCTCTGATCGAGGCGATGGTGAAGGACGAGTGGAACAAGGCGACCATGCACCTCCTCAAGCGCCTGCGCCGCTTCGAACAGATCGCGAAGTCCGTCGAAGCGCATTTCTGATTCCAATCGCTCACGCTACTATACTGGTAAGTAACACATTACCAACCACTTATTACAGAGGGAACATGACCACAACGATTTCGGCGATGCGTCTTGATGTCGCCAACCTCGTGCAGCGCGCCGACGAGATTCCGTTGAAGCGCGACGAGGACTTGCTCTACACGATCCTGGGCGAGCTCCAGAACCGCAGCGACAGTGAAAAGCAGGCGATCTTCGCGCAGTCGCGCAAGGGCGGCGGGGTGTTCCTGTTCGAGAGCCGGAACTTTCCGGGCCACATCGCTGAATACATTCCCGGGATCGTCGAGACGGACAGCATTTCGTGCCTGTTCACACCGCACCCGCTGCTCGCCGAAGCGCGCGTGTTGCTCAAGTTCCGCGAGGAGCTGATCGAAGCCATCGAGCGCGTGCAGCAAGCCGCACCCGGTTCGCTGAAGAAAGCCGACCCGGGCCGCCAGCGCGCCGTGTTCCTGCCGGAGATGTCCACGCTGCAGCTCGCCGACACGCTGCGCGAACTGGGCCGCGTGAAGCTCTAAACCTCAAAACCGAAAATCCGCGCCGCGCGCGGACCCGACTTTTCACCACCTATAAGGATCTACCCATCATGGCAAACCTCATTAAGCGCATCGTCAAGGCGCAATACGAAACCAGCGACGGCCAAACCTTCGAGAGCAAGGTTGACGCGATGAAGCACCAGGCTGACCTGGACCGCGTGCGCAAGGTCATGGACCTGCTGACCGCCAACCTGCAGTTCCGCACCGTGGGCGCGTGCGATTACCTCGCCGACAGCACCACGGTCAACGAGGTCGCCACGTTCATCGTGGACAACGCCGATGCGCTGCGCGAGATCCTCCCGAAGCGCGCCAAGAGCCTCGTCGCCGAAGAACCGCCGGTCAACGACCCGGCGACACCGCTGACCGCTGAAGAGGCGCTGCTGCCCTACAACCCGGTCCTGAACGGCAACGGCAACGTCAGCGACGCTGCGCTCGCAAACGCGTAAGCGCCTCACCGCAGCAGCACCAATCCAAAAGGGCGCCATCGAGCGCCCTTTATTCACGGACATCTTTCACGGACATCTGGGCCATCGACGTCGATCAGCGCCTCATCGATATTTTCATGCTCCACGCGGGAATGGTCGATCCGATCTGAATATCGAACGGGCCAAGATTCGCCCACTATACTAAGTAACAAGTAAGTTACTAATTTGAGGTGAAAATGACGATTATCGTAGGGGGCGACATCGAGACAACGGGCCTCGATCAGTCCGCGGGCCACCGCATCATCGAAATCGCGCTGACGCTCCACGAGTTCGAAACCGAGAAGTTCCTGGGCAAATACGTCCAGCGCTGCAACCCCCAACGCCCCATCGATCCTGACGCGCAGCGCGTGCACGGGATCACCTTCGAGCAGCTGGCGCACGAGCCGACGTGGGAACAGGTCGCGCCGAACGTGCACCGCGTGCTGTCGGCCGCGAAATACTTCGCCGGGCACAACGTGATCGGCTTCGACTGGCCGTTCATCACGGGCGAGTTCAAGCGCATCGGCATGGCCGCACCGGGGCTGGAGTTGATCGACACGATGGTTGGCGCCCGCTGGGCGACGCCGCTCGGCAAGCTTCCGAATTTGGGCGAGCTTTGCTTCGCAACGGGGATTCCGTATGACCCGAGCCAAGCGCACGGTGCCTTATACGACATCGACGTCAACATGCAGGCTTACTTCGCCGCGCGCCGCATGGGCTTCTTCGGCCCGCAGATCATTCAACCCGTTCCCCCAATCCTGGAGGCAGCATGAGCGAGCGCACACCGGGTCCACTGGTGCTCGGCAAGATGGGCGTAATCAAGGGAGGGCCAATTCACCACTTCACGAACGGCAGTGACCAGTCGCAGCTTTTCATGGCGATGGCCGGCATCGACATGCCGCACACCGAGCGCGACGCGAACGCCGTCCACATGGTCATGTGCTGGAACACGCACGACGAACTGGTTGCGGCGCTGCATGAGCTCCGCGAGCTCGTGGCGAACGATTGCGAAGTGAGCGACGCGAGCCGGGCCGCCTACCGGGCCGCGCTCGATCGTGCAGACATTGTTCTCGCCGAGGTGCCCTAATGCTGGTCAGCGTGTTCGCCGACGCCTCGTTCGACCCCTGAGACACGCGCGGGCGGCTTTGGCTGCTGGTCAAAGTCCCTGCGGGGCCGGCACTCGGGTGGTGCGCCTTTTAAGAGCCTTGCGCGTAACAACGTAGTCGCGGAGATGATGGCGTGCCTAAACGGCGTTCACCTTGCCTTCGTGCACTTGATTGCATGTCCGGGAGACACGATTCTCATTCAAACGGATTGCACGCCTGCTATTGCAGCGTTCGAAGGGAGGCGTATCCTCCAAGAAGACGAGCAAGTTATCGTCGACGGCCTGCGGACGTTGCTGCAAATCAAGAGCGCTACGGTGCGATGGAAGCACGTTAAAGCGCAGACGAACGGGGATCAGCCGCGTCTGTGGGTCAATAACCATTGCGACCACCTAGCGAAGAAGGGGATGCGCGAGGCACGGGCTCAAGCGCGCGCGAAGGCAGACGAGCGTTCGAAAAAGCGAGAATCCCGGAGAGCGGATAGGATGCTCGACCAAAACAACAGGCGCACGTTCGCGTTTGGTTTCAGTGAAGAGGAGTGGAACAACTATGTTATGGACCCCAGCCTTTCATCAATACCGCCTTGGGAAGAACAAGAGCCGGCTCAACAGCCTGTGGCTGGGCACCATCTGGGCGTTTCTCACGCTGCCTGAGATCCTGCTGTTCAATCTCTTGGTGCCCGCGTTTTCGAACCCGAAGGTGGCGCATTTACGGCTGCTCTCGACCGTGGTGCTCCTCATCAAGTTACCTCTATTCGGGCTGCTTGGTCAGGTGAGCTCGGAGGACGTGACGATTGAGGAATTAGCGAAACGTCTGAGGTCGGTCCAATAAGCAGTCTGTAGTCTGTAATTGCAATTGAGTGCACAGGGTTAAGCGCTAAGGCGCTTTTGTTTTAGCCTCGTGCCTAAGTAATAGCTTACTCATACACTAATAGGTGGAGAGGCTCATGAACGACGAAATGAAGAGCTACCGGATCTACGGTCGCGCCCCGCGCCACGGGAGTTTCAAGGCAATGGACATGCATTCTATGGTCCAAGTGTCCCGGGTGAGTAAAGCAACTACTTACTGGGATCGGTCAGAAGCGCAGGCAAAGAAGCTGAAGGCAATGGTGACCGAATTGAATGCCGAGAAAACCGGCTGGTTTTATGAATTGAGGGAGGTAAAGGATAAATGAACTGTCCTCATTGTGGTTCCGAAGGGCGAATTCACGTCCAAGTTAGCTTGAGCGCGCCCTCAAACATGTATCGCCTTTTCTCAAAGCAGAATTTGAGGAGCAAGGAGGTCCACCTGCAGGGTGTTCTGTGGGAAACCACGGACTTTATCTGCGAGAGCAAAGACTGTGGCCGCGTCACCAACGGATATGGCAACTACGTCTCCAAGCTCAAGGAGAGAGTTGACGAGCTGGAGAAGCAGGACGCGGCGATCCGGCGGGCGATCCGCAACTATTACCTGTCGCTCGACCTGCGCGCGCACGGCAACGTCGCGAAAAGCATCGCGTTCCTCGCCGTCGAGAAGGCGCTTGGCCTGGAGTGGAGACAGGGTGAAGAGGCGGGCAAGCGCCTTCTCGACGTCGTTCAGCTAGCACAGCTGCCGGCCGTGCCGCCCATGCTCGAAGGCGAGTGGCTCATCACGCAGCCGAACGGGCGCCAATACGTCGTGCACAGCAGCGCCAAAGCGAGCATCGCGCGCAAGTGCGGTTACACAGTCGAAGAGATCCAACGCACCGCCGAGAGTGCACCGGGACAATCGAATCAATGCATTCACACGGGGAACCAAGCATGAGCACCATTCCGAATCACAAGCATCACCTCGCGCCGCGCGCGCAGCAGTTCTACGTCGATGAAGAGACGATCCTGGCGTCGCAGCCGAGCGGCATGAACCTCTTCCCGCACTACCCGGCGTTCGACGCGGCCACGATTCTTGTTGGCGAGCGGCACGCGAAGTCCGATCTGATCCACCTCGTGGGCCACTTGCTCGTGAAGCTCCATGAAGCCAAGCAGATACCTGCGGCGTTCGACGCGCTGAAGGCTGCCCTCAAAGCTGACGCCTCGTATGCGTGGTCCTGGCACTGCAACGTCGCGATGGCGGTGGTCGATGCGGGCACCAACGCCGCAGACAAGCACCGGCTCGGCAACGAGGGCGCGGCCATCTTCATGCGCCGCGCCTTCGACGTGGACACCTCGCAGTTCCCGGAATACCGGGCCTTCACCGAAGCATGGGCGCTTATGGCGGCCAACGTAGACGGGGCGTATGACCCGGCGACACAGCCCGGCTCGCCCGAGTTCGATGGCGCAGAAGCATACGAAGCGCACCTCGCAGCCACCGTGGGAGAGCAACGTGCCTAAGGTCCTGACCGAAGCCGAGATCGAGCACCTCAACAAGCTCGCCTATCTGGGCGGGAAGGGTGATCCGCAGCGCGACGTGCGGCGCCTCCTCATGCACGCAGAGGTGCAGGGCGGGGCGCTCAAAGCGGTGGATGAGTTCTTCACCACGCGGCTGAAGGAGCTCGGCTGTCTGTCGGACGAGGCCGAGCGTCTGGTCAAGCTGGTGCGGCGCGCACGGGGGATCGAGGCGTGAGGATCACGATCACCACAGGCCCAGCCCGCCGCAAGCCACAGGTGGGCGACCGCAAGCTGATCGGCGGGGTCGTCCACGTTCGCAAGCTGAAACATTGCCGTGATGCCTATGGGCGCGTCATCGGCGTCGATAAAACCAATGGCCGCTACCACTATGAATGGGTGCCGGTCGTCACAAAGGGGCAAGAGCAATGCTGACCTATGAGCAGTTCCTTCTCACGAAGATCGCAGAGGAGGCGAGCGAAGTCGCCAAGATCGCATTGAAGGCACAGCAGTTCGGGTTGACCGAGGTGCAGCCCGGGCGCGAGCAGAGCAATGCCGAGCGCATGTATGCCGAGCTCAACGACTTGGCGACCGTGGTGCGCATGCTGACGGAAACGGGCGGCGGTTTCAATTTCGTGCCGTGCGTCGCGTCGATGGAGACGAAGCGCGCGAAGGTGAACGAGTTCCTGCACTACTCGCGTCTGCTCGGCCAGGTCGAGGACTCGCCGCCGGTATCGCTCGCGTGGGTTGAAGGCTTGATGGACTCGATGAACATGGAGCTCGCGACCGTATCGGAGCGCGAAGTCGCGCAGGTGAACGGGCATGAGCTCGTCGCGGAGCTGCGCCACAACGCGAAAGGTCACGGCTACGCGGCTTGGTTCGTGGACGGCAAGGAGATGCTCTATTACCACGCGGTGGTGACCGTGATGCGCCCGCGCGGCGTGCCGTCGCCCCATACCGAAGTGGTGCCCGCATGAACAAGCGATCCATCCGCTACCGCGACACATGGGCCGCGCCCGGCAGCCAGCTGCACGCGGCGCTCACCGACGGCAACAAGAAGCTCGCCGAGTCCATCTACACGCAGTGTGAGAAGGACCGGGCCAAGCTCGAGGGCCGCGACAAGCCCGCGCTCCAGGTCCGGTTCGGCCAGATCGACCACGATGTGAAGGGTGGTGCGATCCACGACCCGACCGCCGTGCGCATCATGAACGCGGTCGCGCCGATCCCGGGTGTGAACGTGTTGAACCAGTGCGACGGCTGCGTGAAGGGCGATCCGGTCAACGAGCGCGGCAACCACGTCGATCGGCACGGCAAGCCCTACATGGGGTGTCAAGCCGAGAGATACGAGAAGCCGTCATGCGCCTTCTGATCTGCGGCGGCCGAGACTTTGATGACCGGGCATGGGCGTTCGCCAAGCTCGACCGGTTCGCCAGTGCGAATCCCGTGACCCTAGTTGTCCACGGTGCAGCGCGCGGTGCCGACACTATCGGGGAAGAATGGGCAGTCGCGCGGGGGATCGATTTTCTGCGGTTCCCTGCCGACTGGTCGCGCTTGCATAACGCCGCTGGGCCGACACGCAATGCGCAGATGCTCCGCGAGGGCAAACCCGACCATGTGTTCGCGCTGCCGGGAGGCCGGGGCACGATGAACATGGTCATGCAATCAAAGGAGGCGGGCGTGCCGGTCACGTTCGCCAAAGCACTATGAGCCGTAAGCACGAACCAAATTTCGCCATCATCGCGGGCGACCAGCCCACGACCTGCCCGTTCTGCGGCGTGCGCACCGAGTTGCTGGAAGTCGCGTGCCCGGGCCAAGAGTTTGATCTGGAGCGCTGCCTGAACGATGCGTGCGGGCAGCACATTGAAGTCCATCAGGAATAGGACATGGCAAAAGTAACAGCCCAAGCATTCGTCAGCCGAGAAGGGCACTTGCTTCAGCGGACGGAGTGGACGCGCCTGCGCGCGGACTCGTCCTACTTTCTCGTCAAGGAATTCGAGAACGACAAGATCGCCGTGTCGGTCGAGTGGCTCGGGTTCGCGCGCAACGCTAACAGCGTGCCGCGTCAGCACTGGAAGCTCTACCGCCTGAACGTGACGAACATCGTCACGACCGACGGCTTGGGCGACGCGCTGCCTGTGCCGCGCCGCACGTCCGATCCCCAGCTCACGCGCGAGTTTCGCACCGAGAAGGAAGCGCTCGACGCCTACGAGGATGCTCTGGTGCGCTTCGGTGGGTGTGAATGGCTGCCCGCGCCGGCCGGCGCGAGCGGGCCGCTCTTCGTCGAGCACGGCAACAAGCTGAAGCCGCCGGGCCCGAACGAGGTGGACACGCGCGGGATGGCCGATGACGTGGCTGACCTGGCGGGGAGTTGGTGATGACGGAATGCGATGAAGTGGCGCAGGGTATGCGCGACGACTTTATCGATTGGGTTCGCTCCGAAGATCGGGAACTGACGCACTATGCCGCGCGCCGGTTCGTGTGCAATCAGATGCCCGACGAGACGCAGACGATTCGCGAGGACGTCGCCTTGAGCCTCTTTGCCGATGCGCGCGTGCATCTGCATGACCGCACGATGCGGGAGAGGATCGCGGAAATGGATAGCCCGATGGCAGGGAGCTGGTGATTAAAGATTCGCCACACCTATGCCGTTAATCATGGGTCAAATCTGAGGGGAAGTGATGAAAAAGAATATGTTCGCAGCGCTCGCCTTTGCTGCGCTGAGTGCGCAAGCGGCGGCCGCGCCGACTTGGGTGTATTGGACCCATGCTGGAGACGCTAACTGGTATCTGGATAGAACTTCGCTCAAGCCGGCAGGCGGCGGGAAGGTGGCTCTTTGGGCCAAATATGTCAACGACCAGCCTGATCCGAAGATTCAGGGCTTGAAGACCGCTGTGATGCACATGAACTCGGAATGCGGCGCACCCAACGTCGGTATCGACAGCACCATCCTTTACGATGCCGTGGGTCAAATTATCGCCACGTCGGAGGTCCAATCCTATAAAAGTGCGCCGCCCGGTAGCGTCTACGAGGGGATCATCACGGCAGCGTGCGAGGTCGTCTATAAGCATTAGACAGATCCGGTTTGTCCACGAGTGGTTGGGATTCGGGGCGCCTTCGGGCGCCTCTTTTTTATTGCGCCGCGCCAGCCTCGGTCAACGCATATCCGCCGCTGTCATTCGCCAGCCAACCCTTCGAAACGCAGTAGCGCAACGCATTATCTAAGTCCGGAGAGCCTCCGCCTCCTTCGATCCACGGTTTGACGATGTAAACGATATGGGCCACGTCGCCGGTAGCGAAGCCGCCTTCCTTGATGATCGCCAGCACTAGCCAGTTCGGTCATGTTGAAGTCTCCAAAAGCGCACCACTATACAGCCATCGCGAACGTGACAGACACGCGCGTGCGCGCGCACTCGTTATCAGCGATCACACATCCAAAACCCGGGCGCCGGGGCCAAAGACCCGTCTCTAAAGTAACACCTGTCGCAGCGAAACGCGACGCGACAGGGAAGGGCAAAGCGATCCTCGATCATGCGATACGCGCCTCTCCCCGATGCTCAGAATTGAATTTAGCGCGATACAGCGCAGACCAACTCACTCAGGAGAAACACGCAATGTCGAAGAAATCCAACGCCTCGAAGAAGTCCCTCGCCGTGAACGTGATCGGTGCCGAAGCCGCACCGATGGACGCAGACCTCGCAGCGCTGCTCAACGTCCTCGAAGTCCCGGGCGACACGCCGACGCTCGAAGTCATCGAGCAAGCGAACGCCCCGCTGGTTGAAGCCGCGACCGAGATCATCGAGTCCGCAGACGTCGAGACGCTCGAACTGTCCGAGATCGCCACCGCGCTCGATGCGGCGCCGCTGTTGCCCGAGACGCCTGCTGTGATCGAAATCCCGACCGAAGTCCTCGCGGGCGGTGAGTCCGATGCAGCGCTCGACGCCGCGCTCGCGACCATCGAGGTGCAGGACAGCTACGCGCAAACGAGCGTCGAAGAGGGCGATCCGACGATTGTGCCGATGAATGACGAAGAAGCCGAGAAAGAGCGTCTGCTCGCCGAAGAAGAGCTGGGTGAAGAAGCAGCCGCAGCGGTCGCCGCAGCAAACGGTGCGACGCCCGCAGCCGCGCCCGCAAAAGCGCGCACCCCGCGCATCCATTACGCGAACAAGACGGATCGCATCAAAGCGCGCCTGGGGGCGAATCTCGGGAACTATCTCGTCCTCGAGATCGCAGACGCCGACCTCGAAGGTGACGCCTTGAAAGCGAAGCAGGACGAGACGCTCGCGGTGATCGACGCCATGAGCGTGAAGGTGAAGAACCGCGCGAGCCTCTTGCTCGACTTCCTCTCGGGCAAGACCGCGAAGCCGAACGAGATACTGAAGCGTGCGCTCGACGTGCTCGCCGCCGACGGGAAGATCACGACGGGCGACAACGGGAACCTCCATAAGAACCTGATTGCGAAGCCGTATTCCCCGAGCGCTGCGCGCGCGATGGGCCGCAACACCGTGACGGTCATGGAGAAGACCAAGATGATCGTCGCCGGGGCGAACAAGGGCGAGTTCCTCCCGAACCCGAGCTCCTTGTTCCTCGCGATGGCGAACGAAATGACGGGCCTGAGCGCAGCAGCCGAAGAGCCCGCAGCCGAAGAGTCGCCGGTCGAAGAACCGAGCGCAGCGTAAGACCCGAGCGGGCTTCGGCCCGCTTCTCCTTTTGCCCGCGCTGCCACGGCGCCGGCGGGCCGGGCCCGGGGAGTCGACCCTTGCCCGGGCATCGACCCGACTATCTACCGGTAGGCAGGGGTGCGGCGCACCGTGCAACTTCTTGCACGTTTCGCGCAACTTTTTACCATCGAGTTTGAAACGCGTCCGTGGCTGATGGCTATACTGGACAGTAACCAGTAACTTACATGTGCCAAGGTTCGATGCGCAGAATTAGCACATCGCAACCACGGGGAAAATCCCATGAGCCAAGACCGCATTGCCCTCGTCGCCGACATCACCGCTCGCCTGGGCGGGACGTTCCGCGACGACACGTTCAAGGAACACAGCGGGCAGTTCAACCGTATCCACATCGAGCTGGCTCAACCGCGCCAGATGGGTCGCCTCCAGCTCACGTTTGACGCGTGGAAGCACCGGGGGCGAATCATCGTGCGCGGGATGGCGCCGTCCGAGCAGAACTCCAATCACCTCGTCTCGATCGTGGATTCCATCACGGTCGCAGAGGACCGCGGTGCCGAGAAGATCGCCGCCGACATCGAGCGCCGCTTGATCCCCGATTATCTCCTCGCGCTCGAACGCCGCGTCGAGCAGAACCGCAAGGACCGGGAACAGAAGATCGCGAAGGCGCAGCTCCTCGAGGAATTGGCGACCGCCGCCGGCACGTTCGTCGGCACCGGCCACATGAGCGACGAGCGTTTCACTCGCTTCTGGAACGAGACGGGTCAATGGGCTGAAGTCCGCGTGTGCTCCGACAGCGTGTCGATCGAGACGCGCGGCGTTCGCGCCGACAAGGCCAAACGCATTCTCGCGATCCTCGCTGAGTGACACGCGTCCACCCGGGCGCCAGCGTGTGCCCGGGAAGATAGAACCATCGAAACCACACAGAGAAACGACCATGTTTCCGACCGCTCAGAACGAAGTCCCGTATGCCTACGCCTGCGCTCGCGAGTCCACCCCGGGCTATGCGCACATCGAGATCCAGCTGCGCCGCCTGGTGAAAAGCGCATCCGGTTATCTCTACTCCACCGACCTCGTGATCCGCACGTCCGTCAACGGTGAATGGGACTACAGCTACGCCACCAAGTTCGCGATGCGCGAGCCGGGCCCCTACGTCGAGATGGACGAGCTCGAAGCCACCCTCAAGGTGATGACAGGCATCGCACGCAAGCTCAAGAAGATGGATCTGGAGCTCGGTTACGTGCCTGACAACAACTTCGCCGAGTTCGCGCGCCGGGTGCTGGTCGCATCGGGCGTGCGCACGGTGTTCGCCGAGCGCACGTTCAACCAAGGGCCGCGCGACCGCGACGGTCTGATGCTCGCGGACGGGATTTTCGGGCTGCCGCAGCTCGATCCGAAGCAGGGCGCGCACTTCCTCGACCTGATCGGTGATCTGGTCGCCGACACGCTCAAGAAGCGCGGCAAGCAGAAGGAGACGGCATGAGAAAGCTCACCGAGCCGACGCGCGTCGTCGCGCGCAACGCATGGGGTGGTGATTCGACCACTTTCCACCAAGAGTTCGAGGTGGAAGCAGAAGACATGGGCAAGACGCGGCCGCACTACCTCGGGCACAACCATCGGAGCTACGCGTTCGCGCGCGCCGATGTGGGCCGCGTGATCGTAAACATGACGGACGGCAGCGGGTGGTCCTGCTGGTCGTTCAAGTCGGGTGGCACATGAGCACCTGGCACCAGCAGCAGAACCCCGTGCCCTTGTGGCACGACACGCTGTGGACGCGCGTCGATGACGCGCCCAACCGCCTGACTTCGGTCGAGCGGTTCCACACGTCCGACGACGCCTACAAGGCAATGGACAAGCTCGGGGGCTACGTGCTCCCGCCATCGAACAGTCTGAAATCGGAGAAGCAATGACCCGTCCTTACAACGTCATCGACATCAACGGCTTCGTCGTGCCCGCCACGTTCCACGATGCGCTCAAGAAGATCCTGCACGACGTGAGCACGGGCCGCATTCACAGCGACGCGCATCGCAGCTATCGCGTGCGCCGGCCGACGACGCACGGCTTGGCGACGCCTTGCATGTGCGCGATCGGCACGTTCTTCACCGACGAGCAGCTGGATCGGATCAAAGAGGCGAGAACCAACGGCGTCAGGACATGGACCCTCGCTGACAAATTCGGGCACGAAAACTTCGAAGCCATGACCGGGATGCCGGTCCGCTATGCCGCGGTGATCCAAAGCGATTTCGACTACTTCACCAGTTTGGGCTACGGCGCAATTCACCGGTTCGGAGATCGCGTTCGGCTGATGCTGAACCAAGAACCGAACAAGTCGAATCCCGCCACCGAGCGCACGGGCAAGTGGCACTTCCCGGTGAGCATGTCGGCATGAGCGCGCCCGACGAAATCTGGAAGTGTCAGGACGGCCGCCTCATCGCGGTCGGCGACATGACCGAGGCCCATGCCAAGAACGCGCTGCGCATGATCCTGCGCAATCGCCGTAAGCGGGCGGCGCTGCAGGTGGATCTCAACAAGCTGGAAGACCATTGGGCGGACCTCTATGAAGAGGACCGCAAGTGGGGCAGTGATTGAATCCAGCCGGGCGCCAATGCCCGGTCGGGAGAATTCTCATATCGAAACGCGCAAGGGAGCGCACAGCATGAAATGGTTGATCCTGAAAGAGCCCATCGCCGCCACGCTGAATTGCCCGCCGATCTGCATCGGGAAGGGCAAGGTCAAGCCTGAGCACCGCAAGGTGATCGACGCAGCGAACGCCGAAGCACGCCCGGTCCTGCTTGAGAACTACACGGTCCTCTGGCCGTATGAGTTCCAGCTGCTCGACGCGGACGCCGCGGTCTACTTCGAGGGCAAGTGCGGTGACATCGCCGACGCAGACTCCGACGCTGCGTTCGCGCCGCTCGACTGGGCCAAGGGTTACGCGGGCTGCACGGAAATGCGCTACCGCAAGGTGGGCGCCGAGAAGTGGGAGACGCTCTGATGGCGACGTGGGATCGCTTCGATATCTGCGAAGCCTACTCGATCCTCGAGTGCGACTACAACGTGGGCGGCTGGTTGCGGGAGCGCCCGAGCAACCAGCGCCGCCGCGAGTCGTGCGGCGTGCAGCTTCATCGCATCCAGTTCCGCCCGAGCATGGGCTCGTGCTTCGAGGAAATGACCGAGAACGGGCAGGAAATCTACCTGTCGGCCGTGATGCGCCTCGCGCTGCCGGTCGATGAAGAGCAACACGCGCGCCTGGTCGAGATGTTCGGCGAGGGATACCGCGACATTGATTGGAGAAGCTGATGGTCCTCATCGAAGCGGTGCGCGACTACCTGAAGTTCGCCGAGGGCGGGACCGACACGGCGGCCCAGACCAAAGCAGCATTCGAGAACCTCAAGCGTCTGCACGCGGATCTCACGTTCGCAGACGCGGCGCTGCTCGACGCCGCCCGGGATCGCTACGCGCTCGGGAGCAACGACGACGTTGAAATCGACGACGGCGCGGTGACCTCGGTCGGCGACGGCGGGACGTGGGTGCAGGCGTGGGTCTGGATCGCAAACGAGGAAGAGGAGGGCGGCTGATGCGCATCATCCACTTCAACCATTCGCGCCCGTTGCCGTTCGCCATCGCGCTGAGCGGCACGACCATCGACGACTTCGGCAACACGGTCCACCTCGAATCGGACGAGCAGTGGTTCGCCGCTGTGCGCTTCGTGGACGACAACTACTTTGACGACTCGCTCGGATTTGACGGGCGGGGATGGAGCGCTCGATGCGCAGACGCGCACACGCCAGCAGACGATCGCGACAATTGAATCTGTCGCGTAAGTCACGCGTAACTTAGGAAAAAACACCATGCCGAAGAAACTGACCGAGAGCGTCATCATCCGCCCCGCGTCCGAGCGCTACGGGCAAGACGCCGACTTCTCGATGTTCGACTTCATCCAGAACGAACTCGAAAACGAGAAGGTCCACGCGGTGCTCACGCACGTTCCGTATGACATCGCCGACAAGATGAACCAGCAGAACGCGAAACTGGACAACCTTCGCGCCGCCGCGATCAAGGTTGTGGGTGCGATGGAAGAGGGCAGCAGCGACCTTGCGGCCGCCGTGCGCGAGCTGGAAGCAGCAGTGAAGGAGAGCCAGCGATGAGCGGCCGCCACATCGTCGTCGCCGCTCTTGACGACGCCAACGACGAGAAGCACCACGGTGAAGCCTACACGGTGCACTTGTGGCTGCGCTCGGGTCGTGAGGTGCACGGCGCGGTCGAGCGCGGGATGATGCGCCCGTTCAACGGCGGGCTGCTCTTGGAACTGGAGCTCTGGGAACGCAAGCTCTACAACGGCTACCCCCGTGCGGACGAGTCGCCTGAGCCCACCGGGCGCCACGTCGTCATCGATCCCGAGCAGGTGGAGCAGATCGAGGTCTGCTGGTGATCCCGCGCGGCCCGTTCAAGGGAGCGACGCCGCGCTACGCCGCCTACTGCATTGCGCACGGGGCGGCGTCGCCGGCGGAGCAGCTCGCAAAGGACACCGCGTGCTTCGGCGCGCACCACACGCGGCCCTATGTCTACTGGATCGGCCACCAGGCGGATGCCTGGTGCGAGCAGCACGGAATGGTCCGAGTAGAGATGGGGTTCGCCGAACAGCAGCAGTTCACCGAGTGGCTGATCGCCCGCTACCCGGTGCCGAGCGCGGTGCAACAGGTCCGAAAGCGCGCCACAGCGTGATCGGGAAACTACACACATCGCAACCACACAACGAGTTTTGACCATGCCGCTGCACATGACCGCCGACGAAAAGATCGCCTTCTGCAAATCCGCCCGGGTTCACGAACTGCGCCTGCACCGCGGTGAGACGCGCGCCGACGGGACCGTGATCCTCGAGGTTCGACATGAGCCTGGTTCCATGCTGCCGATCACGGTGGGCCGCGTGCGCCTGCGGGAGAACGGGGTGTCGTTCCAGCTCCTGTTCCCGGGCGTGTCGCCGCACATCACCGGTCCCGGTCACCTCGAACAGTGCGTGCGCGACACGCTCGAAGCCTACAAGCATCCGGGCAAGCCGCTGTCCGACGCTTTCGATCTGGTCGCCGACAAGCCCGAAGAGGGCTTGTCGAGCCTGCCCCTCGTTGTCCGCACGCTGATCGAACAGGTCCATGCGGTCGCCACCGTCTGATCGGGAAACTAACACCTGTCGCAACCAACCACACACACGAAACACATCATGCCGATCCGCTACGAAGAAATCATCGCCACCGTCGACACGTCCAAGTTCAAACCGTCCGCTGAAGAGCTCGCGACCGAGCGTCCGCAGACGCTCGACAACCTGTATCTCGACGCCTACGGGTATGTGATCGACGAGGTCCACAACCACGCGATCGGTGTCCCGTCCGTCTCGATGGTCTACGCAGCCGCGAAGGTCATGTTCGCGCGCGCAGCCGACAGCAAACTGATCTACGACCTGTCCAGTGACATGGGCGCCGCAGGTGCATCACCGTGGGAATACACCTGCTCCAAGCCCGAAGAGTGGGCCGCGTGCTTCGCGCGTCGCCTGGTCGAGACGCAAGACGGATGCGTCGAAGACGATGAGGTCGATGCCGACGTCGTTGAACGCGCGCAGAGCGTGCTCAAGATTCTGCGCGACGCGGGCGTGCCGGTCGATGACGACATCACCACGCTGGTGTGCCACGACAGCGAGACGCTGCTCGAAATGTTGAGCGACGAGCTCCTCCCCGAATAACGACCATTGCCCGGGCCGCGTGCCCGGGCGCAGCTTGGAGAACGACATGAGCAGCGCAGTGCAGACATTCCAGGTGGATCTGATCCCCGCCATCTCGACGTGCCACGTCTCGAAAGAAACCGCCGATCGGCTCGATCAGGGCGACGAGAACAACATCTGGACCATCGTCGCGGCGTATGAGCACGGCTGGTTCCTCTACGTGCAGCCGGAAGACCTGATCGACACGCTCGAAATGCCTGAAGACCTCGTGCAGGTCATGGCGTGGGGTCGCCGCCACAACGTGCAGTGGATTCGCATGGATGCGGACGCGGGTGCCGTGCACGACCTGGACCAATACGACTGGTGATGCGCGCGGGTTCCCGGTCCAGCGACCGGGAATCCTTTATGCTCAATGAGTTACCTCTTCCTCGGAGGCGCCCATGTGCTACGGCAAACCTGACGAAATGCTCGCCGACATTCTCAGCGCGCGCCCGCTCGTGCCAAATCAGAACGGGCACACTGCGATGGATGACTTCGAGCACTTCTGCGCCTACTCGGGCTGCGATCCCAACAACGCCTGGGCGAAACTCGCCTTCATCAGCGCCCGCTTGCCGAAAACGTGAGCGCCATCCCGCTGATCGACGCCGCGGACCTGATGCTCGCGACGCTTCAGCGCGCGCCGTTTTCCCGTGAAGATTGGCTGTTCGAACTCAAATACGACGGGTTCCGCTGCCTGGTGCGGAAGGTCGGCTCGCGGGTCGAGCTGATCTCGCGGCAGGGCAACATCATGAACCGCTCGTTTCCTGATGTGGTCGCGGCGGTCGAGCGGGTGCCCGGCAATTTCGTGTGGGATGCGGAGCTCACGGTCGACGAGCCTACCGGCCAGTCCTCGTTTGAGCGTCTGCAGATCCGAGCCCGCACATCGGTCGCAACGCGCGTGCGTGCCGCGATGAAGTTGCACCCGGCGCGCCTCTACGTGTTCGACATGCTCGCTGATGGTGGGCGCGACATTCGGAAGCTTCCGCTCGTCGAGCGAAAAGAGGTATTGCGCGAATCATTCGAGAACACCGCCGTGCTGGTCTACGTGACCGGAATCGTCGCGGCAGGGGCATGGGTGTTCGATCAGGTGAAAGCGCACGACTTCGAGGGCATGGTCGGCAAGCGACTCGACGCGCCGTATCAGCGCGGTCGCTCGCGGGATTGGCTCAAGGTAAAGCTCGCCAACTACAGCCGCCCGGCTGCACTCGGACGGGGGCGCGCGAGCAGGTAGCGTCCCAGTCCTAACCGAAATTATCTCTTCGCCTTTCTGCAATCATAGCCCGTGGCACGCCGCCTTCCTCACGACGTCGCTGACCGTATCAGGGATAACATCATCGAACTTGCTCGGCGCTCCAGCATTCGAGTAGAGTTCGTTGCCGTAAGCGTCCTGCTCTGTCGACACGCCGCTTGCCATTTGGCGGGTCCCACAGTTGAATATCCATCGCTGAATCCGAGTTGCGATCGGCGCCGAGTTGACATTCACGACCTCGGGCGGATCAGATATCTGCCGCACCCATACCTTTACGATTTGACCATTGCGAACGATCGATTGGCGATCAATCGAAATAGATCTGTGTGCTCCTGCGTCCACCACGGTCCAACTCGACGCAAAAGCGCTGGTTGCCGCAAAGGTCAGCGCTCCGAAAACCACACCTTTCCTCATCATTCTTGTTCCTTTAATCATTCGATTTATCCGGATGATAACGGCGCCAAAGCTCAATAATTTAGGGATAATCCTCCGAACCTTTCGGGATTAGAATCGGCGAAGCGTTTCCGTAGCCCACCGGGACGGAGGTTTCATGAAGCTGGCTAACGTAGGTAAGAAACTTTGGACAGATGGTGTGCCGAAGAGAGCACAACCGTTTCTCGCCGGGCTCGTCGTTATCGTGCTATGCGCTCAGCACTCGGACTCCATGGCCGCTCTGTGGGATTGGTATAAGTGCAATCGCGAACCGGTCATCTCCCTCGCAACTGGCATCGGTGGATTGTTTGCTATTTGGGTGGCCTTTGGTCAATTTCAGACCGCTAGGCTGCGGCATGAGGAGCAAACTCGGGCCGATCTTCAGCGCCGGATTACTGAGACCTTCATTAAGGCGACTGAGCAACTCGGAAGTGAAAAGATCGATGTTCGTCTAGGTGGCATCTATACACTGGAGCGCATCTCGAAGGAAAGTCCGGTGGACTACTGGCCCGTTATGGAAACGCTCTGCGCGTTCGTGCGCGGACGACCTCGGGCGAAAGAGCTGAAAGCCGGATCGGATTCGCTTTTATACTCGGCCGCAGAAGGGCAGGATGACGCCGGAGGCTGTCCGACGGACATTCAAGCCGTGCTAACTGTGATTGGGCGGCGCCATGAAAAGAGCCGTGAGCACGAAAGGATGAGGGGTCGGCACATTGATCTCAGCTACGCAAACCTTCAGAAATCCAATCTAACATTTGCGCATCTCGAATGGGCTTTCATGGTCGGCGTGCATCTCGAAGGCGCGAATCTTATTCACGCAGGACTTGAGAACGCTGACATAAGCAATGGGCATCTTGAGCGCGCTTATCTCGTTGGGGCGGACCTTCGAAGGGCGAACCTCCGGTCGGCGAATTTCGAGGGTGCCAACCTTCAGGCGGCACGTATCGATTTGGCACAAGTCGCGGGCGCTGATCTCCGTTGCATGCATCTTCCAGATCTCGAAGTTACTATGGGCGACGCTACGACCATACTTCCGGAAGGGTTGAGCGCCCCCGGTTCGTGGGTTCTACCCACTTCGGCGACGAAATAACCGGCTTTATTTCATGGTCGAGACAGCCACGAACAAGAGCCCGCGTAAGTCGTTGATAGTAAACACAAATCGCCTATTTCGGAGAGACACCCGGTTTCGCCACTATTGCAGAGCCAATACACCCGCTCAGAGAAAACGCTAAGCCCGGGCCAAGCCCCGCCTCGATTCGACAGAGAAGCAGATAGCCCCGCCCGCAAACGAGACGAATGCCGAGCGATCTGACAAGCGCAACCGCATAGTCCAAAACACTGCATCGGGCGCAAACCCTTTTCCCAGTAGAGAAAAGAGGAAGAAAGTTGCTTTTGTCGAGAACGTCGAGGACGAAAAATCCGAGATAGAGGTCGCGGAAGAGAGAGTCGCAATCCGCACTCATACACATAGAGATTCCGGGAGAGACACGCTCCACACACCCATCGCCTCTATAAGGTTCTTATACGGCTGGGTCCGATCTTTGTCTTTCAATCGTGCCTCGCCAGCAATTTCTTATACCGCGCCGCCAAGCACCAGCCACACTCATACCTGCCAACTCCCGCCAAAGCCTTGTCAGACAAGGGCCGTGGAGCTTTGAGATCCTTGGAATCGGTGCCGTGGAATGAGGATGGCGAGCGGCCCGTATAGTCGATTTGGCTGATTCGCGAGGCCCGGCCCTATAAGAATTGGACGGCTCTTCCTATAAGTATCGCCAAGGCTACGTATAAGGTTCGGCCCTACGTATAAGAGTGCCCTATAAGTATCGGCGTGTCACGTATAAGAACGGCGCTCCGTGGCGGGCGCCTGTGTGGAAAGGCGTGCACGCGTCCTATAAGTATCCAAGCCTTCGTCGAGAAAATGAAAGCTCACCAACAACGAAGCACACCACACCATGCGAGACGCATTCGAAGCCAAATGGTTCGTCGGGGAGAAGTATCACCGCGCCGAGTTCGACACTGCCGCTGAAGCGATCGCCGCGATTGAAGCGAACGGGAAGGGCTCCATCACCAAGTTCTACGTGAGCGCCAATCTCCCGGGCTGTTTGCCTGAAGAGGTGTATCGCTCGTCGGGACTCTGGAACTTCGAAGACGGGAAGTGGATGAGCGTCGCGATCTTCGGTGGTCCCGGGCCGGGCAAGTGGGAAGAGCGTCCTGAGTAATGAGGTGACGGGCCAAGCGCCCGTCTTTCTTTCCCTGCTCGTTGCCTTGGCGGTCCGTGGATTGCCTACTCCAATGACTTCAACGAACGCCACACGACGAAGATATAAATGACCGCAAAGGCAATGAAATCCTTCGTGGAGAGCACGTTCAGACGCACGGAAGAAGAGGCATCAGTATCTTCGATGAGCCACGGAGATGACTTAGAGAGCATCAGGACGCTCAGACCGGTGCCGACAACCGATGCGTGGAGCAAAGCCCACTTGGTCAATCGAGCAAGCGTTATCCGGCGCTCGCGTTCGAGCAGCACAAGCTCAGTAACAAAGATGGCGAAGCCGATAAGTGTGGCGGCGATCGACAGATAGTCGAGCAACGTCATAGATGGCCCTCCAGGTGCGGGCAGTGTATCCGAGGACCGAAAGCAGCCTGGGTTACCACGGCCAGGTGAAATCACACGGCCAAGTTAGGGCAAACGCATCCGGGTGTCATCCAAAGCCTCGTCGGGAGACTGAAGTCTCTCCCATCAACGAGGTGTCCCATGTTCGAACAGTTGCAGTGGTTCTTTGCCGTGCTGCTGGTGATTCTTGCCGCGGTCGTGATCGGTGCTGCGGGCTGGTTGCTGATCGACGTGCTCACGGGCGGACTCAAGCGCACCGCCCGGGTGCGTCGCTGTGCGATGCCCAAGCGTATCGCCAACCTGATGCGGGGTCACTGAGATGCCAGCAACCACTCACTACGCGGCCGGCTCGCTGCGCACGTTCATCGAACGCGCTGTCTATCTGGGTGCACGCTCGGCTGGGGCGTCGCCGCGCGATGCATACCGCATGGCTCGACAAACCCAGCGGGTCGAAGAGCGTCGCGCGCGTCGGGTCTAGGCGAGGTTTACTTCGGGGAAAGTCAAGAGCATCCGACAAAGAGAGGGTGCTTTTGCTCCTCTGCCGAACATATGTTGCGCCACGGCAACATCTTTATTACAAAAATACACATTCTAGACGGACAAAACATTGCTCAACTATGGTTGATCCGTGCAAACCCTTATCACGCAAGCAATCGGAAATGTTTACCAATCGGTAACAATGAAACCTGATCTGTTGGATACGTTTCATTTTTGACACAATATTAAACATGCGCTGGACACACCACTACGGCGCACCCCACGGATGAGTTCACCAAAAAGAATCTGGAGTCGGTCAGGCAATGAGCAAGATCACGTTTGAGTGTTTGGACCAGAATGGTCAGATGTTCACGGTGTCGATGGTGGCGAACACCGAGGCGATAGAGACGGTCATCGCCAATACTGTGCAAGCCTACCAACGCAGTGGGATCGAGGTCATCTCGGCCACGCGCGTTGAGGAGCTGGTAGTCGATGTGAATTTGTATGCGCCGGCGCCGCGCCGCGAGAACGTGTCAAGCTCGGCCCTGCAGTGGCTCGCCGGCAGGGGCGGCAAGATCATGCAGGGTGGCGCGGCCTTCGGGGCGCTGGCGCTCTCCGTGATCGGCTTTGATGACGGGTTTTCCATCCTGTCGTTCTCGCACCATCTCACGCTGCTCGCCGAGGCGGTGCCCAGCCTTATGCACATGATCCACTTGGCCTGACGAATCCGCGGAAGTCAAATCCGAAAAGGGCACTCTACACTGGTGAATCTTTCATCAGCTACGGGTGCCCTTTCCTATGATGTCGTTGTTCAGCGAAGGCATGTGGATGATCCCGCTCTACGGGCTCGTGTTCATCCTGTTCGTGCTTGCAATCGCCCTTGCGGAAGCGTTCTTCGACGCCCGTAAACACCGCCGATACATCGCGAGCGTGCGGCGCTACCACGCGCGTCGCAGGTTCTAGCAGCTCCTCCACCCGGTGCCCATGCGCACCGTCACGGCATAGCCTTGGCGCGTCTCACACGCATCCAAGCGCGCTCCGACACCCGCTCGACAAAATGACGTCTCTCGCAGCAAACGACTTGCTGCCCACCTATTCAAGGAGACTGTCATGCACGCCCGCCTCATCCACGTTGAAACGCTGCTCGCCGATAACGAGCTCGACCGCGAGCTGGATGAGCTGGAGATGATGCAGGAGCAGGAAGAGCAGCGTGCCGCCCGCGCTACCCGTGGGACGCGCCGCCGCCCGTATTCGACCGAGCGCGCACGGATCGACTAAAATTGCCGTTGTAGTTCTGTTTTACCTGAGTGATAGTCGAGCCGTCAAACAGCAAGACATCTTGGCGGCACCTTCGGGTGCCGCTCTTTTTCCCGCCGACGCGCGAGGGCTGGCGAGCATCCAGGTAAGCACGCCTTGGCACCCGGCAGCACACCGAGGCCCGGGCTTTAGGATTCTACGAGCCCGTGCCGCGGCTGGGCCAAAACGAGGGCCAGGTAAGGGCGGCTTGGACGGGAAAGGGCAGGGCGCGCCGGGCCGGGGCCGTCCACAAGAGCCAGCGCCAAAGCGCTCAGGGCCGCACAACAACGTCAGGGCCACAGACGATCAGAGCCACGTATCAATATGTTAGAACTTCGTATCAATAGTGTTAGAGATACGATGTATCGCATCGCGTATCAATTCTGTTAGAACTACCATTGATAACAGCGACGCACCGGGCGCCCCATAATAACCAGAACCGGGCGCGCACGCGTCTACCAGATGGTCCCGGGCGTCGTCAAGCGGTCCTAGTAAATACAACGTCAACAAATTTCTAACTTTTTTTCGACAAACCTGTTGCAGCAAGTAACCCGTTACTTTAAGATTCTCTTACCGGTTCAGCGAAACCGGGCAAACAAACCAATCACTCAATAGGTAAATCAAAATGACGAATGCAGCTAAAGAACAAGTTATCACCCTCGAAAACGTGTTTATCGCTATCAACCGCGCGAATGACCGTTACAACGCAAAGACGGGCAGCGCTCACATGCAAGACGACCTGAAGAAAGCGCGCGGTTACTGGGACGAAGCGCTGTGCACGTTCGTTGCGGGCATGCTGAACCGGGCGCGTATCGATCAAGTCGAATTTCTCGCGACCATCGCAGATAACATGCCCGTCAAAGCGGTAATGCGCGCTAGTGAGTTTTTCGCATGCTTGCATGCAAAGAACTATCGTCAACTCGACGGTGTTACTGCGCTGTCGATTCTTAGCGCAGTGCATGCGGGCGCAGTGTCGCGTAGTGCGGTTTTCTTTGCTGCAACCGGTCGCGGGAATGAATCGACGTCAGATGTGGTTAGCGATATTTCGCTGGTTCGCAAGCTTCAACGTGCGCTGGGTAAGACTGTGGGCGCAACGACCGAAAGCACGCAGAATTCCCGCTCTTTCGGGACTAACGGGTTTTGCAAGTATCTGCGCATGGGTGAAATGGTCAAAGCAAAGGGCGCAGAAGCACAGTTGACCGTCAACGCTAAATCCCCCTTTGTCGCTGCAATTGCAAAGATGGTAGAGCAAGCAAGCGAAGACACCCTCTCGTTGGTTAAGGGCGCGAAGAAAGAGTAAGTAACGCGTTACGCTACCGGGCGCACACTGCGCCCGGTTCAATCAAACCATTCTCCCGATTAGCACCATGCAAACGACCCAATACGCCCGCGTTTCTGTTGTCGATTACAACGAGCAAGACGACACCTTGCTTTGTGACGTTGTGATTGGTCGCGACACTCTCGCCCAATCAATCGACATTCCCGCAAGCGCTTTCTATCAAGCGTTTTCGACGCAAGACGCACAAGACGCGCGCACGGTTGCGCTCGGTGCTTTGTATGACGCGCATTTTGATGCATGCCCGCGCGACCTTGTGGGCGCGTCTTGTGTCGCAGAGTATCGCGCGCACTTGCTCGCACAGTAACGCACCTAGCGGGCGCACTGTGCGCCCGCTACATATTGCCCGCACCCTTTCCCTATCCCGCACCATGAAAACCGCTCAAAACGTCTCTACTGCCCGCGTCTCTGCTTTCGCATACCATGCGCGTGCACAGCACGGGTATCACGCACAGCAAGACGCACAAGACGCGAACCGCTATACCATCGCGCGCGGTTCGTGCGACGCTGATTCATTCGATACTATGACAGACGCACTCTCTCACTTCAGTCTCTCGATTGATTGGGAAAGCGAACCAATCTAATACATAGCAAACCGAACTATCGCGCGCCCGGGCACCCTCGCACCGGGCGATGAATCGTAACGCTTGGGGCACCTTCATGGTCTTAGAAGGAATCGCGATAGTGGTGGGGCCTCGTTGGAAATTTTTTCCAGATCCAGACCCGATCCTTATACGGCCAGGCGGTGGCAAATCCGAGATCCTTATAGGGCCGAGCGGGGCCTTGGAAATCGGGGAGAGGGAAAGCGGGGGAGTGGGGAGTGGGGCTTGGGGAAGGGGAAGTTGGACTTGGACGAGCTGGCAGATCGGAAAGGGGCAGGCCGGCGGCGCTAGGGGCGCTGGCGCGCCCCGCGCGACCCCGTCCTCGCCGATACTGAGCGTTACAATCGCATCACTGATCGATCTGGCGAGGCTCTCATGAGAAAGGCTCATTTCCTCTTGCTTGTCGCAGTCATCTGGACCTCTGCGCAAGCCGCGAGTGAAGCTCCCATAACCATCCCGAACGGATATCTCACTGGCAGCCAATTCCGAGCGGCGGGTCCGGCCGTCCAAAGGGGTTACGCGATGGGTGTCGTCGACGGACTCCTCCTCTCGCCCATGTATGGAGCGCCCGAGCGACGCTCGCGGCTGCTAAAAACCTGCCTATTGGCATTGCAACTCGACAGCGACCAGATCACTGCGCTCGTGAGCCGCGAGATTGAGGCCGACCCCGTAACGTGGAGCAACCCCGCGCACTCGACAGCCTTTCGTGCGTTACGAAAGGCGTGTATGTCAAACGGCTACGCGTTCGATTGAGATTGATCGAGTGGCTTCTCCATACTGATAAGCTAGTGACCTTAATCTTGGAGACACGAGAGTGAGCGACCCAGTTTCGCAGTTTGCGGCAGCAGCCGGGAAAGAAGTGGTGGTTCAGTTGGGCAAGCTGGTTCACCGAGTGGTTGGGCCGGCTGCCGATGAGCTCTCTGAATGGCTCGTCACCGGGGTTAGACAGTGGCGCAGCAAAAATCTCCTGGCGGTCATCGCGAAGACGGAGCCAAAACTCGAAAAGATCGACCCGACGTGGCGCTCGTCGCCTCGGGTAGCCGCCACGATTCTCGAGAATGCAAGCTGGGCCGACGCTGACACTCTTCAGGAGCTCTGGTCGAATTTGCTTGTTTCATCCATGAGCGCTGATGGACATTCCGAAGAGGCGCTCCTGTATGCGCCAGTCCTCTCTCGGCTTACGACCGTGCAGGCCAGGATACTGGACATGGCGCTCATGGAGCGGAGCATCCTTTCGGACTTGAAGCCCCGCAAGGACGTTGGCGAATACCCATTGCCCGTATGGCTTGAAACGACTGGGGCAAAAAGCGCCGAGGAGATTGGATTGTCGGTGGAATCTCTCGTTTCTTTGCGCCTTATGCAAGACACAGACATCGTTAGCTTCTACGTGAACGATCCGAATTCAAAGATCATGGTCCATCCCACTCATTTTGCTTGGGCATTTTTTGCCCGAGTGCATGGACACACCGGACCCATGCCGGGGTTCTACCGCCCTTACCATCCATGAATCGCCGTCAGTCGTTCACGGTGCCGTCTCGCTGCCCTTGATGGTAAAGCCCGACGATATTGTCGACGCAGTCGAAGAATGCCCCTGCGCGACCCGTCCGTGCCTCAGTTCAACTGCTGCGGGGGCTGGTTGCCTCGGAACTCTTGCGGGCTACACACGATCACCTTTGCGCCTTCTGGCAGCGGCGTCCTTGCCCCGCGACCCATCACTGTCCAGCAAGGGGTGTTTGCCCAGCGGTCCCAGACCCAGTGCATACCATCTCCGGGGCTCAACGGACTCATGGGTGCGTATCTGAACATCCATGAAAACCAGAGGACAAGCGCCGCCCCTATAACGCAGGCCCCGATAAGAGCCCTTTGCGTCGCGTTCATACATTCTCCTTGTGTTTTTCCCTGCGATCAGTCAACAAGTTTGACCTTGACCCACAGCTTCTGCTCGTGGGGCTCCTGCCCAGGCCAAACGCGCTGTTCAATCGAGACGATGACGTAATCCAGCATGGGCTGATAGTCGTCGTCAGCATCTGTATCCCTAGGGAAGTTGATTTGAGCTCCGGGCACCACATGCGCGAGCGGCGCAGACTTACGCACTGTCAGCAGATGTTGGTGCGGGGGCCCGGAAATGAAGGCGTATTCGTAGACCGTTGTCATGTTTTCTTCCCAGTGAAGCCCACGATGATCCATTCGATGCCCTTGCACAATCCGAGAAACACGGCGCCGATCAGCAAAAAAATAATCAATTCCACAGGGTCGTGAGAAGCGGTGCGTGTGAAATTATAGACAGCGAGGATGGCGAGCATTGCAAACACCGCCCACCCAACGATGGCGGTGACTTTCCCGATACGCCGAAAACCTTCTGCTTTGTCCATCGTTCACTCCGTGATGGTGCCGTCGCGCTGGCCCTGGTGGTAGAGGCCGACGATGTTGTCCATGCAGTAGGAGAACGCCCAGCGCGCCGCCGACTCACGATCGTATGCCGCTGTGTTCGCGTAGATTTCGTCCTCGATGTGCTGCCGCAGAGGCTCCGACCATGCAGGATTGTGGATCGACGGCTTTTTCCCCTGAACCGCCATGCGGTAATAGAGATCGCCCGTTTTGCCGTAGTTCTCGCAGGCGCCCGCCCGCGCGTCGAAGTTCTCCCACCCGCCGCCCGCATGCGCGAGCCCCGCGGCTGCCGTCAGCAGCGCGGCCATCATCACCTTCTTCATTTGCGACCCCTCGTAGGCCCATTGTAATTTTGAGACGGCAGGGATTTTACCAGCCACCCCAGCGCTCGTCGGTAAGTGGCGCCGTCTCGAGTAGCCGGCCCACGATCGCCTCCATCGGCTCATCCGACGCGGCCAGCTCGTCCGCGGCCTGGCGTGAGCGCATCGCCTCGCGCTGCTCTTCCTGCGCGCGCAGAATACCCGCTTCGCGCTCCTCCCGGCCGTCCCATGCGTCGGTCGTCTCCCACCTGCCACCGTCGTCGAGCACGTTTGGCACCCACCGGAACTCTTTCTTCCAGTCGACCTGCGGCAACCCCGCGGCCCGGCGCTCGAGCGCCGCCTGCAGCGCGTCAATCATCGGCTCGTTCATGTCGCCCGCCATCGCCTTGTATTGGCGCTTGGCTGCCTTCTGGTCGGTGATCGGGAACAGCCCGCGCCATTTCGCCATCGTGTCCATCAGGTTCCGGGGATCGGGCACGTAGCTCATGCGGCGCATCACCTCGGCGAGCGCTTCTACCTCGGCCGCGCGCGACACGGGTGACGGAATATCGCCGAACGCATCGGGCATCGTGGTGCGGGCGTATTCGACGACGTTGAAGAGTAGGGACATGGCGTGCAGACCTCGGAATTTGGCTTCTTACCGTCGAGTATAGGGAGGGGAGGTGTTCCAGCCGCGGAAAAAGAAACAGCGCCCGAAGGCGCCGTTTCAGTGGCTTCCCGCCTAGTGCGCTCGAGCCAGCAGCCGAGCACCCACAGCAGTCATACGAAGCCCATCGGTGTTCCCGAGCCGCCGTCGGCGTCCTCGAGCTCGCGCTCGATTTGACCGATCCGCGCGACCTGTTCAGGATCTTGCATCAGCGGCGGCTCGGGCAGGAAAAACAGGCCCAGAATCGACAGCGGATTGCCCGTGATGCACAGCGTGGCGATGACCGCCCCGACGATGCCCACGACGATCAGCACAAACAGAAAAGGCGTGCGTGAAGGGAACATGATTTCCTTTTTTAAAAGTAAGTTATGAGTTACTTTATACCGCTCCAGCGGTCGCGGCAAGTGCGTTCGTGTCCTATCATTTGCAGGGGGCGAGAAGAGGGGGCTACCATGAAGTCGTTCAAGACGTTGCAGGCAATTTTGGTAGTTCTTGTTGTCGGGTTTTCTATCACTGCAGTTCTCGGGGCGCGTGAAGTGATCGAGGACCTCAACAATGAAATTGCTGCGTTAGTGTATGACCGAGGACAACTGAGCCTTCAATTATTGAAAGAACGAGCGGAAGTAGAGCGATTGCGAGGCGGTCGGGGCGAGACATCTGAGCACGACATTGCGCCCCCGCCGCCGCCTAAGCCGGCGTCTTCGACAACGGAATCTTCGACAAATCAGTTGAGTTTGTGGCTATCGACGGCAGGCTCTGCTGGGACCCTCGCTGGCCTTCTCATTACCAATTGGATCGCGATACGGAAAGAACGTCGGGAGGCTGCTCGCGCGGGTGAGGATCTGCAGAAAGTGCTGTTTGAAAACCAGAAGCTGCGGGCGGACATCGCGACGAAAAACGCCGTGCCGGCGCAACGCCGTGTCAAGCGGCCGAATATCTAGGCTATTTGTCGTTGTAATGTCCGCGGCAGCGAATGATTAGCAGGTTTTCTTCGGTGACAGCGTAGGTCAGCCGGTCCTTCTCGTTAATGCGGCGCGATATCATTTTGATGTGCTTTAGGAATTCGACCTTTCCGGTTCCTGTGAACGGGGTGCGACGACTTTCGTCGATCAATCCGGTGAGACGTTCAAACATTTTTGCGTCGGAGCTGCGCCAAAAGTGGTAATCGTCCCAACTTTGCGGTGAGAAGGTAACGCCTCGTGACATCACGTTCCTTGTGTCGTCTTTCGTTTATGACGAAGTGCGCCGGGCTGGGAGGTGTGGGCGGGCGGCAATGCGGAGCGCACTCCTGAGTAAGGACCGCTGGCGGAGCTACGAACAAATACCGGCACATCGAGGCCCTGTTGAGGAGTCTTTGGTAGGCGGTGTTCGACATCCAGGTTTGCAACGACCCTCGTGGGCAACGCCATAATCCAAGAACGCGCCAGTTGTTCAGCTGCGACGAATTCCTCCTCCGGCGGCGAGAGAAATTTGCCCGGCGTGTGGCCCTGCGCGGCGAACCACGAAATAGAATCCTCGGTCTTGCGATTGTCGATTGCTTGCTCGAGCTCCTCCACGCGCGATTCTAGGGCTTGATACATCTCCAGCGGCAAGGTTACGTAGTGGCGCTCGCCCTTCATAAAAACCTCTGGGCTTTCGGGTTCGGACGTGCGAGCGGCCGGATCGGCGGCCTCAATTCCTGGCTCTATAGCTGGATTTTCATCCGATGGGGGAAGGTTCAGTGCCATGAAAGTCTCCTGATTGCAGCATTTTAACCTACCTCAAGCTTTTGATTCATCGGGGCAAAAGCTCACGCAGCCTTTCTGAACACGCTGTAGGCGAAATCCGCGACAATTCTGTCGGCGAAGCCAGCAGGTTTGTGATGATGCCGGATGACGCAGGCGATGTGAAACAGATACGGCACCGGGACGCGCGAGGGGAACATGGCTTTTCCCGTAAAGTAATATGTAGCTTACTTTAAAAGAGGCGACGGCTGGCGTCTAGCGCCGGTGTGTCCTATTCTGTTTTAACACTAGGGAGCGCCAAAAATGACACCTTTAGAACTCAGACGCCTGCGGAACATTTTCCTGGTGGTATTTTGCGGCTCGGCTGCTTTCATCGCTGCCGACGAACGAGTCAGGTATGCGACGTCGTGGCAGTCTGAGGCGGGCGACATTTCCGCATACGAGACGCCTGTCATGTCGGCCAAAGATATTCTCGGAAGTCGTAAGCAAACATACGGGCAAGCGGCGCTGGCAGACTCTGCTTCGATCCTTCCTTTAATCATTGCAACGATCAGTAGCGCCACTTCTTTGATCGGAGCAATCGGTGCGACCGTGATTGCTTGGCGCAGAGAGAATCGCGAATCGAAACGTCAGGAACACGATATTGAGAAGATCCGGCTCGACATCGAAAAGCTGCGCGGTGAGCTTGAGAAAAAGGAAGCCGCGCAGCGTCGTAAAGTCAAGCGGCTCTCTTGAACCTCGAGTAGTCGAAGTCGCTCAAGATGTTTTCGGCAAATCCCGGTGTGCTTCTGATGATCGAGATCCGCTCGTTCTGGTGGTCCCGCAGCGTCGTGTTGGCCGCCTCGATGAAATCGACCACGAACGCGACGTTCGGCCCGTGCTTCTTCTTACGCAGGCCCCGGCCGATCCGCTGGCGGGTCTGCACCTCGGCCTTGCCCGCGCCCGCGAGCACGATCAGGCCCACCGCCGGCACGTCGACCCCGACGTCCATGATCGACGTGCCGATCACCGCATCGACGCGGCCGTCACGCAGCGCGTTCAACGCCGCCTTACGCTCGGTGTGGTCGTTCGCGCCCTTGATGAAGGCGACGCGCACGCCCGCCTGCGTGAGCATGTCCGAGAGCTGCCGCCCGTGCTCGGTGCGCGAGACGAGAATCATGCCCGGCAGCCCGTGCTGCTTGGCGCGGCTCACCTCGTAGACGATCGCGCGGTTGCGCTCGTCGTTGTGCACGACGCCGATCTCGTAGCACTTGGGCCACGGGGTCGAGCGAAACAGGCGGTGCGTGACGAGCTTGCCCTTGACCTCTTCCTGATAGAAGGGCGCCGCGGTCTGCAGCTGGACGAACTTGAAATAGGGCTTGGCCAGCACGCCGAGGTCGATCAGCTGCTTTTCCGTGACCGTGATCGCCACGGGCCCGCTGCACGCCTCGAGGCGCAGGTTGTCCTCGGGTGAGTCCTTCATGAACGGGGTGGCCGTCAGCGCGAGCCGGTAGTGCGCGTTCACGCAGTGGCGCATCACCTCGTAGAAGCCATTTCCCGACGCCTCGTGCGCCTCCTCGAGGATCACGAATTCGACGCCCGCCAGGAACTTGATCATTTCCTCGCGCTTCCGGTTGTGATCCTGCACCTTCGCCTGGATCGTCGCGACCACTTCGACGTCGGCCGGGCGTTTCGCCTCGAGCTGGCGGCGCAGCGCGGTCGTAGCATCCGCGATCTGCGGGGCGGGGAGCTTCTGCTTTTTCAGCTTCGCCTGCAGCTTCTCGACCTCGCGGTCTTCGGCGGCGTCCCGGTTCTTGATGTAGGCGAGCATTTCGCCCTCATCGGTCCAGAGGTCGATCGCCTGGCTGATCGTCTGCACCATCCCGAGCGTGAACTGACGCGAGAAGTCCCGCTGGCTGTCGCCCACGACGCCCACGCGCTCGCCAAGGTTCTCGGTCACCGCGTCGCCCATCTGATACATCAGGATGCCCCGCGTGGTCAGAAAAAGCGTCTTGCGGCCGATGCGCTTGTAGCAGATCCGTGCGATCCGGCTCTTGCCGCCGCCCGTCGCCACGCGGGCAATGATCGCGCGGTGCTTCACGAGCTTGTCGGCCACCTCGGGCTGGTAGTTGTAGGCCGGGTCATAGCCGAAGTCGTCGACCACCGGGCGCTCCGGGCCCAGAGGTGCGGGCGCGGGCTTTCTCACGAGATTGACCTTGTAGCCAGCCTTGAGGAGCGCGGCATAGACCTTGTAGGTGAAGCCCGCCGGGAAGGTGTCGTTGTCGAAGTCGTAGAAGCTCGAGGAGCCGTCCCACGACGTGCCCTTGAACGCCTGCGAGTAGCTTGCGCCCTCGACCAGATAGGAGAGCTTCTCGCGCACGAGCAGCTTCGCCTCGCGCGTGGCGCCCATCAGCCTTGCGTTCACCGCTCCTGCGGCGAGAGTCAGTCCAGATGTCATTTCTTGCCTTATAGGAGGTCCGTAAGTATAGTAACGAATGACTTACTCACACGGACGCATTATGTCAGCCGCACAACCCAAGTTCCAGCCGGTGTCAGCGCAGGTATCAGTCGATATGCTGCGGGCGAACAGCTGGAACACCAACACGATGTCGCCGGATTCGGAAGCCAAGCTCGACGTCTCCGTATCCCGGTTCGGCCTCTACAAGCCGATCGTGGTGCGCCCGCACCCGGACGGCGAGGGCTACGAGATTCTCGGCGGTCAGCATCGGTGGGAGGCAGCGCGGCGCGCTGGCATGTCCGAAGTGCTGATCGTCAACGTCGGGCCGGTGAGCGATCTGACGGCCAAGGAAATTGGCCTCGTCGACAACGGCCGCTACGGCGAAGACGACACGCTCGCGCTCTCGCGCCTGTTGAAGGAGATGGGCGTCGAGGACATCGGCACCTTCCTTCCCTACACCGACAGCGAGCTGGAGAACATTCTCGCAGCTTCAAGTATAGATCTCGACGACCTTGACAAGCTGGATCAGGCCGAGATGCCTGACCTCTCCGGCGCGGGGCTTGGCGCCACGCATCAGGTGATGCGCTTCAAGGTGCCCGTCGAGGACGTCGCCTGGGTCACGAGCGCGATTGAGCGCCGCCAGCGCGAGCAGGGATTCACCACCGAAGACTCCATGACGAACGCCGGCATGGCCTTCGTCGATCTCATGAAGGCATACAAGTGAGCAAACCGACCGGCTTTGCGCGCATCCCACGCTCCGAGTTCCTCTACCCGGAGTGTCAGAGCTGCTACTTCCACAACGTCGAGCCTGCCATCTGCGAGAACTGTGACAACGGTTCCGAATACGAGCCCGATGACGATCTCGAGGGCAAGCTCTCCGCGCGCCGCGCCGCCATCGTGCGATTTTTCCGCAAGATCCAGACACCCCTGCCGGCCGAGCTGATCCCCGAGGAGCTCGAGCCCGCGACTGAAGAACAGGAGCTTCAAGCAGCATGAGCAAACAGAGCGAAGCCAAGGCCGCGCAGCACTACAACCGCGAGCCGGTGAACTGCGGCAACTGCCGCCATTTCGAGTTCGACGAAATCACCCACAAGGGCGCCTTCGGCGGTGGCACCTACGTCGAGCAGAAGAGCCTGCGTTGCGGCATCGGCAGGTTCAAGGTCCACAAGACCGCCAGCTGCGTGCGCTTCGAGCGCCCGGAGGCCGCATGAGCGTCACCCGCACCAACGAGATTCGCGCCGTTGCCGATCTCGTGCCCTACGCGAAGAACGTCAAGAAGCACGACGACGCGCAGGTCGCCAAGATCATCGAGTCGATCCAGCAGTTCGGCTGGACCCAGCCCATCGTCATCGACGAGGCGAACGTCATCATCGCCGGCCACGGCCGGCGCCTGGCGGCGACCAAGCTCTCCATGACGCAGGTGCCGGTGCTCGTGCTGCGCGGCCTGACGGACGGGCAGAAGCGGGCGCTGCGCCTGGCCGACAACCGCACGAACGAGGGCGGCATCGACACGCTGATGTTCCGCGAAGAGATTCTCGGCATCGAGGAGCTGCTCACCGGCATCTACGACGTGAAGGAGCTCGAGTTCTCCACCGCGGACCTGGGCGAGCTGAACGACGCGGCCTTCGTGCCGGACGTCGCTGAAGCCGTCGAAATGCAGGAGCAGGCGGCCCACGCGAAGGCAGACGAGGTGACCGCGCGCCGCGTGCCGCTCTCGAAGGCGTTCGGCTTCAAGGACGTCGCCGGCAGCCACGAGATCCACATCTCGCGCTTCATGGCGCGCGCGGCCGCTGAAACCGGGTTGACGGGCGCCGACGCGCTCGCGGCTTTTCTCGAAACGCTGGCATAAGTCACCCATTACTCACCATGACAACCTACACCATCGACAAGCGCTTCCACACCCGTGTCGCGCGCAGCCAGCGCGTCGTGGAAGTCGCTGAAGCGTTCGGGCTCGGCCTGGACGACAAGGAATTCGTGATCTTCGACCAGCTCAAGCTGGACGTGGCGCAGGGCGACGTGCTCTACATCACGGGCCAGTCGGGCTCCGGCAAGTCGCTGCTGCTGCGCGAGCTCTCGGCGCAGATGGCTGCCGAAGGGCAGAAGGTCGCCAACCTCGACGAGGTGGCGATCAACGCGGAGCTGCCGCTCATCGACCAGATCGGCACCAGCACGAACGACGCGATCCGGCTGCTCTCGATTGCCGGCCTGAACGACGCGTATCTGTTCATCCGCAAGCCCGGCGAGCTCTCTGACGGCCAGCGCTACCGCTTCAAGCTCGCGAAAGCCATCGAGAGCCAGGCCGACGTCTGGGTCGCCGACGAGTTCATGGCGGTGCTCGACCGGACCGCGGCCAAGGTGATCGCGTATGCCGTGCAGAAGACCGCGCGCAAGGTCAACGCGACCGTGATCGTCGCAACCACCCACCTCGATCTCGTGGAAGACCTGCAGCCGTCGCTCTACATCGAAAAGCGCTACCGCGAAAAGCTGCGCATCGAAGCATTCACCGACCTCAACGCGGCGGCCGAGGGCTCGAAGACCCTCACACGCGACGAGGCTTTCGATCTCATGAAAAGGATGGCCTGATGAACCCGAAGTATGAAGCGGCGCTCGAAGCGTCGAAAGAGCGCCCGCAAGTCGTGATCTTCACGGCGGCCTGGTGCGGCCCGTGCAAACTCCTGAAACCGGCGCTGCAGTCGCTCAAGGGCGACTACGGCTTCGACTATCACGAGTTCGACGTGGCCGAGTTCGAGCCCGCGGACCTCCAGACGCTCGGCGTGCGCAACGTGCCGAACGTGCGCGTGCTCGTGAACACCGTCGTGAAGGCACAGTTCGTCGGCGCGCGCACGAAGGCGTCGGTCGAGGAGTGGCTCACGGCGCTCGGCGTGATCTCTCGCGGGCTGAGCTTCGAATGATCGCGCCGGCCACCGCCCTGAACCTTGCCGGGCCGATCACGGCCTCGGACGACCGGGATAGCCCGATCTTCGCCTGGCGTGACCCGGCGGCCGGCACGCGCCCGCTCTCGCTCATGAAGCACATGTATGTCGAGCGCGGCACGCTGGAGGACTGGCAGCTCCTGCACGAGCTCCACTACAAGGCGAGCAACAACGGCATCGGCCCGCGCTACGTGCGTCTCGTGATCGATGACGGCGTGGAGCCCGCGCAGACGATCGGCGTGATGGTGTTTACGGTCCCCAAGCCGCTCGACTCCGGTCGCAATCAGGTGTTTCCGCACCTGCGGCCCAACCAGAACGGGCGCGACAACCGGCTCATCAACGTGCAGCGCATGGCGTGGATCAACAAGAACCTGATTCTCTCCAGCCGCACGGTGCTCGACACGATGTATCGGGGCGGCGGCATCGCCTACCGCTTCAAGAACATCGGCTACCGGCTGATGGGCTTCCGGTATGTGGAGAGCCGCAGCTCGATGAGCCGCTACAACCCGTTCAGCATCCGCGCCGGCATGCGCTTCGTGAAGCCGAAGTCGGCGCCGGCCTTCGAGACGGGCTTGGCCTTCTTCGCGCGGCACTTCAAGAGCCCGGCCTACGACTACGTGGCGATCAAGGCCGAGATCGAGGCGATGCCCGATTACCTGCGCGAGCACACGCTGAAGGAGCTGCGCACCTTCTACTACCGCAACAGCTCGATGGAGAAGTCGGGCGACAACCGGCTGAACGGCACCTCCCGCGTCGAACAGATGGAGCTCGGGTATCTCCTCAAGCAGACCCAGCAGCTCGTGTTCGGCGCGACCGTCTACGCCGCGTGGACGAACCCCGACTGGGATCCAAACACGCAGGCGATGCGCACGCTCCCCGCGCGTATCCCGCTTTCCGCTTTTGACAACCAAGGGGTCGACGAACCCCTGCGACTGGACCTTCTGGAGGCACCAGCATGACGCTCAAAACGACTGCCAAGACCCTCTGTGTCGTTGGGACCAAGGGCACGCTCTCTCCCTGGACGATGGAAGCTGTCGACGATGCCGCGGCCGTGAAGGGCATGGCATTCGACTTCGTGATCTGGGCGCGCACCCCCTCGAAAGAGGAATACGAGGTCGTCAACGCGACGTTGAAGGGCTCGGAGTGGGGTGATCACTTCTGGACCTGCCGGCGGCCGCGATGAACCTCACGACCAAGCAGATCGAGATCATGAAGGTGGTGGCCGCGGCCGCCGCCAGTGAGCCGGTCGATCTGGACCAGCTGCTCGAGCGCCTGACCTACGCGACCACCAAGGAGAGCCTGCAGTTCTCCCTGCGCGCGATCGAGCGGCACGGCCTCATCGACCGCTCGATGGCCGAGCACCGCCGCGGGCGGCTGCGACGCCTGGTGGCCGCAACGGACCTCGGCCGGGCCGTAGTGGGCGGCACAGGGCGGCCCGCTCCGGGGCCTGGCTCGACGATCGGCATGCGATCGGAAGAAGTTCTCCCGGTGCCAGCCTCAAAGGAGGTGGCTTTGATAAGCGAAAACTTACCCGAGCCGGAGCTTCTTTCTCTCCCGGAGGTTTCTCTTCCCGAGCCGGAGATACTGCTTGAAGAAGTGTTTATTGATTAAAAAGTAAGCATTTTTTGTAAGTTTTACCACTTGTCACTTTTTGCGTTTCCCCCTTATATATAAACCTTCTTTTTAATACATAGTAAAAAGCTACATTTTAAAAACTAAGGGAAACGCGAAAAAGTGACAAGTAAGTAAGGATAGTGAAAGGATAAAGAGCACGATGAGATCAGGACCGCGGGTGGGAAAGTCTGCGCATGAAAGTAAGGCACGGGTTATTTACATTCTTCCCGCGGCCCGGTATAGTCTGCCCTTAGTGAATCACCTCCAAGGGGCAGACCGAGCGACGGCTGCCCCATTTTTTTTGCCTGAGAGCCAGTGATGACGGATACGACGACCGAGCCGAAAAAGACCGGCGGCCGCAAGCCCGGTAGCCGCTCGCTTTCGGAGAAGCAAAAAGCCGAAGCCTGCGCGCTCTACGCTGCGGGCGAACTCACGATCGAGCAGCTTGCCGAGCGCTACAAGCGCACCCCGCGCGCGATGAGCGCGATGTTCGCGAAGGCGGGCGTAAAGAAGGGCGACAAGCGCGCCGAAGTGCAAGCTGCGGTCACACAGCAGGTCAACCAGCAGATCGCGGGTGACGCGGGCGTGATCGCGGGCAAGATCAAAGAGACGAAGGACTCGCACTACGCGGCGGCGAAGGTCATCGCGGGCCTGATCCAGAAGCAGCTCGTCACGGCGCAGCAAAACGGCAAGGGGTTCGCGATCGTCCAGAACGAGATCAAGACGCTCAAGCTCGCGGCCGAGGCATTGGCGACCCTGCGCGCCGAGCGCTTCGTGATTCTCGGCATCGCCGACGGCGAGAAGGACGACAACGACGAGCTGCCGGATCTGGGCGTGCACGAGATGACCGCCGAGCAGATCGCCGAGATGCAAGCGCGCCAGGACGACGGCGGCCTCGACATGAGCGCCGACGAAGAGGCGATGGCAATGGCGATCGCGCCGCCGGGCAACGACGACAACGTGATCGACATCGAGGACGGCGATGCAGCTGCGTGAGCCGGGGCTGCCCGGCATTACGCCGATCGCAGCCGAGATGCAGACGCTTTTCCTCCATCCGAAGCAGATGGAGGTGTTTCGCTCGCCGCATCGCTTTCGCGTGGTCACGGCGGGCCGACGCTGGGGCAAAACTCAGCTCGCCAAGGTGGCGCTCATCAAATACGCGAAGGTGAAGAACCGGCTCGTGTGGTATGTGGCGCCGTCCTACCGGATGGCAAAGCAGATCATGTGGCCGGACCTCATCGCCGCGATCCCGCGCAAGTGGGTCAAGAAGATCAACGAGACGACGCTCGCCGTCACGCTCGTGAACAACACCCGGATTGAGCTGAAGGGCGCCGACAACCCCGACTCGCTGCGTGGCGTGGGTGTGCACTTTCTCGTCATGGACGAGGTGCAGGACATCAACCCGGAAGCGTGGACCAAGGTGCTGCGCCCGACCCTCGCATCGACCGGCGGCCACGCGCTCTTTATCGGCACGCCCAAGTCATACAACTTCCTGTATGACCTGCACATGCTCGGCCAGGACCCGAAGAACCAGATCCTCGGTCGCTGGAAGAGCTGGCAGTTCCCGACGATCACCTCGCCCTTCATTCCGAAGTCGGAGATCGAGGCCGCACGCGCGGACATGGACGAGAAATCGTTCAAGCAAGAATTCGAGGCATCGTTCGAGACGATGAGCGGGCGCGTGTATCACGCCTTCGATCGCAAGGTGCACACGGGCGACTATCCGTTCAACCCGAGCCTGCCGATCTGGGTGGGGCAGGACTTTAACATCGACCCGATGAGCTCCTGCATCTTGCAGCCGCAGGAGAACGGCGAGGTGTGGGCGATCCACGAGCTGAGCCTGAAGAGCTCCAACACCGAGGAGGTGTGCGACGAGCTCGAGCGCCTCTACTGGAAGCTCATCAAGCGCGTGACGATCTTCCCCGACCCAGCCGGCGGCTACCGCCAGCACGCGCGCGGCGAGTCGGACGTGGACATCTTCAAGCAGAAGGGGTTCGAGAACGTCGTCTACCGGAAGAAACACCCGCCTGTGGCCGACCGGATCAACGCGGTGAACCGCATGCTGCGCTCAGCCGACGGGCGCGTGCGCCTGAAGGTCGACAAGCGCTGCAAGGAAGTCATCAAGGCGCTGGAGCAGACGATCTACAAGGAAGGCGGGCGCGAGGTCGACAAGGACATGGGCGTCGAGCACATGGGCGACGCACTCGGCTACCCGGTCGAGTATATGTTCCCGGTGCGCGAAATCAGCATTGCAGGCGTGTCCATTTGATGTTATGGTAAGTGACCCGTTACTCTACACCCGGCACGCCCGTTATGTCGTTTAGCCAGAAACAGCTCCAGACATTCATCAAGCGCCGTCATCCCCTCTACGAGGCGATGGAGGCGCATTGGAATTTCCTCGAGCAGACCTACGAAGGCGGGCGGCAGTGGTTCGTCGAGAACCTGCACAAATACCGCAAGGAAGGCGACCAGGAGTATAAGGAGCGCCTGAAGCGCGCCTACCGCTTCAACCACACGCGCGAGGTGGTCGATCTGCTGGACAAATACGTCTTCAAGATCGACATCAAGCGCAATGAGGACGCCCCGGACTACATCAAGGAGTTCTGGAAGCGCGCGACGCTCAACGAAAGCCCGATTGCCGACTACATGAAGCGTGTGTCCAACCGCTCATCGACGTTCGGCCGTATCTGGGTAGTGGTCGATTCGACGAAGACGGCTGACGTGAAAAGTGTGGCCGACCAGAAGGCGACCGATGCGCGCTGCTACAGCTACATCGTCAAGCCCCAGCACGTCCTCGATCTCTCGACCGACGAGCTCGGCAAGCTCAACTGGATTCTGATCTACGAGACAGCGCGCGACGACTCGGACCCGATCAACTCGTCGGGCGACATCATCGAGCGCTATCGGCTCTGGACGCGCGACGCCTCGCAGCTTTTCACGGTGGTGTATCAGCGCGGCAAGCCGATCATCCAGGTTGCTGAGCCCGTGGCGCACGGCCTCGGGGTCGTGCCGGTGTTCGCGGCCGACAACGTGATCTCGGACGAGCCCTACACGTCGCCGGCGCTGATCGCCGATGTCGCGTATCTGGACCGGGCGGTGGCGAACTACCTCTCGAACCTCGACGCGATCATCCAGGACCAGACCTTCAGCCAGCTCGTCATCCCGGCGCAGTCGTTGCCAGCAGGCGACGAGGGCTTCGACAAGCTGGTGGAGATGGGCACGAAGCGCATTTTCACCTACGACGGCTCGGGCCCCGGGAAGCCTGAGTTCATCAGCCCGGACGTGAAGCAGGCGCAACTGATCGTCTCGACGATCTCCAAGATCATCAACGAGATTTACCACTCGACGGGCCTTGCCGGCGAGCGCACGAAACAGGACAACTCGCAGGGCATCGACAACAGCTCCGGCGTCGCCAAGGCGTATGACTTCGAGCGCGTCAATTCGCTGCTCACCGCCAAGGCCGACAGCCTCGAGCAGGTCGAGCGCCAGCTCTGCTACTTCGTGTCGCTCTGGAACGGCACGCAGGCCGACTTCGCGCCCGATGCGACGGGCGCCGACAAGACCAAGCAGATGGTCGAGTATCCGAAAGATTTCGACGTCCGTGGCCTCTACGACGAGTTCGACATTGCCGCGCGCCTGTCGCTGATCGACGCGCCGGACGCCGTGCGCCGTCAGCAGATGGACGCGACGATTGACAAGCTGTTCCCGATGCTCAAGGAGGAGCTTGTCAAAAAGATGAAGTCCGAGCTGAGCTCGTGGCCGCCGAAAGACGTTTTGGCGGCACCTGGCGCTGGCGGTTCGCCCGTATCCAGCGCTGAGATTCAGAAAACGGGCGGCAAGCAGGTCGCCGGGCAGATGTTGAACCCCGGCAAGAAAGCAGCGTAGCACCGACTGGCCGAGTGACCGGCCACACACACAAACCCCGGGCAAGAGAGCGCCCACACGAAAGGCAGCATTGAGATGAACAAGTTCCTGATGAAACTGATGGCACACGGCGGCTACATGGCACCCGAGGGCGAAGGCGGCTCCGGCGGCGGTGGCGTAGGCAGTGGGCCGGCAGGCGGCGAAGGTGGCTCCGGCGGTGAAGGCAAGGGCGCAGGTGCGGGCGACGGCAAATCCGGCGGCGAAGGCGGCCAGGGTGGCACGGGTGACCCGACCGGCGGCAAGAAGCCGACCGACGAAGAAGCGCGCCTGATCCGCGAAGTGATGGACAAGAAGGACAAGCTGAAGAACGCCACCTCGGCACTCGAGCAAGCGAATGCTCGGCTGAAGGAGTTCGACGGCATCGACGTCTCGCAGGTCAAGGCACTGCTGCGCGAAAAGGCCGAAGCTGAAACCGCCAAGCTCGAAGCGAAGGGCGAATGGGATCGCCTGAAGCAACAGATGGCCGACCAGCACGCCGCCGACATCGCCGCGCGCGAGCAAGCGGTGACTGCCGCGCAGTCGCAAGTGTCCGAGCTGCAGTCGCAGATCGCCGAGCTGACCGTCGGCAACGCCTTCGGCCAGTCCAAGTTCATCGCAGACGAGCTGACTCTCTCTGTTGCCAAGGCGCGTCGCATCTACGGCGCACATTTCGAGTTCAAGGACGGCGCGGTCGTCGCCTACGACAAGGCCGCCGGCGCGCGCGAGCGCACGATGCTGGTCGATTCGAAGGGCGAGCCGCTCGGTTTTGACGCGGCGCTCTCGAAGCTCGTCGATGGCGACCCCGACAAGGACACGCTCGTCAAGAGCAAGCTGCGGTCGGGCGCGGGTTCCAACACGAACCCGGCGGCTGCCCCGGGCGCCAAGCCTGGCGTGAGCGCACCGCTCACGGGCCGCGCGAAGATCGCTGCGGGCCTGAAGAGCGCGGGCCTGAAGTAAGCCGGCGACAAAAAGTTGTAAACCCGTGGCATTCCTGTTAAAGTAAGTCGCGGGTTACTTACTACCCATTTTCTTTTCGAAAAGGAAGATTGATATGCCATTGCTGCGAGAAGAAGCCGACAAGCTGAGTAACAATCAGCTGGTCGCAGGCGTGATCGAGGAAATCATCGACAAGGATGAGCTCTTCGCGCTCCTGCCGTTCGTCGGCATCAACGGAAAGGCTTACGTCTACGATCGCGAGAACACCCTGCCGGACGCAGAGTTCTACGACGTGAACGACGAGCTGGATGAATCGGCTGGCACGTTCACCGAGGTCGTGGCGAAGCTGCGCATCCTCGCTGGTGACGTGGACGTCGACAAGTTCCTGCAGGAAACCGAGTCCGACACGAACGATCAGCGTGCTACGCAGATCGGTCTGAAGGCCAAGGCGGTTGCCCGCAAGTTCAAGCGCACGATCGCTCAAGGCGATTCGACGGCCAACGCGAAGGAATTCGACGGCCTGCCGAAGATGGTGTCGGCTGCCCAGACGCTCGACGCAGGCGGTGCGGCCAACGGCGCGGCGCTCACGCTGTCGATGCTCGACGAGCTCGGCGATGCGGTCATCAACGGCGCGGACGCATACGTGATGCGCCCGGGCACGATCCGCGCATACCGCGCGCTGCTGTATGCAACCGGCGGCATCCAGCCGGCGATGGTCGAAGTGCCGAACTTCGGTCAGGCGATCCTCGGCCACAACGGCATCCCCATCCTCCGTAACGACTTCCTGTCGAACACGGAGACGAAGGGCACCAACACGAACACGTGTTCGGTGTATGCGGTTCGCCTGAACGAACTGGACGGCTTCCACGGCCTCTGGGGCGGCAAGCAAGCCGGCATTCGCGTCGAGGACATCGGCACGGTGCAGAACAAGGATGCAGACCGCATCCGCGTGAAGTGGTATTGCGGCTCGGCGCTGAAGTCCACGCGCTCGCTGGCACGTCTGCGCGGCGTGACGAACGTCTAAACGTTCGGCTGCTAGAGTAAGTCACCCGTGACTTACTTTCGCGTAAAATAAAGGGCATGGGCTTCGGCTCATGCCCTTTTGCATATGAGCACATGAGGAACCTCACATGAAGATCAAGATGGTCCAGCCGGGCTACGAGCAGTTCACGGGCAACTTCGGCGGCGTTGAATTCGTCGACGGCGTGTCGGTCGCTGACGTCGCGCCGATGATTGCCACGCGCATCGCCAACGTCGTGCGTGTTGAGAACGCCGAAGACGGCGTGAACCCGTCGGCATCGCAGACGGCGCTCGACAGCTACTCGACGCCGATGGCGCTGCGCCCGCAAGACGTGCCGGCGGCGAAGCCCCAGAAATACACCGAAGCCGATCTCGAAGCCATCGCTGGCAAGGAAGGCATCAAGGGTCTGCGCAAGATCAGCGATCCGCTGGGCGTGAAGAGCAACGGCATTGCCGAGCTCATCGGGCTGATTCTCAAGTCGCAGGCACCGGCCGACACCGCGCAGTTCTTGGGCGAAGTGCCCTCGGACGTCGTGAAGGCTGAAGATGCCCCGACCGAAGCGCCGGCTGCGGAGTAAGGCATGAACAAGTATCTCGCCGGTGAAACCGTCACCGTTACCTTTCCGATTGATGAAAGTCAGGGCGCGATGCCGGCCACGGCGAGCTACCGCCTGCTCGATGAAAACGAAGCCGTGCTCATCGAGCAGAGCATCGCGACCGACCCCGCCAATGGCGCGGTCACGATCGTCATCGACGGCACGAAGAACCAACTGCCGATCGACGTGATTCGCTTCGCGTATGAAAACCATGACGTGCAGGCCGTGCGCGCCGCGCGCATCGTGCAGATCACGCTCGCCATGCCCAGTGGCACCTACCGCGCCTCCCAGACGTATCTGATCGAGGCCGCGTCGTTGCTGGTGCCTGGCACCAACAGCTTCCAGACGATGACGAAGGCCAACCTCGTCGCGTTGGAGATTCCCCAGCTCAACGGCTGGGCTGCAGCCACCGACGAGCAGAAGATCGCCGCGATGGTGCAGGCACGACTGAACCTCGGCCAGCTGCGCTACCGCTACCGGTTCGACGACAACTGGATGAACTACGTGATGCCGGAGTTCGCGCTCTACGCGATCACCTCGCTCTCGCAGGACGAGTATGTCCAGCTGCCCGCGGCGTTCCGTCACAACCTGGAGCGCGCACAGGTGATCGAGGCCGACTACCTGCTCAACGCCGACCCGGTGATGGCCCGGCGCAATCAGGGCATCGTGTCCGAGACGGTGGGCGACTCGACCACGAGCTTCAACCCGATTCGACCGCTCACGGGCCTCGTGTGCCCGCGCGCGATGCAGGAAATGTCGCGCTACGTGCTGCGCCGCACCCGACTCTCGCGGACCTGAAGCCATGAAAAACGTCATCATCGACACCCTCGGCGAGTTCGCTGCATCGCAGACCGCCGGCTACCAGGCGGCGCTCGCCAATCTGGTGAGCGAGGGCATGAACGTCACGGCCCCGCCGCGGCGCCTGGCCTTAGCCACCATGCAGCGCTTGCAGGCAAGCACGCTCACCGCGCTCGCAGCCGTGTTCGACACGGCCGTGACCGACATCGTGCATGCGGCGATCGTCAACGCACACCCGGACGCCCCTGACGCGCTCGTTGCGGCCATCTCGGCTGATGCCGCCTCCACCCGCAACGCCGTGCTCGGCACCGTGTCGGCCGCGCTCTCGAAGGACGCAGAGGTCGCCCATGCACGGCTGCGCGAGTTCGCGCTCAAGGTGGAGCTCGTGCTCGCAGCGGGCGGGCGCGGCTACAGCTCGGCCGTCATGCACGCGGCGATCGCCGAGCGACAGCGCGGCATCACCTTCGGGCAGACCGACACGCTCGGGCGACGCTGGAAGAGCGCGCAGTTCGTCGCGGCCACGCTGCGCGGGGCGCTTCAGCACGTCTACGCCGATGCGTTCGTGCGCGCGGCCGCCGCGCGGGGCGATGAAGGTGTCGCGCTGCAGTATGCGGACCCCGAGCATGAGGGCCACGGAGACGTGATCCCGATGTCCGGGTATCTCGACGTGCGCAACGAGATTTTCCATCCGAACTCCCGCGCCACGCTCGCGCGGGTGGACGCGCAAGGGGGCGGCGATGTTTCGGGGCAATAAGCCGTGCATCGTGGCCTTGGCGGGCGAGCGCAACCTCTACGGTGAGGAGCAAGCGCCGGCCGCGGGCGTCACCGAGCGCTGCGCGGTGGTGGAGCTCATTCAGAAAGCGGCCATGACCAACCAGCGCGCGCAGATGGCGGGCTCGATGGCTCACGCCGAGGATCTGGCGATCACCAGCAAGATCAGGCTGGAACCCGGCACGGCCGCGGTCCTTGGTGCGCAGATCACGGTCGATGGCGTGCAGTTGCGCGTCGTCTCGATCACGCCCAAGAACACCACCTACGGCCAGCTCGATCACTACGACGTGGAGTGTGTGCCGTGGGTCTAGTCAAGAGCAACTTCAACCCCGAGCTGCTGGCGATGAAGATTCAGCGCATCGGCGACACTGCCGCGCGCCGCATTCTGGGTGTGATGCGGGAAGAGGGCGACAAGATCGCGGAGCTCGCGCGTGAGAACGCACCGGTCGATGACGGCGAGCTCGAGGACGCGATTCAGGTGGTCGAGAACCGCGGCGGGCCGAACGGGCGCACGGTGGTGAGCGTGCAGGTCGATCCGACAGCCACCGACAGCAAAGGGGTGCCGGTCATCCAATACGCACGGGTCATGCACGAGGCGCTTGCGCCCTACGGCACGGGCGCGTTTCACCTCGGGCCTGCCTCGCGTGCGAAAGACGGCGGCGGCGGGCGCGTCGGGGGCAAGTTCATGGAGCGTGCGATGCGATCCCGCATCGGCGAGATGGGCAAGAAGGTCAAGCAGATCGTGAAGGAGTCGACGTAATGCACCTGGAACCGATTGCGGCGCTGCTAGAGGAGAAGGGCATCGGCAAGCGCGCCAAGACGATTTTCATCAACGAGATGCGGGTCGAGGACTCGGGCATCCTGCTCAAGCCCGACTACAAGGGCACGGCGATCGACCCGGAGCTGCCCGGCTACTTCAAGGGCGCATTCGCCCTTGTGGTGCGGGCCAAGGGCTACGCGGCGGGCGCGGCGCTCATCAAGCGGGCGATGGATGCGCTCTGGATCGAGCAGCAAACCGAGCTCGCCGACGGCATGACGGTGAAGTGGTGCCGCGCACGCACGCTGCCGATCAACTACCCGGTGCCCGCCACCGGCGTCACCGAGTTCGTGGTGAACATTGACTGCTGCTATGTCAAGCCTGTATAGTCTAGTAACGAGTTACTTACCGTAACTCCGACCTCTTTGCAAAGGAGTTTTGAGTGGCAAGCGATACCAAAAACGTAAAGATGGGCGTCTGCCTGGTCTATTACAAGGGCGTGGATCTGGGCTACACCCAGGGCGGCGTCCAAGTGACCGTGACCACGGAAACCCACAAGACGAACGTGGACCAGTTCGGCAAGACCACCGTCAACGAGCAGATCATGAGCCGTGACGTGTCGGTGAAGGTGCCGCTGGCTGAAACCACGCTCGAAAACCTCGTCGCGACGATGCCGGGCGCATCGCTCTCGGGCACGGGCGCCGACAAGAAGGTGATCGTCACGACCGGCGTTGGCATGTCGCTGCTCGACATCGCCGGCGAGCTGCGCCTGCACCCGAAGGACAAGGCAGTGGACGACTACAGCGAGGACTTCGTGATCCCGCTGGCAGCAACGTCGGGCGGCCTGAACTTCGCCTACGAAGTCGAAAAGGAACGAATCTTCGACGTGACCTTCCAGGGCTACCCGGACTCGGCCACCGAAGAGCTGTTCGCCATCGGCGGCGCGCCGACGGTCACCCCGTAACGGGCGAGTAAGTCACCCGTAACTTGACACAAGGCCGGCTCACGCCGGCCTGCCTACATCGGATACCTCATCATGAGCCAAGTGAAAGTCCTGAATCTCGACACCCTGCCCACGAGCGCCCCGCAACGCGTGGTGACCATCGGCGGCGTCGAATACCCGGTGAAAGAGATGGACGTCGAGGGTTTCATCGAGACGAACCTCGCCGCTGACCGCCTGAAGGATCAGACCGATCCGAAGGTGCAGATCGAAGAAATGATCGCCTCGATCAAGCGCGCGGTGGAGATCCCCGACGCGGTGCTGAACAAGCTGCCGCTCGAAAAGCTCGGCGTGCTGGTCGCCTTCCTGCGCGGGCTGTTCGATCCCGACAAGAAGGACGTCGAAGGTGCTGCGGGCACCGAGGGCGACGCCGAAAAAAAGTAACGCTGCCGGGTGATGAGAAGGAGGTCGATCTTGACTTCAGCCTGCTCTTCACCCGCGTGCAACGGCATTACCGCATGACGTATTGGGAAGTGATGGCACTTCCCATTCGCGCTTTCTGGACTCTGAACCGCAACATCAACCGGCTGCTCGCGGAAGAAGACCTCCGCGCCATGATGATGCACATGGCCCGCCAAAGCCCCGAGGGCGCGCGGGATCATGAAATCAAGCTCCGAGCCGAGCTCTATCAGACGGAACAGAAGTTCGATCCGCTGAACGAGAAGAGAGACGAAGCGGGCTTCGCGGAGCTGAAAGCGATGGTGGCCCGTCCGACACAGTGACAGGACGAAGATGGCAAGCAACCTCGAAAACGTAGGCTATAACCTGATCCTCGATGACTCGGGGTTCAGGGTCACCGCGCAAAGCACCGCCGCACAGCTCAAGGCGCTCGAAGCCCAGTTCGCGAGCACCGGGCAAGGTGTCAAGGCCATCGAGCAGAAGATCAACTCGGCCGGGGTTGCGTTTCACCAGTGGGTCACCACCATCGGCGCGGTCAAGTTCGCGCTGATGGACATCGACAGCGTGTTCCTCACGCTGCCGCGCTCGATCATGGAGACGGCCGGCGAGCTCGAAAAGCTCACCACGGTCCTGAAGGGCTTGTCCACCGCCGCGGACGAAGCGGGCCGCAACGCGGACGCCGCGCTCGGCAAGAAGTTCATCCTGAACCTCGAACAGAACGCGCCGTTCAAGCTCGCCGCGCTCACCGACACGTTCGTCAAATTCAAGACCGTCGGCATCGACCCCACCAAGGGCGCGATGGAAGCGCTCATCAATCAGGTTGCGAAATACGGCGGCGGGTCCGAACAGCTCAAGAGTGCGTCGCTTGCGATTCAGCAGATGGCGGGCAAGGGCGTCGTCTCGCTGCAGGAGCTCCGACTCCAGCTCTCGCAGGCTATCCCCAACGCGGCGCAGGCAATGGCCGACGGCATGGGTATGTCGATGGGCGAATTGACCAAGAAGATCTCCACCGGCACGGTGAGCTCCGAGATGGCGATTCGCAAGATGCTCGCGGTGTTCACGCTCGACTCGCTTGGCTCCGCTGCCGAGCAGATGAAGACGTGGCAGGGCGAGATCGAAAAGCTGAACGTGCGCTGGGAGCTTTTCAAGAACGACGTGGCCGAAGCCGGCATGTTCGACGCGGCCAAGAAAGAGCTCGAGGACATCATGGGGCTCTTCGGCACGGAGACGGCGAAGAACTGGTCCAAAGACCTGTCGAACTCGTTCGTCTCGATGATCGGGCTCTTCCACGACGGGCGCGAGGTGCTGCAAGAATACATTCCGCAATTGCTGACCATCAGCAAGCTGGTATTGGCCGCCTTCGCCACGAACATGCTGTCGAACTTCCTGACGGGCATGCGCAACGCGGTCGTCGGCATGAACGCGTCGTGGCGCGAATACGCCGCCAACGCGATCACGGCACAGGGAGCGGTTGCCGCCAAGCAATTGTCGGTGACCGAGCAGATCCTCGCCGCAGATGCGAAGCGCATGGCAAGCATCGCGCAGGAAAGTGAGCTGCGGCAGGAGGCGCTTGCGCGCGAGATCGCCAACAATCAGAAGCTCATGCTCATCTACGACGCGGCCGATGCCCGTCGGGACGCCGCGCGCCAGGCCGAGTATGCCAAGGAGATCGCCAACAACGAGAAGCGCCTGGCCGCGAACATGGCGTTTCTTGCTCAGCTGAAGGCAGAGCACGCTGCCTATGAAGCTGCGCTCGTGCCCCTGCAATTCAACTCTATGAAGCTCGGGCAGGCGAACAGCCCAGCTACGGCCGCCGAGTATGTCGCCGCGCAGAAGCAGACCGACGCGATGCAGCGCAACGTTCAGTTGACCGCCGCGCAGATCGACGTTGTGACGCGCGACACCGCGGCGCTCATGGAGAAGACTGCAGCGCTCAAGGGTGTCGCCGCCGCTGAACTCGCGAACGCAGAGGCTACCGGGCGCAACAGCGCGATGTTGGTCGCGCACAACGCCGAGCTCGCGACCGGTATTCGCGCCGAGCGCGAGATGGTCAACAACATGACCGCAATGACGCGCGGCGCCGCGATGATGGAATCGGGCCTTCTCAAGCTCAAGTTCGTCTTCAACGCGCTCGGCGGCTGGATCGGCCTCGTGTCGATTGCGGTGGTCGCGGGCATCGGCTTCTGGCAGAAGTATCGGCAGGCGGCCAAGGACGCGGCACAGGCAGCGCTCGACGCGGCCAACGTCAAGAACATCATCGCTAAGGGCGAAGCGGACAAAGACGCCGTGGCGCGCCAGAACACGGCGCTCACCAACAATCAGGCCGAGCTGGGCCTGGTCGAGACGCAGATCCAGAACCGCAAGAACGGGATCGGCGACGACGGCACGACCATGATCCCCCGCGCGGGTGAGAACGATCCCGAGGTCAAGGCGCTTCGGGCAAAGGCCGCGGCGCTGCGCTCGGCCGGCGAAGACATCAAGCGGGTGCGTGACCAGCTCCAGGCGCAGGTCGATGACAAGAGCGCCGAGCTCGCGAGCCACAGCTACGCGAACCAGTATGAGACGGAGACGAATAAGCAGCTCTCCGGGCTGACGGCCGCGAAGAGCCGCGAGATCGCAACGCTGCAGACGAACTTCGCCAAGACAACGGCGACGATGGACAAGCAGTCGAAGGAATACACGGCGCTTGCCAATCAGCTGGCGACCGACAAGAACAAGGTCGAGCAGAAGATCAGCACGGACTATATCGCGGCGCTCAACAAGCGGCAGGCCGAGCTCGCCGATGCGATCGTCAACAACAAGTTCACGGGCAAAGGCAAGGAGCTTGAGGCGCAGAAGCTCGCGGCGGCCAGGGAGCAGGAGCGCATTGCTCAGCAGCTTTCGAACGCCCAGAGCGGCCTGCAGGCACTTGCCGCGCCCAATGAATATGTCGCGGGCAAGGACAAGAAGACGGCGGCCGCCAAGCCGCCGACGGACCTCTTCGCCAAGAAGAACGCCGACATCAAGTCGCAGCTCGCGCAGGCAACCAACGAGCTGAAGATGATCGTCTCGGGCGCCTCCGAGTATGACCAGATTCGCGTGGGCGCCGAGGCCAAGATCCGCGCGATCTGGGAGAACGGCGAACTCGACACGAAGGGCCACGGCAAGGGCGCGAAGAACAGCCGCCCGGCTTGGGACAGTGCGGAGGTGCGGGGACTCATCGACGATGAGACGATGCTCAAGATCACTGAGAATGCCAAGAGCCAGATGGAATCGCTCAAAGGCAAGCTCGCGCCGCTCGCCGCTGAGTATCAGGAGAGCATCAAGAAGCTGATGGCCGGCGACGTCTCCACACCTGACTCCGACGAGAGCAACGGGCGCGGCGCGATCAAGTTCCTCGAGAAGCTCGGCACTAAGTCGACCGAGGCGGCCAAGAAGATTGCGCCGGTTGTCGAATACATGAAGTCGGTCCAACTCCAGGCCGATCAAGTCGACATGGTGAAGTTCACGCGCGAGATCGTGAAGACCGATCAGGACACGCAAGCGCAATTGATCGAGAACACGCGCGACCGCATCACCGCGCAGATCGCGCTGGATAACGATCGGTGGGAGAAGGCAGCCAAGGCGCGGCTTGAGAGGGCGAAGGCTGACGGCGGCGACATTTCGAACGAAGAGGCCATGATTGACGCGGCGCGCGTCACCCGCGCGGCCGAGCAGGCGAAGCGCCTTCGCACGCCGATGGAGCAGCTGGCGATCGACTGGCAGGACACGACCGACCAGATGGCGAAGAAGTCGACGGAGTGGTCCAACTCGACCATCGACGCCTTCGTGAACGTCGCCAAGACCGGCAAGCTCAACTTCGGCAGTCTGTTCGAGTCGATCGCCACGGACATGCTCAAGATCAGCCTCCAGAAGTCGATGGGCGGCGGCCTGCAGCAGCTCTACGACGGCATCGGCCAGAAGTTCACGAACATCATCGGCAGCAACAGCAAGGCGTCGGGTGGCGAAGCGGCCACTGGCGCCGCTACGGGCTCGATGGGCAGCGGGATCATGAGCTTCCTGCAGCACCCGATTGATGGCGTCACCTCGCTCTTCAACAAGCTCACGGGTTCGGGCGACACGCTCAACTCGAAGATGGTCGAGCAGGCGCGTCAGGCCGTCATCGGCGTGAGCGCCGACACGACCACCGCGAACAGCGTCATCACGCTCGGCAACGCTGCGCTCTACGCCGCGCAAGCGCTCGCGTCGATGGGTGGCGGCGGTGGCGGCGGCATTGGCGGCGCGCTTGCAAGCATCGCGGGGGCTGCTGCATCGGCTTACTTTGGCGGGGCCGGGGCGACGGCCACGAGCACGGCGCTCGCGGGCACCCAGTCTTTCGGCAGCGGGCTGTCCGGCGAGACGAACATGAGCACGCTGATGGGCGTGCAGGGCGGCACCAACACGCTCGGCAACTACACGTATCAGGGCGGCGCGATGTCGAACCAATACAAGTTCGCCGACGGCGGGATCATGACCGAGATGGGACCGCTCGCGCTGCGCAAATATGCCAACGGCGGCATCGCCAACTCCCCGCAGGTTGCGGTCTACGGCGAAGGCAGCATGAACGAGGCGTTCGTGCCGCTGCCCGATGGCCGCAGCATCCCCGTGACGATCACCGGCGGTCAACAGGGCGGCGGCACGGCCCCGGCGGTGACCGTGAACGTTATCAACCAGACCAGCCAGCCGGTCACCGCTCAGCAAGGGTCGCCCCGTTTCGATGGGCGCCAGATGGTTCTCGACATCGTGCTGACGGCCGCGACCACGCCTGGCTCCTTCCGTGACGGAATGAAAGGCGCACTGAAATGAGCACGACCTACACGACCTTGCCGCACAACGACTTGCTCGATTCGAGCAAGTTCCAGCCGGAGAAAGAGAACCCGGCGATGGCCTCCAAGATGGACGGAGGCTATGTCGTCACCCGGCCGAAGCACACGCGAAAGCCCCGGCGCACGTTCGCCTGCGGCTTCACTGATTTCACCGACGCACAACGCGCGGACATCGACGCGCATTTCGACGCGATGCACGGCGGCAGCGCGATTTTCTACTTCGTGCACCCGCTGTCGAAGGAGACGATCTACGTGCGTTACACGACCGATACCACGATGCAGTGGAGCAACGCCGGCAAGGGCATGAACCCGCTGTGGTCCGTCACTTTCAAGTTGCAGGAGGTCTAAGTGCCAAATCCCGTATCCGTTGCAAGCATCATCGAGAAGAACAAGGTCGGCAGCGCCGTCCCTTATCTGGCCTTCCTCGACGTGGGCGTGATCGACCCGACCACGGGCGTTGTGGCCCAGACGTTCCACTACGTGAACAACACCGAGGAGGTGGTGCGCCAGGGCATCACCTACCTGCCGATGCAGTTCTCGCTGGAGCTGAAGACCCAGGCGGGCAGCCAGCCGCAGATCACCGTCTCGATCTTCGACTACACGCGCGCCGTCATCCAGACGATGAACGACTACGGCGGGGGCACCGACTTCCCGGTGACGATCCGCGTGTGTCAGACCGGCGGCCTTGACGAAGCTCCCGATGTCGAGGAGCACTTCACGATCATCCAGGCGAGCGCTGATAACTACGTCGCGAACTGGACGCTGGGCGCCGAGAACGCGCTCACCAAGCAGTTCCCGCGCCGCCAGCAGCGCCGCGACTTTTGCCAGTGGGTCTACCGCGACGGCCGCACCTGCCGCTACAACGGCGCGATGCCCGCGTGCGACCGCACGCTCGCGGGTCCGATGGGCTGCAAGGCTCACAATAACGTCATCAACTTCGGCGGGATGCCGAACTTGGTATCCAGCAACCTCTACGTCGCGTAAAATGAATGAGTCACCCGTTACTTATGTGGACCTGCTTGGCGCGCCGTTCCGAAAGGGCGGCCGCGGCCCTGACGAGTTCGACTGCTACGGCCTCGTCAAGTATCTGATCCATCGCGCCACCGGCCAGGTGGTGCCGGACTATGTGACGCCCGACGACACGGGCGCCACGCACGCGCTGATGATTACCTCGCGCGAGTTCTGGCGGCGGCTGCCCGGGCCGAAGGTCGGCTCAATGATCTTCTTCAAGATCGGCCGGGAGGTCTGCCATGTGGGCTACATGATAAGTAACGGGTTATTCATTCATGCGTGGGAGCCGTCCGGCGGCGTGACGGTGGAGCGGCTCTCGCAGTGGGAAAAACGGATCGACGGGTTCTATGAATACATCGAAGGCTAAGGTGGCACCGCAGTTCGTGAAGGTCCGACGGGTAGTCAACCCGTTCGACCCGATGCGCGACATTCGCGAAGAGCAGTGGAAGTGGCGCAAGACCTACTCGCTCGCGCGCTATCTGCCGCTCGGCGAGGCGACCGACGTGGTGGTGTCGGTCAATGGCCGCGCCATCGAACGCGAGCAGTTCGCCAAGACGCGCCTGCAGCCGAATGACTTCGTTGTGATCTGCCCGGTGCCACGCGGCGGCGGGGGCAAGGGCATCCTGCGTATCGTCGGCATGATCGTGGTCGCGATCGCCTCGGTCTATACGGGCGGCGCAGCGGCCGCGGCCTATGGCGGCGCAACGGGTGTGGCCGCGGGCGCGACCACCGCCGGCATGATGGCCGTGCAGGTGGGCGTGTCGATGGCCGTCACGATCGCGGGCTCCATGCTCCTGAACGCGGTCCTGCCACCGCCGCAGGCCACCCTCAACTCGAACAACGGGCTGGCGGGCAGCTCGACCTACGGTGCCGACGGGGCGAAGAACACCAGCGCCGAGATGATCCCCACGCCCGTGCCCTACGGCACGTTCCGCATGGCAGGCAACATCATTGGCGTGCACACGGAGGCTGACGGCAATAACCAGATCCTCTACATGCTCATCAATGCCGGGGAGGGGCCGATCGCCTCGATCTCCGACATCAAGATCAACGATCGCGCCATCTCGGAATACTCCGAAGTCTCGGTGCAAACGCGCCTGGGCGATCCGCTGCAAACGCCGATCGACTGGTTCAGCGCCGTCATCACGCCCAATCAGAAGAACGTGAAGCTGCCCGCTGATGGCAGCTATCTCAACTTTGTCACCGAAGGCAATGTCGAAGCCGTGCGGCTCGACTTCAACTTCCCGCAGGGGCTTTACTCGGTCGATACGAGCACCGGCAACATCATCGAAAACTCGGTGGCGATCGACGCCGAATATCGACTTGCAGGTTCCGGCGGGGCCTGGACGCCGTTCTCGTCTTCACCGGCGCGCTATGTGACTGCACGCGTATGCCCGATTACGAAGATCGGCGTGGGCAACATGCCGACCCACTGGCTCAGGGAAGTCGGCTATACGTGGGACGGCACACAAGTCATCACGGACCTGAATATCACGACTGACAACGGCGAGGTGCTTGATGTCGTGCGCCAGGCCGCGCTCGCGAAATACGGCAGCTACATCGGCAAGCAGGTCGACGATTGGCCGGTGAAAGAGGCGGGCAACGTCTCAGTGGGCGTCAACGTGCCCGCAGGCACCGCCGCGCTCGTCGTCACCGAGAAGCTGCGCGCCACCGCCCGGCGCACCTATACGTCGCCGCAATTGCTGCCGGGCAAGTATGAAGTCCGGGTGCGCCGCCACAACCAATACATCGATTACTCGGTCAACACCACGCTTGGCAACAAGGTCAAAACCAACACGGACAACACGTCGGCCTCCGACTGCTACCTCGGCGACCTGAACGAAATCGTCTATCAGGGTGTGGGGTATAACCACACGGCGCTGCTCGCGCTGCGCGTGAAGATGGACGACCAGATTTCGGGCGTGCCGACTGTGACGTTCTTGAACGGCGGGCGTGTCATCGACACCTTCAGCCGCGCAAACGGCGTCATCATGCAAAACAGCGAGGCGAGCAACAACCCCGCCTGGGTGCTGTGGGATGCGCTCACGCACTGGCGCTATGGCGGCGGCATCGACGCGAGCCGGCTCGACCGATCGGCGTTCTTTGAGCTTGCCGAATACTGCGCCGCCAATAACCTGACCTACGACGGCGTGTTCGATACGAACATGAACGTGTGGGATGCGTGCAACTACATCGGGCGCTGTGGGCACGCGCAGCTCGTGCCTGTGGGCACGCGCTATTCGCTGGTGATCGAGCGCCCGTCGGACCCGGTGATGCTCTTCGGCATGGGCAACATCGTCGAGGGTTCGTTCAAACAGAGCTGGATGGCGCGCACCGACCGCGCCACCGAAATCGACGTTACGTTCGCGGACAAGACCGACGACTACAAGAGTAAGACCGTCAAGGTGGCTGATGCGTCGGCCGCGCTCGAGGGCCGCCCGCAGAACGCCGCGCAGATCACCGCCTACGGTGTGGTCGATATCCAGCGCGCGTATCGGGAAGGCGCGCTCCAGCTCAACATCAACCGGTATCTCACGCAGACGTGCGAATGGCAGTCGCCGATCGAGTCGATCGCATGCACGGCGGGCGACGTCGTGCTCGTGCAGCACGATCAGCCGGCATGGGCCGAGTCGGGGCGTCTCGCGCCGGGTAGCACCCAGACGGTCATCAAGCTGGACAAGACCGTCACGATGGAGGTTGGCAAGACCTACAAGCTGCTGGTGCTCGCCAACAGCGCCGTGCGCGGCACGGGCCAGGTGACGAGCATCAATGACCAGTTCATCGGCGTAGCAGGCACACCGACGAACTATCGTGTGCGGCGCATTCGCAATGTGGCCGGCGCGGAAGCGGGCATCACGGCAGCTGTGTCCGATGGCGTCTATGTGGATTCCGCAGCCGGGTTTGCTGTTGGGCAGACGGTCACGTTCTACGACACGGACGTGATTGAGGACCACGACGTCGTGTTGCATGCAGGCGACACCGATACGGTGACGATCACCGCGCCGATGTCGTTCGTGCCGGACCCGTTCGTGAACTATATGTTCGGCGAAACGCAGAAGGTCAGGAAGCCCTTCCGCATCACCCAGATCACGCTCGGCTCGACCGATATGACGCGCGCCATCTCGGCGCTCGAATATCGCAGCGAGGTCTATGACCTGTCCAGCTACGGCGATGTCGCCTCGACGCTCACCCCGCCGATGCTCGACCCGTCGCAGGCCGCCATCGGCACGGTGCAGAACTTGACCGCCTACGAGGAAACCTACGTTCAGGGCGCGCAGATCCTCTCGCAAGTGCGCGCGGCGTGGGCACAGCCGGTCGCTGGCAACTACGCGGGCGCGGACGTCTTTCTGCAAAAGAATGGCGGCGCGTTCGCGAAGGTGGGCACGGTCAAGGCCGACACGAGCTTCGTCGTGCCGGGCGTCGCCAAGGGCGACCAGTTGACCATCAAGGTGCAGGCATACGACGTCTGGGGCAAGTTCAGCTCCTACGACCAGGCGCCGATGGTGAGCTACACGGTCGTCGGCAATGTGTCGAACATCTCCAGCGCGATCGTCTCGGGCGCCGACTACCTCTGGGCGGGACGCGACTGCAAGCTCTACTGGAACTACAACTCGGTCACGGCCAGCTTCGAATTCGGCAGCGAGCCTGACGGCGCCGACTCGGGCACGCGCGACCCGCACTTCCAGGACTACGAGATCCGCGTCTACGACACGGCGACTTACGGCACGAAGAACCAGAAGGTGCTGCGCACCGAGCACACGACCGACAACTCCTACATCTACACGTTCGAGAAGAACTTCGTCGACGGATTGCACCGCAAGGTCACGTTCGAAATCGCCGTGCGCGACGTTTTCGGCCATGTGGGCAAGCCCGCCGTGCTCGACGCGTATAACCCGCCGCCTACAGTCACGAGCGCAGCCACGAATGCCAACTTCGAGGCGATCACCGTCCAGTTCACGCACAGCGACGACCCCGACTACGCCGGCGCGCAGATCAAGCTGCGCTGGGCGGGCGACCTTGACAGCGCCGAAGTGCCGGTGGCCTACGACGGCCCCGACACGACCGTGCTGCTCTCGGGCCTGATGTTCAACTCGGACTACTACATCACGATCGTTCCGTATGACGCCTTCGGCCTCGACGAGACGATCCCGAGCAACGAGATCCACGTCCACACGCCGTTCCTCGACGTCGAGGCGATCGCCGAGGGCGTGCTCAAAGACAGCCAGCTGATCCCGGCGCTGAAAACGCGTATCGATCTGGTGGATGCGCCTGAGTCGATCATCGGCTCGGTGAATCAGCGCTTGGCCGACGCGAAGACGAAGCTCTCGGGCGACCTGACGGCCGCAATCGCCAACGAGCAGACGCTCCGACAGGGCGCGGACAACAGCATGGCCGCGCAGATCACGACGCTTGTGTCAGCGAGCAACGCGAACACGGCGGCGATCACCTCCGAGCAGACCGCGCGCACGACCGCTGATACGGCGCTCTCCACGCGCATCGACACGATTGCGGCCAACACGGGGAACAACACGGCCGCAGTGCAGGCGGAAGCTACCGCGCGCACGAACGCCGACACGGCGCTCGCCACGCAGATCAACACGGTGGCCGCGGCCTACGGCGTCGATGCGTCGAACCTGTGTGCAAACCCGGTGGCCGCCGGCGGCTCGAACGCGGGCTGGAGCAACAACACGGCAGTGGGCGGCACGACGCTCGACGTCCCGCTGCAGGCGCCCGCGGCCTACGTGTTCAAGCAGAACGTTCGGGACAACCGCTACACCACGCGCACGGTGCCGGTGACCGGCGGACAGACGCACTATCTGGAGATGCGCGCAGCGACGCCGGTCGCCGCCGTGCCGATCTATCTCGGGCTGCACCTTACCGGCCCGGGCAAGACTGACTTCTACGCCTGGGCGGGCTCGCTCACGGCAACGAGCGCATGGACGCGCGTGGCGGGCACGGTCACGATCCCCGACGGTTACACGACCGCCGAGCTCTACGTGCTGATTGATTTCGCCGCAGGCTCGGCCAACGACAAGAACCGCTGGTATTACACCGACGTCGAATGGCGCGCCGCCTCGCTCGTGCAGCCGGCAATGGCCGCCATCAGCACCGAGCAAACCGCGCGGGCCTCCGCCGACAGCGCGCTCTCGACCCGTATCGACAGCGTGAATGCGTCGCTTGGCACGACCAACGCGAACGTGCAGACCGAGATCAACGCCCGCGTGGCGGGGGACAGCGCGAACGCGAGCTCCATCACGCAGATCAACTCGACGCTCGGCAGCCATACGGCCTCGATTAGCACCCAGCAAAGCTCGATCAACGGACTGAACGCGCAATACACGGTCAAGATCGACAACAACGGCTGGGTGAGCGGCTTCGGTCTTGCGTCGTATCCGATCAACGGCGGCTTCGTGAGCGAGTTCGCGGTGCACGCGCAGAAGTTCTCGGTGTGGATTCCCGGCTACCCGGGCGTTCAGCCGTTCACGATCGGCGTGGTCAACGGCCAGCCCCGCGTCATCATCAGCAGCGCGCTGATCGGCGACGCGTCGATCAACCGCGCGATGATCGGCTACGCGCAGGTCAACGAGGAACACGTCGGCTACGCGGCGATCAAGACCGCGCATATCGGCGAAGCGCAGATTGACACCCTGCGCATCGGCGCGAATGCAGTCACGACGATGGTGGCCTTCGCCGGCACTGGCAACTGGACGTATCAGTCGAGCGGCGGTCAAGTGGTGGTCATGATCTCGGCCATTTGCGGCACGACCGGCGCCGGGCAGACTCCGATTTCAGGCGCGGCTACGGTGACCGTGGGCGGCATTTCGGCAGGCGTGCAAGCGGTCTATACCACGCGCTGCGCTTCCTTCACTCAGGCTACGCTGGGTGCCGGCGCGTTCGGAGTGAGCGTCACCGCATCCGGCGCCAGCGCTGTCTTTGTAGTCATTCTTGAGGCAAAACGATGATTGAAAGCATCATGGCGGCAGCACCGACAGCGGGCTACGTCGATTTCGTGACGGTCGATGCAACGGGCCGCATCCTGAATTCGGCGCACATGCCGGAATCAATGTTCAAGATCCAGGTGCCGCCGGATGGCTGCTCGCTGGTGCTCGGTCTGGGCGACCCCGAAACACACTACGTGGCGGGCGGCGCGGTCGCCCCGCGCCCGGCCTGTCCTGCCGTGCTCGACGGCATGACGCTCACGAACCTGCCCGCGCCGTGCACGATCACCCTCGAAGGGGTCGACTACGCATGCACGGACGACACCTGTGAGCTTTCGTTCAGCCACGCGGGCGCCTTTTCGGTCAAGGTCACGCCGGCCTGGCCGATGCTCGACGCCACTTTTGAGGTTACGCAAGCATGAAGATCCACCACAAGATCGACGTTGCACCGCGCCGCGCGGCCGACTACATGCCGATCGGCGAGCAGCTGGACGCGCTCATGAAGGGGCTCGCGGCGCTGAAAGAGCAGGGCGTCGCGCTGCCGCCCGAGACGGTCGCGTGGATCGAGCACTGCCAGAGCGTGAAAGCTGCACACCCGAAAGCCTGATTAGTTTGCCTAGTAAGTAACCCGTGACTTACAATCGAGGAGATAACAGTCTCTTCGACAAGGGTTCCTGCATGGCTCAGCTCAAGCAAGTTTGCACCGTCACCAACGGCTCGCAGACGGTAACGGTGATTGGCGTGAATGTGGCTTACCGCATTCGCGCCAACAATATCTTCATGACGTCGCCGGACCTCGTGCCTTATACGGTCGCGAAGGATGCCGAGTTCGACGGCACGAACACCGTGGTCACGCTCGCGGCGAGCTATCAGGGCGACTCCGGCGCGATGGCGCAGGGCGTCTTCGTCACCGACTTCACCTACCCGGACAATATCCCGCTCATCAGCCAGGGCGACGTCGGCACGGCCGCGATCTGGACCAAGGCGATGTATCAGCTGCAGGAGATGATCGGCAGCGTGACGCCGGCGGGCCTGACTGCGTTCATCACCCAGATCAACGCCACGCAGAAGGCGGCAGCCGACGCGCGCGACGCAGCGTTAGCTTCCCAGACCGCCGCGAAGACGAGCGAGACGAACAGCAAGACCTCCGAGACGAACGCTGCGGCCAGCAAGACGGCGGCGAAGACCTCCGAGACGAATGCCAAGACCTCGGAAACGAATAGCAAGACCAGCGAAACGAATAGCGCCGCGAGCGCGAAGGCGAGCGCCGATAGCGCGACCGCATCGGCCAACAGCGCGACCGCATCGGCGGGCTCAGCCACGGCCGCCGGCACCAGCGAGCGCAATGCCTCGGGCTCGGCCGCAGCAGCCTTGGCTTCGCAGGGCGCGGCGAAGACCAGCGAGACGAATAGCAAGACGAGCGAGACGAATGCCTCGGGTTCGGCCGCGGCCGCGCTTGCTTCGCAGGGTGCAGCGAAGACCTCCGAGACGAACGCGAAAACTTCCGAGACAAACGCCAAGACCTCGGAAACAAATAGCAAGACCAGCGAAACCAACGCGAAGACGTCCGAGACGAATGCCGCGGCATCCGCCGGTGCGGCCGCTGCCGACCGCGCGACGGTGCAGGGCATCCTCAAGACGATGAACGCGCTGTATCTCGGCAAGAAGGCTTCGGACCCGACGACCGACAACAACGGCGATCCGCTGCAAGTCGGCGCGGAATACTGGAACGTCACCAAGGCGCTGATGCGCGTCTACACCGCCTCGGGCTGGCGTGATGAAGATGCGGACGCCCAGACGCAGGCCGCGAACGCGACGGCAAGCGCGTCGGCAGCGGCGGGCTCCGCCGCAGCGGCCTCGACCAGCGCCGCCAATGCCTCGACCAGCGAGCAGAACGCGAAGACGTCCGAGACGAATTCGAAGACCTCGGAAACGAACGCCAAGACCTCCGAGCAAGCCGCCGCCGCAAGCAAGCAGGCCGCCGCGACCTCAGAAGGCAATGCCAAGACCAGCGAGACGAACGCCAAGACCAGCGAGCAGAATGCCGCGGCCAGCGCCGCACATGCGGATCAGGTGGCGGCCACGATCGGCAACCCGGTGTCGAAGAACGGCGACACCATGACGGGCGACCTGTGGGTTGACGGAGCAAAGCTGCAAAGCACCCGCTACGGCACGGGCGGCGCGGTTGTCCTGCGCGGCACAAGTGGCACGCAGGCGTCGCCGACTGCGCTCGCGGCGGGAAGCCAGTCGGGCATCGTGGCATTCCGCGGCTATGACGGCGCGAATTATCAGGACATGGCCTCCATCGACGCATGGGCGGATGCTGACGTCTCTAGCACCGCCTCTGCTGGGCAGCTTCGCTTTTCGACGACGCCAGCGGGTTCTGTCAACAAGACCGAGCGGATGCGCATCACGAGCACGGGACGGGTGCTCATCGGCACCGTGACCGATGACGGCTCGAACATGCTGCAGGTGGCGGGCAGCGTCGCCATCGGCGGCAACCAGACGTTCACGAACACGACGAACAGCACCATCGGCTCGATCTCGTCCAGCGCATACGCGGGCGGCCTGTCGATCGAAGCCTTCAACGTTGGCAACACGGCGAAGAAGAACCTGGCGCTCTCGCCGTGGGGCGGTCGCGTGCTCGTGGGAACGGCAACCGATGACGGCGCGACGCTGTTGCAGGTCAATGGCGCGGGCAAGTTCGCCGGCCAGCTCGTGACGGCGTATGCGAATCCGATCAACTACCTGAACGACACGAGCGGCAGCGGCGCGGCCGATCTTCGCTTCCAGTCGAACGCGGTGACGCGCTGGAGCATCCAGAAGAGCTCGGCGAACAACTTCAACCTCGCGCGCTTCGATTCGACCGGCGTGTTCGTCGACAATCCGCTGTCGTTCGCCACGGCAACGGGCATTGGCACGTTCACGCAAGTGCCGGTTCATCCGACTGCAGCCGCCTACGACAATGGCACGAACAGCGCGACGACCGCCTTCGTCTATGCGAACGCGATGGGGCTGCGCGCGCCGCTCGGCGGCTCGGTGGATCTGAACACCATCACCACGTCCGGCGTCTATCACCAGCCGACCAACGCCAACGCGACGACGGCGCTGAACTACCCGACGACGAACGCCGGCATGCTTGAGGTCTACACCTCCGGCAGCATGACGTATCAGACCTACACGCGTTATGACACCGGCGTGAAATACACGCGCTCCTATTACAACGGGACGTGGTATGCGTGGAAGCAGCTGGTGGACACGGCCAACGCATCGACGATCACCGGTGCGACGACGTTCTCCGGCACGACCTCGTTCTCTGGCGCTTCGACCTTCACGGGCGGCGTGACCACGAACGCAGCAGCCATCGAAGGCGGCGCGGCCTACAGCACGCTCTACTTCCGCAACGGCGGCAAGGATCGCTGGCAGATCTACAAGGACAACGTCGCTGAGTCCACCGGCAACGCTGGCGGCAACTTTGGCATCAACGCGGTCGCAGATAACGGCACGACGTCGTTCCAAGTCCTGACGATCAACCGCGCGACCTACCAGATGCAGCTTAACGGCGGTCTGCAGAACAACGGCACCGGCCAGAAGGCGGGCCTGCTGATGCAGAACACGACCGCCTCGACCGGACGCAAGTGGAGCGTCTACTCGAACGACGGCGGCAGTTTCGTCCTCGGCGATGAAACGGCCGGCATTGCGCGTCTCGCGGTGAACAGCAACGGTCTATTCGGCATGACGGGCGATCTCCAGCTCAATGCCGCAGGCACCACCAACTTCAGCTACCGCCTGTTGTTCGTCAACGGCAGCTATGCGCCGTTCATGCGCAGTGACAATAACGGCAGCATTCAGGCTATCAACAGCGCGAACACGAACGTCAATCTGACGATTGCGGACAATGGCAACCTGACGGTGCGCGGTGTTGTCTACAGCCAGATCGGTCAGAACACTTCGTCCGGCGCCTTCCGCACGACGTCTGAAATCGGCGGGGCGTTTGTCGACTGGAGCAACAACCGCACCTTCGCCGTTCAGGTGGACGCGCCTAACGCCGGCTCGGCCTACGGCGGCATCCGTTGGACTCGCTGGGGCGCTCGTCATCTTGCCGCGATTGACGCCTACGAGGGCGGTTCTGCAAGCACTCAGCCGACGATCGTGTTCCACATCGGCACCCAGGGAAATGCGTGGACGTTCGGCAATACGGACATCACACGCGGCGCGGGCGGCTACGTGTGGGGTTCGTGGAACTTCGACCCGAACTCGAAGCTGAGCACGGGCGGCGGCACGATCACTAACGAGCTGAACGTCTTGTGGAACGGGGATCAGGGCTATCAAGGCCGCTTTGGACCCGGCTACGTGAAGCTCGCGCGCTATGACTATGGCGCATACATCGACCTGATGCGCTCGATGAACCAGGACTACCTGTGGCGCATCCATTACAACATCAACAACGACTATCTGGAGTTCATCCGAAACGGTAACCAGACCGTTTCCTTCAGCCCGGACGGCAACATCTACTCGCCGGCGGCGGGATGGATGTCAAACAAGGTCAACCGCACTGGCGACACGTTCAGCGGCACGGTGTGGTTCAACGGCGCGACGACCGCCGGCTATACCCAGTTCGGCTACATCAACGCAGGCGCGGCATCGACCTACACCGGCGGCACGAACAACGGCACGTTCTCGATTTTCGCGGCCAACATGATCGCGGCCTCGCAGGTGTGGGCCGTGTCTGACCGACGTCTCAAGACCGACATCGAAGACGTGTCCGAAGACGACGCCGTGCGCTTTGTCGTCGAAGTCGCACCGAAGCGCTACCTCAAGGAAGGCGTGCGCGAGTGGGGCTATCTCGCGCAGGACGTGGGCAAGTCGATGGATGGCAAGGGCAGCGAACTTGTCACCCTCACCGAGCGCGAAGGCTTGGAAGAAGAGATCGACGACGACGGCTTCGTCTCGCCGGCCGATCACGCGCTCAACGTCAGCCACAACCAGATCATCCCGATTCACGGCGCGGTGCTTCGCAAGCTCCTACGTGAAGCGGATGAACGCGACGCGCTGATGCAGAAGATGATGGCGCGCATCGAGTCGCTTGAAGCGGCACTCTCAAAGGCAGCATGACCATGCAGAACTTCCTCCTCTACGACCCGGCAACGGGCGCAGTCAACGGCGCGATCGCACTCCCCGAGGGGAGTGTTGCGCCGATGTCGAACATGATCGCGTGCACCGCGGAGCAGTCGGGCGAGGTCGACAGGTGGCGCGTCGATCTGTCGGGCGAGACGCCGGTGCTTGCCGAGATCGACGCCGCGACGCGCCTGAACACGCTCAAGGTGCAGCTCTCGGCATCCATTGACGCGCAGGTCGCCACCGTCTACTCGAGCTGGATGCGCTTTCAGGCCGAATACGAGTCGCGCGAGGCGGCCGCCCAAGCCTACAAGGACGCCGGCTACTCGGGCGACGTCTCCCGGTGGATCTCCGGTTTCTCAGACGCCGCGAACAAGACGCCGCAGGAGGCCGCCGATCTGATTCTCGAACAGTCGGTGAGTCTGCGTGGCGCACTCGAGGCGCTCGGCGCGCTACGCATGCGCAAATACGAAGTGCTGATGGCCGCCGATTGCGATGCGGCCGCCGCCACGCACGCCTCGATTACCGCGGCGATCAACGCCGTTGCAGCAACCATTCACTGACAGGAGCAGCGATGAAGGTAGCGTTTTTCAAGGGCCGTCACCCGGGCGTGAAAGGGTGGCTGGGCGTGATGACGAAGTGGTGGACGGAAGGTCTGTATAGCCATGCGGAGCTCGTCGTCGGCAAGACCCCCGACGGCAAGCACATCTGCTGGAGCTCGACCTTCCTCGACGGCGGCGTGCGCCGCGCGGAGCTCGAGCTGGACCCGGCCGACTGGGACGTGTTTGATCTCCGCACGACGCCCGCGCAAGAGGCCGCGGCGCTCGCATGGTTCGAAGAGCACAAGGGCTTGCCGTATGACGTGCGCGGCCTCTTCGGCTTCGTGTGGCGCCGGGAAGAGGGCGAGAAGGAGAAGTGGTTCTGCTCCGAAGCCGTTGCGGCCGCACTCGGCTGGCCCGAAGCCTGGCGGTTCGACCCGAACACGCTCGCCGCGGTCATCAAGCCGATGGAGATCGACCCGAACTTCGTGGGGGTGCTCGCATGATCTACGTCCTGCTCACGCTGCTCAACCTCGTGTTCACGGGATTCGCCTACGTGCTGGCGCCGGTGGTCGCCCTCTTCTGCCGCGCCGACGGTTGGCTGCCCAAGTGGCTTGCGTGGTTCCAGACGTTTGACGCCTCGCTCGATGCGGGCTGGCGCGACGGCTACTTCCCGGTGACAGGCACGCCGACCGGGCGAGCACGCTGGTGGCTGCGCACGAAGTGGCTATGGCGCAACCCGGCATACGGCTTTTGCTACTGGGCGATCGGCATCAACTTCGTGCCGGCCGACTGGGAGATCGTCAGCTTCGTGCGGCACGACGACGGCACATGCGACTTCCACGCGCGCACGAAGGACGGCCGCTACTTCAACCTGATGGCCGCGACGGGCACGAAGCTCGGCTGGAAGGCATGGAACTACTTCGACGGGCTCGATGAGGCCGGACAACCCAAGTGGAAGACATCGCCTTGGGGCCCGGCCTGGCGCACACCGATCTGCTTCACGCCGGGCAAGGGCTTCTTCGGCGCACTTTCGCGCCTGCGTGGATAAGTAACGACTGACTCACTATAATGGGTGACGTGGCATCACAACACGTCACCCCTTTCACCTATCAAGGAGCATCACATGGCTATCTCGAAAGAAATCGTTCAGGAAGCAACCGGCGTCACGCTCGCCCATCACGTCGTCATCAGCGTGACCGCCGACAAGGCCGGTCAGACCGTCACGGGCCAAGTCGCAAGCTACGTCTCGGCAGACGCAAAGGCAGCGGGCAAGCAGCCGGTGGGTGCACCGGCGTTCATCACGGTGTCGGGCTTGCCGGGCGCCAAGGAAAACGTGTTCTCGTTCTTCGAGAACCAGATCGTCGCGGCGCAACCGGCCGACGCCGCAAGCCAGCCTTCGGCAGCCTATGCCTTCGGCGGCGCGTCGCGCTACACGTTCGCGGGCGGCAGCGTCGTCGCGGATGCGTGACAGATAAGTAAGCGGTAGCTTTACAGGGGCGGGCCTCGGCTGTTAACATCGCCCCTGTTTACACCATTCCGCGAGAGAGCGACGGCATGAGTTTCACTGACCCAAAAGACCAGGAGAACCTGATGACCATCGCCCGGGAAGTTGCCAAGGCGACCGTTGATGAGATGGGTGCTCGCCTGGACGAGCGCGACAAGAAGCTGCGCGAGAGCATCGTTGATGACGTGCGCAAGGAGCTGAAGTCCTACTTCGGCGAGCAGAAGCCGTCTGACCACCTGATCGAACACAACCGCATCGCCAAGTTCCTCACGTGGGTTGACGGCCTCGGCAAGAGCTTCTGGAGCTCGATCATCAGCAACGTGCTTCGCTCGGCCATTACCGGCGCTTTCGCGGTTTTCGTCTACACGAAATGGAAGGGCTGAACCCCATGCGATTTCTGAACACCCTCAAGACCCTGCTGGACGATCGGCTGGTCATCATGCTGATCCCGGCGCTGTGCATCCTCGCGACCGACACGCCGGTGCTCTTCAGCCTCGGCTACGCGGTAGCGATCGTGGTTGCCATCGTCGCCGTCGCGCACTCGCTGCGCCTGCTCATCCTGCCGCACGTGCAGATGGGCGACCTCGTGCGCATGGCCGCATGTGACCCGCTGCCGGCCGCACTCGTGTTTGCCACCGTGCTCGGCTTCATGGGCCTCATCGTTCACGCGATGGTCGCCTGGATTCAGGCCGCCGCCGGCCATGTTGCCTAAGCTCGCATCCCTCTATATCCCCGTGCTCGCAGCGCAGATCACCGCGCTGTGGCCCGCGATGCCCGCGCCCTCAACGCTCGCCGCACAGGTCGAGCAAGAGACTTGTGTCTCGCTCACGTCTACCCGCTGCTGGAACCCCAAGACCGAGCTCAAGACGAGCCGGGAATACGGGTTCGGCCTCGGCCAGCTCACCGTCACCCCGAAGTTCAACAACTTCGAGGCGGCGAAGGGCTGGGACAAGAGCCTCAAGGGCTGGAAGTGGGATGACCGGTTCGATCCGGCCATGCAGCTCAAGGCACTCGTCGCCTACGACCGCAACCTCTTCAACTCGATCAAGTTCGGCGCCACGCCCGAGGATCGCCTGCAGTTCACCTTCTCCGCCTACAACGGCGGGCTCGGCGGCGTCATCAACGACCGGCACGTGTGCATGGCGACCAAGGGCTGCAACCCCGACAAGTGGTTCGGCAACGTCGAGAAGACGAGCCTCAAGGCTCGCACGAAGGTGAAGGGCTACGGCCAGAGCTTCTTCGACATCAACCGCGGCTACGTGCGCTCGATCTGGTTCGACCGCCGCCAGCGCTACCTCTTCATGGACACGAAATGAGAAATGCAGCCATCTACGTGCTCGTCGCCGCACTGATCTTCCTCGCCGGCTTCGTCGGCGGCATTCACCAGGCACGCGTCAACGCGCTCAAGGACGAGGTGAAGGCACAGGCCATCGTCCACAAGACCGACGCCGTGCACGTTGCCCAGGCGCAGGCGAAGTCCGCTGCGATCGAGACGAAGGTCGAGCACACCGCTGTGGCCATCGACACCAACAAGGCAGCCATCAAGCAGCGCGTCACCGCCTCGGTGAAGCGTCAGGCGGCCGCTGTCAACCCCATTCCCACGGAGACACCCGATCATGAAACGCTTTCTGCTGGCCCTGGCTGTGGCTTTTATCTCGACGTTGGCACTGTGCGCCTGCTCAACGCCAGTCGTGCGGGAACCGCTCTTGATTCCGCCGGCGGCGGCGATGAAGCGCGCGACGCCGCTCCAGCCCTTTGCTTTACCGATTTCGTCGACGCCGACCAAGACCTGACACGCCTCTACCTGGATCTGTCCGAGCGCCACGACGCGCTGGTCGATTCGGTTGAGCAGTTCCAGTCCGAGCAACGCTCCCGGCTCGGCATCAAGGAACCCGCATCGAACGATTGAGCACCACTGGCCCGGCAACACGCTGGGCCTTTTCACTTCCGAGGAGCACTACTGATGGCAAAGCAACCTACTCGACGCGCCGAAGCGCGCAACACCAAGCGGCGCGGCGACGCACCCGTCAATGAGCTGGAGATGGAGCAGCGCGTGCCGTTTCGCGCGCCGCCGCCCCTGGCTCCGAAGACGGACAGCCAGCGCCGCTACATGAATGCCATCAAGCACTTCCAGCTCGTCTTCGGCACGGGGCCGGCCGGCACGGGCAAGACCTATATCGCGGGCGCCATCGCCGCGCAGCGCCTTGCTGACAAGGAGATCGAGAAGATCGTCATCACGCGGCCCGCCGTCGATGCTGGCGAATCCCTCGGCTTTTTGCCGGGTGAGCTCGAGGAAAAGTATGGCGTCTACATTCAGCCGTTCCGGGACGTGCTCGACGAGCGTCTGGGCAAGAGCTTCGTGGACTACCTGCTGCGCACGGGCCGCATCGAGGCCGCACCGCTCGCGTTCATGCGCGGGCGCACGTTCAAGGACTGCGTGGTCGTCTTGGACGAGGCGCAGAACACGACACCCACGCAGATGAAGCTCTTCCTCACGCGTATCGGCGAGGGCTGCACGGTGATCGTCAACGGCGACCTCAAGCAGAAGGACATTCCCGGCCCGAGCGGGCTCGAGGATGCACTCAAGCGCCTGTCGTTCATCCCGAACGTGAAGGTGGTGGAGTTCAGCCGCAAGGACGTCGTGCGATCCGGCCTGGTTCAGGAGATCGTCGAAGCCTACGAGCAGCAGGCCGCGTGATGGGAGGCGACGCCAGCTGAAGGAAGGGAGGCGGGTTTAACCCCGTCTCCCGCGCGTTTCTGAGGAACGAGGAATCACTTGGGGCTTGGAACGTGTTCCCTCTATATATAACCCTTCTTTAACTTCTTTCTATACTGTAACTAGAGACTTACTTTAAATATCAATTAGTGAGGAACGCAGGACCGTGAACTTACCTCAATGCTTCGGCGACGCGCTCACCCCCGCTGACTGTGAAATGCTGGCCCTGACACGCGTCGATCCCTCGCTGCGGGCGGCCGAATCGCTGCTCTACAGCCGCAAGTGGTTCGATTTCAGGGCGCTCCACCCCGTGCAAGCCACGTATCGGTTCGCCCACGAATACGCGGAGAGCGTCAAGCGCGCATATGCCCGCCAGAAAGACATTCGCACGCTCGCGGGCGTGCAGGGTTTCGATGTCGAGAAGCTCTTCGAGAGCCGTGAACTCAGCGCGATGTGGCGGGCCCGACAGGCGTTCGACGCGATCGGCGTGCGCTATGACTTCGGCCTCGACTTCATCATGAAGCGATTCTGTGAACGCGGCTGGCGCGTCTTCCCGCGTCCGAACCAGCTGTATGCCGAAGAGGTGATCCTCGATGTGCGCGACGCGTGGCACCGGGAGTGCAAGGCCAAGACGCAACTCGCCCGGCACGAGCGGTTCGATGCGCGCAACTACACCGGCCACCCCGACGAGAAAGCCTATCAGGCGTGGCAGGTCGATCAGGTCAAGGCCCGCGGCGGCAACCGCGCAATGCTGCTCGGACGGCTGCTGCAGGAGAACGTGCTCACCGAAGCGGTGGTGCACGCCGCCTTTGGCGAGGCAATGCTTGCCCAAGCGCGCAAATTCGTAGTTGCTGCCGATAAGTAATTCGTTACTATACTGACTGACAGACGACCTAACGTCTCATTCAATTTCACCCCGGAGCATCACATGAGCCTCACCCCCGAACAAGCCCGTGCAGAACAACTCGCCTATGGTCGCTCGACCCTGCGCGCCAATCCCGATTACCCGCGTCGTATCCAGCAGCCCGAGCGCGCAGGCTACAGCCAGCGCCCGGTTGCCCCGCGCAAGCCGAACACCGCAGGCCACGACGTCATTCTGAAGGCCATGCAAGAGGGCGGTCAGCGCGCGACGATCGTCACGCAGGGCGACGGCGTTGCGTTCGAAGGCGTCATCACGGGTCGCGACAAATACACGATCACGCTCAAGACGGCGCATCCCGACGCTGAGCGCGCAGCAGCCGGCGAAACGGTTCGCCGCGTGTTCTACAAGTCGGCGATCGAGCAGTTCTGGGGCGAAGAAGTCCGTCGCAACATTCACGACACCGAGCGCGACGAAGAGGGCTTCCGCTCGCTGGCTGAAATGACCAAGGCGGTGAACTGATGACTGCAGCCGCACCGACACTTTCTGTGGTGCCGGCGGCGAGCACGGTCGAGGAACCGCCCAAGTTCAACTTTGACGCGGAGTTCCAGGCCCGCATCGCCGCGCTGACACTGCGCGATTCGACCTTCAACTCGATGGTGGATGGGCTCGTGAAGGCCGACTACTTCGAGTCGGAGATCGAAGCCTATCTGGTGGGAGCAGCGCTGCGCTACTTCCAGAAATACAAGAAGGCGCCCGCGGGTCTGCCGATTTACGCGATGCTGATCCGCGACGACATCGACTCGAAGGTGCTGCCGAAGAACCTGGCGACCGCCGCCATCGGTCGGCTCAAGGAGCTCTTCGCCGAAGACATCTCGGATCGCGAGTTCGTGGTCGATCAGGTTGCCACCTTTGCCCGTCACCAAGCGGTGCAAGAGGCGATGTTCAAGGCGATCCCGATGCTCGACAAGGGCAACTTCGATGCGATCTCCACGCTCATGCGTGGCGCGCTCGACGTGGGCGCAACGAGCGGCGACGACGAATACGACTACGGTGCGGAGATCGACACCCGCACGGCCACGCGCTTGCAGCGCGCCGCCGGCAAGGCACCGCCCACGGGAATCACGACCGGCTACAAGGTGATCGACGAGCTCCTGTTTCACAAGGGCTGGGGTCGCAAGGAGCTGCAGGTCATTCTCGGCGGCCCGAAAGCGGGCAAGACGACAAGCCTGATCGACTTTGGTCTGAACGCATGGGCCGCAGGCTTCAACGTGCTCTACGCCTCGTGTGAAGTCGGCAAGGACGTCATCAGCGCCCGGATGGACGCGAACGTCTCGCAGACGCTCTTCAAGGAGCTCGACAGCCACACGCACGAAGTCCGGCAGAAGGTCGCCGAGCACGTGCAGAAGTGCTTGCGCTCGGACGGCACGCGCTCGGTGTTCAAGGTCCACGAATACCCGACGGGCGGGCTGAAGCCTTCGGAGCTGCGCCGGCTGCTGGAGCGCTACAAGACCAAAGGCGTCGTGTTCGATCTGGTGATCGTCGACTACGCGGACATCATGTGCCCGGAGCGTCACACCGACAGCGCCATTGAAAACAGCAAGTCGATCTACGTGGATCTGCGCGGGATCGCCATTCGCGAGAACTGCGCGGTGCTGACGGCCACGCAAGCGAACCGGCTGGGCTCAAACGCAAACGTCATCAAGGCCGAACACGTCGCAGAAGACTTTAACAAGGTCCGTATTGCTGACCTGATGATCTCGATTAACCGCACCGACGAAGAGCGTGCAGCGGGCCGTGCCCGGTTGTTCTTTGCGGCATCGCGAAATCAGGAAGGCGAGTTCACACTCGAAATCGAGCAGGCGCTCGACCGCATGAAATTCATCACCCGAGTCCTCGGGTTCGTTTAAGGAGCTGGTTGTGAAAGAACGTCCGCTGGTCCTCATCTATTCAAACTGGAACGAGTGTCAGAAATTCCGGCGCGAGCACGGGCTCGGCCTTCGTCCGGCCGAAATGAAGGCCGAGAACATGAGGCTCGGGCTCATGGGCCACCGTGACTTCGACTTCATGTTGGTCGACACGGCTCTCGCGCCGGAGTTGGAAGCGGAGCTCGAGCGCCGCGGGTGCACGCATGTGGTGCCGGTCACGCGCTGGCGCTACCGCATCGCCGACGCCATTGCGAACGCCGTCGAATGGGTTTTCGATCGAATGATGGCCTTCCTAGATGTGCCGCGCACCAAGCGCGTGCGGGTGATGAAGTGAACGACGACCTCGGCGAGCTCCTCGAGCGCGTAGACATGGCTGCATACCTCGACCGCGAGGGCGTCTCCTATCGGGAGACGCACGGACGGTCGGGGGCACAGCTCAACATTCGGGAGTGCCCGCTGTGCGGCAATAGCGACTGGAAGGTCTACGTCAATGCCGAGTCGGGCGTCGGGAACTGCTTTGCAGGCTCGCACCCCGCAGAGGAGCGGTTCTTCACCAAATACAAGTTCATCCGCGCACACCTCGGCTCGCCGGTCGGCGGCAAGGTGGTCGATCACATTCGTGTGTTCGCGCGTGAAATGGGCTGGCGGCCCGCGCGTCGCGTCTCAGCCAAGGTCGAGAACGCACCGGGCGCATGGGAGCTTCCCGCGCACGTCACGCTGCCGCACAACGGGCAGAACATGCCGTATCTGGAGAATCGCGGGATCGACGCGGAGCTCGCCGCATATTTTCACCTCGGCTACTGTCCGAACGGGGCGAGCTTCCGATTCTTGTCTGAGCGCGGCTGGGCCACGCAGGACTGGTCGCGTCGCATCCTGATCCCGGTCTACGACCTCGATGGCAAGATCGCGACCTTCCAAGGGCGCGACGTCACGGGTCGGGCCGAAAAGAAATACCTGTTCCCGCCGGGCATCGACGGCTCGGGCGTGCACCTCTTCAATGGGCTCAACGTCCGTGACACGAAGCGTATCGTGGTGGGTGAGGGCGCATTCGACGTGGCTGCGACCAAGATCGCGCTCGATGGCGACGCCGAGCTGCGCGACGTGGTGCCGGTGGGCACGTTCGGCAAACATCTGTCCTCGGGCAGCGAGAACAGCCAGCTCGCGAAGTTCCAGACGCTCAAGGAGCGCGGTGTCGAAGAGGTGACCTTCCTCTGGGACGGCGAAGTCCAGGCGACCGACGACGCGATCAAGGCGGGCCTGATGCTCAAGTCAGTCGGCTTTCGCGTGCGCGTCGCGATGTTGCCGCCGGGCAAGGATCCAAACGAAGTGTCTGCTGACGTGGTGCGCGCCGCCTTCTATCAGGCGAAGCTGCTCGACCGGAAGTCGGCGCTGGAGATCATGACGCTTCGTCGCAAGCTGAACGGATAAGTCACCCGTTACTATACTGTTAGATAATCGTTCAATCAGGGAGGGCGCAATGGCTGAGTTCAAGGTGACGCGCCGGTTTGCAGAGCATCGAGGTGGCACGAAGGCGTATCAGATTTTCGAAGTGCAGTGCGAAACGAACGTCGCCATCGTTCTCCAATACGGCAAGTTCAGCACCGGCTCGGACCCCGTGTCGATGGGTGGCTCAGTCAGCATCGAGGGCGTCTATGGGCAACGGCAGGCGCGGGGCGTCGCCGATCGCAAGCAGACCGAGAAGATGCGACGTGGCTATGACGGATGGACCGAAGACACGTTCACGGCCGCCGACGAAGCCTCGTTCAAGGACGTGCTCAAGAAGCTGTGGGGCGACCGTAAGGCCGAGCAGGTTTTCGCTCGCGTCTCAAAGGGCATGGTGACTGCCTCGACCGACCCGCAACCATCCGAACCCCCGCCAGAAGTCGATCCCGAAAATGATGATGAGGGCGACACGAAAGCGCCCGTAATCGAAATCGAACAATCCTCGCCCGAATGGGGCAGCTGGTAGGAGAGAGCAATGACCACCGAAGTAGCGAATCCGATTTTGCCGCCGTCCGTGTCTGCCGATGCGAAGCGCAACGCCTTCTACACGAAGTGCCCGGAGCAGCAGTCGACCAAGCCGTATGCGATGTGCCAATACATCGCGGCGAATCAGAGTGACGCCTCGCTCAAGACGCTCTACGCCGATTGCATGGCGGCGATTCACCGCGGCCGCTGCGTCGCGGTCGATATGAAGGCGGAGGAGCAGCTGAAGGGCCAAGCGATCTACTTCATCGAGCGCGTGAAGGGCGCCGCAGTGGTTGCTGCGCAAACCGCCTGGACATCGCCGCTCACGCTGAAGGCGAACCGTGCGCGTCGCGAGTATGCCGCGCCGGTCGCGGCCCCGGCGCCCGCACCCAAGAAGCCCGTATTCGAGTTCGACGGCAACATCTACGCCGCCGCGCTCAACGCCGCTGTGAAGAAGGAATCGAATGCAACTAACGATCCTGCTCCGCAGCCGAAGGTGACGCCCGTCGCTGTTGCGCCGGTCGCACCGACCCCGGCCGTCAAGCCGGTAGCCGCACCGACCATTCAAGTAAACCTCACGCGCCGCGCAGGGGAGTCGCCGCTCGACTTCGCCCGGCGGCTGCGCGCATCACAGGGAGCACAGGCATGACCAAGACCTACAAGCCGTTCAAGCTGCTGGAGACAGGCGAGAAGTTCATCGACCTCGACACCGGCGTGCTCTGCATGAAGATCGGCGGCATCGACAACCAAGGTAACGCGATGCACCTGTCGGCCGGCTACGACATCTTCCATCGCACGAAGATCGGTGCAGTCGCACTGCAGCCGTTCAAGGCACACGGCCGCGATTATCCGGTCGGCGCGGTGCTCGCATTCGATGAAAAAGAAGCCGTTGAAATCCCGCCTTTCCTGGATTTCAAGGCGGTCGAACAACTTCAAACACAAGGGTAAGTAACACATGACTTCCGCCGTAATGACCAGCTGCCAGGCGTTCAACGTGATCGAGAAAATCGCCGCGACCTCCAGCAAGAACGACAAGCAGGCGATGGTGAAGCAGTTCCTCGCCTTCGACACCTTCAAGCGCGTGCTCGTCGCCGCACTCGACCCACTCGTGACCTACGGCATGCAGCAAGTGCCCGATCGCCTACCCAACACAGCACCGGGCGCCAACACCTTCGAGAACGCTGGAATCTGGGAGACGCTCGACCAGCTGCGGCTGCGCAATCTCACCGGCAACGCCGCGCGCGACGAAGTGCAGCGCTTGATGACCTTCCTCACGCCCGAGTCGGCCGAGCTCTTCAAGCGGATCTTGCGCAAGGATCTGCGCGCGGGCTTCTCCGAATCGACCGTCAACAAGGCATGGAAGGGGCTCATCCGCGAGTTCCCCTACATGCGCTGCGCGCTCCTGAAGGACGCGAAGCTCGACACGTGGACGTGGGAAGCGGGCGTGATCTCGCAGGAGAAGGCCGACGGCATGTTCATGAACATCGACCACGAGGAGGGCGGGGTGGTGCGCATGACGAGCCGACAGGGCACGCCGTTTGATGTCGAGACGTTCGGCGTCTTCGCCGACCATGTGCGTGCGATGTTCCCTGCCGGCACGCAGACGCACGGCGAAATGCTCGTGGTGGTCAACGGCGAAATCGCCCCGCGCGAAATCAGCAACGGTATCCTGAACCGCGTGGCGGCGGGCGGCCAGTTCTCGCATGCCGAGACACCGCGGTTCTTCGCGTGGGATCAAATCCCGCTGGCCGTGGTCGCGCCGAAGGGCAAATACGAAGTCGGGTATCGCGAGCGTCTGAAGGCGATGGTCAAAGGCATGACGAACGGCCCGCGTGCACTCGGCATCCAGAGCGCGATGATTCAGGTCATTCCGACGAAGGTGGTCAAGTCGCTGGAAGAGGCGATGACTCACTATCGCGATCTGCTGGCCCAAGGCAAGGAAGGCACGATCATCAAGAACGGGGCCGCGACGTGGAAGGACGGCACGAGCAAGGAGCAGATCAAGCTCAAGCTCGAGGTGGACGTCGATTTGAAGGTGATCGCCATTGCGCCGGGCCGTGTGGGCACGAAGAACGAAGGCCGCGCTGGCGCTTTCACCTGCGAGACGTCCGAGGGCGGGCTGCGCGTCGATGTGACGGTGAAGAACGAGGCGCTACGCGATGAGGTCGATGCCAACCCCGAGAAGTTCATCGGTGGGATCATTGCAGTGCGCGCGAACGCGGTGATGAAGCCGAGCGAGAGCAACGACCGGCATAGCCTGTTTTTGCCGCGCATGGTCGAAGCAGGGCTTCGCCTCGACAAGAGCGAGCCGGATACGCTCACGCAAGTCATCGCGCAGTTCGACGCGGCAGTGAAGGGGGCATAAGTGGAGCAGCTGACTCTTCCTGCGATCCTCGCCGCGTCGCCGGCGCCCTGGCGCTCGCAGGTCAACTTCGACGGCATGGGCGGCTGCCGCATGCTCGATGCGAACAACGCCGAAGTGCCGCTGCTGTCGATCATCGCGTTCGCGGGCATTCTCACCGCGACGATCGCCATGCAAAAAGCATCGAAGGCGTCGCAACCGACCGAAGCGCAGCCCAGCGCATAACGCGCGCAGTGCGTTGCCTCACCGAGCCCGGCCAAAGCGCCGGGCTTTTGTCGTTGCGCTCGGGTTTACCGGGGCCGTATCATATGCGGATCACCGGAGAGGGCAATGGCCTACAAGAATTTCACGCTCGGCGACCTGCGCACGCTGCTCGCGCCGCTATCGAATACGCGCAAGCAAGCAGTGCTCTACACGCTCGACACTCACGGCACGCTCGACCACACGATGATCCTCGGGTGGAAAGAAGCGCTGCGCACGCCCGCGAGCGAGTTCGCAAAGGACATCGTTCGCGCACAGCCGCGCCACCTGCGACTGGATTACGTCTTCTGGGAGTATCACGAAAGCGGGCAAGCTGCACCCTTGTTCGGGCTAGAGGACAGCGTGCGGGAGCTGGCAATGGGGCGCGGTTTTGACGAGCTGCAGGCACTCTACGATCGCATGATCTGGATCGACAGCAGGGTGGAGGCCGAGCATTTCGTTACAACCATCCTGAAGGAACTGGCGTGAGGGATTGCTAAAATCGCCAGTTCCCGCAATTGAAGGAACTGGAATGGCACCGAATTCACCGCAGTCACTTGAGGAGATGCGCGAACAGCTGGCGCGCTTGCAGGAAGCAATCAAAGAGGCCGAGGTCCACCAGCGCGAACAGGCGATGGGTCAGATTCAGGAGTTGATGTATAAGAACAGCATCACGCTCGAAGACCTCCAGCAAGCGATGACGCCGGCAAAGAAGAAGGGCAAGCAGAAAGGCAAGGCTGCCGCGAAATACCGCGACCCCGAGACAGGGCAGGAATGGAGCGGGATGGGCAAGCCGCCCGCGTGGATCAGAGATAAGGACCGCGACCAGTTCTTGATCGCGGCTTAGATCAGGGGTATTGCTGGCGAGTATGCACGACGTTCACCACGTCGATGCGATCTGGCAGGGCCCGGAACACCAGAATGTAGTTTCGCGTGACGACGAGCTCCTGCGTGCCCGGCAGCCGACCCTCTTTGAATCTGACGCTCGCCTGTGCGACGTAGAGCGCCGCATCGTCGATCTGTTTTCGCAGGCTGACGGCGGCGCGGTAGTCGTATATAGAGACGTGGCGAACAATTGCTTTGACATCAGCCCGCGCTGCGCGGCTCCAGTGAACGGATCGAGTCATCGGCTGTGACGTTTCTCCGCTTCACGAAGGATCTCGTCGAGCTCATCCATTACGACCGAGTGCGGGACCGTTTCGCCGCGCTCGATCTCATCTAGTCCTTCCTGCACCTTCTTGCGGAACCACGCATCGTAGGAGTCAGCTTCTTCCTGCGTGTCATGGTCGTAGATTAGGGGGTCGAGCTTGGTGGTCATAAAGCCTCCGAATTCATCCCTTCATCATAGCGCGCGCGCCCTTGGCGCGTCACCGCGCATAGCGATTGACATAATAAGCATTAACACCCGTTTTAGCGCCAGAAAGCCTGACGCGATTTGATCTTCCCCGGAAACGGCGATTAAACGCTTCACTGCTAATACGGATTAGCAGACAAGGGTTTCGCCGCTAGGTGTCGCTCATGATCTTGGCAAGGCCCGGGTAATAGACGTCGCAGCGCTCGCTCCAGGCGGGCGACGCGCGCCGTGGACAGTCTGCCAGCTCACCGGCAAGGTCGGTCATGGCGAAGTCGGCACCGAGGCGCGCGACGAGCTTTGCCAGCTGATAGCGCCCGCGCCGCTCGCACCGGGTGCAGGCGAGCTCGATGTGGCTCACGCGTGCGGCGACCTCACCGAGCGGGACAGCGCCGTCTCTTTTCATCGCCGCACCTCAGTAGTTGCTGTCCAGCCAGGCTCTTGCCCAAGAGATCGCGCGGTCGTTCGCCGCGGCCTCGGTGTCGTAATAGCCAATGTCGAAGAAGTGGAAAATTTCGCCCTCGTCTTCGTCTTCCCACGGGCCGCGCTCGACCTCAACCCACGCGTGCCAGAGGAAGTTACGACACTCGGGAAACGACCGAATCGTCCACTCGCGATGTTCCACCTTCATTGACGGCTGTTTCAACGTTTCCCTCCACAGGCTTATCCACGGGTGCTGTGGATAAGCAAGGTGCGTGCGTGACAGACCGGTAGTTGCATTTTGCCAATCCCGCGCGAATAAACAGGGGCACTAGAACGATTTGGTCACACGCGGCACGCTTGTCAGGCTCGGCGACAGGAGCAGTCCCGATTGCGTCGCCTCGACCCTAGCGTGCGGATAGACCTCAAGCACCTGCCCGAGAGAGCGCTTGAGCACCTCGCGGAATTTGCGATGCCGCTCGGCCTCGCTGCCGAACTGCAGGCGCAACACCTCCCACGGCACGGTCGTCGGCCGACGCAGCGCGAACATGCGATAGGTCAGCCAGCAATACAGGTCGATCGACATAGGCGACTGCCGCAGCGCGCGCAAGGCCCGCAGATCGACCGGCACCGGATGCTGCGTGACCTCATTGAAGAACCGGGATGAGAGCGTGACCGTGCTTTGCCATAGGCCCGCTTGATCGGGCCGCTGCTTTGACCACCACAGGTTCATCTCGTCGGCGACCGTGAACTTGCCGCTGCCGAAGTCCTGCCCTGCTCCGCTCGTGATGATCGCCATGTCGGCCGCGAAAAGACGCTTCATCATCTCGCGCAGCCGCGTGATCGAGCCGTTCTTGCCACCGGAGTGCGAGGTGACGCCGATGGAGTTCATGAACTCGGAGAGCGTGTCGCCCAGCACGATGCGAGGCTCCTTCGTGCGAACGGCCTCCGTCGACAACCACGCCAGCAGCAGGCGCGGGATCGTCCCATAGGGATAGCCCATGCTGCGCGCCTTGGTAGGATCGTGCGGGTGTTCGGGGTCCGCTTCGTAGCCCGGCTTGATGATGAGCATAGCCTCGCCCATCCCGCGGCCCCAGAACGGTAGTGCCCGGTCGGGCTCGCGATATGGCAGCGTCGCCTGCACCAACGCCCGGCCGAGAAAGCCAGCCATGCCAGCGGCGACCGCATCTTCCTGGTCAATCGCCTGAGCCTCTTCGAGCAGGCGCGCGGTGACGTTGCCATGCGGCACACCGCCCTTGCGCTTATTCTTCTCCCGCTCGACCAGATCACCCACGACGCCCTCCACGAATTCGGCGCATTAGACCGTAAACTTTGCGCCGCGTCGCGCATAGATGGGGGCGCTTGTAACAATCCACAAAGTCCTGTGGATTAGGGCGGTTATCAACAAATAAATGGGGGCGCGCCAGCGAATAGATGGGGGCGCTCGAACGAATAGCTGGGGGCGGCTGGCGAATAAATGGGGGCGCGTGACGAATAAACAGGGGCGTTTTTGCTTCCAACCCATTGAAACGAAAAGCGAAAACATCGCCTCTAGTATTGCTTTTAGTGTTTACGTTTACTCATAGTTGCTAGTAGAGCAGCCCGCTTCTGTGGACAACTGCGTTGCCCACCATACGCGAGCCGCCCACGAGCGACGGAGAGATATTGCCGAGTCAAAACCGACCGCCCCTATTTATTCGCTACGGGGTGCGCCCCCGTTTATTCGTTCAGTCCATCCCGAGGCGCTTCTTCTCACGTGCGACCGCAACGCGCAGCGCTTCGGCGATGAAGTCGTTCTTGGTCTGCCCAGTGGCAAAGCAGATCAGGTTCAAATCCTCTTTGAGCGCGGGCGGGATACGCACTGGCTGCTGCACGGGTGCCTCTTTTTTCGGGCGCATCGCGCGCAGGGCTGACAGGTCAAGCTTGGTGCCGTGCGCCCTACTCTCCTCGGCGGCCGGCGCTGGCGCCTGTGCTTCTGGCGGCGCGATCGGTCGCACATTGTCAGCGGGCGGTGCCGTGGTCACCGCAGCCACCTCGCTCTTCAGTGCGCCCAGAATGGCGCTACGGCCCTTCGGCGCGCTCATCACGTCGTCTTTGCTCATGATCCGAATGCTCCCAGATAGGTGTCTTTCATCTCGTTCGCGGCAGCGGCATCCCACCACTCGCCGGTCAGCTCGGTGACGCCCTTGCCTTGCGCCAAGGCGAACTTGTAGCTCTCGCGCGAGGCGATCAGATGCTTCATGAGGGGTAGCCGATCCTTGAACGCCTCCATCTGCTTGAGCATGGATTTGGTCATGCGCTTGCGCTTGTCGGCCTGATTGAGCACGACCCGCACGTCAATCTTCTTGGTGTATGTGCCGAGAAGCTCGTGGAGATCAGGCACGGTGTCGAGATCCGCCGGCGACGGGATGAGCGGCGCGATGACCTTCTCTGCCACTGCCAGCCCGTAGCGAAACCCGTCCGAGTCCTTGCCGCCGACGTCGATGAACACGTCGTCATACTCGTCGACCAGGCGGCCAAGAATGTCAGCGAACTCCTCTTCCGTCAGGCGCTTCTCTCGCGGCCAACGCTCAACGTGGACCTGGGACAACTCGGGATGCTCCGCGCGGCGCAAGGCCCACTTTGTCGTGGTGCCCTGCCCGTCCAGATCGAATACCGCGACACGTCGGTCGAGAGATGCGCGGATAACGACCAAGTTTTGCGTAATGGTTGATTTGCCGACACCACCCTTCTCTGTTCCCACCATAAATACGTCCTTGATTACGGACATCGCAGCCTCGCTGGCTATTGTGATTGCCGCGTAGCGTAATCCAAAGAGGACAGTTCCTCAAGTAACTTCTCAAGTGTGGGATGACGTGGCGTAGGTTGCTATCTTGATACCAATCTTGATACCAACATACCAACGGCGTGAGTTGCGTCGCAACGAACCTAGCGACCTAGCGAACGAGCCAGCAAGCGAGGCAGGGAGGGGCAGGAGAAGGTAGTTCGGTCGATGCCAAGAAAAAGCCCACGCTAGAACGTGGGCTTCAGATGGAGCGAGATTGCTTCAACGGAGTCTCCCGGGCATTACACCTTGTCAGTGCGCTTGCCATATTCCTTCAACACACCGCGGATAGCTGTGTTGAACTTCGGGTCGTCAAAGTCGAGGTCGGCGGTGCCGGCTTCTTCCAATGCTAGGCGCTCGAACTCTCGTTGCGTGCGGGTGACGAAACGGTCGCCCAGGATCTCTTCGATCACCTTCCATGCATCCGGCATGTATTCGGTCATCACCATGCGCAAGAGGTTCGCCGGGTCCAGACCTAGCACGATTGCCATTGCGCGGACCTTGTTGACCGGCAGCTTCGTCTTGCCTTGCCGGAAGAGGGTGACGATGTTTCGGTTGCTGTAGCCGAGCGCCTCGCAGATTTCTGTCTGCGTCTTGCCGCTCAGGTCGATCACTTGACCGAGGTATTCGGCCACGCTCAGTTGCTTGGCAGGGTGTCGCTTTGCTTTCACTTCCGGTGCTGCTGCCTTTGCATTCATGGTTGCGCCCTCTCTATTGTTAGTAAACAGTAACTCACATATTTGGCGGGAAGATTGGTAACCGCTAACTTCCCTCGATGCATTCGATTATAGACGTAAAAATTGCATGCCAAACAGAGATCGAAGCCGAGCGTGGTGGCGATATGCGCTGGCGAAGACGTATCGCGTGCGGTTGCGCACACTACAATATAAGTCACAGCTTACGTAACAGAACGAAAACGTTCAAACCAAACCGAGGAGTAGGAACATGCTGCAGAACATGACCATCGTGCCCGTCAGCCAAGATCAGGCGATCGTTATTCTGGCCGAGACGACCGAGACGGGAAGCACGCTGGACGGGGGTTCTGTGCAGACGACCGTCTGCCGACACCCGCTGATTGGCGAGTTGGTCCTCATTCAGAACGCGATCGACGCCTCCGCCGTGGTGCTCGATCGCGCGCAGGTTCCCGCGCTAAGTGATTGGTTACATCCAAGCGCTGCTCATTGACGCCAAGAAGCGGTCGGTAGACTTAGGTCAGTCGAATACAACCGTTGTTTTTTCTCAATAGGGGAACCGCCAATGAAAGTTAACAACCGCGTCCTGGTCATGCGTGAGGCAATCACGAAGATCGTGCCGATGTTAACTCAACGCTCGGTGAAGGTAACGCAGCAAGGCACGCAAGCGTTCGTCGAGTATCACGGGACGACGCTGGAAGTTAAGCGCGTGAACCTGCCGTATATCCCCGAAGACGCCAGCGACCAGCTGCTCGACGCGACGCAGGGCTTCCTCGACCACGAGGTCGGCCACGTTCTGTTCACGGAGCAGAAGTTCGTCAAGAAGGCCGCGAAGCTCCAGGTGCACTCGCTGCACAACATGATCGAGGACACCTTCGTCGAGCGGAAGATGGGCGAGAAATTCCCCGGTTGCGGATCGAACCTGACCCGCATGCACGGTTTCTTCCTGACCGAGTGGATCGACACGCAGCTCAAGGAGAAGCCCGAGCATGCCGCCGCGATTCTGATGGTCTGCGCGATTCGTGCATGGGCGGGCCAGCCCGCCTTCGTCGGCTACATGAAAGACAAGTGGTCGATGATGGAAGACGTCGTGAACCGGCTCGGTGCCGACTTCCCGAAGATGATCCGGGGCGTCAACAGCAGCGAAGCGGGCCTGAAGGTCGCGATCGAAGCGAAGAAGCGTCTCACGCCGAAGCCGCAACCGAAAGCACCGACGCCGCCGACGCCTCCGCAGCCGGCACCGCCCGAGCCGCCGAAAGCTGAAGAGCCGCAGCCGTCCGACGACGAGAACGCGAAGAACGGCGCGGAGCAAAGCAGCGGCGAGTCGCACGATGACGCCGACGACAAAGAGCCGCAGCAACCGAACGATATGCCCAACCTCACCGACGAGGAGCCCGAGCAGAGCGCATCCAGCGCCCCGCAGCCGGAGGGTGACGACGAGGACGAGGACGAGCTCGACGACGCTGAAGGTGAGGAAGATCGGGAGCCGGAAGGTGAGCCCGAACAGGAGCAGCCCGCACCTGCGCCGGGCGACGAAGAGGACGACGACGCAGAGGATACCGAGAGCCCGCTGGACGTCAACGAGCCGGACGACGACCTCGACGACGAGGACGAGGACACCAGCACCGAGCAGGACGACGAGGGTGACAACGCGGGCGGTGGCATGTCGGGCGAAGAGGCCGACAACGACCATGACGTCGGCGACGAAGAGGGCGCACCGAGCGGTGGCGGCGACGGTCTGCCCGGTGGCGAAGAGTCGGGCGACACCGCCGAGAGCGATGCGGGCGACGCGGGCGGCCAGGACGAGAACGGAGCGGGCCAGCAAGACGCGGGCGACGAAGAGGGGCACGGCACGCCCGAAGCAGGCGAGGGCGATCAGCCGATCGAGCGCGATCCGAACGACGATCGCGACTTCTTCAAGGAGTTCGAAGACGCTGACGTGAAGGAGTTCGACGAGGCGGCCGCCGAAGCACTCTCGAAACAAGCGGTCGAGGCTGCGCGCGGTGCGGACTACATCGTGTTCACCCGCGACGAGGACGTCCTCGAAGTGCTGGACGTGCCCGATGCGTTCGGGCAGGAGGAAGTCACCCGAATGCAGAGCAAGGTGGACCACATGATCGGGCCGCTGCAGAAAGATTTGCAGCGCGCTATCGCGGCGCGTTCTGCAGCAATCTGGACGGGCGGGCACCGGCGCGGCCAGCTGCACGGCGCATCACTCGCCCGCGTGCTCACCGGCCGCGACGACGTGTTCAGGCAGAAGCAGGTGTCCCGCACGAAGGACGTCGCGGTGTCGCTCCTCGTCGATGCGTCCGGCTCGATGTGGGAGCACGACAAGATTCGCGTCGCCACTTATGCCGCGTATGCGCTCTCGGCGGTGCTCGACAACATCGGCATCACCAACGAGGTGCTCGCCTTCAGCACGAAGGAGCTGAGCTTCCCGGCAATGTCGGCGATGCACAAAGAGGCAAGCGAGCACGGCCTCAAATACTCGCGGGGCGCCGCGCTCGATATGCGCATCCTGAAGTCCTACGCCGAGCGCATGACGCCGCTCGTGCGCCGACGCTTCGCGTTGCTCGCGGGTGCTAACGCAATGCTGCAAGAGAACGTCGATGGCGAGAGCGTGCAGATCGCGAATCACCGTCTCCAGCAGCAGCGCGCGACGCGCAAGGTGATGATGGTGCTCTCGGATGGGATGCCTGCGTGCGATGGGCGTCGCAGCCCGGTCCTCGCGTCGCACCTGAAAGAGGTAGTGCGACAGATCGAAAAGCGCGGCACCGACGTCGTAGCGCTCGGCATTCTCGACCCTTCGGTGAAACAGTTCTACGACCGCGCGCTGGTCCTCAATTCGGTGGCAGAGCTGCCCGGCGTCGTGATGAAGGAGCTGCACCGACTCCTCGTGCAGTGAGGCGTTTACGCCACGCGGGCAAATCTGCCTGCATAGGATAGTAAGCGGTGACTTGACGCGTCCGTGAGTAACCGCTTACTATTTCACCTGTAGCGAATGCAAACCAATTTCAATTTTTCTCTGCATCGGAGGATTCAATGAGCGATACCGGCGACAAGATCACTTGCCAGGAGTGCGGCGCGCTAACCCACGCGATTCAGCTCCACCTGCCGGATGCCCACCCGGGCATGACTCTCGCCGACTATCAGGCGAAATACCCCGAAGCACCGATCCTCTCCAAGCGCGCTCAAGCTGAACTCGAACGCCAGCGCGCAGCAAAAGCTGCCGCAGCTGCACCCGTGACCGCCGCGATGGCGGGCGGTGCTGTGCCCGCTAATGTGATCGCGCTGAACCCCGAAGGCAAGACGACCGCCACGCTGCACGACACGTTCGGCTTGCTCGACGGTCACGGTAAGCCGGTGCCCGCAGCGCTCAATTCGCGCAAGGGTCCGATCGAAATCACCGTGTTCGCCTCGCCGCGTGACGCCGATATGGTGCCGGCGATCGACCCCGGCTTCATCTTCGATATCGAAAACCTGCGCAACGCGATCATGGCGCTCGAACTCCGCAAGAACCTCTACGTGTGGGGTCACGCCGGAACGGGCAAGACGACGCTCATCGAACAGATCATGGCGCGCACCGGGCGGCCGGTGATTCGCGTGCAGCACTCGATCGGCACCGAAGAGTCGCACGTCCTCGGTCAGTGGGTGGTGCGCGGCGGTCAGACCGAGTTTCAACCGGGCCTGCTCCCGCTCGCGATGCGCAACGGCTGGACCTACCTCGCCGACGAATACGACTTCGGTAACCCCGCGGTCCTCGCCGTGTATCAACCGATCCTCGAACCGGGCAAGAGCCTCGTCATCAAGGACGCACCCGACGAGTGGCGTGTGGTGAAACCGCACGAGAACTTCCGCTTCGTCGCAACGGGCAACACGAACGGTTCCGGTGACGACACGGGCCTCTATCAAGGCACGCAGATTCAGAACGCCGCGAACTATGACCGTTTCGGCATGGTGCTCGAGGCGACCTACATGCAGCCGGAGCTCGAGTCGGCGATTCTGGTGCAGCGCAGCCGGATTCAGAAGAAGAACGCCGATCAGCTGGTGGACTTCGCGAACCGCGTGCGCGAAGCCTATAAGAACAAGGAGATCGCGAGCACCATCTCGCCGCGATGCCTGATCGACGCGGCCGACATCGGTCTGCGACGCGCGAACTGGCGCTTGGGCGTGACGCTCTCCTTCATCAACAAGCTCTCTGCGGTGGACCGCGCTGTCGTTGACGGCGTTGCATCGCGAATTCTCGACAAGTAACCTAGTAAGTAACGGATTACCAATCATGCTGCAATCGGCCCAATCGACTATCAATACCCGCACCTCGACCCGCTACGAGGACCACACCGGCATGCTGCACAAACTCGCAAAGCGCGGCTGGGGCCGATTGCAGGAGGCAGGGCTCGACGTGACCTACGAGGACGTCTACCAGCATATGTGCGAGAGCTTCGTGAAGTGCCAGTCCACCTACAAGGTCGACACCGGCTTCTCGTTCTCGGCGTATTACGGTCGCTCGATCTGGAACAACTTCAACCACTGGGCCGAGCGCCAGATCGAGGAGAAGCATACGCTTGGCCTCGTCTCGGTCGAGAGCCTGTGCGGCAGCGACGACGAAGGCGAAACCGACGTGTTCGAATTCATCGAGCAAGAGGACGACGAAGAGACGCCTGAAGACCGGCTCGCCGCGCGTCAGGAGTCGCACCGGCTTGCCCGCATGCTCTCGGACGATGCCAAGCGCATGGTCGCGCTGCTCGCGCACCAGACCCCGGCGCTCGAACAGTGGATGGACGAGCGCAACGCGCGCATGTTGAAAAAGACCTACCAAATCAACCTGTGGCTCATTGGCGAGTTCCTGGGTTTCGAGCGCAAGAAGGTGAGTCGCCTGCGCCTGGAGCTGGAGCGCGTCTACGGCGTGGAGCTGTGATGAGCCACCCGAGCTGCTTCGGGCTGCCGTCGGTGTTCACCGCGAGCACGCAGACCTGCACGGCGTGCGCCTCGCGCAGCGAATGCGTGAGCGCCTGCTATTCGATGCTCGTCTCGCTCTCGGACAAGATCGACGTGACGGCCCCGCTCGCGCAGCTAGAGCGCACGGCCCGCGTCGTGACCGCGCAGTCGATACCCGCGCACGCGGTCGCAACGACGATCGCGGCGCCCGCGCCCGCCGCAGTGCAGGTGAACCTGGCGCACGGTGAGCGCGAGCATGACCTTCTTACGAGCCTGCCTGTGCGGGTGCAAAAGGTGATGCGCCCGCTTCTCAAGCGCGGCGGGGATGCCCGCGCACGCCTTGCGCTCGCGAAAGGGCAGAACCCCTTCGACGGGCGCGGCCCGCAGTGGTTGCGCCTTGCCGGTGAAAAGCTCCTCGCCGGCAGCTTCACCAAGGGCGAGCTGCGGCACGCCTACATCAACGAATACGGCTGGTCGGAGTCGACCGCCTTCTCGCGCGTGTCCATCGTCGTGTCGGTGATTCCGGCGTTGCGTCTGGGCCGCGTCAGGGGCGACACGGTGCTTCGTGCGCCGACGCTCGCCCGGGATCATTGAAGCATCAACCCATTCACCGCAGGAGCTCAAGTTGAATATCAAGCACCTCCTGTCCGCGCGCAGCGATTTCTCGCTCGGGGAGTCCACCTTGCAGGTCGGCACCCTGATCGACACCGCGAAGGCGCAGGGCTATGAGACGGTCGCCCTCGTGGACAACATGACCATCTCCAACATGGTCGCGTTCACCGACAAGGCGAAGAAAGCGGGGATCAAGCCGATCGTGGGCTGCACGATTCGCATGGTCGACGATCCGACCTACCGCAAGCCGCCGAAGGCGTCGGGTGAGGTCGAGCGTCCGAACCCGCTCGTCATGCTCAAGGTCTACGCCAAGACCGACGCGGGCCTGCGCAGCCTCATGAAGCTGCTCTCCAAGGGAAACAGCCCGGAATACTTCTACTACCACTCGCGCGTGGGCCTCGAGGACGTGCTGCAGCTGGAGGAGTGCGCGGTGAGCACGGGCGACTTCTATGGCCTGTTCCATCACAAGCGCTGGGAGGAGATCGCATACCGGCTAAGCGAAAAGTTCGGCCGCGACTTCTGCGTCGAATTCGTGCCCGGCGGCACGCCGCTGCACAAGACGCTCAACAAGCTCGCGCTCCTTTGCCACGACCGCTTCATTTCGACGCCGATCGGCACCTGGCCCGCGCTCTATGCGACCGACGATCAAGCCGACAGCCTCGACGTGCTGCGCGCGATTCTCGGCAACAACAAGATGACCGACAGGTGGCTCAACAAGCCCTACCTGCGCAACTTCTCGATCCGCGCGCCGGGCGATCTGGTGCGCGCGCTCGTCGCGGAAGGCTTGCCCGCGAAGGAGATCATCAACGGCAACCAGGCGCTTGTCGATTCGTGCACGTTCGAATTCAAGAAGCTCGAGCCGTGTCTGCCGAAGATGGCCGACGACGAGTTTCTGGCGCTGGTCGAGCAGGTCAAGAAAGGCTGGGCGCAGCGCTTCGCCGCGCCCGTGCTCGGGCATCAGCCCGCGCCCGAAGAGCTGCCGCAATACAAAGCGCGCCTCGCTTACGAACTGGACGTGCTGCGCAAGATGGGCTTCTCGGGCTACTTCCTGCTGGTGCAGCACATCGTGCAGTGGAGCAAGCAAAACGGCATTCTGGTCGGCCCCGGCCGCGGTTCGGTAGGTGGGAGCCTCGTCGCCTATCTGATGGGAATCACTGACGTCGATCCGATCCGCTTCAACCTGCTGTTCGAGCGTTTCATCAATCCTGAGCGTCTTGACTTGCCCGACGCCGACCTCGACTTTATGTCCAAGCGCCGGCATGAGGTGATCGACTACATCGCCGAGCACTTCGGGCGCGAGAACGTCGCGGGCGTGTCCAACTACAACACGATGGGCGCCGCGGGCGTGATGCGCGATACCTCGCGCGTGCACGAACTCAACCCGTTCGACTACGCCTGCTCGAAGCAGATGGAAAAGCAGCACGGGGTTTCCCTCTCGCTGGAAGAGTCCGCTGCGATCGTGCCGGAGATCGACAAGTTCAAGGGCCAGTTTGCCGGCATCTGGAAGCATATGGTCAACCTCGAAGGCGCGGCGCGCGGGCTCGGGCAGCACGCCGCCGGTGTGATCGTCGCGGGTGAGCCGATCATCAACCGCGCCGTGGTCGAGACACGCACCGGCGGGCCGGTGTGCAATTGGGACAAGCGCACGGTCGAGGACTTCGGGCTCATCAAGATGGACATCTTGGGCCTGACCAACCTCGACGTGATGAAGCTCGCGGCCGACTACATCAAGGAGCGACACGGCAAGTCGATCGACTTCCTGCGTCTGCCGCTCGATGACAAGAAGGTGATGGAGGCATTCGGGCGGGGCGACACCACGGGCGTGTTCCAGTTCGAGTCGCCCGGCATGCGTCGGTTGCTGCGCGAGATGGCGCTCGCGGGTCCGGTGACCTTCGACGACCTCGTGGCGGTGGTCGCGCTCTATCGTCCGGGTCCGCTCGACGCGGGTCTGTGCGACGACTACGTGGCGATCAAGCAAGGGTCCAAGCAACCCTACTACGAGCACCCGAACATGGCGCCCGCGCTGAAGGACACCTACGGGGTGATCGTGTATCAGGAGCAGGTGATGCAGATCGCGCGGGACTTGGCGGGCTTCACGATGGCCGGCGCCGACCACCTGCGTAAAGCGATGGGCAAGAAGGACAAGGAGAAGATGGCCGAGATGCGCCAGAAGTGGGTCGATGGCTGTATGACGCACTCAGGCATGTCCGAAGGCACGGCGCACGCGCTCTTTGACAAGATCGAAGTGTTCGCCGGCTACGCCTTCAACAAGTCGCACTCGGTGGAATATGCGGTGATTTCATTCTGGACGATGTGGCTCAAGTGCTACTACCCGGCCGAATACTTCGCCGCCTCGCTCACCGAAATCGACAAAGAAGAGAAGCGCGAACCGCTCGTGCAGGACGCGCGGCGCATGGGCATGCAGGTCTTGCCACCCGACATCAACCATTCGAGCGCACGGGTAGAGATCGTGGGCGAGGACAAGCTCTACGCCCCGTTCCAGGCGCTCAAGGGTCTGTCCGAGAAGGCTGCGGGCTACATCGTCGATGCGCGCAACAAGTGGGGCAAGCCCTTTGCCAACCGCACCGACCTCGACGCGGCACTGAAGGCGGCGGAATACTCGGGCCGGCACATCAACCAGAGCGTGAAGGACAAGCTGGTGCTCATTGGTGCCTTCGCCGAGTGCGAGGGCGACAAGGTGCCCGCCATGCACCCCGATCGGCTGAAAAACCGCATCGAGCTTCTGCCAGGTTTCACGGTCGATACTGTGAAAGCTGATCGAACGCTCAACGCTGAGCACCTTGCCTTGCTGCAACTGGTGCGCATCGGTGAGGAGACGCGCTCATGCGAGAAGTGTTCGCTCAAGGGCGGCTGTCACCCGATGCCGCGCATCGGTAAGACGCCGAAGTTCATGGTGGTGTCCGACAACCCGAACTGGCAGGAGGAGAAGGCGGGCAAGCTGCTCGAAGGCGACAACGCGAAGCTCGTCATCAACGCACTGAAGGAAGCGGGGCTCTCGGCGCAGGACGGCTATTTCACCACGCTGGTGAAGTCGGGCAAGCCGAAGGAGCAGAAGACGCTCACCAACGAGCAGATAAATGCGTGTAGCCAATATCTGCAGCGTGAGCTTGAAGTCCTCAAGCCACCAGTCATCGTAACGCTCGGCTCAAATGCCGCCCGTTTCTTCGCGCCGACTGTAAAGGGTGGATCAATGGAGTTGGCTGGGAAAGTTATCTTCGATCCAAAGCGCGATGCGTCGATTGTGTTCGGGATCAATCCGGGTCAAATCTTCCACGATCCGGGCAAGTATGCGGTCCTTCAGACGGTGGCAGCAAAAGTAGCTGATTTGGTCAGTTGAGCCTCACTATACTCGGTAGCGTCTAGTAAGTAACAGGTGACATATGGAACAGTGGAAAGACGTCGTTGGCTACGAAGGGCGCTATCAGGTATCGGATCTCGGCAATGTGCGCAGCTTGCCGAATGCAACACGCTCGGGGGTCCGGCTTTTGGCGCTCAACACATTTCGCAACGGCTACAAATACGTGAACCTCTATCGAGGCACGTCAAAGAAGGAGAAGTGGCTCGTGCACATGCTGGTCGCGCAGGCATTTATTGGCTCTGCACCGGTCGGGCAAGAAGTTCGGCACCGCGACGGCGTGCGCGGGAACTGCGCGCTTACCAACCTATGTTACGGAACGCGAGTAGAGAACCAAGCAGATCGGATCGAGCATGGGACGTCTAATCAAGGCGTTAGGCATCCCCGCGCCAGGCTCGTAGAGACGCAAGTATTGGAGATTAGAAACTCCAATGAGATCGCTTCAACATTAGCAGCAAAGTATTCAGTTTCAGAGTCGCTGATCCACCAGATCAAGCGATGCCAAGTATGGCGACACATTTAACACTCAAGGAACGAACATGACAACTGACACCTTCTCCGTCGAGGAAATCGGCGCAATCGTCGGCGATATCGAGAACCCGCCCGTCGGCGGCACGAACGCAGCTGCCACCGCGCCCACTGTCGCCGCCTCCGCCAACGCACCGGCCGCGCAGCCTGCGGCAACCGTCTCGGGCCTGAAGGTCTTCGTGGATGCCGACCAGCTGAAGAAGGATCTGGCGGTCAACCCGAACGATCTGGACGACGCGGTGACCAGCCAAGCGCCGATGTTCGTGCACTACGCGCAGCAAGCCGCGTATGCGCGCCGCCAGTATGAGAAGAGCAAGCTCGCCGCTGAGATCATGGAAAGCCAGCTCGATAGCGCCTGGCGCAAGAAGCTCGCGGAAGACGGCGGCAAGGTGACCGAGAAGATGGTCGAGAACGCCGTGAAGGCCGATCCGCGCTATGCGAAGGCACACAATCAGGTGATCGAGGCCCGGGCGCTCTTTGACATCGCGAACGACGCGCGTGAAGCCTATATGCAGCGCAAGGACATGATCGTGCAGGTGTCGGTCGATCGCCGTCGCGAGCGCGAAGGGCAGATGCGCATTCTCGCGGCGAAGGAAGGCGAGAACGCAACGCAGTCGGGCCGTGAAGCCGCGCTCGCCGCAGAAGCCGCGCGCCGCCAAGCCGCCTGACAGGATCTTTTAACTTTTGCGTGGTCCGGTGAGTCACCCGTTACTATACTTAAGAGGGCAGGGTGAGACGGTGAAGCGAGAGCACACCGGATCGTCCGCAAAACCTGTGACTTACGACCTAAAAACTTCTGACTAAGGAAAACGAAACTATGTCTACTGCTCAACTGATGGAACTGCTTGCGAAGCGCAAGGCTGCAACGGGCGGCGCAAAAACGATCAAGCCGAAGGCTGGTCGCAACCGCTACCGCATCCTCCCGGGCTGGCGCACCAACGGCGACCCGACGTTCTTCCACGACTTCGGTCAGCACTTCATCAAGGACGCAGCGGGTCAGGTGAAGGCAGTCTACATCTGTGCGGACAAGACCTTCGGTCGTCCGTGCGAGGTGTGCGACGCGGTGGCACAAGGCATCGCCGCATCGACCGATGACGTGACGAAAAAGCGCATCGAGGAAGCGAAGTCGAGCGGCCGCGTGTTGCTCAACGTCCTCGAGCTCGACGGCACGCAGCCGACGGTGCCGCAGATCCTCGAAGTCGCGCCCTCGGTGTTCAACGGCAAGAAGGGCGTCGGCGGCATCATCGCGCTGTTCGACGAATGGCCCAACATGCTCGATCCGAACACCGGCCACGACATCATCGTCGAGAAGTCGGGCTCGGGCCTCGACACCGCCTACAGCGTGCAGATCGCGGGCTCCTCGAAGCCGGTCCCAGCCGAAGCGCTCACGAAGCTGGTTGACCTCGACGCCTACGTGATGCAGGAAAACGCGCAAGCGCAGCAGCGTGCACTCGCCTCGGTTCGCGCCGTCGCAGGTCTGCCTGCTCCGACGCAGACCTACGCACCGGCAGCCCTGCCGCCGGGCGCAGCGAACGCCTACACCGCGCAAGAGCCGGCACCGTGGGAAGCCGACGACACGCTCGACATCGGCTCGTTGTCGAACCCGGTAGCGGCCGCAGCAGTGGCCCAGCCGGTCGCAGCACCGGCACCGGCACCGGCGGCGCCCGCAGCAACCGTGGAAGTCGCAGCAGCGGTCGCAGCGGTTGCTACGCAGCCGGTCGCAGCAGCCGCTCCCGCAGCGGTGGCCCAGCCCGTAGCCGCAGCCGCCCCGGCAGCAGCAGGCACGGGTGACCCGGAGCTCGACGCTCTGCTCGCGGGCCTGTAATCGAAGCCTGATGTAACGACCAGCGGCGAGGCTCACCCCTCGCCGCTTTTCAATGAGAGGTTTCGATAGTGGCAAAGAACACCATCCTCGTCGACGGCAACAGCATCGGGCGAGCCTCGCACAAGGGCACCGTGCTGACCGTGGGTAGCTTCCAGACGCAAGCCATCTTCGGCTTCGTGCGCTCAATGGGCGCGCTCTACCGCGACTACCCCGCCTTCAACGCGTCGTTTGTCCTGTGGGACGGCAGGGCCGATCATCGCTATGCGATCTACCCCGACTACAAGTTGAAGCGCGCAGAGGCGATGAGCGACCCGGAAGTGAAAGCCGACAAAGAGGCATACAACGCGCAGCTGCCGTTCATCAAGAAGGCGCTCGACATGCTCGGCGTGCCGCAGATGGTCAATTCGGCGCTCGAAGCTGACGACCTCGCGGGCTACTTCGTGCCGCGTCTGACGAAGACGGGCAAGGTGCTACTCGTCACGGGCGACTCAGACTGGTGGCAGCTCGTCGGCCCTGACTGCGATTGGTTTGATCCTCGCAAAGCGGGAATGTATGTGTCGATCGCCGACTTCTTCCAGAAGACGGGCTACTTCACCCCGGACGAATACATCGAGGGCAAGGCGCTGATCGGGGATTCGACCGACGACATTCCGCCGGCCGGTGGCATCGGCAAGAAGGGCGCACCCGAATTCATGGCGCAGTTCCGCTCGATGGAGAAGTTCCGCGCGCTCTGTGACTCGGGCGAGTTCCAGCCAAAGCTCAAGAAGCACGTCGAGCTGTGGAAGGGCGAGAGCCGCCGCAACTGGGACAGGAACATGCAGCTGATGGACCTGCGCAACGCGCCCGCACCGGACCCGGCCAAGACGACGATCATCCCGGGCACGCTCAACGAGGATGGGTTTCGCGCGCTGTGTGAGCGCCTTGCATTTCGGTCGATTCTTGCGCAATGGGATCACTTCATGAACCCATTTCGCCAACGCTACGAGGCGCGTCTCGCACGCGCCGCCTGAAGGACACAGAACATGGACGACATTGTGATTGAAAAGAACGTCCCGCCGCCGAAGGCAGGACACGGTTCATGGGGCAGCGTGCTTGCCCGCATGGAGATCAACGACTCGTTCGTCGCCGACGACGAGAAGGCAGCACGCGGGGCGATTCGCGTCGCGGCCGCGCGCCAGAACATTCACCTGACGATCCGCAAAGAAGTGGACGCAGCCGGCAAACCCGTTGAAGGAAAGATGCGCGTGTGGCGCATCGCAAAGGAGCAAGCAGAATGAGCGCAGCAGACGATCTGGCAAAAGCAATCCTGGGCGCGGTGGGCGCCAACGACGACGAGCTGGAGGTGCCCGGCTACATCGACACTGGCTATGAGCCGCTGAACGAGATCTTGACCGGCGACCCGAAGAACGGCGGCATCCCGATTGGGCGCATCGTCGAAATCTTCGGCCCGTCGAGCTCCGGTAAGACGTGGCTCGCGACGCAGATCATGGTCGCCGCACAGAAGGCGGGCGGGGTGTCGATGTTCATGGACCACGAACTGACGTTCCAGCAGCCGTTTGCGGAGCGCAGCGGCCTGAACCCGCAGTTCCCGTTCTTCATTTACAAGCGCCCGCCGACGTGGGAAGAGTCCAACACGCTCGCGCTGCAAGCCGCTGAAGCGATCCGCAAGAGCAAGAAGCTCGACCCGCTGGCGCCCATCGTGTGCGTGTTCGATTCGGTCGCCGCGATGATCCCGAAGTCCGTCTGGGAGAAGGGCATCGGCGAATACTCGATGAACGACACGACGGCGCTCGCGCGGGTGTCCTCGACGACGATCAAGGCGGTCAACCAGAAGGCGGCAGAGTTCAACCTGACCATCGTCTACCTGAACCAGATCCGCACGAAACCCGGCGTGGTCTACGGTGACCCGACCACGACGCCGGGCGGCTCGTCCTTCGAGTTCTACGCGACGATGCGCCTCGCGCTCGGCAAGAAGTTCATCCGTGCGAAGGTCAACGGCAAGGACGAGATCGTCGGACAGCTGATGGGCATCGAGACGAAGAAGAACAAGCTCTCGCGGCCGCGTCAGGAAGTCGACCTGCGCCTGCAGTTCGAGGACGACGGCATGACGAAGGTGAACCTCACGCTCTCGCTGCTGGACTACGCGGTCGCCACGGGCAAGCTGAAGAAGCTCTCCACGGGCCGCATCGAGTGGGTCAATGGTTCGAGCTACCCGCCGGGCCAGCTCGCCGACATGATCGACAAGGGCGGCCTGAAGCCGGTCTTGCTGAACATTCTCTACCCGGCGCACTACCCGGCAGTCACGCCCGCTGCCGCAGCCTAAGAAATCGCCGTCCCTATACTCGAAAGCAAGTCAAACGAGTATGGGGACAAGCGATGGAACAACACGTGATCGAATTTGCGCCGCCGGCCGAAGGGCTCGACGGCGTTTTGCCATTCAACACCTTTCGCCTCGGGCGCGTGTGGCATGAGCGTCTGAAAACGGGCGACGAGGTGTTCCTCATGTGGGCGAAGAAGATGCAGGTGTTCGCCCGCGCCCGCGTCGGTGCCGTCTACAAGGGGAAGCTACGCGAGCTCGCCAATGAGCATGCGCGCTTCAACCACAACCAGCTTGCGCTGGACGTCTCAGGTGCCCCGGATCGTCTGATGGTGAACATGACGAAGCGCTACGGGCCGCACCTCATTCACGACAATAAGCTCGCAACGTGCATTTATTTACAGAGGATCGAATGATCGACATTCCAATCGAACTACCCCCACTTTGGAAAGCCTCGCGCTATGACAACGACTGTGTGCTGATCGAAGCGCCGCACGGCGCAGTCACCATCAACGTGAAGGAACGCTCCTACGTGTATGGGACCATGCGCCCGCGCCGCACGGTGCTCGGCGTGGACGTCTATCGTGGGCGCGACTGGCGCAAATACCTGTTCGAAGATGCTGTCGAATGTCTCTGGCGATATTCGGAGCTGTCGCATGGCTAAGAACGCATCGCCGGAAGAAGTTGCGCGCCACAACGACGTCACGCGCCAGGTCATCATCGGCACGCTCTGCGAGGCGGGGCTCACCTCCACCGTGTCCGTCAGACTCGCGCGGGAAATCATGGACGTTATCGCGCGTCGCGGCTACGAGCCGCAGATTCTCGGGCTGAACCAACTCAAGAACGGGAAGAGGATCTGATGGCTGAGCTGAAGGTCAAGGAGTGGAAACCGTCACCCTGCGGCAAGTATCAGTCGGCGCAGGTCAAGAAGGGCCACAACCTCTACGGCGAGATCCGCAAATACACGAACGGCATGAGCATCTACTGGGCCTTCAGGAAGCCCGACGAGGTGTTCGTGGAGCTTGACGCCTGGGCGATCGACACCGAGACGATCTCCGTGATGAAGAGCCGGCGCGTCACCCACATCGGCATCCTCGTCTCGAACGGCGACCAATACCTGACGCGCATCGAGACGATGACCGACAAGGACAAAGGTGCGGTCGTCCTCAACTACACCACCCATCGCGGCGCACGCGGCAAGTTCGGCGCCCGGCAGTGGTATCTGCCGCGCAGCCAGTTCGTGCAGCAACTCGCGCCGCCCGAGTCCACCATCGAGCAGATGAAGATCAAAGGACGAAGATAAGTAAGCCGTTACGTGTTTGCTACAATCGGTCATTCTGAAATGAGGGAACCAACACGATGATTCTAGCCACAGCGCTTTTATGCCTGACCATGAATGTTTACTTCGAGGCCCGCGACCAACCGATTGCCGGGCAATACGCAGTCGCCGCCGTCACCATGAACCGCGCGGCCGACGATCCGAAACAGGTCTGCGATGTGGTGATGCAGCCGCATCAATTCAGCTGGACCGATAAGCTCCTCCAGCGCGACGAAGTGGGCTGGAAGCTGCGCAAGGCCGGCGTGCCCAAGGACGACTTCGCATGGGCTATGGCAAGCCGAGTCGCCTTCAACACGCTCAATGGCCACAAGATCGACGCCACGCACGGCGCGACCTACTATCACACGAAGGAAGTGCGCCCCGCGTGGCGCAAGCAATTCATCCACGCAGTGACGATCGGCGACCACGTTTTTTATCGCGTAACGTAAGCAACGCGTTACTATACTATCACCTGTAGCGAACAAGTTTCACCCTATCAACCACTCAGGAGTCACCTCGCATGTCCATCTCGTCGTTCTTCTCCAAGCTGTTCACACACGTATTCACGTGGGGCTTCCTGCTCTACGGTCTGCTCGCCCCGGCGCATGGCTACGAAAACCTCGCTGTGTTCTCGGTCGGCATGATCTCGCTGATGTCGCTCATCGGCACGCTCGTGAGTGGCGGCATCGCCTCGGTCGACGTTCCGGGCAGTCGCTTCGGGAAGATCGCCTTCAAGCTGTTCCAGTGGTCATCCATGTTCCTGGTCATTGCGCTGGCTGAGCATGGGCACTTCATATCGGCAGCGCTGCTGACGCTCAACTTCTTCGTCCATGACGCCGCATACCGCGCCTTCCGTGCACGAGAGAAAGCCATCAAGCAGATGCTCAGGGAGTTCGCCGACGAGATGAAAGCCTACGACCAGCAGGTTGCGGCCGACGTCCAGCGTGCCAACGACGAGTATCGCGACGAGAAGCCGACAACGGTGAAGGCAGATCCGAAAGCCCCGCGTGACCCCGCCTTCGGTTACCCGTTCACCCCGCACGACATCGCCGCGACCAGCGCGTAACGCATCACCAGCAGTAGAAACAGGGGCCGCGTGCCCCTGTTCAGCTTCCAGACATCGGTCAGCACAATGACCGTATCAAATTGAAAACGAGGGAAACCATGCAGCCATATGGGCTTCTGAGCGACACACACCTGCACGAATGGAGCGCGTTTGCGCAGACCGGCGACGATCTGGTCAACACCCGCCTCAAGACCATCCAAGACGAGTTCTACCGCTGCGCCGACGAGACGAAGAAGGCGGGCGGCGACACCGTGTATCACGGCGGTGATCTGTTTCATGTGCGCGGGTCGGTTACGCCGCCCGTGCTGAATACGACGCTCGCAATGTTCGCGCGTATCTACCGCGAGCTTGGCGTGAAGTTTCGCCTGCTCCCGGGCAATCACGACCTGACACACAAGCACAGCAACGCAGTTGGCAATGCGGTCGAAGCGATGCGCAGCGATTGGGTGGAGGTCGGCCACGACGTGCAGATCCACGAGGACCACAACGTTGTGATGGTGCCCTGGATCGAGCGTGTCGAAGACCTGAAGGCAAAGCTCGTCGAAATCCGCGACGACATCGGCAGCATCTCCCCTGGCTCGCTCAGCAACTCCGACCTCATCATCCATGCGCCGATCGACGGCGTGATCGCAGGTCTGCCCGACCACGGCCTGACCGGGGCGTGGCTCGCGGAGCTCGGCTTCAAGCGTGTCTTCTCGGGCCACTACCACGCGCACAAGGAAATCGTGCCCGGCAAGGTGTGGTCGATCGGTGCCTCGACACATCAAACATGGGGCGATACGGGCACGAAGGCGGGCTTCCTCATCGTCGGCGAGAACGATGTCAAGTGGCACTGCTCGCGGGCGCCGCACTTTGTGGACATCGAAGCGGGCATGGACCCGAGCGAGGTGGCGCTGCGCTGCGACGGAAATTACGTCCGCGTCAAAGTCAGCAACGCCAAGCCGAGCGAGGTCACTGCGATCCGTGACGCGCTCACGAAGCACGGCGCGCTCGGGGTGAGCGTCAATGTCGTGAAGACGCCGACCACGGGCCGCGCATCGACGAGCACAGTGAAAGCGGGCGCATCGCTTGAGGTGCAGGTGACGGATTACGTGAAGGCCGGCAGCTTCGAGCATGCCGATTTGGTTGCGCAGGGCGCAATCGCAGTTCTCGCGGAGGCAGTGTAAATGGAGATTCTTAAACTACGAGCGGTCAACTTCCTGACGCTCGGTGACTCGGGCGACCTGCTGCTCAAGGACCGCGGTTTGGTCCTGATTCAAGGCGTCAACAACGACGACCCGTCCGCGATCTCGAACGGTGCGGGCAAGAGCTCCATCGCCGACGCGCTGTGCTGGGCGCTTTACGGCACCACCGCACGCGAAGAGTCGGGCGATTCCGTCATCAACAAGAAGGCGAAGAAGGGCACCTACGTGTCGGTGATCCTGCAAGACGGCGAGACGGTTTACGACATTCGCCGCCACCGCAAGGACAAGCAGTTCAAGAACGCGACCACGATCACGCGCTGGAACCCGGCCGCCGAGTATGAGAACGGTGCGCAGGGCGAGCGCATCGAGAAGGGCACCGAGAAGGAGATCCAGCTGCAGATCAATGAGATCGTCGGCTGCAACTACGACGTGTTCAAGTCGGCCATCTACGCCGGCCAGGAGGATATGCCCGACCTGCCGAAGATGACCGACAAGCCGCTCAAGATGCTCATCGAGAAGGCGTCGGGCATCGAACGACTGGAGTCGGCCTACACGATTGCGAACCGTAAGCACGACGAGGCAAAGGCGGCGGTCGAATCGGTCAACACGAAGATCGCGCTGCTGGAGAACCAGATCGTCAACTGGAAAGTGTCGCTCGCGAACGCCGAGGTCAAGCACAAGGAGTTCGAGGACAACCGCCCGGTCACGCAGCAATACTTCCTGAAGGAAGCTGAGACGATCGCCGCGTGTCTGAAAGACAACTTCGCGAAGTTCCAGGCGGTCGGCGAGGCTGCACTGATCGAGGAGCGCGACAAGCTGCAAGCGATCCTCGCAGATCACAGCAAGTTCACGACCGAAGCACGCGCGCTGCATGGCGTCGCGGTGCAGGCCGAATCAAGCCTCGCTGCGTGGAACCGCAGCTATGAAATGCAGCGGGCCGACATGTTGCGCGCGGTGGAAGCCGTGAAGAATGCCCCCGCAGCGATGGCGAAGCCCTGCACCGAATGTGGCAAGCCGCATACCGCCGAAGAGCTGGACGAGTTCGTCGCACACCAGACCAAGCGCGCGAAGGAGTTGGCAGCGCAGGTAGCGACGGTTCAGGCGACGGTGACCGAGCATCAGAACGACCACGCCGCGAAGCTGCGCGCGTATGAGGATTTCCTGAAGACGATTCCCGACGTGTCGGCTACGAGCACGCGGCTCGCCGAGGTCAACAAGAGCCTCGCCTACGCGGCCGCCCTGCGCAGCGCCGTGCAGCGCGACAAGCAGAACTACGACCGCATGAAGGAAGAGGCGGCGAAGGCGCTCACGACCGTCAACCCGCACCAGTCCGCGATCGACTTGGGCCGGGAGAACGTGGGCAAGTGCGAGCAGGCGATCGACAAGCTCAAGGCTGACGCGGCCGAGCTCATCAAGGCGGTCGAAGTCGCGGCGAGCGTCGCGAAGGTGTTCAGCCCCGGTGGCGTGCGTGCGCAGATCCTCGATACGGTCACGCCGTTCCTGAACGATCGCACCAGCGACTACCTGTCGGCGCTCTCCGACGGGAACATCAGCGCCGTGTGGTCGACACTGAGCACGACCGCGAAGGGCGAGCTCCGCGAGAAATTCAACATCGAGGTCGAGAACGCCACCGGTGCTGAGTCGTTCGGTGGTCTGTCGGGCGGGGAAAAGCGCAAGGTCAGGCTCGCGACGATGCTCGCGCTGCAAGACTTGGTGGCCTCCCGCGCGACCAAGCCGATCAACCTGTGGCTCGGCGACGAGATTGACGATGCGCTCGACGCAGCGGGCCTCGAACGGCTCATGACCGTGCTGGAGCAGAAGGCGCGCGAGAAGGGAACCGTGCTGATTATCAGCCACGAAAGCCTCGCCGATTGGGTGGATCAGGTCTGCACCGTCACGAAGGAAGGCGGGCAATCGACCGTGACCGGAGCGCTCTGCGCATGAGCGCGCGAAACAAGAAGTCCAGCGTGCTCGACGACCTTGTGGCGAGCGCCACCCAGTTCACACGATATGAGGAGAATCGAAGCATGACACTCGATGCCAAGCAGAAGGCAGCAGACGAGATAGCCGCACGCATTAACAGCGGGCTGCGCGGACACGGACGCACGTCGTTCAAGCTCACCGGCCCGGCGCAACTGACCATCAAGACGCGCCAGTCGCAATACAAGAAGAAGGCATTCTTGGGCGACGAGGAGATGGCGCTCACCAGCGCATACGCGGGCAAGCGCGGCGACGTGATCGCGGTGTTCAAGAACAACGTGCCGACCGAATACGCCTACATCGAAATTCCGCTGATGGAAGCGCGCGAGCGACTGAGTGGCTTTTCAGATTTCATTGCGGCGCTCAACATCGAGGACTTCGACAAGATCGTCGATGGCATCGAGCAGGGTATCGCGCAGGCAGCCGCCGTCGAGCGCGAAGAGGCAATGGCAGAATCCCCCGAGTTTGGTAGCTGGTAAAAGGAAAGGAACATGAAACTCAAGTTGGTCGGCTTGGACCCGAGCCTCACAAATACGGGCATCGCGATCATGGAATACGACACCGACACGTGCGCGCTGTCGGTTGCGAAGCTCCATCTGGTCGAGACGGAAAACCAGAAGGGCAAGCAGGTGCGCCAGAACTCTGACGACCTGCGTCGCTGTCGCGAGATCGTCGCGGGCATGCGCGCCGCGTGCGACGGCGCGCTCTTCGCCATCTCTGAAGTGCCCACGGGCGCGCAGAGCGCCCGGGCAGCGCTCGCATTCGGTATGGTCATCGGCATGCTCGCGACGCTGCCTGTGCCGCTCATTCAGGTCACGCCGACCGAGGTGAAGCTCGCCGCAGTCGGGCACCGCCAGGCCGCGAAGGAGGAAATGATCGAGTGGGCGATGGGCCGGCACCCGAACGCGGGCTGGCTCACGAAGAAGGTCAAGGGCGTGGTTTCCCCGGTCGCCAAGAACGAACACTTGGCCGATGCGGTCGCGGTCGTCGAGGCTGGAATTCTGACCGACCAGTTCAAGCAAGCCGTCGCCATGCTGTCGTTCGCGAAGGCAGCTTGAGCGCGCAAGCGCTCTGCCTACCTATACTGAAAAGGGAAGAGGTCGCAAGGGCGACTTATTTTTTGGCTTTGCTGTAGAGTAACCGCTGACTTACAATCTCTTCCCCCTCTCCGAACGAACCCGAGAAACACTGATGAACGTGATTAAGCGTGACGGCTCAAGCGAGCCGCTGGACATTGCCAAGATTCAAAAATGCGTCGAATGGGCCTGTGCGGGCCTGAACGTGTCGCAGTCCGAGCTCGAGACGAGCGTCGGCGACATGCTCTTCGACGGCATGAGCACCCAAGACATTCACCGCGCGACGATTCTCGCCGCCGCGGGCCTGATCTCCCTCGCTGCACCGGACTACACGTTCGTCGCTGCGCGCCTCTTGAAGCAGCAGATCTTCAAGGAATCGGTCGGCTCGATCAACTACCCGCACCTGTCTGAATACGTGGGCGCAGCGGTCGCTGCCGAGAAGCTGACGCCTGAGCTGACGGATGGCCGCTTCGACCTGGAAAAGCTCAACGACGCCATCGTGCCGGACCGCGACTACCAGTTCGACTATCTGGGCCTGCAAACGCTCGCCGATCGCTACTTCATCCGTGAGACGCCCGACGGCCGCATCATGGAGATGCCGCAGCACTTCTTCATGCGCTGCGCGATGGGCCTGGCCCTGCGCGAAGACAACCCGACCGCCCGGGCCATCGAGTTCTACACGGTCCTGTCGAGCTTCGAATTCATCAACTCTACCCCGACGCTGTTCAACTCGGCGACGCTGCACCAGCAAATGTCGTCCTGCTACGGCAACCGCGTGGGCGACTCCATCGTGTCGGACCCGGGCGCGCACCCCTACGACTCGATCTACGGCGCGATCACCGAATGCGCGCTGCTGTCGAAGTATGCCGGTGGCATCGGCACCGACTGGACGCCTGTGCGCGGCAAGAACAGCCACATCAAGGGCACCAACGGGAAGTCCTCGGGCGTCGTGCCTTACCTGAAGGTCTACAACGACACCGCGGTCGCCGTGAACCAAGGCGGCAAGCGCAAGGGCTCGTTCGCGCCGTATCTGGAGACGTGGCACCCGGACCTGCCGGCCTTCCTGCAACTGCGTAAGAACACGGGCGACGAGCACGCCCGCGCGCACGACATTTTCCCGGCGAACTGGATTCCCGACCTCTTCATGGAGCGCGTCGAGCAGAAGGGCAAGTGGCACTTCTTCGATCCGCACCAGCACCCGGACCTGCACGAGCTGCACGGCGACGCCTTCAAGGCCCGCTACGAGGAGCTGGAAGCACAGGGCGCATACGTGGGCGAGGTCGAAGCGCTCTCGCTCTGGAAGGATATGCTGACCGCCTTGTTCGAGACGGGCAACCCGTGGATGACGTGGAAGGACGAGATGAATCGTCGCAACCCGCAAAGCCACGTCGGGGTGATCCACAACTCGAACCTGTGCACGGAGATCGCACTGAACAACTCGGACACCGAGACGTTCGTGTGCAACCTCGGCAGCGTGAACGTCGCCAAGGTCAACCCGTTCGACCATCCCGAGCGCTTCGCCGAAGTCGTCGCGACCGCGATGCGGATGCTCGACAACGTGATCGACATCAACTTCTACCCGAGCGACCGCGCCGCCGAGTCGAACCTGAAGCACCGTCCGGTGGGCCTGGGCCTCATGGGCATGACCGACCTCATGGCGCAAAAGGGCATCGACTGGGAGTCGGAAGCGTGTCTCCAGTTCAACGACGAGCTGCTGGAAGGGCTCTCGTATTGGGCGATTCACGCCTCGGTGGGCCTCGCGATTCAGCGCGGCGCATACAGCACGTTCGCCGGCTCGAAGTGGTCGCAGGGCATCCTGCCGATCGACACGGCACGTGACCAGACGACCAGCGGCAAATACAACTGGGACTACCTGCGCTTCGCCGTGAAGGCTTACGGCATGCGCAACTGCAACACGATGGCGATTGCGCCGACCGCGACCATCAGCAACATCATCGGCGTGACGCCGTGCATCGAGCCGAACTTCGAACTGTTCTTCTCCAAGAAGAACATGGGCGGCAAGTTCCTCGTGCTGGCACCGTCGCTGCGCTACGCGGCACCGGGCTACACGGTCAAGACCTGCTTCGATATCGACCCGGACTGGATCGTCAAGGCCGCCGCGCGACGCCAGAAGTGGATCGACCAAGCCCAGAGCACGAACATCTGGATCAAGGCGGGCACGAAGGGCAAGCGCCTGTCGGAGATCTACATCATGGCGTGGAAGCTTGGCCTGAAGACGACCTACTACCTGCGCAGCCAGTCGGCAGAGGAAGCACAGAAGCCGGCCGATCACGCCGTCGATGCGCTCGCGCCCGCAGTCGATGTGATGGAGCAAGACGTCTCGGCGGGCCTGTGCTCGATCGAGAACCCCGATTGCACGTCCTGCCAATAACCTGAAGGAAGGGCCGGGCAACCGGCCCTTGTCACCTATGAGCAATGTCATCGACCTCGGCGCCCGACGCGCCGCCAAGCAAGCGCCCGCACCTGTTGTCGAAGAAGCGCCGCTGCCGGCCGCCATGCAACAGGCGATCGAGCAGAACTTCGCGCAGATCGGATTTGCGCACTCGCTCGTCGGCCAGGCGCTTCACTTCTACGCCAATCAGGGCTTCGATCATGGTCAGCACGCACGCGTTGCGCTCGCGGCGATGAACGGCGCTCTCGAACTCGTTCCCGGAGAAACACAAGCATGAAAACCGCCGCACAGATTATCAACGAACGCCGGCTGGCCTTCGGCCCGAAGTCGGAGCTGATGGCGATCTCGCCCGCCAAGCACAAGTGGGCGCGCGACATCTGGCGTCAGATGAAAGCGAACAACTGGGACTTGCACGAGACGGATCTGACCGAGGACGGCCCGTGCTGGCGCAGCGGCCGCATGACCGAAGGGGAGAAGTTCGCCTACGAGAGCGCGCTCGCATTCGCCTCGAACCTCGATGGGTTCCAGCTGCACTCGCTCGCCAACGTCGAGGCGTGCATCACCTCGCCCGAGGTGGAGATGTGCATCAAGCGCCAGATGTATGAAGAGGCGCTGCACGTCGACGCCTACAGCGAGATGGTCGAGACGATCAGCTCCGATCCGATGAGCGTCTACATGCGTTTCGAGCGCGACGGCATGCTCGCAGCGAAGAACGAGCACATCCTCGAGCAAAACCATATTCTGAAAGCAGAGCAGACGCCCGCACAGTTCGCCCGCGCCATCGTCGCGAACATTGCGCTGGAGGGCATCTACTTCTATAGCGCGTTCCTGGTGTTCTACGCGCTCGCACGCAACGGGAAGATGACCGGCTCGGCCGACAGCGTGAAGCTGATCCACCGCGACGAGCGCACGCACCTCGGCCTCTTCAAGAAGATGCACGAGACGTTCATGGCCGAGAACCCGGAGGTCTACGACGCGCAGTTCTGGGCCGACGCAGAGGCGATCCTGAAGGGCGCGGTGGATCTCGAAGCAGCATGGGGCGGCTACATCGTCAGCAAGGGCATGCTGGGCCTCACGCCGAAGATCATCACCGAGTTCCTGCAGACGACGGCGAACGAACACGCGGTCGATATCGGCCTGGCGCCCCTGTTTCCCGGCGTCAAAGACCCGGTGCCGTGGTTCGGCCCGTTCTCGCGCGGCGAAGAGTCCAACTTCTTCGAGGCCAAGGTCGGGGACTATGCCGTGGGCACGCTCGACTGGGATTAATTCGCCGTAACGTATAAGTCACGCGTTACTATACTGTCACCTAACGCCCGGGCAACCGGGCATTACCTGAAGGAAGAGCATGAGAAAGAAACTGATGTGCCTGTTGAGTGTCGCCGCGCTGTTCGTTGTCACCGCGCTTGCGTTGACCAGCTGCGGCCACCGCGACGACTACGCCTATCCGCAAGCACCGGCGGTCGCCCAAGCGCCTGTCATCCAGCAAGCGCCCGCGTATGTCGCGCCGCCGGTCACGGTCGTGCAAGCCGCGCCTGCCCATGACGGTTTCCTCACCGGGATGCTGATGGGCCACCTGATGTCGGGCGGCGGCACACAGAACCACTATTACCACCCGCCTGCGCCCGCGTATCACCCGGCGCCCGTGGTGCGCAACACAACGATCGTCCAGCGCAACACGACTATCGTGCGACCGGCGGTTGCGGCACCACGCGCCGGGGCATACGTGTATCGCCCATCCCGCCCGAGCAGCTTCGGCTCGTTCAAACGTCGATAGTCGCGCCAGAAGTCTGATTTGAGAATGTCGGTCGGGCGCAATGCCCGACCCAATCGAGAGGTTCCATTGACGTCGCACACCGGACCGGTGGCGAGCTCAATGCAGTCTTTCAACGAGGAGTAACCACACATGATCGAAGTCAATGGCAAGAACTGCCGCGTGCGCGTCATTGCGCACAGCGTCCCGGATTTTCGCGACAACGCGAAGGAAATCTTTACGCTGGAGTTGCGTTACTGGCGGGCGGTGCATTCCGAGCTTATGACGCACCGCGACTTCAGCCGCAACGCCGGCTCGTCGCGAGCGATCCCGGTCGCCAAGATGATCGAGCAGGTCCGCAACGACCCGGCCGGCCCGCTGCATTGGGGCAAGAACCAGCCCGGCATGAAAGCGCAAGAAGAACTCACGCTTGACCAGCAGGAGCACGCGAAGATCATTTGGCGCGACGCGGCGAACGCAGCGGCCGACTACGCTCAGCAGATGATGGATCTCGGGCTGCACAAGCAAGTCGCCAACCGGGCTCTTGAGCCGTATCAGTGGATCAACGTGCTCGTCACCTCGACGGAATGGGACAACTGGTTCAATCTGCGCGCGCACGCCGACGCCCAGCCCGAGATTCAAGACCTCGCCTACACCATGCGCGACGCGATGGAGCAGAGCACGCCGGTCAAGCGCGGCATCAAGCGCGACAGCGAAAACGGGTGGCACCTGCCGTATGTGCTTGACAGCGAGCGCGAATTCATTCGCCTCGACGTGCTCAAGAAGCTCTCGACGGCCCGCTGCGCGCGCCTGTCCTATGAGCCCTTTGACGGCAACGCGGCGATCGAGAAGGAGATCGAGCGCTACAACCTACTGGTCGGCAGCGAGCCGCTGCACGCATCGCCCACTGAGCACCAAGCCTGCCCGCTGCCGGCCGGCTCGGATCAAAGCCGCAACTTCCGGGGTTGGCACCAGTATCGCGTGAACGTCGAGGCAGACGCTTATCTGGCGAAGCGCGCAGCGTAATGCAACGGTAACGGGTTGCCTCACTATACTGATAAGTAACCCGTTACACACGGTTAAAACGAAACCTCTACAGGAGCAACACCTCATGACCGAAGCCGCAAACATGAACACGATGGACAACACGACCTACCACGCTGAAGTCCTGTCGACCGAATCGAAGCCCGACGCGATCAACTTCGGCCCGGCGACGCTGATGATGGCGCTGAACCTCGCCGTGCAAGCGGGCAACCTGCTCGACCAGATCAAGCGCGCCGTGTTCTACGGCAAGGACATCGACCCGCAGATCGCCGGCCAGGCGCTGCAAGCGATTCCTGCGATGGCGAACGACATCAAGTTCCCGCTCGCGACGGATCGCTACCGCGACCCGCGCGACGCCGATTTCTACAACAGCATCGACCCGAAGGCGAAGGAAATCCTGTCGCTGCATGGCGTGGACGTGCGCCTGCTGCACGCGGCCCTCGGTCGCTTTACCGAGTCCACCGAGTTCATCGAGGCGCTGGTCCCGACGTTCTTCGGTCAGGTGTTCGACAAGGTGAACGGTCTGGAAGAAATCGGCGACGGCCGCTGGTATGACGAGATTGCGCTCGACGCACTCGGCTACACCGCGGAGCAGTGCAACTTCACGAACATCAAGAAGCTGAAGGACAAGAAGGCGGGCCGCTACCAGAAGGGCGCGTTCGATCCGAACGCTGCAGTGGATCGTGACACGACCGCCGAGCGCGCACTGCTCGAAGCGGGCGCGGCCACCGAAGCACAGGCGGCGTAAGTGATTGGGCTTGCAGGTTCGCAAAGAACGGGCAAGTCCACGCTCGCGAAGGCGTATGCGGAGGAGTCGGGGGTGAAGTTCATCGCCACCGGCGCTTCGGCCACCTTCGCGCGTCTTGGACTGGATCCAAAGAAGGACTACGACTTCGCGACGCGCCTGCGCACACAGCGTGAAATTCTCGCCGACTGCGACCGGCTCTATGACAGCGCAGGGGTGCGCTTCATCACCGACCGCACGCCGATCGACTTTCTCGGTTACACGCTCGCCGATGTCACACGCGAGAACGTGCGCGGGAAGCTCGAAGTGGAGCTGCAGCGCTACGTTGACGATTGCTACGCCTGTGCGAATAAGCACTTCACCGTGCTCATCCTCGTGCAGCCGGGCATCGCGCTCGTCGAGGCAGAAGGCAAGGCGCCGGCAAGTCCGTCGTATATGGCGCACGTGAACGCGCTGATGCTGGGCCTGATGGCTGACGAAGCACTGCAAGCCGACCACTACAAGATTCCGCGCCGGGCCATCGAGCTCGAGATTCGGATCAGCGCGGTCGAGGAAGCAGTGCGGAAGTCAGCGCAGCGCCACGTCGCGAAGATGGAGCGATTGCACGAAGACGGGCTGGTGCTGCACTAGCCAAAAGAGGGAACCGACAATATCAATCAGTCGGTTCCCTTTCAAAACAACGAATTAGAGGACATTCCATGACCACTCAGAACGTCAAGCTGACGAATCACGCCCGCGACCAGATCATCCAGAACGCCCTGCACGGCGCGTTTGAAAAGGAGCGCAAGGCGAACAAGGCTCGTCTGACCAAGCTCGCCGACAAGTGCTATCGCTCGACGGTCAGCGTTGCGACCGAGAAGGCTGCCCGCCAGGCGCCCGACGACTTCCTGTATCTGTGCAACGTGATCTCGCGCATCTACTTCCGCGATGCGGAGCTGCGTCGGAACATGGACACGGCCTACGATGTGGAGCTCTCGCGTGCCGTCCCGTTCCCGGGCCGTCATACCACGCTGACCATCGAGTCCAAAGAGCTGCATGCCGAGTATGTGGAGATCATGCGAGTGGAGCGCGAGCTGGACCAGAAGCACAACGACCTCGCGGAAAGCCTCAAGCGCACGGTCTACAGCACGTCCTCGCTCAAGAAGCTGATAGAGATGTGGCCGGAGGTCGAGAACTTCCTGCCCGCCTCCGTCACCGCACCGAAGCCCATGCTTCCGGCGCTGCCCGTCGGCGATCTGAACAATGCGCTGCGCGCCGCCGGGGTCAAGGTCGGTGTCATCGTCACGCCGAAAGCAACCGGCGGCCTTGTAGCGGTGGCAGCATGAGCGACCACCCGACGATCCGCGAGGAACTGGAGCGCAAGGTCACGGAAGAGGTCGAGCGCGTGTTCCTCGCCGTGCGCAGCGGCAAGATGAGCACCTACGGCTACCACCAGGCGCTCGAAGGGCTCTGGGGCGGTGTGGCGGGGCTCGTCTCGAAGGAGTCGATGGAACTCATCACGCAGGCCCGCCGCGAGCATACGGCCGCGCCGAACATGACGCTGCGCACGGTCATCGTGATCGGTGAGGCGGTCGCCAGCGTGAAGTGGATGGTCGGCAGCGACACGGTTGCGACCATGATTAAGAAGCCCGGCGCGCAGCCGCAGGTGGTCACGCGCACGGTCGAGGACAACAGCCCGTTGTCGGCGTTGAAATACTACGCGGCAGCGGCCAAGAAGTTCCGGGACATGCCCGGAGCGGTGGAGTTTTGACCATGACGAACGAACGGAAGAAAGAGATCGAGGCGATCGGCGACCAGGAATGGCGACAGATGATGAACGAGGTGGACGTCGCCGATGGGTTGAGGCCCGAGCGGCGGATTTTCACCATCATGCCGAGCGTGAAGCAGAACATTTCGTTCTTCGGCGCAGCGCACGAGACGATCCTCTACGTCACGGAGGAGGGCGAGTTCAACTGGTGCGCGAACCCGGAGGAGGCGATCCTCGCGATGGAGGCGGCCGGCACGAACAAGCCGATTGCCGCGCTGCTGCGTCGTTTGCGCGATTACGAGAATCAAGTTTGAGCTCCAATCGCTCACGCTTACTATACTGGTAAGTAACACGTTACCAACCAACTATTACAGAGGGAACATGACCACCACGATTTCGGCGATGCGACTCGACGTCGCCAACCTCGTCAAGCGCGCAGACGAACTGCCGTTCAAGCGCGACGAGGACTTGCTCTTCACGATCCTGGGCGAGCTCCAGAACCGCAGCGACGCGCAGAAGCAGGAAGTCTTCGCGCAGTCGCGCAAAGGCGGCGGGGTGTTTCTCTTCGAGAGCAAGAACTTCCCGGGCCACATCGCCGAATACATTCCCGGCATCGTCGAGACGGACAGCATTTCATGCCTGTTCACGCCGCACCCGATGCTCGCCGAAGCGCGTCTGGTGCTCAAGTTCCGCGAGGAGCTGATCGAAGCCATCGAGCGCGTGCAGCAAGCCGCGCCGGGCTCGCTCAAGAAGGCCGACCCGGGCCGCAGCCGCGCGGTGTTCCTCAACGAGATGTCCACGCTGCAGCTCGCCGACACCCTGCGCGAACTGGGCCGCGTGAAGCTGTAAAGCCAAGAACCCGAAAATCCCCGCCGAGCGGGGAGCGATTTTCCACCACCTATAAGGATCACCCGATCATGGCAAACCTCATCAAGCGCGTCGTCAAGGCTCAATACGAAACCACGGACGGCCAAGTGTTCGAAGACAAAGCGGAAGCGGTCAAGCATCAGGCCGATCTGGACCGTGTGCGCAAGGTCGCCGAGCTCGTCGACACGAAGGCGGGGCTCTACGCGGCGACCGTCACCCGCAACGGCGATTCGGTCATCGAGCACTGGGGCACCTTCGACTTCGGCAGCATCGCCCGCTTCATCATCGACAACGCCGACGCGCTGCGCGAGATCCTGCCGAAGCGCGCCAAGAGCATCCAAGTCGTGCCGGCCGAGCCTATTCCCGCGAGCGAACTGATCGACCCCGCCACGCCGCAGACCGCGGAAGAGGCGCTGCTGCCCTACAACCCGGTCCTGAACGCCGCGCCGCCGGTCGCGATGCTGAACGTCTAAGCGACCCACCGCAGCAGCACCAATCCGAACGGGCGCCATCGAGCGCCCGTTATCTTGATAGGTATCTTGATACCAAAATACCAGTGACGAGGACACTATGAGCAACGAGCCGAACTTCGAACTGTTGAAGGACGCATACGAGATTGTCGACGGCATTCCGGCCGAGAATTTCAACCTGAACCAGTGGCGCAAGAAAGACCGCGGTATGAGCTGCGGCACGATCGCCTGCGCGGCCGGCTGGCTCTCGCTGCACCCGAAGTTTCAGGCACTCGGGCTTGGCTACCGGGACTTCGGCATTGAGGGCTATCAAGTCACGTTTGGCGACGAATATCACTTCGCAGCGCTCGCCGAGCTCTTCAACATCGGCAACACACAAGCACACGTTCTGTTCGGATCGGCGCATGAGTTCGAACCCGAGGAACACAAAGCTGAGTTCCTCAAGCGCGTGCGTGTCTTCCTGCAGAGGCACGGGCAACTGAAGGAGCAGATCGTGCGGCGCGAGCGCCATCGGACTGTCGTGCAGCGGAGTCTCACGCGATGAGCCGTATCTTCTTCACCGCCGACACCCACTTCGGGCATCGCAAGGCGATCGGCTTCGAGAACCGCGCGTTCGAATCCGTCGAGGAGATGGACGAAAAGCTGATCGAGAACTGGAACGAGGCGGTCGGGCGGGGCGACACCATCTACCACCTCGGCGACCTGTCGTTCTCCAATGCCGAGCGCACCATCGAGATCGTGCGCCGGCTCAACGGGCAAAAGCACTGGATCGTGGGCAACCACGACAAGGCGCTCGCCAAGAAGCCCGACCTCGCGCGGCTGTTCAACACGGTCGGCCCGCTCAAGGAGATCAAAGTCGATGACCCGGATGCCCGCGCCGGCGGCAAGCAACGCATCATCATGTGCCACTTCCCGCTCCTGACGTGGAACTGCGCGCATTACGGCGCGTGGATGCTGCACGGGCACTCACACGGCCACATGCGCTACCCGGTTTCGATGCGCATCATGGACGTGGGCGTCGATCCCAACTGGCTTGCGCCGGTCAGCTACGAGAACGTCAAGCGCTTCATGGCAGACAAGGAATACGTCGCGCTCGACCAGCATCAAGAGCGCTCCTAGTCGGTCACGTCCGAAGCTTGTCGAGCACGGTCGCAGCGTTGCAGGACGCCTCATCAACGTCGACGGTGAAGCGTTCAAGCTCATCCTCGGGCCATCTCATATCGCTGATTGCCTTCTTCGACGAACCCTGATAGTTGAGGATCTGATCACCGTTCGTGTCCGTAATAGGGTGTGCGTGAATAAGCGCATTCCGTTGGTGTATCAACGCCCCGAATTCCACACATACGGCATTCAGTTCGTCTTTCGAAACGCGCGTGAAATCTGTCCGACTGTCGATGACCGATTGCAGCTTCTTGGCGACATCGCCGGACATGATCGGCTTTCCGCGAGAGTAGGTCGAAACGAAGCCGGGGTTCAAATACTCGATGATGTAAATAATGGTCCACTCGTAGTAAGCGAACAAGTAGACGGCGGTCCCCAAGCGAGCGGTGTAGCTCGGATCGAACGGTGTGCGCAATTCAAGGTTTGATGCCATTGCTGCCTCATAGCAGTTGAAAGCAGCGATGCTAGCGAGTTCCTGCGTCGAACACAAACTCCAAAATGTATACGCAGCGGGCCGACCAGCGCTCACTATACTGAGTAACAGGTAACTTATTTATTGAGGTGTGTATGACCCGAATCGCGGGCCTTGACCTAGAAACCACGGGCCTTGACCAGTCGGCCGGACATCGGATCATCGAAGTCGCGGTGACGCTCCACGAGCTCGAAACCGAGCGCTTCCTGGGCAAATACGTCCAGCGTATCAACCCGCAGCGTGCCATCGACCCCGATGCGCAGCGCGTGCACGGGATCACCTTCGAGCAGCTGGCGCACGAGCCGACGTGGGAACAGGTCGCGCCGAACGTCCACCGCGTGCTCTCTGCGGTGCGCTACATGGCCGGGCACAACATCATCGGCTTCGACTGGCCGTTCCTCTCAGGCGAGTTCAAGCGCATCGGCATGGCGGTCCCCGAGCTGGAGCTCATCGACACGATGGTGGACGCCCGCTGGGCGACGCCGCTGGGCAAGCTCCCGAATCTCTCGGAGCTCTGTTTTGCCACCGGTATCGAGTATGACCCGAGCCAAGCACACGGCGCCCTATACGACATCGACGTAAACATGAATGCGTATTTCGCCGCGCGTCGCATGGGCTTCTTCGGCCCGCAAATCGTTCAACCCGTTCCCGCAATCGTGGAGGAAGCAACAGCATGAATGAAACCCGAAAGATGATTCCAGTCATGGTGACTCGGAACTTCGAAGTTCGCCCATGCGTGGACGCGCCGCCGACTTTGACTCTTTCAAAGGGCGACGTCATTCACGTTGATGCCGATATGCACGCCAGCGATTCGAAGCTGGTGTTCGCGGTCGGGCCGACAGGTCGCCAGTTCCCGATGGCGAAGATTGCATATCAGGTGGCGTCATGAGCCGCATCAAAGTCATCGTGAAGGGCCAGTCCGGCAGCGGTCACCACCGCACCGCAGAGGCGATCTTCGCCATGCTCGACAGCAAGGGCGCAAACATTCGCGTGGACAGCGGCGACGCCGTGCTGCGCACCGGTTACGCCACTATGTTCAATGCCAGGGGCCTGCGCGTGAAGTTGAAGGTCGTGCAAGAGCCGCGCGAGGAGGTGCCTGTGCGCGCGGCCGACGAGCCATGCAGGTGCAAGACGCTGGGCGACTGGAATGGCAATCATCACCCCTTGTGCGACGGCGAGGTGATGATGGCGGTGAACGAGGAAGAGGCTCGCTACATTCTGACCCGCCGCGGGCAGAAGATGACCCACTACAGCGTGCATCAGGACAAGGAAGGCCGGTTCTACTACTGGTCGTGGGGCCGACAGCCGGCGGGCGAACTGCTCAACCAGATCGCCGACATCAACCCGGTGATCGCGGCGAAGAAGTTCCTCACGATCTACCTGCCGTGCGATCCGGCGAGTTGGGGCAGCTGCATCCAGCCCAAGCGCAAGGATGGACAGCCGATCGTGGGCGAGACATGCTAGTCAGCGTGTTCGCCGACGCATCATTCGACCCTAACACGCGTGCCGGCGGCTTCGGCTGCTGGATGAAGTCTCAGCGCGGCGGCCACTCAGCGGGCGGGCCGTTCAAGTCCCGGGCGCGCAATAGCGGCATCGCCGAAATGATGGCGTGCCTGAATGCGGCGCACCTTGCGTTCGTGCATCAGGTTGCCTTCCCGGGCGACGAGCTCCTCATCCAGACCGATTGCCAGGCCGCGATCCTTGCATTCGAGGGCAAGCGGGCTCTGCAAGAGGACGAGAAGATCATCGCGGATGGCATGGCGACCATCGCGCAGATCAAGCAAGCGCGCATTCGTTTCCGCCACGTCAAGGGGCACACGAAGGGCGATCAGCCTCGCTTGTGGGTGAATAATCATTGCGACGCACTCGCAAAGCAGGGCAGACGCGAAGCGCTTGCCCTGCACAAAACGCAGTCCTTGCCGAACCTGATCGAGGTGCCAGCGCGCCGCGTCAAGAGCGAGGACGAGCGTTCGCAAAAGCGCGCTGCGCGAAAGCACGCTAGGATGGCGGATCAAAATAACCGCCGTGCATTCGCTTTCGGCTTTAATAACAAGGAGAATCATTCGCATGTGGGCACCGGCGTTTCACCAATACCGCTTCGGCAAGAACAAGAGCTGGCTCAACAGCCTGTGGCTGGGCACGATCTGGGCGTTTCTCACGCTGCCTGAGATCCTGCTGTTCAACCTGCTGGTCCCCGCAATTGCTCACCCGAAGGTGGCGCATTTACGGCTGCTCTCGACGCTTGCGCTCCTCATCAAGCTGCCCGTCTTAGGTATGCTGGGTCGGGTGACCTCGGAAGACGTGAGCATTGAGGAATTAACCAAGCGTCTGAAATCGGTCCAATGACCAGTCTGTAGAGTCTGAATTTGCAATTGGTTGCACAGGGAAAGCGCAGAGGCGCTTTTATTTTCCCTGTGTGTGTAAGTAATGCCTTACTCATACTATACTGAGTGGAGAGGCTAATGAGAACGCCGCGAAAGAGCTACCGCATCTATGGCCGCGCCCCGCGCCACGGTAGTTTCAAGGCAATGGATATGCATAATATGATTCAAGCGTCTCGGATAAGTAAAGCAACAACTTACTGGGACCGCACCGAAGCTGAGGCAAAGAAGCTGAAGGCTTGGGTGGATGAGTTGAATGCTGAGAAAACTGGCTGGTTGTATGAATTGAGGGAGGTAAAGGACAAATGAAGTGTCCTCACTGTGGTTCCGAGGGTCGAATTCACGTCCAAGTGTCTTTGAGTGCACCCGGAAGCATGTATCGACAGTTCTCCAAGCAGAATTTGCGGAGCAAAGAGGTCCACCTCCAAGGTGTTCTTTGGGAAACGACGGACTTTATCTGCGAGAGCAAGGACTGCGGTCGCGTCACCAACGGATACGGCAACTACGTCTCGAAGCTCAAGGAGCGGGTCGACGAGCTGGAAGCGCAGCTGGCCGCGCTCGCCGCCTACGCCACCGCCGCCAACCCGATGACCGAGGAGGGCGACCGGGTGGCAAACGGCCGCTCACGACTGCGCGAAGCGTATTGCAAGCAGCAGCCGCTTCCGGTGCCCGACCAGATGGCGCTGGTGTTCCGCGCGGACCTTATGCGCGTCGAGAACCAGAACATGCAATACGCCACGCATCGTCGATTCCTGATGGAGCGCGAGGATGCGATCAAGCACGCGATCGGCGACTACTACATGGCGCTCGACCTGCGCGCGCACGGCAGCGTCGCGGCCGGCGACGCCCTCGCCAAGATCCAGAACGTGCTCGGCATGCGCTGGAAGCAGAACGAAGAACTCACGCGCCGCCTCGGTGAAGCCGCGCAGACTGCCGCAGTGCCGCCCATGCTCGAAGGCACGTGGCTCATCACGCAGGGCAACGGCCGCCAATACACGGTGCACAGCAGCGCCAAAGCGAACATCGCGCGTGACTGCGGTTACACGGTCGAAGAGATCCGTCGCGACGCCGAGAGCGCACCGGGACAATCGAATCAATGCATCACCACGGGGAACCAAGCATGAAAACGCAGCAGCAAAGCGCCTTCGACGCGCTCAAGAAGCAGCTCCACGACGACGAGGATATGGCGTGGGCCTGGCACTGCAACATCGCGATGGCCGTCTACGACACTACGCAGCCGGCGGTCGATCACCACAACAAGCACCGCTTCGCCAACGAGGGGGCCGCGCGCACGCTGAGCCGTCTGTTCGACGTGGATATGACGAAGCATCCGCATTGGGAGGATATGAAGGCGGGCTGGGCGATCCTCGACCAGCAGCGCGCCGCCCTTCGCGCGCCGGAAGAGGGCGAGGTGTGGCTGCACCGCAAGGGTGACCGCTACACGGTGATCGGCACGACCGACGCGCCCGATGCCGGGAAGGCCGACAAGTTCCCGCGCGTGGTGTTCTACCGCGGCCCGGACGGTCGGAAGTGGTCGCGCCCGCTCTTGAGCTTCCTCGAGTCCTTCACGCTGGTGCCGGTGGAAACGCAACCCGGCTCGCCCAACTTCGACGGCGCAGAAGCCTACGAAGCGCATCTGCGCGCCACCGCGGGAGCGCAGGCATGAAGCTCACCCCGTGGTTCCCGCCGGACACGAAGCCTGTCCGTCCCGGCATTTACATGGTGGAGGCGACTAACCTCTGGTGGCGCTATTGGGACGGCGAACGCTGGCACTTTGGGGTGAGTGTTTCGGAAGAAGTGCCCGCTCCGACACGCGCCTCGAAATGGAATATCGCGCCGAATCAGAACGTCGCGTGGCGCGGCTGCGCAGAGGAGCAACCATGCCTGAGCTCCTGACCGACGAAGAGATCGAGGCGATCACCCGCGCCGCCTACACGGGCGGTAAGGGCGATCCCGAGCGCGACGTGCGCCGCCTGCTCATGCACACGGAAGTGCAGGGCGGGGCGCTCAAGGCTGTGGACGAGTTCTTCGCCATGCGTGAGAAGGAACTCGGCAGCCTGTCCAAAGAAGCCGCAAGCGTGCACAAGCTGGTGCGCGCAGCACGGGGGATCAAGGAATGACCGACGAGCAGAAAACGCAGCTGGAAGCGATCGTCGCGTGCCGGCCCGACTTCCTGCTGCATCACATCGAGCACGACACCAACTACGACGCCAAGCTGCTGAAGAAGGTGTTCGAGCTGGCGAAGGAGCGCGCGAACGCGCTGCTGGAGAGGGACGCGCTCTACACGATGGGTCAGATGCGCGACTACGCGCTTGGGTTCCACGAGTTGCGGGTCGGGGAACTGCGAGTCGATGCCGAGCGGTATCGACTCGTGCGGCAGGGCAAGGCGTTGACTGTGCGCGTGCCCGTGAAAGACAAGCAGATCATCTACTACCTCGCGGACAAGCCTGAGCCGGGCTTTCCCGAAGCCTATGACGCCGCGGTGGACGCGGCGCGAGGGGTATCGCGATGAGGATCACGATCACCACCGCGCCGGCCCGCCGTAAGCCGCAGGTGGGCGACCGCAAGCTCATCAACGGCGTGGTCCACGTTCGCAAGCTGAAGCATTGCCGGGACGCGTATGGGCGCGTCATCGGCGTCGACAAAACAGGCGGGCGCTATCACTACGAGTGGGCGCCGGTCGTCACGCAGGAGAAGGCAGCATGATGACGTTGCAGCAGTTCTATCTGACGAAGATCGCGGAAGAGGCGGCGGAAGTCGCCAAGATCGCGTTGAAGGCGCAGCAATTCGGGTTGACCGAGGTTCAACCCGGGCGCGAAGCGAGCAATGCCGAGCGCATGTATGCGGAGCTCAATGACCTGAACGCGATGGTGCTGGAACTCAACCGCGTCGGCTTCGGGCAGTTCTACTACCAAGCCAATCACGCGGCGATGTCCGTGAAGATGCAGAAATGCGAGAAGTATCTCGGCTACTCACGCTCGCTGGGCCTGGTCGAGCAGCCGCAGCCGGTATCGCTCGAATACGTCGAAGGCATGATGGAGTCGATGAACATGGAGCTCGCGGTCGAGACGTCCCTGCGCGAAGAAGTGACGTTCAACGGCCACACCGCCGTCGTCGAGCAACGCTATGACAGCCAGGAGCGCCGCTACGGCCAGTGGATCATCGACGGGCTGGAGATGGACTACTACAAGGCGGTCGTCGCGCTGATGAAGCCGAAGGTGGTGCACACCGAGCAGGTGGCGGCGTGAGCGACGGCGAGGCATTGCGGCGCGAATTGAAGGCGGGCGATCAAATCATCGCGACGGATATCGCCTTTTTCAGACACGCGCCGGATAAGCAATCGCAGCACATTGGCGATCTGCTGATGGTCAACAACCCGCGTATCGGCGACGCTGTTGGCGGTGTGTCGCTGAACAACCGGCCGGGCGAGTCGAGCCGAATCGGGCTAGGCAGCTCGCTGGTGGTCGGCAAGTTTCGTCGAGCAACACCCGACGACCCCGGCTACTTGGCAACCCGCGAGCAGTGGTTCGCCATCAAGAACTTGGAGATCGAGAAGCTGCAAGCTCGGCTATGGGCGAAGGGAGTGGATTTTTGGGCCGTTCTCTCAGTCGCAGTTTTGCTGGCTGTTTGTCTGGTCACGAAAGGCAGTGTCCAATGAGACTCCTAATCTGCGGCGGCCGAGACTTTGAGAACCTGCCGTGGGCATTCGAGAAGCTCGATGCGTTCCGGCGGGCCAATGCGGTCACGGTGGTGATCCACGGTGATGCGCGAGGTGCCGACACCATCGGGGGAAAATGGGCTGACACGCGCGGGATACCGGTCGAAAAGTATCCCGCCGACTGGGCCCGCCTCCGCAACGCAGCGGGGCCGGCTCGCAACGCGCAGATGCTCCGCGAGGGCAAGCCCGATCACGTGTTCGTGCTGCCGGGAGGACGGGGCACTGCGAACATGGTCATTCAGGCAAAGGAGGCGGGCGTGCCGATTACGTTCGCGAAGGGATTATGAGCCTCAAGCACGAGAACGATCCAGTGATGAACATCATCGCGCCGGAGGACATTCCGACCGAGTGCGTGCACAACGGATGCGGCGCGCGCACGACGCTCATCGAAACACACGCCAACTACACGCACGAGGAATGCGTCATGTGCGGGCAGCAGTATCACGTCTATCAGGACTGAACCATGAGCAAGGACAAGACCGCCTACGTGAGCCGCGAAGGGCATCGACTCCAGAGGGTCGAGTGGCAACGCCTGCGTGCCGACAACGCCTACCGCACGGTTCGGGCGTTCGAGAACGACACGATTGGCGTGACCGCCGAGTGGGTGGGTATCGGCCAGAATCCGCAGACCGTGCCGCCCCAGCACTGGAAGCTCTACCGCCTGACGGTCGAGAACATCGTGCGCGCCGACGCAGAAGGGAATCCGCTGCCGGTGCCGCGCCGCACGGTCGATCCAAGCCTCACGCGCGACTTTCGCACCGAGCAGGAAGCGATCGACGCCTACGAAGACGCACTGGTGCGTTTCGGTGGTTGTGAGTGGTTGCCCGCGCCCGACGGCGCGACTGGCCCGCTCTTTGTCGAGCACGGCAACAAGTTGCAGGTGGGCGAAAGCAAGATCGACGTGCGCGAGCTGGCCGATGACGTCGCGGACCTCGCCGGGAGCTGGTGATGACGGAATGCGATGAAGTCGCCGAAGGGATGCGCGACGATTTTCTCGGCTGGATTCGCGCCGAAGAGCGCGAGTTGTCGCACTACGCGGCGCGCAGATTCGTGACCGCGCAGATGCCCGACGAGACACCGACGATCCGCGATGACGTGTCCTTGAGCCTCTTCGCCATCGCGCGGGTGCATGTGCACGACCACACGATGCGCCAGAAGATCGCTGAGATGGACAGTCCGATGGCCGGGAGTTGGTGATGGCACGGGATCGCAGCGGGGAAGCCCGGCGGTGGGTGCCGTCGTTCGCACAGTGGCTCGTCGAGAACAAGATGGAGCTCGATGGGTATGCCGCCTACATCTATGCGCGCAAGGTCGTCGTGCCGGATAGCGGCCGTCAATACCAGAAAGAGATCGGCGTGGCACTGCTCAAGCTGGCGCAGCAGGAATACGAAGTCGAGGCTCAGAAGCGAGAGCGCGACGAGGAGATGGCGAGCAACCCATTGGCCGGGAGTTGGTGATGGCAGAAGCCTCAAGAATCACTGCCGCGAACATGCTTCATGATTTCATGCGCTGGCTCGCGAAGGAAGGCTATGTGGTGGACGCCCTCGCGGCGCGCGAGTTCGTTGCCAAGCGACTACCGCACCAGTCCATCGACTATCGCATGAGCGTCGTCCACAAGCTGCTCGAACTGGCGGAACGGGAAGCGAAGAAGGCGCGCGAGCAGCACGAGGCATCGCCGCCTCAAGATGAAGATTCAGCCGGCAGCCCATTGGCGGGTAGCTGGTAACGGTTTGTCCATGAGTGGTTGGTTTTCAGGGGCGCCTTTGGGCGCCTCTTTTTTTGCCTCCAGCGCGCAGCCAAGCCTCGCGTGCTATTCGCGCGCCCGCACGCATTCCCTGTTAGCAAAAACGCATCCGAGATGCGAGTGCCGGGGCCAAAGACCCGTCTTTAAAGTCTCTCTTGTCGCGACGCACTAAGCGACGCGAGACAGGGAAGGGCAAAACGGTCCAGCACCATGCGATACGCGCCTTCTCCCGGTCGTGAAAATTGAAACCAGCGCGAACACAGCGCAAACCAATCTCACTCAGGAGAAATACGCCATGTCCAAGAAAGCCAACGCCTCGAAGAAGTCCCTCGTCGTCAACATGATCGGTGCCGCCGAAGCCGCACCGATGGACGCTGATCTCGCAGCGCTCCTGAACGTGCTCGAAGTGCCGGGCGCTGCCGACGCAAGCGCGCCGACCATCGAGGTGATCGAGCAAGCCAATGCGCCGGTCATCGAAGCCGGGGGCGACATCATCGAGTCCGCTGATGTCGAAACGCTCGACCTGTCCGAGTCGCTTGCTGCGCTCGAAGACAGCGCGCCGATCATTGCGCTGCCTGAGCTGCTGCCCGAGACGCCTGCGGTGATCGAAATCCCCGCCGAAGTCCTCGCGGGTGGTGAATCCGCTGAGCTCGACGCGGTGCTCGCCAGCATCGAGGTGCAAAACAGCTACGCCGCAGCGCCCACGGGTGACGTCGATCCGACGATCGAAGCCGCGACCGAACAAGAAGTCGCAGCCGCCACCGAAGAGCTGCCCGCGGTCGCCGCAGAGCCGGACGAAGAAGCGGGTGCCGCAGCGGGCGCTGCGCCTGCGAAGACCCGCACGCCGCGCGTGCACTACGCCAACAAGACCGATCGCATCAAAGCGCGCCTCGGTGCGAAGTTGGGCGACTACCTCGTCCTCGAACTCGCAGACGCCGAGCTCGACGGTGACGCCTTGAAAGCGAAGCAGGACGAGACGCTTGCGGTTATCGACGCGATGTCCGTGAAGGTGAAGAACCGCGCGAGCCTGCTGCTCGACTGGTTGTCGGGCAAGACCGCGCAGCCGAACGAGATCCTCAAGCGCGCGCTTACCGTTCTGCACGCCGACGGGAAGATCACGACCGGCGACAACGGGAACCTCCACAAGAACCTGATCGCGAAGCCGTATTCGACGAGCGCTGCCCGCGCGATGGGCCGCAACACAATCACGGTCATGGAGAAGTGCAAGATGATCGTCGCCAGCGGGACCAAGGGCGAATACGTGCCGAACGAGAACTCGCTCTTCCTCGGTTTCGCAAACGAGATGATGGGCTTCGCCGCAGCGCCCGAAGAAGCGTCGGCAGCGTAAGCGCGAGGGAAGCGGGCTTCGGCCCGCTTCGTCGGCCGGGCACCGCGCCTTGGAGATTGCGGGCCGGGCCCGGGATTTCGACCCATGCGCAGGTATTCCCGCGTCTATCGACGGGCAGGCAGACGCGCGGCACACGCGCAACATTTTGCGCACATACCGCAACAAATTTCTTACGAAGATGCAACGCATCCGTGGCGGGTGGCTATACTGGACAGTAACCGCTAACTTACTAAACGCCAATGATCGGTGCGCAGAATAAGCACATCGCAACCACAACGAGAAACGACCATGTTTCCGAGCAGCACGAACGACGTCCCGTATGCCTACGCCTTCGCACGCGAGTCCACGCCGGGCTACGCCTTCGTCGAGATCCAGCTGCGCCGCCTGGTGAAGAACTCCAGCGGCTACCAGCAAAACATCGACCTGATCGTCCGCACGTCCGTCAATCGCGAGTGGGACTACACCTACGCCACGAAGTTCGCGATGGCCGAGCAGCACGGCCCGGTGGAGATGCAGGAATTGAGCGACACGATGAAGGTGATGACGGCGATCGCCAAGAAGCTCAAGAAGATGGAGCTCGAGCTCGGCTACGTGAACGACTCCAACTTCCCCGAGTTCGCGCGCCGCGTGCTGGTCGCATCCGGCATCCGCACGGTGTTCGCCGAGCGCTCGTTCAATCAGGGCGCGCGGAACCGCGACGGTGATCTGCTCGCGGACGGGATTTTCGGCCTGCCGCAGCTCGATCCGAAGCAGGGCGCACGCTTCCTCGACGTGATCGGTGGTCTGGTGAAGGACACGCTTGAGAAGCGCGGCAAGCAGAAGGAGGTCGCATGACCACTGCCGCGACGCAGGTCCAAATGTATTACGCCGCAGAGCGCCGCTCTGCTGAAGTCAACCTGACCTTCCTCGATCTGGTGAAGGACGGGATGACGTGCGAGGAGCTCGCCCGCAACATCGAACGCCGCCCGAGCCTCTGGCAGCGCTTCGAGCACTGGGTTCCGCACCTGCCGTCGAAGGTGACGGCATGACCGTCAACGAGTGCATCCGAGTGATGCAAGCGCTCAAGGATCAGGGGCACGGCCGCAAGCAGATCGTGCTGACCGACTGGCAAGTCAATTCGTCCATCGACACGATCCAGCTGAGCGAAGGCAAGCGCCAGCGCGTGCTGGTGTCGTTCGACTACGGCGACCTCGATGGGGAGGACGCATGAAGCTCACCTGCAATCAGATGATCCTCCTGCTCGCGCTCTATCGCGGCTCGGTCATCGCGCACGTCGCCACGGGCACGAAGGAGGCCGACTTCAATCGCCTTCGTGAGCTCGGCTATGTCGATGGGCTGGACTGCATCACGCGCGCCGGTGATGAGCGCGTGGTCAAGGCGCTCGCAGGTGTCGGGGTGGCCGCATGAGCACCCTCACTGTTCGCCTCTATCAATCTGGCGCTGACCGCGAAGAGGCGGTGCGCGCCGGTGTCGCGGGTGAGTTCGACGCGCTCGTGCGGCGTTACAAAGACGCCTCGATTCCGGTCCACGTGCTCGTCGGGTTCAAGCCGACCGCGCCGTATTCGAGCGACTACCACACGGGCGGCCGACAGGGCGCGCTCCTGCGGGAAATGTGCCGTCACGCGAACGGGGTGGCCGCATGAGCATCGCTTTCTGCGACAAGCCGCTCGCCGCCGAAGGCTACACGAGCTATCGCTACAAGGGCCGCTTCGGCTGGATCATGATCGGCGCGCACGACACGGACGACGCGCTGCGTGAAGCTCGCCGCAGCACCGACGATCCGGTGACGGTCGCCGGGCTTCAAATCTGGAATGGCAACGAATACACGGAGGTAACAGCATGACCCGCCCCTACAACGTCATCAACATCAACGGCTACATCGTGCCCGCCACGTTTCACGACGCGCTCAAGAAGATCCTCGTCGCCATCAAGGAAGGGCGCGTCAAGGCCAAAGCAGCGCGCCGCTATGTCAAGCAGGTCAACCTCGCAGGCGACACCTGCATGTGCGCCATCGGCGCGCTGCTGACGCGGGAACAGTTGGCTGAAATCCTCGATGAGGGAATGAACGGCAAGGGGCTTTCCCGCCTTGCGACTTGGTTCGGCGCGCGCAACATCGAGGCGATGACGGCCATGACGTCGTGGGATTCCGGCTGGTTGCAGGCAAATTTTGACAGCTACGCCGAAGACGACGCGATGCCTGCCTTCGAGGTGCGCCTACTCCGCTACATGGATGAGAAGCCCAACTACCCGAACCCCGCCATCGAACACACCGGCGCGTGGCACTTCCCGGTGAGCCTGACGGCATAAGCACGCCCGACGAAATGTGGAAGTGTCAGGACGGTCGCCTCATCGCAGTCGGCGACATGACCGAGGCCCACGCCAAGAACGTGCTGCGCATGATCCTGCGCAATAACCGCCAGCGCCGCGCGTTGCAAGCCGATCTCGATCGCCTCGAAGTCTCGCTACGCGAGATGGTGGAAGAGCATCGCAAGTGGGGCAGCGATTGAATCCAGCCGGGCGCCACAGCCCGGTCGGGAGAATTCACACATCGACAACGCGCACAGGGAGCGCACAGCATGAAATGGTTGATCCTCAAAGAGCCCATCGCTGCCGAGCTGGGCACGCCGCCTGACTCCATCGGGCACGGGCGCGTGAAGCCTGCCCATCGTCCGGTGATCGACGCGATCAACGCCGAAGCGCGCGAGCAGTTCCTCGCCGAATACACGGTCCTGTGGCCGTATGAGTTCCAGCTCCTCGATGACGACGGTGCCGTCTACTTCGAGGGCAAGTGCGGCGACATCGCGCTCGCGCCGGCCGACGAAGCATTCGCGCCGCTCGACTGGGCCAAGAACGACTCGGGCTGCACGGAGCTGCGCTACCGCAAGGTGGGCGCCGACAAATGGGAGACGCTATGACCGTCCTCTACGAAGCGGTGCGCGAATTCCTCGAACGGGCCAAGGGCGACGATCTAGTCGATGCGCTCACAGACCTGCGCGACGCCTACGTGAACACGACCGTCGCCGACGGTGGGCTGATCGAAGCCGCACGCGACCGTTACGCGCTCGGGAGCAGCGACAACATCGAAATCGACGACGGCGCGCTGACGTCCATCGGCGACGAGGGCACATGGGTGCAGGCGTGGGTCTGGATGGAACACGAGGACGACGAAGACGACTGCGGCTGCCCGCTCGGTTTGCTGAAAGGTGAGACGTGTGGCGTTTGCGGGAAGACCACCTGATGCGCCTCATCTTCTTCCCGAAGTCGTTGCCTAATCCGTTCACCATCGCGCTGTCAGGCATGACCGTCGATGATTTCGGCAATCAGATCCACCTGGAGGGCAACGCGCAGTGGTTCGCCGCCGCGAACTTCAGCGACGAAAACTACTTCGACGCATCGACCGGCTTCGGCCCGCTCGGTTGGCGCGAAGCCATGAATAAGTAAGGGGTTACTCATGCACCTGACAGCAAGAGAGCGTCGCCTCATGAAAGCGGCACCCACCCTGAGCACGACGCAGCGCGTGTCCATCGCCCGTCATTGGCCCAAGTCGCGCGGGCAAGCGGCGACGGTCCTGTCTGCTGAGCATGTGGCGCGCGATGCGAACTACCCGGACATCGACCAGACCGGCAAGGGCCAGTTCAAGGGCAAGTGCAATCGCACGGCGTGCGAAGAGCGGGGCGAGGACATCGCATGGTGGAACCGCCCGATGCGGGCCTTCTACTGCTCGGACTGCCGCCGCGAGATCAGCCGCTTCGACGACTACCGCGGCACGCCGCAGCAGATCTTCGAAAACGCTCCGCGCGTCGATGCTGATACGCCAGCACCGCATCCCGAAAATGAATCTGTCGCAACCAACCACGCAACCGCACCATGAGCCTGAACATAGAACGCCTCGAACTGCTCGCCGCCGCGCTTGAGCAGCAGAAATTCGCCGCGCCCGCCGAATTCGATCTGTCCTACTGGATCAGGAACAACGGCGATCACCTCGCTCTCCGCAACCGCGAGAACGCCACTGTCGTCGCCGACAAAGAGTTCGGCAGCGCCGAGTGCGTGGTCGTCGATCCAGCCCGCGTCGATTGCAGCGCTGCCGCATGTGCGTGCGGGCATGCCGCACTCATGCCTGAATTCCACGCGCTCGGGTTCAAGCTGGTCGTGCCTGTCTCGGGTGTTTTCGCCGGCTCTGCGCAGCCATTCTTCGACGGGCATCTCGGATGGGACGCCGTGCGCCTGTTCTTCGGGCTCCAGAGTGAGTGGGCCGACTACTTGTTCGATATCGACTCCTACGTCGACGAAGACGACGATGAGCCGCCGACGGCCGCAGACGTTGCCTTGCGCATTCGCAATCTGGCCCACGACGAGCGCCTGTCGCACCAGATGGGCCTGTCGGGCGCGCAGTAATCCGATCGTCATCCGTCATGCGACCGGGAAACTGGTCGTATCGCAACCACACACGGGGAAGCCCCATGCCGAAGCACCAAATGACCGAGAGCGTCATCATCCGTCCCGCCAGCACGCGCTACGGTGGGCAAGACGCCGACTTCTCGATGTTCGACTATATCCAGAACGAATTCGAGAGCGACAAGATCCACGCGGTTCTCACGCACGTTCCGTATGACATCAGCGCGAAGATGCAGCGCCTCGAAAACGACCGCGCCGCGCTGCTCGACACTGCCGCGCTGGTGATCGCCTCGTGGGAGGAGGGCGACTTGGCCGGCGCCGTTCGCGCGCTCGAACGTGCCGTCAAAGAGGTCCAGTCATGAGCGGCCGCCACCTTGTCGCCGCCGCGCTCGACGACGCCAACGACGAGAAGCACCACGGGGAAGCCTACACAGTGCACCTGTGGCTGCGCTCGGGTCGCGAGGTGCGCGGAGCGGTCGAGCGCGGAATGATGCGCCCGTTCAACGGCGGGCTGCTGCTGGAGCTGGAGGTGTGGAGGCAGCCGCTCCACAACGGCTACCCGCGCGGCGGTGAGCCGCCCATCCCGACAGGTCATCGCGTCCTCATCGACCCCGACGAGGTGGAGCAGATCGAGATCGTCTGGTGATCCGCGACCCGTTCAAGGGCTGCTCGCCGCGCTACGCCGCCTACTGCATCGCGCATGGGCTCACGCCGGCGGGCACGCAGCCCACGTCGCGGCATATCCGCCCGTTCGTCTACTGGATCGGGCATCACCTGGACATCTGGTGCAAGGCGCACGGCAAGCGCCGCCATACCCTCGGGTTCGTCGAGCACAGAGCGTTTGACGAATGGATCGCGCAGAAATACCCGCGACCCATCCGCAAGGGCTCCACACCCTGACCGGGAAACTAACACCTGTCGCAACCAACCACACACGACAACGCATCATGCCCATCCGATACGAAGAAATCATCGCCACCGTCGACACGTCCGAACACAAGCTCGATCCGGGCAGCCTCGCAGTCGAAGCGCCTGCGACCCTCGACAACCTGTATCTCGACGCCTATGGGCTCGTGATCGACGCTTTCCACCAGCACGTCGTCTGCGCTGAGTCCGTCTCGATGGTCTACGCCGCCGCGAAGGTCATGTTCGCGCGCCACGGTGACACCAACCCGGTCCTGACGTTCGACCTTGCGACCGCCGCTGCAATGGGCTCGCCGTGGGAACACCAGTGCAAGAGCGCCGAAGAGTGGGCCGTGTGCTTCGCGCGTCGTCACGTCGAAACCGACGAGGGCACGGTCGATGACGATGCCGTCGATGCCGATTGTGTCAGCCGTGCTTTCTACGCGCTGAGCGTGCTCATCGGTGCCGGTGTGCCCCGCACCGATGCGGCGCTCGCGCAGCTGTGCCACGACAACGAGACACTGATCGCCTCGCTCAACGCGACGCCCGCCTAACACATGCCCGGGCCGCGCGCCCGGGCGCAACTTGGAGAAGAACATGACCAGCAACGTTCGAACCTTCCAGGTGGATCTCGTGCCCGTGATTTCGACCTGCCACGTCAGCAAAGATACCGCCGCGCGCCTCGATCTGGGCGACCGCGAAAACGACTGGACGATCACCGCCGCGTATGAGCACGGCTGGCTCCTCTACGTGCAGCCGGAAGAATTGATCGCCGACCTCGGGATGCCTGAAGACCTCGCGACGGTGATGGCATGGGGCCGCCGGCACAAGGTTCAGTGGATTCGCATGGACTGCGACGCGGGTGCCGTGCACGACCTGCCGCAATACGACTGGTGACGCATCCTCGGGCGGGCCACAACCCGCTCGGGAGAATAGAACCATCGAAACCAACGCGAGACACGCGATGAAGACCCCGACCACCCTGCCGATCAAGAACCTGTCCGACTTCTACGCCAACACGCGCAACAAGCCGTGCGTGTTTGACGATCAGTGCTTCCTGTTTCTCGCGTCCGGTTTCGCGAACTACGCCGTCGTGCACGACGCCAAGACCGAGCAGTTCGTCGCGCTTGAACAGCGCACGTTCGGTTCCGCAGACGTCGAGACGGTCTGGGAGATTGCCCGTTCTGAGCCGCGCGGGAACATCGACCCGTGCAACGCCGCGTGCATGCGCGGTCTGTATTTCGACTGCAACAACCACCTCGACGCCGAGACGCACGTCGCGCCGAAGTTCATCGCCGATTAAGAGATCCACCATGAATATCGCCAACATCGCCCATGCGCGCCACACGCTCGAAGTGATCCGCGTCAAAGCGCTTGCCAACGAGTTCTCGGGCGCGGGCCGCTACCACGACAAGAACACGGGCTGCCTGTGCGTGATCGGGTCCATCATGCCGCCGAGCATGCTCGAAGTCGCCGCACGCGAGCACAACGGTTGTCCGATCGACGGGTTCTACGTCCGCAGACACGGTGCTGAGGGGCTGGAGCTCGCCTCCGACGCGCTCGCACGCGAAACCGGGATTCCTTCGGGCATGCTCGCGTCGCTCCAGATCGAGCACGACGAGGTATCGCACCAGTTCGGCCCGGGTCCGGGCACCCGCGCGGTCGCCAACAAACGTATCGCCAAATGGGCGACGACGACACTCTCCACGCTCTTCTGAACGCCATGAACATCGAACAACTCCGACTCGCCCGCCGCACGCTCGAACAGATCCGGGTGCGGGCACTCCACAACGAATTCTCGGGCAAGCCGCGCTACCGAGACTTGAACGGCTGCCTGTGTGCGGTCGGCGCACTGATGCCCGACTTCGTGCTCGACAAGATCGCGGACAGCAAGAACAACGAGTCGAGCATCGGCGGGCTCGTATTCACGCCGCCGGGCGATTCGCCGTATCGCCGGGTCCGTGTGATCCAGGTGATCGTGGAAGAGACGGGGCTGGGCCGCTGGGACATCAAGGATCTCCAGCAGACGCACGATAACGTGCCGCACTCTCAGTTCCGCGAGAGCGAAACATGGACCGCAGACGAACGTCGCGCACGGGCCAACGAGCGTGTCCGTAAGTGGGCCGAGAGCCGGCTGGAACAACTGTTTTAACGGGGGCAGTGCGAAGGACCAAAACGGGTGCCGATAGCGGGCAAAAGACCCGCGTCGAATCCGTTTTAACAGCCCGAATCCTGGCGGGCCAAACACCGGGCAACGCACCATAGGAGGCGCGCCATGAAGGGACGCTAATCCACCACGAAACCACACATCTACACGCCAATAAGGCCCGGGTTACGCACTGTAATACCGGGCCTTATTTCATGGTCCGACAGCCTGTTACGCCGAGGAACACTAAGTCATTGATAGTAAACAAGAATGTTGTATTTCCGTAACTTGCTCGTTTACGCAGTCAATTCGCTGCCAATGCAGACCGCCCTGAAGAGGCTCGACCCGCAATTGAGACACGGCAGAAGCGTGCCGAACCACCAGCAATACCGAGACAACCTGCAACGCAAACGAAGCGAATGCCGAGCGATCTGACACGCCCGAGACGATCATCCAGACCAGCAGCGATCCCGCAATCGCCCGACCGGTAAGCGAATAGGATAAGAATCGTGCTTTTGACCGCAACGACGAATCCGAGGAGATCAACACTCACACACCGGATCGCGGAGACTCAATCACCCGTATGGACCCATTCATATAGCACTCATCCATACATAGAGAGAACACACTCCACACGCCTTTACGTATAAGAACTCCTGGTGGCTGGGCCTGATCGTTCTCTTTCAATCGTCGCCCTCCAGCAATTTCTTATACCGCGCCGCCAACCCATAGCCGCACTCACACATGCCAATTACCGCCAATGCCAAGCTGGGTAAGGGATTGCGGGCTTTCGAATCCGTGGACTCGGTGCCGTGGAATGGGGATGGCGAGAGGCCCGTATAGGCGCGTTCCTATAAGATCCGAGGCCCGCCGTATAAGTTCTTCCTATAAGAGTCTCCTATAAGGTTCGCCACGGCCCTATAAGTTTGGCCCCGCCTACCTATAAGTTTGGCATGCCGTGGCACGTGCGTGTGTGGAAAGACGATCTCTTCCTATAAGGTTCCAAGCCTTCGTCTCGATACTGGTGTCTCTCCCACCACGAAGCGAGCAACGCAATGCAGATCAATCATCCGAACGTCGTCCCGTGCCAGGGCTACGGTTATGGTGCCGTGCAGAAGCCGACCGATGTGTATTCCTCGATGAGCGACAACTTCGTCTATCTCGGCGAGCGGGTCTTCAACTGCCATCCCTTCCGTGATGATGTGCAGGGTTGGCCGATTCGCTGGGAGATGAACGAGCACGACCGCGCTGACCTGGCGTCGCACCGCGAGTTTCTTGCATCGCTCGGGTGATCCAATGACGGGCCAAGCGCCCGTCTCTCTTCATGGTGTGAACGCCAAGGCACGCCGTGGAACGCCTTGGATTGCCGTGGCACCGGGAGAGTGAGAGGTCCGAGCCTCATCCGTGACCCGGGCGTCACAATGAAAGCTCACCAACAACGAGGTTCACCATGAGCACGACCAACATCACCCCGGAACGCAAAGCAGAACTCTCGGCAAAGGGCTTCTACATCGAGGACATGAAAGCGGTGTGGGGCGAGGGCTGGTGGGACGGTTCGTTTCGCTGGATGAAGAAGGGCTCGGATGAGTTTCAGGACGGCGACGTGAGCAGCTTGGAAGAGAACGCATGGAAGGTGTGCGACGCATACGATCGCGAGACGAGCGTTGCCAAGCCCGGGCACTATCTCGTCTCGCGCGAGGTGGTCGGTTCGGAAGCCCGGGACAAGATGGTCGCTGGTCTGCGCGATGAGGAGTTCGACTTCACGATCACGGAGACGCAACCGGGGCACTTCACGGTCACGGTGCAGTCGCCCGAGGGCGTGTGTTGGGGCTGATAGTGGTTGACGGGCCGAGCGCCCGTTGTTCGAACACACCGCCGTGGATCGCCAGGGCAGGGCGCATCAGATCCGCACACACCGGTTCGGGCGCCGCATGTCGATCGTCAAAATAGAGTCTCACCCACTCAGAGATTCACCGAAAACATGGTCACAGCCACCATCACGAAGTTCACCCCCGAAACCAACGTCGCCGTCGAGGGCAACCCGGGCGGGTATGCCGCGTTCGAATACAGCCTGTTCAACGACGACGACGTGAGCATCGTCGCCTCGATCACGGTCCCGATGTGCTACTTCCTCGATGAGCACACCAACCTCGCGACGACCGCCTTCGCGTCGATGGTGACCGAGATCGTCAACACCGAGCCTGAAGACTACGCGAAGCTCGTGGGCCGCACCTTCGAGTAACCACCCGACGGGCCAGTGTGCCCGTTGTGCAGCTGCAGCGCCGTGGCAGCACTCTCACGCATCCTCATCGCCCTATGCGGGCGCCAATGCCTCGTCGGGAGACTGAAGTCTCTTACACAACGAGGTGCATCATGGTTGAACAGCTCCAGTGGTTTCTCGCCGTCTTGCTCGTGATCGCTGCCGCGGTCGGTATCGGTGCGGTGTTCTGGTTCGCTATCGACGTCGCAACGGGCGGCATTCGTCGCGCACGGGAGCGCCGACGCTGTGCGATGCCCAATCGCATCGCAACCCTTATGCGCGGGCGTTGAGCGACCTACCGGGACACTCCGTGTCCCGAGTTGCAAAAACGACACTCATGTAAGAGGGTGCCTACAAATAATTCGGTTGATATAGGCATACCAATGGCCGAGGAGCCGCACCGGACAAGGAATCGGAATTTGTTACTCGAAGTTACACCCTATTACACCTCTTTCATCCGCCAATCGTTTGGCGCACAATTTCTACATGCACTGACCGGTGAACAAAACCTCTGTGCAGCCAAAAACCAGTAAATAATTCCTTCCCGAAGAGCACTACGGCAATGAGCAAGATCGCATTCGAATGCATGGACGCATCCAACAACACGTTCACGGTCAAGATGGAGTCGGACTCCGCGGAGATTGAGCAGGTGGTCGCCGCCACCGTGCAAGCCTACAAGCGCGAGGGCATCGAAGTGTTCTCGGCAACCCGCATCGAGGAGATGGTGGTCGACGTCGATATGTATGCGCCGGCCGAGCGCCGGGCCGCAGTGCCGACGGCTACGCTTGAGCGCCTGGCGGGCCGTAGCGGCTCATGGCTGCAGCGCGGGGCGGCGCTCGGTGCGCTAGTCCTCGCGATCCTTGGCTTCGATGCTGATCTGTCGATGGTGGCGCGCGTCGCCCATATGGGCGGGGCCGTTATGACCGTCGTCCACGCGGCTGTCTGAATCCGCGGAAGCGAAATCCGTAGAGGGCGCTCTAAAGTGATGAGTCTCGTTGCTCGCACAGGTGCCCTCTCCAATGTTGTCATGGTTCAGTGAAGGAATGTGGATGATCCCCCTCTATGGGGTGGTGTTCATCCTGTTTGTGCTGGTGTTGTGCGTAGTGTCCGCGTTCTGCGATATGCGCGCACGGCACCGGTATGAAGCGAGCGTGCGCCGCTACTACGCACGCCGCCGTCTGTTCTAGTCGTGCCTCACCTGCGGTGCCCATGCGCACCGTCTTGGCCGGGCCGTGGCGGGGCAGGTGACGCGTCCAAGCGCGTGCCGTGAGGTAGTCGAGAGAATGACGTCTCTTGCAGCGAATGAGTCGCTGCACCACCTCTCAAGGAGACTGTCATGCTCGCCCGCCTCATCCACGTCGAAACGCTGCTTGCCGATAACGATCTCGATCGCGAGCTGGATGAGCTGGAACGAATGCAGGAGCAGGAAGAGCAGCGCGCCGCCCGGGCCACCCGCAGTGTGCGTCGCCGCTCGCATGCGCAAGACTGGGCGCGGATCGACTAGAATTGCCGTAACAACGATTTACCTGAGTGGTCTTCGCCTAACACGCAAGATCTTTGACGGCACCCGTTTGGGTGCCGTTTTTTTTCGTGTGGCCGATTTTGCCACGGCTCAAGGCCCGTATAGGCGACTAGGCTGAAAAGCGCTCACCGGCGTGCAGCGGGTTTGGTGCCGAGCCGCCCGGTGCCGCGGAATGGGGATGGCGACGGACCCGTATAGGCGGCTTGGACGAAAAGAGGGCGACGCCGGGCAGGGCGCCGGGCCAAGGGCCAGGGCCAAAACCGGGTGCCAAGACCCTTCGGGCCGCAGAAGATCAGGGCCACAGAGCATCGGGCCATGACGATGTTAGAGATGCGTAACAATATCGTTAGAGATGCGATACATCGCACCGCGTAACACATTCGTTAGAACTACCAGATATCCCAGGGTGACGCATCGCGCGCCCGCCCCTCACATAAGAACAGAACGCGCACGCACGCGACTACCAGACGCGCCCGGGCGTCGTCAAGCGGTCCTCGTAAAAACAACGTCAACAAATCTCTAACTTTTTTTGCACAAACCTATTGCGTAAGTAACGCGTTACTCTATAATTCATCCCTGTAGCACGCAGTAACGAACGGGACGCACAAAGCGCCCGACGAAAAAATCAATCACTCAATAAGGTAAGAAAATGTCGAACGCAAAAGAGCAAGTTATCACCCTCGAAAACGTCAAGCTCGCTATCTCGCGCGCAAATGACCGTCACTCGAAAAAGACCGGTGAAACGGGTTTTCAAGCTGACTTGCTGAAAGCAGTCAAATACTGGGACGATGGTTTGTGTGTCTTCGTCGCGGGCATGCTGAACCGGGCGCGCATCGACCAACTGACGTTCTTGTCTACCATCGCAGATAACATGCCCGTTAAAGCGGTGATGCGCGCTTCTGAGTTTTTCGCTTGTTTGCATGCAAAGAACTACAAACAGCTTGACGGTGTAACCGCGCTTTCGATTCTGAGCGCGATTCATGCGGGCGCTGTCTCCCGTAGCGCGATTTTCTTCGCATCGACCGGGCGCGGGAATGAATCGACGTCTGACGTCGTTAGCGATGTTTCGCTTGTTCGCAAGCTGCAAAAAGCACTTGGTAAGACGGTCGGTGCTACCACTGAAAGCACGCAGAATTCCCGGTCGTTTGGTGTAAACGGGTTCTGTCGCTTTCTCAATATGGGCGAAATGGTAAAGGTGAAGGGCAAAGAAGCAGTGTTAGAAGTTAATGCTAAATCGCCCTTTGTTGCTGCTATCGCTAAGATGGTAGAGGTAGCAAGCGAAGATACCCTGTCGCTTGTTAAGGGCGCGAAGAAAGACTAAGTAACGCGTTACTTGCCCGGGCGCTAATCGCGCCCGGTTCTCTACTCTGCTAGGTATCCCGCTATGTCTTCGCAAGTCTTCGCCCTTGTCGTGCTCTGGTCTGTTCTCATGGTCGTCGCATCGTTCGCCCTTGTGCATATCGCTTTCCCTGCTCGCACTAGCACGCAGATTGACATCGAACGCGCCCGCGCCCGCATCGACGCTAACCGCAAGCGTCGCGCGATGAAAGCAAACGCGCCCGCTAAACGTCGCATTGCCCGCGCTATTCGCGCCCGCGTCTAACCGCACCATACGGGCGCTACGCGCGCCCGCTACACCTTGCCCACTGCTTACCCTTACCCGCATCATGAAAACCGCTCAGACAGTCTCTAATCGCTTCGTCGCATCGCACGCATACCATGCCCGCACGTGTCATGGGTTCAATGCAGAGAATGACGCATGCGACGCCCAGCGTTACACCACTGCGCACGGTGCGTGCTGGGTCGATTCGTTCGATACCATGCACGATGCACTAGACCATTTCAGTCTATCACTTGGTTGGGATCACGAACCATTCTAATACATAGCAAACCGAACTATTACGCGCCCGGGCACCTCGCACCGGGCGATGAATCGAAACGGTTGGGGCACCTTGGTGGTCTTAGAAGGAATCGCGTTACTGGTGGGGCCTCGTTGGAAATTTTTTCCAGATCCAGACCCGATCCTTATACAGCCAGGAGCCGCGAAATCCGAGATCCTTATAGGGCCAAGGCAGAGTGGGGAAGGGGGAAGTGGGGCTTTGGGAAGATGGAAAGCCGAGAGCCGAAAGGGTGGACGTGAGCAATCCACCCTGGCCGGCGGCGCTAGGGGCGCTGGCGCGCCCCGCAGCTGCCCGCCTGGGCCTTACTGGGGGAGTGCCCCGTCGCGCTGCGCCTGATGCACCATCGCGAGCCAGTTGTCCATGCAGTAGGAAAACGCCCAGCGCGCCGCCGAGTCCCGATCGTATGCCGTCGGATTCGCGTAGATCACGTCTTCGATGTGCTGCCGCATGGGCTCCGACCACGCTGGATCATGGCCCGTGGGCTTCTTGCCCTGCAGCGCCATGCGGTAGTAGAGGTCGCCCGTCTTGCCGTAGAGCTCGCACGAGCTTGCCCTTGCCTCGTAGTTCTCCCACCCACCCGCGTGGCACACCCCTGCGGCCGTCGCAAGTAGCGCGGCGATCATTGTCTTCTTCATTGTGACCCTCGTATTGGCCTGATTTTCATTTTTGAAACCGCGCCGATTCTACCAGCCGCCCCATCGGTCATCGAGCAGCGGCGCCGTCTCGAGTAGCCGGCCGACGATCGCGGTCATGGGTTCGTCCGACGATGCGAGCTCGTCCGCGGCCTGGCGGGACCGAATGGCGTCGCGCTCTTCTTCCCGCGCCCGCAGAATCCCCGCTTCACGTCCTTCCCGGGCCTCCCGCGCATCGGTGGTGACCCACTCGCCGCCGTCATACCCGTCGGACACCCACTTGAACTCCTTGCGCCAGTCGATCTGCGGCAGCCCCGCGGCCCGGCGCTCGAGTGCGGCCATCAGCGCGTCGATCATCGGCTCGTTCATATCGGCGGCCATCGCCCGGTATTGCCGCGCTGCCTCCTTCGGGTCGGTGATCGGGAACCGTCCGCTCCACTTCGCCATCGCATCCATCAGGTTGCGGGGATCGGGCACGTAGCTCATGCGGCGCATGATCTCGCCCAGTGCCGCGACCTCGGTGCCGCGAGCGCCGAGTTTGATGTCGGCGAACGCATCGGGCATCTCGTTGCGCGCGTAGTTGATGACGTTCAGTAGCATGGACACAGTGCAGACCTCGGAATTTGGCTTCTTACCATCGAGTATAGGGTTGCCCGGCGCTCCTGCCGCGGCAAAGAAAAACGGCGCCCGAAGGCGCCGTCGATGATGGGTTACTAGACCGGCCAGAGATCAGCCGAAGCAGCAGTCATATGAAGCCCATCGGGTTCCCGGAACCACCATCGGCATCCTCGAGCTCGCGCTCGATGTGTTGGATGCGCGCAACCTGCTCGGGGTCTTGCATCACGGGCGGCTCGGGCATGAAGAACAGACCCATGAGCGCCAGTGCGTTGCCGGTGAGCGCCAGCGTGAGTGCGACGATCGCAATCACCCCGACGATGTGCAACACGAACAGCAGCGGAACACGTGAAGGGAACACAGCTTTCTCCTTGAAAAGTAAGCTGGCGCTTACTCTACGCGCTTCGGCGCCCGAACACAAACCCTGCGGCGAACACGCACCACAGGATTTGCCCTGCCACGGCGCCGGCCGTCCAGTGCCCACCGTGTTCGAACGCGAACAGCAGGCCCGCGATGGTCGCGCCGATGAAGCTGCCCATCAGGACGAGAAAAGGTTTCATGCTGCCTTCCTGAAAACGGAGTAGTCGAAGTCCTGCACGATGTTCTCGGCAAAGCCCGGGGTGTTCGCGATGATCGACATACGCTCCTTCTGGTGGTCGCGCAGGGTCGAGTTGACCGCTTCCTGATAGTCCACCACGAACGCGATGTTCGGCCCGTTCTTCTTCTTGCGCAGCCCGCGCCCGATGCGCTGGCGGGTCTGCACCTCGGCCTTGCCCGCGCCAGCGAGCACGATCAGGCCCACGGCCGGCACATCGACCCCGACGTCCATGATCGAGGTGCCGATCACCGCATCGACCTTGCGGTCGCGCAGCGCGTTAAGCGCCGCCTTGCGCTCGTTCTGGTCGTTGGCGCCCTTGATGAACGCCACGCGCACGCCCGCTTGCGTGAGCATGTCCGAGAGGATGCGCCCGTGCTCGGTGCGCGACACCAGAATCATGCCCGGCAGGCCGTGCTGCTTCGCGCGGCTCACCTCGTAGACGATCGAGCGGTTGCGCTCCTCGTTGTGCACGACGCCGATCTCGTAGCACTTGGGCCACGGGGTCGAGCGAAAGAGCCGGTGCGTGACCATCTTGCCCCGGACCTCTTCCTGATAGAACGGGGCGGCTGTGCGCAGCTGCACGAACTTGAAGTAGGGCTTGGCGAGCACGCCGAGGTCGATCAGTTGCTTCTCGGTGACGGTGATGGCCACAGGCCCGGAGCATGCCTCGAGGCGCAGGTTGTCCTCGGGCGAGTCCTTCATGAAGGGAGTGGCGGTCAGCGCGAGGCGGTAATGGGCGTTCACGCAGTGCCGCATGATCTCGTAGAAGCCGCTGCCCGACGCCTCGTGCGCTTCTTCGAGGATCACGAACTCGACGGAGGCCAGGAACTTGATCATTTCCTCGCGCTTCCTGTTGTGTTCCGTGACCTTCGCCTGGATCTCGGCCACCACGTGTGCGTCGGGCGTGCGCTTCGCCTCGAGCTGCTGGCGCAGCGCGGTTGTCGCATCGGCGACCTGTGTCACTGGTAGCTTCTGCTTTTTCAGCTTCGCCTGCAGCTTCTCGACCTCGCGGTCTTCGGCGGCGTTGCGGTTCTTGATGAAGGCGAGCAATTCGCCCTCGTCGGTCCAGAGTTCAATCGCGGCGCTGATGGTCTGCACCATCCCGAGCGTGAACTGACGCGAAAAGTCCCGCTGGCTGTCGCCCACGACGCCCACGCGCTCGCCAAGGTTCTCGGTGACCGCATCGCCCATCTGATACATGAGGATGCCCCGCGTGGTTAGAAAAAGCGTCTTGCGGCCGATGCGCTTGTAGCAGATCCGGGCAATGCGCGACTTGCCGCCGCCGGTTGCCACGCGCGCGATGATGGCGCGGTGCTTGACCAGCTTGTCGGCCACCTCGGGCTGATAGTTGTAGGCCGGGTCGTAGCCGAACTCGTCGACCACCGGGCGCTCCGGGCCGAGTGGGGCGGGTGCGGGCTTCCTCACGAGATGGACCTTGTAGCCGGCCTTCAGGAGCGCCGCGTAGACCTTGTAGGTGAAGCCCGCCGGGAAGGTGTCATTGGCGAAGTCGTAGAAGCTCGATGAGCCGTCCCACGACGTTCCCTTGAATGCCTGCGTGTAGCTCGCGCCATCGACGAGGTAGGAGAGCTTCTCGCGCACGAGCAGCTTCGCCTCGCGCGACGCGCCGAGCAATTTTGCGTTCACCGCACCGGCGGCGAGAGTCAGTCCAGGTGTCATTTCAATAAACCGTGTGTTTGCGGATCGGGGTGTTGATCGCTTTTTCGTGGGACCAGCCTTTCTTGAGCCGGTAGCGAAGGGCCTGTGTCGAGCATCCGATCTCCCGCGCCCATGCTTCCATAGGCTGCGTGCGCCCGTTCGCGGTCAGCAGAACCGTTGTGCTCATGTTCGCGCCCTGTTCTTGGCGCGTCGCCCATCGACAGTTGGAGGGTTCGTAGTTGCCATCGACCTCGTTTCGTTCGAGTGTGGTGCCGCGCGAACGCGGCCCCATGTCGGCATAGAAGTTCTCGAACGTCTTCCACCGCTCGCAGACTGTGATGCCGCGGCCGCCGTATCGCTCGTAGCCATTGCAGCGGGGATCACCGGTGCGATAGAGCATCGCCTGCCACGTCCGGTATTCAGGCGTGTCGGCCATACCGTGCGTGCGCCGACAGTCGCCGCTCTTTGCAACCTCAAGCTGCAGGCAGCCGCACGACCGCACCTTGCCGCGCTTCAAATCCGCGCTCGCGGCGGTGTGCTCCTTCCCGCAATCGCACACGCACATCCATTTTTCGCTGCCCGCATACGACAGCGCGCGCAGGCGCCCGAACTGTTTATTCGTCAGGTCTTGGGGCTTAGGCCCGCTTTTCTTCTTGCCGGTCGATTCCATGTGTGGAAAAATGAGTAACGCGTGACTTACCTTATACCAGATGACAACTACTCCGACAGCTCTCCGTGTTTCCGTTGACGCGCTTCGTGCAAATCCGTGGAACACCAACAGCCTCACACCCGAGAACGAAGCGAAGCTCGATGCTTCCATCGTGCGCTTCGGCGTCTACAAGCCGATCGTCGTGCGCCCGCACCCGGACGGCGAGGGCTACGAAATTCTGGGCGGTCAGCATCGGTGGGAGGCAGCGCGCCGCGCGGGCCACGCTGATGTGCTGATCGTCAACGTCGGCCCCGTGTCTGATCTGACGGCCAAAGAGATTGGCCTCGTCGACAACGGCCGCTACGGCGAAGACGACACGCTGGCGCTCTCGCGCTTGCTCAAGGAGATGGGCGTCGAGGACATCGGCACCTTCCTTCCCTACACCGACGGCGAGCTGGAAAACATTCTCGCTGCTTCAAGTATAGATCTCGACGACCTAGACAAGCTGGATGAGGCCGAAATGCCTGATCTGTCGGGTCCGGGCGTGGGCGCCACGCATCAGGTGATGCGCTTCAAGGTGCCTGTCGAGGATGTCGCGTGGGTCACGAGCGCCATCGAGCGCCGCCAGCGCGAGGCCGGTTTCACCACCGAAGACTCCATGACGAACGCCGGCATGGCCTTCGTCGATCTGATGAAGGCATACAAATGATCCGCTACATCGGCACCAAGGTCATTCTCGCGCGCCCCATGACGCGCGGCGCATACAACGACTATCGAGGCTGGACGATTCCCGCCAACGAAGACCCGCTTGAAGAAGGCTATCTCGTCGAATACACGGACGGCGGTGCGTCGAACCACGTCAACCACGCGGGCTATGTCTCCTGGAGCCCCAAGGACGTGTTCGAGGCAGCCTACCGACCCACCGTCGGCATGAGCTTCGGTATGGCTATCGAGGCGATGAAGATAGGCATGCGCGTCGCACGCGTGGGCTGGAACGGCAAGGGCATGTTCCTTGAGCTTTTCAGCCCATCCGGTGCCGGCCTCATTCTCCAATCGGGCGAGAGCATCTCCGAGCTTCCGTGGATCGGTATGAAGACCGTCGAGGGCAAGTTCGTGCCTTGGTTCGCATCGCAGGCTGACATGCTCTCGGACGACTGGATCACGGTATGAGCAAGCCATACGGTTTCGCCGCTATCCCGCGCGCCGAGTTTCTCTACCCGGAGTGCGAGTCCTGCTACTTCCACAACCTCGAGCCTGCCATCTGCGAGAACTGCGACAACGGCGATCAATACGAGCCGGATGACGACCTCGAAGACAAGCTCTCCGAGCGCAAGGCCGCCATCGTGCGGTTCTTCCGCAAGATCAGAACACCCCTGCCGGCCGAGTTCCTGCAAGACGAACTGCCGGTGCCCGAAAAGGAGCTCGAAGCAGCATGAGCCAAGTCACCCGAACCAATGAAGTGCGTGCGGTCGCCGACCTCGTGCCGTATGCGAAGAACGTCAAGAAGCACGACGACGCGCAGGTCGCCAAGATCATCGAGTCGGTCCAGCAATTCGGCTGGACGCAGCCCATCGTGATCGACGAAGCCAACGTCATCATCGCCGGCCACGGCCGGCGCCTGGCGGCCACCAAGCTCGGCATGAAGCAGGTGCCGGTGCTCGTGCTGCGCGGCCTGACCGATGAGCAGAAGCGCGCGCTGCGCCTGGCCGACAACCGCACGAACGAGGGCGGCATCGACACGCTCATGTTCCGCGAGGAGATGCTTGGCATCGAGGATCTGCTCACCGGCATCTTCGACACGAAGGAGCTCGAGTTCTCGGCGGCCGATCTGGGCACGCTCAACGAGGCTGCCTTCGTGCCCGACGTCGCGGAAGCGGTCGAGATGCAGGAGATGGAAGCGCACGCGAAGGCCGATGAAGTCGTTGCGCGCCGCGTGCCGCTCTCCAAGGCATTCGGCTTCAAGGACGTGGCCGGCGCGCACGAGATCCACATCTCGCGCTTCATGGCGCGTGCGCAGGCCGAAACCGGGTTGACGGGCGCCGACGCGCTCGCGGCTTTCCTCGAAACCCTCGCGTAAGTAACCCGTAACTCATGACCACATACACCATCGACAAGCGCTTCCACACGCGCGTCGCGCGCAGCCAGCGCGTCGTGGAAGTCGCTGAAGCGTTCGGCCTTGGGCTGGACGACAAGGAATTCGTGATCTTCGACCAGCTGAAGCTGGACGTCGCGCAAGGCGACGTGATCTACATCACCGGCCAGTCCGGCAGCGGCAAGTCGCTGCTCCTGCGCGAGCTGTCCGCGCAGATGGCCGCCGAAGGCCAGAAGGTCGCGAACCTCGATGAGGTGGCGATCGACCCGGATGCGCCGCTCATCGACCAGATCGGCACCAGCACGAACGATGCGATCCGGCTGCTCTCGATTGCCGGCCTGAACGACGCGTATCTCTTCATCCGCAAGCCCGGCGAGCTCTCCGACGGCCAGCGCTACCGCTTCAAGCTCGCCAAAGCCATCGAGTCGCAGGCCGACGTCTGGGTCGCTGACGAGTTCATGGCGGTGCTCGACCGGACCGCGGCCAAGGTGATCGCGTATGCCGTGCAGAAGACCGCGCGCAAGGTCAACGCGACCGTGATCGTTGCGACTACCCACCTCGACCTCGTGGAAGACCTGCAGCCGTCGCTCTACATCGAAAAAAGGTATCGAGAAAAGCTGCGCATCGAAGCATTCACCGACCTCAACGCGGCGGCCGAAGGCTCGAAGACCCTCACGCGCGATGAAGCCTACGACCTCATGAAAAGGATGGCCTGATGAACCCGAAGTATGAAGCGGCGCTCGAAGCGTCGAAGACCCGCCCGCAAGTCGTGATTTTCACGGCAGCCTGGTGCGGCCCGTGCAAGCTGCTCAAGCCCGCGCTGCAGGCGCTCAAGGCCGACTACGGCTTTGACTATCACGAGTTCGACGCAGCGGAGTTCGAGCAGGCGGAGTTGCTGACGCTCGGCGTGCGCAACGTGCCGAACGTGCGCGTGCTCCTGAACACCGTCGTGAAGGCACAGTTCGTCGGCGCGCGCACGAAGGCGCAGGTCGAGGACTGGCTCACGGAGCTGGGCGTCATCTCGCGCGGACTGAGCTTCGAATGAGCGCGCCGGCGACCGCGGTGCCGATCGAGTTCGACACCGACATCGACAACCTCACACTCGGCTGGCGCGATCCGGCGGCCGGCACGCGGCCGCTCTCGCTCATGAAGCACATGTATGTCGAGCGCGGCACGCTGGAAGACTGGCAACTGCTGCACGAGCTCCACTACAAGGCGAGCAACAACGGCATCGGCCCGCGCTACGTGCGTCTGGTGATCGACGACGGCGTGGAGCCGGCGCTCACCATCGGCGTGATGGTGTTCACGGTGCCCAAGCCCCTGGACTCGGGCCGCAATCAGGTGTTTCCGCACCTGCGGCCGAACCAGAACGGGCGCGACAACCGGCTCATCAACGTGCAGCGCATGGCGTGGATCAACAAGAACCTGATCCTGTCCTCGCGCACGGTGCTCGACACGATGTATCGCGGCGGCGGCATCGCCTACCGCTTCAAGAACATCGGCTACCGGCTGATGGGCTTCCGCTATGTCGAGAGCCGCAGCTCGATGAGCCGCTACAACCCGTTCTCCATCAAGGCGGGCATGCGCTTCGTGAAGCCGAAGTCGGCGCCGGCGTTCGAGACGGGCCTCGCGTTTTTCGCGCGGCACTTCAAGAGCCCGGCCTACGACTACGTGGCGATCAAGGCCGAGATCGAGGCGATGCCCGACTACCTGCGCGAGCACACGCTCAAGGAGCTGCGCGCCTTCTACTACCGCAACAGCTCGATGGAAAAGTCGGGCGACAACCGGTTGAACGGCACCTCCCGCGTCGAGCAGATGGAGCTCGGCTACCTGCTCAAGCAGACCCAGCAGCTCGTGTTCGGCGCGACCGTCTATGCCGCGTGGGCGAACCCTGACTGGGATCCAACGACGCAGGCCATGCGCGCGCTGCCCGCGCGTATCCCGCTTTCCGCATTCGACAACCAAGCGGTCGATGAACCGCTGCGACTGGACCTTCTGGAGACACACCATGACGCTTAAAACGACTGCCAAGACGCTGTGCGTAGTGGGCACCAAGGGCGCGCTCTCGCCCTGGACGATGGAAACGGTCGACGACGTGGCCGACGTGCGCGGCAAGGCGTATGACTTCGTGATCTGGGCGCGCACCCCCTCGAAAGAGGAATACGAGGCCGTGGCCGCGACGCTGAAGGGCTCGGAGTATGGCGACCACTTCTGGACCTGCCGGCGGCCGCGATGAACCTCACGATCAAGCAGATCGAGATCATGAAAGTGGTGGCCGCAGCCACCGCTGCCGAGCCGGTCGATCTGGATCAGCTGCTCGAACGCCTGCCCTACGCGACCACCAAGGAGAGCCTGCAGTTCTCCTTGCGTGCGATCGAGCGGCACGGGCTGATCGACCGCAGCCACGCCGAGCACCGCCGCGGGCGTCTGCGGCGGCTCGTCAAGCCTACGGATATGGGGCGCGCGGTGATTGGCGGAACCGGCAGGCCGGCGCCCGGGCCGGGCTCTTCGATCGGAACGAAGTCGGACGAACCGCAGTTTGTGGCGAGCTCCGATCCGCGACTCATGGAAGAAGTAACGCAGGACTTACCGGAGCCGGAGCTTCTTTCTCTCCCGGAGCTGTCTCTTCCCGAGCCGGTGCCTTTCCTCGAAGAAGAGTTTATTGATTAAAAAGTAAGCATTTTTTGTAGTTTTTACCACTTGTCACTTTTTCGGTTTCCCTCTTATATATAACCTTCTTTTTTATACATAGTAAAAAACTACATTCTAAAAACTATGGGAAACCCCAAAAAGTGACAAGTAAGTAAGGAACATGAAAGGATAGAGAGCACGATGAGATCAGGACCGCGGGCGGGAAATGCTGCCCAAAGAAGTAAGTCACGGGTTATTTACTTTCGGCCCGCGGCCCGGTATAGTCTGCCCTTAGAGAAACACCTCCAAGGGGCAGACCGAGCAACGGCTGCCCCATTTTTTTTGCTTGAGAGCCAGTGATGACGGATACGACGACCGAGCCGAAAAAGACCGGTGGCCGCAAGCCCGGCAGCCGCTCGCTTTCAGAAAAGCAAAAGGCCGAGGCGTGCGCGCTCTATGCTGCGGGCGAACTGACGATTGAGCAGCTTGCCACGCGCTACCAGCGCACCCCGCGTGCGATGAGCGCGATGTTCTCGAAGGCGGGCGTGAAGAAGGGCGAGAAGCGCGCCGAAGTGCAAGCCGCTGTCACCCAGCAGGTCAACCAGCAGATCGCGGGCGACGCGGCGGTGATGGCCGGCAAGATTCGCGAGACGAAGGACTCGCACTACGCGGCAGCGAAGGTCATCGCGGGCCTGATCCAGAAGCAGCTCGTCAATGCGCAGTCGCAGGGCAAGCCGTTCGCCACCGTCCAGAACGAGATCAAGACGCTCAAGCTCGCGGCCGAGGCGCTCGCCACGCTGCGCGAGGAGCGCTTTGTGATCCTCGGCATTGCCGACGGTGAGAAAGACGAGAACAACGAGCTGCCGGAGCTGGGCATTCACGAAATGACCGCCGAGCAAATCCTCGAGATGCAGTCGCGGCAGGACGACGGCGGCCTGGACCTGAGCCCGGACGAAGACGCAATGCCGGTGCTGCCGTCGCCGGCCGAAGAAGAGGGCGTGGCCGACGCAATCGACATCGAGGACGACGATGCGGGTGCGTGAGCCGGGGCTGCCCGGGGTCACACAGCTGGCCGCGGAGATGCAGACGTTGTTCCTCCATCCGAAGCAGATGGAGGTCTTCCGATCGCCGCATCGTTTTCGCGTTGTGACGGCGGGGCGACGCTGGGGCAAAACTCAGCTCGCCAAAGTCTCGCTCATCAAATACGCCAAGGTGCCCGCGCGCCTCGTGTGGTATGTCGCGCCGTCCTACCGGATGGCCAAGCAGATCATGTGGCCGGACCTGATCGCCGCGATCCCGCGCAAGTGGGTCAAGAAGATCAACGAGACGACGCTCACGATCACGCTGAAGAACGACACGCGGATCGAGCTGAAGGGCGCCGACAACCCCGACTCGCTGCGCGGCGTGGGCGTGCACTTTCTCGTCATGGACGAGGTGCAGGACATCAACCCCGAAGCGTGGAAAAAGGTGCTGCGCCCGACGCTGGCCTCGACCGGCGGCCACGCGCTCTTCATCGGCACGCCCAAGTCATACAACTTCCTGTATGACCTGCACATGCTCGGCCAGGATCCAAAGAACCAGATTCTCGGCCGCTGGAAGAGCTGGCAGTTCCCGACGATCACCTCGCCCTTCATTCCGAAGTCGGAAATCGAAGCGGCGCGCGCCGACATGGACGAGAAATCGTTCAAGCAAGAATTCGAAGCCTCGTTCGAAACGATGTCGGGCCGCGTGTATCACCCCTTCGATCGCAAGGTCCACACGGGCAACTATCCGTTCAACCCGAGCCTGCCGATCTGGGTGGGGCAGGATTTCAACATCGACCCGATGAGCTCCTGCATCTTGCAGCCGCAGGAGAACGGCGAGGTGTGGGTGATTCACGAGCTCTCGCTCAAGTCCTCGAACACCGAGGAGGTGTGCGACGAGCTCGAACGCCTCTACTGGAAGCTCATCAAGCGGGTGTCGATCTTCCCCGATCCGGCCGGCGGCTACCGGCAGCACGCGCGCGGCGAGTCGGACGTGGACATCTTCAAGCAGAAAGGCTTCAAGAGCGTCGTCTACCGCAAGAAGCACCCGCCTGTGGCCGACCGGATCAACGCGGTGAACCGGATGCTGCGCTCGGCCGACGGGCGCATTCGCCTGCGAGTCGACAAGCGCTGCAAGGAAGTGATCCGGGCGCTGGAGCAGACGATCTACAAAGAGGGTGGGCGCGAGGTCGACAAGGACATGGGCGTCGATCACATGGGCGACGCTCTGGGCTATCCGATCGAGTATATGTTCCCCGTGCGTGAGATCAGCATTGCAGGCGTGTCGCTGTAGTGCTAGGATAAGTAACCCGTTACTCTACGATAGGCCGACCCTGAACCATGTCGCTTAGCCAGAAACAGCTCCAGACGTTCATCAAGCGCCGTCATCCGCTCTATGAGCAGATGCAGGCGCATTGGGACTTCCTCGAGCAGACCTATGAAGGCGGCCGGCAGTGGTTCGTCGACAACCTGCACAAATACCGCAAGGAGGGCGATCAGGAGTATCAGGATCGCCTCAAGCGCGCCTATCGCTTCAACCACACGCGCGAGGTGGTCGATCTCCTGGACAAATACGTCTTCAAGATCGACATCAAGCGCAACGAGGACGCGCCCGACTACATCAAGGAGTTCTGGAAGCGCTCGACGCTCAATGGCAGCCCGATCGCCGACTACATGAAGCGTGTGTCCAACCGCTCATCGACGTTCGGCCGGATCTGGATCGTGGTCGATTCGACGAAGACCGCCGATGTGAAGAGCGTGGCTGACCAGAAGGCGGCCGATGCGCGCTGCTACAGCTACATCGTCAAGCCCCGCCACGTGCTCGACCTCTCGACCGACGAACTCGGCAAGCTCAACTGGATTCTGATCTACGAGACGGCGCGCGATGACGCAGATCCGCTCACTTCGAGTGGCGAGATCATCGAGCGCTACCGCCTGTGGACGCGCGATGCCTCGCAGCTCTTCACGGTGGTGTATCAGCGCGGCAAGCCGATCATCCTGGTCGATGAGCCTGTCGCGCACGGTCTGGGCGTGGTCCCGGTGTTCGCCGCCGACAACGTGATTTCGGACGAGCCCTACACGTCGCCCGCGCTGATCGCCGACGTCGCGTATCTCGACCGGGCGGTGGCGAACTACCTCTCGAACCTCGACGCGATCATCCAGGACCAGACGTTCAGCCAGCTCGTGATTCCGAGCCAGGCGATCCCGGCGGGCGACGAGGGCTACGACAAGCTGGTGGAGATGGGCACGAAGCGCATTTTCACGTATGACGCGACCGGTGGCGGCAAGCCCGAGTTCATCAGTCCGGACGTGAAGCAGGCGCAGCTCATCGTCGCGACGATCTCCAAGATCATCAACGAGATTTATCACTCGACGGGCCTCGCCGGCGAGCGCACCAAACAGGACAACTCACAGGGCATCGACAACAGCTCCGGCGTTGCCAAGGCGTATGACTTCGAGCGCGTCAATTCGCTGCTCACCGCCAAGGCTGATTCGCTGGAACAGGTCGAGCGCCAGCTGTGCTACTTCGTCTCGCTCTGGAACGGCAAGAGCGACGTGGACTTCGCGCCCGACGCGACGGCCACCGATAAGGTCGGCCAGATGGTTGAGTATCCGAAGGACTTCGATGTCCGCGGCCTCTACGACGAATTCGACATCGCCGCGCGCCTCGCGCTGATTGACGCACCGGACGCGATGCGCCGTCAGCAAATGGAAGCGACGATCGACAAGCTGTTCCCGATGCTCAAGCAGGATCTCATCGACAAGATGAAGGCCGAGCTCAAAGCATGGCCGCCGAAAGACGTTTTGGCGGCGCCGGGCGCAGGTGGTTCGCCTGTCTCCTCGCAAGAGATTCAAAAGACAGGCGGCAAGCAAGTCGCCGGGCAGATGTTGAACCCCGGCAAAGCAGCATAAGACCCCGGCGGGTCGAGTGACCGGCCCGCCACACACAACCGACGGGCAAGAGAACGCCCACTGAAAGGCAACACACGATGAACGCACTTCTTCGCAAGCTCCTGATGCAACAGGGCTACATGGACTCCCAAGGCGCCGAGGGCGGCGCAGGCGGTGGCGGCAATGCTCCGGCCAATGCTCCGGCAGGCGACCCGCCCGCAGGTGGTGCAGGTGGCGCAGGTGAGAACACCGGCAAGGCCGGCGGCGCAGGCGGCCAGGGTGGTCAAGGCGACCCGGCTGGCGGCAAGCCCTCGGACGAGGAAGCTCGTCTGCTCAAGGAAGTGATGGACAAGAAGGACAAGCTGAAGAATGCCCAGACGGCGCTCGAGCAAGCGAATGCTCGGCTGAAGGACTTCGACGGCATCGACGCCGCGCAGGTGCGCGCACTGCTGAAGGAAAAGGCTGACGCTGAACTGGCGAAGCTCGAAGCGAAGGGCGAGTGGGATCGCCTGAAGCAGCAGATGGCCGACCAGCACGCCGCCGACATCGCTGCGCGCGATCAGGCGATGACCGCTGCGCAGTCGCAAGTGTCCGAACTCCAGTCACAGATCGCGGAGCTGACCGTGGGCAATGCCTTCGGCCAGAGCAAGTTCATCGCCGACGAGCTGACGCTCTCGGTTGCCAAGGCACGTCGCATTTACGGCGCGCACTTCGAGTTCAAGGACGGCGCAGTCGTCGCCTATGACAAGCCCGCGGGCGCCAAAGAGCGCACGGTGCTGGTCGATTCGAAGGGCGAGCCGCTGAGCTTCGATGCGGCGCTCTCCAAGCTCGTCGATGGCGATCCCGACAAGGACACGCTCATCAAGAGCAAGCTGCGCGCGGGCGCGGGCTCCAGCACCAACCCGGCGGCCGCACCGAGCGCGAAGCCCGGCGTGAACGCACCGCTTACGGGGCGCGCGAAGATCGCTGCGGGCCTCGCGAGCGCGGGCCTCAAGTAAGCCGTGCACAAAATGTTGTAAACCCGTGGCGTTCCTGTTAAAGTAAGTCACGGGTTACTTTACCCATTTTCTTTTCGAAAGGAAGATTGATATGCCATTGCTGCGAGAAGAAGCCGACAAGCTGAGTAACAACCAGCTGGTCGCAGGCGTGATCGAGGAAATCATCGACAAGGATGAGCTCTTCGCGCTCCTGCCGTTCGTCGGCATCAACGGAAAGGCTTACGTCTACGATCGCGAGAGCACCCTGCCGGACGCAGAGTTCTACGACGTGAACGACGAGCTGGATGAATCGGCTGGCACGTTCACCGAGGTCGTGGCGAAGCTGCGCATCCTCGCTGGTGACGTGGACGTCGACAAGTTCCTGCAG